TCTGTACCATTTGTTCCTGAAGTTCCATTCGTACCGCTTGTACCATCTGTTCCGTTTGTTCCGCTAGTACCATCTGTTCCATTAGTACCTGAAGTTCCATTAGTACCTGAAGTTCCATTAGTACCATTAGTACCGCTAGTGCCGTCAGTTCCATTCGTACCGCTTGTACCATCTGTTCCGTTTGTTCCGCTAGTACCATCTGTTCCATTAGTACCTGAAGTTCCATTAGTACCTGAAGTTCCATTAGTACCTGAAGTTCCATCAGTACCGTTAGTTCCTGATGTTCCATTTGTTCCATTAGTTCCTGATGTACCATTTGTTCCGTTACTACCTGAAGTCCCATCTGTTCCATTAGTTCCTGATGTACCATTTGTTCCACTAGTTCCATTAGTTCCTGATGTACCATTTGTTCCACTAGTTCCATTAGTTCCTGATGTACCACTTGTACCGTTTACGCCCGATATTCCACTTGTACCGTTTGTTCCGTTTGTTCCGTTTGTACCACTAGTTCCATCGGTACCGTTAGAACCACTAGTTCCATCAGTTCCTGATGTTCCGTTGGTGCCACTAGATCCGTCAGAACCCGAAGTTCCATTAGTACCGGCAGATCCACTTGTTCCTTGAGCTCCAGATGTTCCACTTGACCCGCTTGATCCCGATGTGCCAGAAGTACCGGTTCCACCTGTAATTGAAAATGGGCTCCAATCTGATATAGTAAAATTCCAAGGAGGAAGATTTAATTTATAGTATTGAGTTCCCCCACTTACACCCGCGACCATACCTGCCCTTCTTCTTAAAAAAGGAATAGTGTCAAGATCTGACAAATTGTTTACGTTTCTAAATCCATCAATCCCATATAAAGGATCTATAACTGGATATTCATCAGAGGGTTCTGTTGGAGATATAAACCCAAGAACTTCAACGCCACCAGAAAGTTTAAAACTCATCATTTTTTATAAAAAATTTTAAGAACACATCCAACAGTCGGCATTTCCAAAGAAGCTGAAGAATGTTCTATATATGTTGTAATTTATTGCAAAACCATTTATATCTATAATTATCACGGTACCTATATTATTCATTGGAATATTATTACCTGTACAACCACTATTACTATCTCTAAACTCTGAAGGTTGAGATAATGTGGTCGGTATTAAAATGTATCCATAAGCAGTACCAAGACCGAAACTTACATATGTATTTGTAGGATTATTTGTTTGTACAAACGTTAACGAACCTATGTCTCCGCTTGTGATAGTAGTACCTGTAAATTTACCATAATAAATTCCTGGAAGTGCCGGCATCGGTGTTTTAGTCGGTGTCGGTGTAGGAGTTGGAGTTTTACAAGGACTAGATGTTGGTGTTGGTGTAGGTGTTTTAGTTGGTGTAACGGTAGGATTAGGGCTCTTAGTTGGTGTAGGTGTTGGTGTTTTAGTAGGACATGGATCGTTTGTTGGTGTAGGAGTAGGCGTTGCCGTCGGTGTAGGCGTAGGCGTTCTTGTTGGTGTTATTGTAGGTGTCGGTGTCTGAGTTGGTCTTGGAACATTCAAAATGTTAGGACAAGTACCATTTTGTGTTAAAATTGTATATGTTCCATAAATTTCTCTTGGTGGTACTAAAAGGTTTGGATAAAACTCAAAAGGTAAAACTACGTTACCTAAATTTATTGTACCATTAAAGTTGTCAGGTTGGAACAAGACACTTGCGTTTTCACCACTGAAATTAATACTTTGTATTGTAATACTCAAACTCATATTAACTACCTATTTCTATAGCCAAACAAATTTCTCCGTTTTCTTTTATTAGTCTTGACATATCGGCAAATGATATTGTTGCACTACCATTTTTACCCCAAGACTTACCCCAACTATTTTTTATCCTAAAAGTTTTATTTTTTTTATCAACACCATTAACAACGTAAGCATGACCACCAACTAGTTTACCACCAACTTTAATCATACCAGTTTTAGTTGGGTAAAACATGTTAGAATACCAATTAGTACCTACGACAACAGGTCCATATTTAAAAACTGTGTCAATCAAAGTGTTTAGGTCAAACGCCCAAAAATAAGATTGTACTTTACCAATTTTTTTTAAATATTTTACCCCACCCCTAACTGATGTACCATCATAGTTTTCACCAACCCATTGATCCAATTTTTGTGCGTTAATATAAATATCATTTGGTTTTATAATTGGTGGTATTCCTGACTGACTTACAGGTCCATCTTCTAACCAATGAGCCCAAGAGTAACCAACACATTGAGGTGTGTTCCCTTGATTCCCCCACCAACCATTGTCGTCCCAATATTTGCTATTTAAATTTTGATTTGTTTTAATCCCAATCAAAGATGTTATTTTTGATAAATTATTTTTAATTAAAAAGTTCAAGTCACGACCATCCATTTTGTAATACCTACCTAGCTTAAAAGGTATTGTCGTTGGGTTAGGAATAAAAGTTGTTGTAGTGGTAAGTATGTTGTCATTTATGTTATAAGTTAAGTCATTAGGTAAACATTTTGTTGTATCACAATCAGGGCAATTCGGATCAAAAAGATTAAATTTATACTTTAGTAAATTAAAATTGTGTTTTACTTCATCTGAAGTCAATGGTTCAATATACATTCTAAATTGTGATATGGCACCTTCAAATGTCCCACCAAAGTTTTGTTCCAATAGAATGTTAGTGGTTAAAGATGATAATGATGTACCACTCAAAATATTATTAGGAAGACACTCCGGATCCTGAATATAATTTGAAGTAAGTGCCGAACAAGATGAAAACGTTAAGTTTTCATGTAATCCCTGAGTACCACCACCCCATGAAATGTTGAATGGAACTCCTATTTGTTTTTCTTTGTCCGTAAATAATCCTCTTGGTATTACTTCTTCAAAGTTTTCTTTTGTATATATTTTTTTTCCGTTAACATAAATTTTTAGTCTACCAAGTCTATATTTTTTATCATCCAACCAAGTCTTGTTCAAATTAACTAATTCTATAGTGTCACCATTTTTATCATTATGAGTCAATGGCGGACGAATAAGTTCAACCGCATTATTAGCCAAAGATTCCAAATATTCAAATTTTGTAATATCCCCTAAACCACCAAAAAATTTGAGATCGCAAAAGTCATACCAAGAATATCTTTCCCATACTACATTTACTAAAAACCAATGCTCATAATTAAGAAAATCAGGATTTACAATTTCACAATATGGGTATATAGGTGGCGTACAAAATTCTTCTATTGTATAACCAGTCATATAAGTTTGACCTGTAACACATGTTCCTGTTGTTTCACAACCACCCGTAAATCTTAAAACTTTTACCCCTATCTGTGGGTTTTTTACATCGCCACACAATTTGAAAGCTATGTTATTTGACATAACATCAAAAAGTGGATCTGTTTCACAAGTGTACTCAATAGATGTAAAACCCGTTGTTTCACATGTTGTACATTCATCACAACTATCACATTTTGTACAACTTGGTGTACATATTGGTGTTGGTATTTCACATACAGGAGTAGGTGTTGGGGTTGGTGTCGGAGTTGGTGTTGGTAAAATTACTGTTTCACATTTGTGTGTTTGACATTCCCAACCACATATTTGACACGGTTTTTCTTCACAACCACAACCACAACTTACGGATATTTTTCTGTCACCTTTACATTTGTCACAACCGTAATTTATATGTGGGTCGTGCTTATCATTCAAAGACCTTGGTGGATAAACATATATACATCGACTGTTTGTTATTGTTTTATCACAACAAGAACATGTCGATGGACAACCACTAAGTTTTTCTGTAACTCTTGTATAACCAGTCAAACAACTTGGGTGTCCATCCGCGTGGTGATAAAACTTGTTTTCAGCCCTTGTACCAAAATAAAAAAATGTGTTTTTATTTTGTGGGTAAATTTGATTTAAAGTTGTTTCTGAGGGTAGTGGGTTATATTCATTAACAAATCTAGGTTTCAATAACATTTCAACCGACCAACCTTTAGACATTCTTTCGGGTAAAACTTCATAATCAAATCCAAATAACTTATAAAATCCTTGATAAAATCCACCATACAATTCGTGATATTTACCATATTGTATGTTTTCTTTGCTTACAATCTCATAGAGTGTATTTTTTGGTATGCCTGAAAATCGATTATATGATTCTGTGTATCCTGTTACTTGAAACATTTTCATTCTTCTATCGAAATACAACCTATTAAATTTTAAATAGTCGTCATATAAGCCTTCCGTATAATTTAAGGTTTCACCTGTCATTTTATTAACAAGACCATTATCAATACCTGTAAGACCCACATCACACAATGTGCTTGATGAAAAACACCCTAAATCTTTATTTTCTGGATTGTAATAGTTTTGTGAAACAAAAACGTTGTTAGGATTAAAATTTTTATAAGTTAATGTGAGCCATTGAGATGTTAAAGGGTTATTGATATCTATGTTTATTGGTAATTTATTACCATAAGTTTCAGCAATTAGGTATGGTGAAAATATTACTTCTTCATTATAGTTTCTTTCATCTGAAGCCAATGACATGTCCATAGAATCATAAACAGTATTGATTTTGTACTTTTGAAACACATATTGATTAATATTTTGCTCTGCCATTCTTTTTATTTAATAAATACAACAGATCAAAGTATTTATATAAAAAACTGTTTATGTCATATTCAAATAATTTACTAAATGAAGACAAACCAAAAAACACGGGTTCAGTTATTAGTACGCTCAAAAAATACAAAGATTCCGCAATCAGTGAAATGAAAGAAACAAGATTACTTGTGAAAATATTAATATCCGCAACTAAGGACTATCTAAAGAAAAAAGATTTTGATTTGAAGGATGATGAAAAAAAATTTATCAAAGATCAGTCTTCTGATATTTTAAAATTAATTCCTTTGATTGTATTCCAATTAGTTCCAGGTTCAAGTATCGCAACTCCATTTATTTTGAAATTAAGTGAAAAACTCGGAATTAAATTGAATAGTAAAATTCCTGAAAAATATAAAAAAGAAACCGAAAAACAATCCAAAACTGAAATAGATGAATTAGTAACAGATGATGGGTCCCCTATAGGATCGAATGTACCGTTACTTAAATTGAGTCATCATCCAAGAAAAACTATGGACCAAACCGCAAGAATGTCAAGGGTAAGTCAATTTCCATTTATTAGGGTTTATTACGGTGAGTCTGAAGAAGACAAACCAACTATCGATGAAGTGGATCAATCGGAATCTTTTGGTTTTCAAGAAACTAAAAATGCAAAAACTTACAATCAGGCAAATAAAATATTAAAAAATAAATTGGATGTAGAAGACCCAATAGATCGGGATATAAGATTGAAGAGATTGGGGTTTGATAAAAAGTTAGATAGACAGTTAAAACAAGAAAAAAGACAAGGTAAATGTAAAAACTGTTTTACAAAAAGGAGATTATCTGAATTAGAAAAAGAAAAAATTGATACTATAATTGATGAAATTCTATTGAATAAAAAAACAAATAATGATGATATTGTAAAAAAAGAAAAAGAAGATACTAATTCAGAAAATATTGTTTTTAAAATTATAAAAAGGAATTTACAATCAATTAAAAAAATTGCTGAAAAAGAATCTATTAATATAAACAAATTAGTACAAATTCTAAAAAAAGGTGAATAAAAATTTATATAATAAAATTATTTATATACCAAAAGAAATTTTGGATCATTTGACTATTTGTTTCGAAAGAGTGCCTAATTCAGATTCTTCGATAGAAGGTCACAAAAGAAATGAAGATTTAAGATCTTCTAAACAAGCAACATTTCAACAACTCGAAAGAATTGACAATTGGTTTAGATATTATAATGGTAACAAAGAAGACGCCCCTTATGTTTTAAATGGAGGTGACACAATGAGAAATTGGGTTACGAACACAATAAAAAATTTAAGAGATGGTGATGACTTCACAAAAAAAATAGAAAATGAATATATGCCTGAAGAACCGGTTGATAAAAACTTTTTAAAAGACTTAGGACCTTTAGCGAGTGAGTTTGATCCTGGTGATGAAACTGATAATTTAAAAATAAAAGAAAACCTAATAAGGATAAACGATTTAATTAAAAAAACACTTTAAAATGCCAACATTAGAACCTATGGATTATAGTCAACCTAATAATTTGTTGACAAAATACGCAGATCAAGAAAGAAAAAAATTGATCCCAAAAAATGATTATAAAACCGAAAACCAATATTCGTCAACTAATAAAGATGCTCTAAGTGATGGTGACGAAAAAGGTAGAGGTACTGGTGTCTTTTTAGATACCGCAAACGGTGGTACCAAAACTGACGTATTGGAAAGGAAGTCGGAAATTGTGATTAATAAATATAAAGCAGATAACCCATATCCTTACGCATCTTTACAATAATGAAACTTTACAATTCTTTTAAAGATATTATCGTTGAGGTAGCATCAATATCAACTATCGTCGATGCAATTAAAAAAAAACGTCGAGTGATAGTTTATTACGATGGTGATGAACCAGGCGGTAAAGGTTTAAGAATTATAGAGCCGGTTTGTTTTGGTTATAGTAAGGCAAATAATCCCGTTTTAAGGGCTTGGGACATGGAAGGTGCTTCTCATAGATCTTATAAGGGAAAAAAACCACTTCCAAGTTGGCGTTTGTTTAGAGTTGATAAAATAATAGCACTTAAACCAACAATGGAAAAATTTAACGAACCAAGACCAAACTACAACCCAAATGGTGATAAAAGTATGTCAAGAGTTATAATTAACGCAATTTTTGATTAAAAAAAAATATTATGAACACAGAACAAGCACTATTACAAAAACTGGCAATATCAAAAAAAATAATGCAAAGACACGATGATATAGGTCGTAACACTGTAAAAGAATCTTCGGCGAATACCGTAGATGTAGAATCTTATCAACCAATGAATGCAAGTTATAATATTCCACAAGAATATTTGTCAGAAGAAGCTGTAAGGAAACAACAGGTACAATACGAAAATACTGAAGATAAAATTTTAAATTCTAGACTTCCCGATGAAATAAAAAAATTAATGATTGAGCATCCTATCCAACAACCATCTAACCCAATGAATAGTTCAGTACTATCTGATGACCTTGTGGAAAAAGCATCAAGACTTATGAATGTAAATGCAAAAGGGGATCCTACAAGTCCACAAAGAATGCAAACACAACTTTTAGAAAGTAATATACAAAATAAAAGTTTAAACGAAAACACAATTAGAAATATTGTTAGAGAAACTGTTCAAGATGTTTTAAGAGAAAATGGACTTTTAACAGAATCTGAATCAAAAACTAATGACATTTTTAAGTTTAGAGTTGGTCAACATATATTTGAAGGGAAACTTTTAAAAGTAAAAAAAATAGCCAAGTAAAATCATATTCTTTATAAATTAACCCCGATCTTTTTAGGTTGGGGTTTTTTATTTTTTGAGTTGATATTTCCACATACTTTGGGTATATTTTTATTATGGAAAAAATTAATGTATTAGTGTTACCTTCGGATCAGTCAGGTGTGGGTAAGTATAGATCGGTAGATCCGCATGTTAAATTACAAAACATGTATCCCGATGAATTTCATGTTGATATTGATTATCAACCAAATGTGAATGATTTAAACTATTTTAAAAAATATCAAATTGTACATTTTCATAGATGTATTGGGCAAGATTATGAAAAGTCTGTTGAGTTAATTAACACTTTGAAACAACAAGGTGTTGTTGTTATTGGTGACATAGATGATTATTGGTTACCAACAAAAGAACATCCTATTTATCATTTAATTGTTACAAACAAAATAAATGAAAGAATTCTTAAAAACTTAAAGGCGTGTTCTTTTGTTACAACAACTACTGAAATATTTGCAAATGAAATTAAAAAGTTTAATAAAAACGTAATAGTACTTCCAAACGCAATTGATCCACAAGATCCACAATATAATGAAAAAACTTTACCTTCAGATAAAGTTCGAGTAGGGTGGTTAGGGGGATCATCACATTTACACGATATTAAACTACTTGATGGTATGGTAAGTAAATTATCACCAATACAAGAAAAAATTCAATATCATCTTTGTGGTTTTGATACAAGAGGTGTCGTAACAGAAATTAATAAACAAACTGGCGAAAAAGTACAAAGACCAATAAAACCAGAAGAAACAGTTTGGGTAAGATATGAAGAAATTTTCACTAACAATTATAAAATTGTGTCACCTAAGTACAAAGAATTTTTGAACAAGTTTGATGATCAAGAATTTTTTGGTTTGGAAAAAGAAAACTACGTAAGAGTATGGACTAGACCTGTCACATCTTATGCAAAAAACTATTCTAAGTTTGACATTTCTTTAGCTCCAATAAAAAATCACGTCTTCAATAGAATGAAATCCCAATTGAAAGTTATTGAGGCGGGTTTTTATAAAAAAGCGATAATAGCTTCAAATGTTGGTCCCTACACAATTGACTTAAAACATGCATTAAACAAAGGTGAATTTGTTGATGGAAATGCTTTATTGGTTGATGAACATAAGAATCACAGTGATTGGGCAAAATACATAAAAAAATTAGTGGATAACCCAAATATGATTATAGACTTAGGTGAAAGATTATATGAAACAGTCAAGGATAAATATGATTTAAATAACGTAACAAAAACAAGATCAGAATTTTACAAATCTTTAATTAAATAAATTACATATGATTAATATACCAATTACAAAAATATTATTTTTAGATATAGAAACTGTCGGTGGGTGTCCAGACTTTGATTCTTGTCAAAAATTTAGTCCAAAGATTGCGGATCAATTTGTTAAATACTACGATTGGTTTCAAAAAAGATTTCCCGAAGATCACATCGAAGTCCCAAAGACAAAAAAAGAACGTGAAGAAAAAATGAATTTTGTATTCAAAAAAAGAGCCGCTTTAGTTCCTGAGTTTGCTAAAGTAGTTTGTGTTTCTATGGCGTTTGTTTTAGAAAATGGTGAAACAAAAAAACAAACCTTTTCTGGTGACGACGAACAAAAACTTTTGTTAGAAGTTAGAAATCTTTTAGATCGTTGTCATAAGTTAGATTTTTATCTTTGTGGGCACAATCTTAAAAACTTTGACATACCGATGTTAGCAAAAAGAATGATTATAAATGGTATAATGCCATCTAAAATCTTACCTTCATATGATACTAAACCTTGGGAAATTAAGGCTATTGATACTAAAGAAATTTGGCAGTACGGGGCTTACAGTTCAATAGGATCATTAGATTTGTTGTGTTCTTGTTTAGACATACCAACACCTAAAGATGGTGAAGTTACGGGTGATAAAGTACACAACGCTTATTGGGAAGAACAAAAACTAAAAGAAATATCAGATTATTGTGAAAAAGATGTTGATGTATTAGTCGAAGCAATAATGAAATTAAAAATTTTAAAATAATGAATAAAGGAGATTTGAATAAAATACTATCACAAACAAAAGATTTAGAAAGACTTTTTGGTGATAATGAAATTAATGAAGATGTTGAATTAAACAATCTTATGAATGAATATGGTATAGATCTTAATGAATTGGAAAAAGTATTTACTGACGACATTCCGAAAGTCCAAATGAAAATCAAACTATCACATGAAAGTGCGGTGTTACCTAAGTTTGCATATAATACAGATTCAGGGTTTGATTTGTATTCCGTAGATGAATATACAATACCACCTTTGGGAAGATCTTTGATATCCACAGGTATTATTATTGACGTTCCCGAAAATCATGAAATTCAAATAAGATCTAAAAGTGGATTAGCAATCAATCAAGGTTTGTTTGTACTTAATTCACCAGGAACTGTTGATCAAGGGTATACAGGTGAAATCAAAGTTATTTTATTTAACACCAATAACGAAGAATTCAGGATTACAAAAGGGATGAAGGTGGCACAAGCCGTGTTATGTCCAGTTGTTTGTGGTAAGTGGATTGATATTGTAAAAGTTTCTGATGTTGAAAACAAAGATAGGAAAAATAACGGGTTTGGTAGCACAGGATTAATCTGATATAAAATGATCACAGTAATTTACTCCACACATAAAGATGTGGAATATAACAATAAATTTAAAAATCACTTAAAAAACACTTGTGGTGTTGAAGATATTCAAATATTGGAATATATTAACCATAATAAATTTTCTTTGTCACAAGTTTACAATAGTGGTATTACCGAATCTAAATACGATATTGTAGTTTGTTGTCACAATGATATAAAATTAGAAAAAAATTGGGGAAAAAAACTTTTAGATGATTTTTTTAAAAATCCAGAATTTGGTATAATAGGTAAAGCAGGTTCTTGTTATTTTCCCGAATCAGGTGTGTATTGGGAAAAACTACATCAAACAATGGTAGGACAAGTGTATCATTTTCCACCTGGTCAAAAAAAGTTTTTGAGTAAATATTCACCAAAATTACCTCAATTAATACCTGTAGTCACAATAGATGGTTTATTTATTTCATTTGATAAAAATAAAATTAAACATAAGTTTGACGAATCATTTGGTAAATTTCACTTTTATGATCATGGTTTTTCTGTTCCCAATTATGTTGATGGGGTTAAAATCGGGGTAACATCATCGTTTGAAATAACGCACGAATCGGTAGGTCAACCAAACCAAGAATTTTGGGAAAGCAAAGAAAAATTCTTAAATAAATGGAAAAAAGTTTTGCCTTTGGATATAAAACCCCAAAATGTTTTTATTAATGAATTAAACTTTAAAAAAAATAAAAAACTAAAAAAAGTCGCGGTTATAATACCAACCAAAGGTAAAACTGAACTGTTGTTTGATTGTGTAAAATCTTTATATGAAAAATGTGATAATAGTGTTTTCGATGTTTTTATTGCAGATACAGGATCATCAGATAATGAAAAAAATTTTATAAAAAAAAATATACTTTCTCTTGGTAACGTTACACTAATAGAATATGACTATTATAATTTTTCTAAAATCAATAATGATGTAGTAAAAAATCACATAAGTGAAAAATATGAATTTTTACTTTTTTGTAACAACGATATAAAATTGTTAAACGATGCAGTTAGTGGTATGTTAGAAGTTTTTTCTAAAAAAAATAACGCAGGTACTGTTGGGATCAGGTTACACTTCAGGGATAATACTATTCAACATGATGGTGTTGCGGTAGTTTTCAGGAGTAATACACAATCTATTGACGTTGGTCACTTAAATTTTAGGAATTATTTTAATTATAAAATTGGGTTGAACGAAACATTCGGCAACACTGGCGGATTTATGATGATAAGAAAATCAACATTTATCAAATTAGGACTCTTTAATGAAAACTATATTTCCTGTCTTGAAGATGTAGAACTAAATATAAAATGTTTATTGTCAGGATTAAAAAATTATACCGATTCTTCTTGTGTTGGGTATCATTATGAATCTCAAACAAGAAATGATGAAAAAGAAAAAAATGAAAAGTACAAGTACGATTATTTACAAAATTTGTTACCATTTATACAAACAAATATAAGCAAATTAAAAAATCATATTAAAGTTATATAGTTTATGGAACCATTAATAAATATAATTACAAGAACATCAAACAGGCCCAACAATTTTCAAAAAACCTTGAGTTCTATTCGTCAACAAACATACAAAAACATAAACCACATAGTATGTACTGACGATGTTGAAAGTATGGATTATGTAATTAATTCGGGAATTAAGTCTTTTTTATTTTTGAACAAAGAAAATTTAATTAGTAATGACAAAAATCCAAACCCAAATACAGGGCCGTATTCACCACATAACCTTTATTTCAATGAAGTTCATAAATACATTAAAGATGGTTGGGTCATATACCTTGATGACGATGATAGATTTGTGGATTCATTTTCTTTAGAAAATGTTGTTAAGTTAATTAATAATAATGATGAAGATACTTTGATAATTTGGAGAATGATTTATTCAAACGGATCATTTTTGCCTTTAGATGTATCTCCGTCGAGACCACCAAGAATAGGAGGTATAGGTGGTTCCTGTTTTACATTTCATTCTAAATATATTAATATTGCAACATGGGATAGTTGGAAATGTAGTGATTTTAGAGTCATTGATAGATTATATAAACAAATACCAAAAAATATTTTTAGCGCAGAACCAATTATATTTGTACCATCGGCAGGTTTTGGTTTGAAAAAAGATATATAACCATTAATTATTATATATGGATTTTAATCAAGTACACGTTTCGTCAGTTTTAGAAAAATATTTTGGCGATGGTTTTAGAAAAAAATGGAATTTAAAAAATTCTTATGATGAAAATTTACCTTGTGTTTTTGTTGGGCTTTACAATGGTGAAGATATAAAAAAATTTGTAAATCATAAATCTTATAGAATTGTAATTTGGGGTGGTGCAGATATGGTGTCTAGTCACCTGAATTTGGTTGCTAAATTAATAAATGATGGTAGAACTTTTACTTACGCCTACCCAGGATATTTTTCGAACATTTTAACAAAACATAATTTAAAACACAAACAAATATATATTCCTTTCAAAGATTATTCTATGTTTAAACCAACACCTCTTGGTGAAAAAATATATGTGTACTATGGAATACATGGAAACAAACCTGATTATTTTAATTGGGACACAATAATTAAACCTATCATAAAACATTTTGGTGAAGAAAATGTAATTTATTCAAAATATAAAACTATAGATTTTTTGAAAGAAAATTTCTATGAAAAAAGTTTTGTTTATTTAAAAACAAACGAAAAAGGTGGTTGTACAACTATGTTTGAGTTAGGTCATATGGGTCGTAAAACCATAGGAATCGGTCATGAAGGTCTGCCTAATTTTGTTAGTTACAAAAATATAAATGATATCATTAACAAAATAGAAATAGAAAAAAATAATATTGGGAAAATTATGACTGACATTTCTGACAAGACAAAAAAAATATTTACAGGTAATGAATGGTTAAATTTAAAATTTTGGGCCAAATAGATATATGTTAGAACTAAGAAAAAACGAAGAAAAATACTACAACTTTATAAGAATTTTAAGGAATGACCCAACAAATCAAAAAGGTTTTTTGGATAAAGTTAATATAAGTGAAAATGATCAGAAATTATATATGGATAAATATGGTGATTGTTACTATGTTTGTCTTAAGGATGAAATACCTTGCGGTTACATCGGTGTGGTAGAAAATGACATAAGAATATGTGTCGACAATAGTTTTAAAAAACTTGGTGTTGGTAAATTTATGCTCAGTGAGGTTGTTAAAATTTTTCCAGACGCAAAGGCAAAAATTTTAAAAACAAATACAGCTAGTTTGAACCTGTTTATTAAAACAGGGTTCAATGTTGTTAGTAATGATAATAATTTATTTTATTTAGAATATGGAATACAGAAGACCTAAAAATAACCCATTCAAAGTGGTACAACTTTTCGAAGATGAAGTTGCTGATTATACCGGTGCGCCGTATGCGGTTTCCGTAGACAATTGTACAAATGCATTGTTTTTAGTGTGTAAGTATTTAAAAGTTAACCAAGTAACCATTCCATCAAAAACTTATCTTTCCGTACCCCAATCAATCATACATGCCGGCGGTGAAGTCATTTTTGATAAAAGAAATGAAACAAACAATTGGAAAGGAATCTATCAACTTAAGCCATACCCAATTTACGATTCTGCAAAAAGATTCACTTCAAACATGTATATATCAGGTTCCTTTATGTGTTTATCATTTCACATTAAAAAACATCTAAAAATAAGTAAGGGTGGGATGATACTTACGGACAATTTAGATGCGGTTAAATGGTTTAAAAAGGCAAGATATGAAGGTAGGAGTGAAAAATTATATCATGAAGATGATATCGATATGTTGGGATGGAATATGTATATGACTCCCCAACAAGCATCACACGGATTATCCCTCATGCAAAATTATCCACTACACGTTTCAGATTTAGGAGAAAATAATGGTTACAGAGATCTTACAGAATTTTCTGTTTTTAAAAATTGTAAAATAATAGAATGAAAAAAATAATAAATTTTACGCCTACAGGAACACAGACAACAAGAGAAAATTCTTTAGCTCCTTTACACCCAAATGAAATTATAGAAGAGGTTCACGAAGCATATGACTTGGGTATAACTATGGTGCACATTCATGCTAGAGATCCTAAAAATTTTTCTAACACATATAAGTCAGAAATTTATGGACAGATAATTGATGGAATTAGAAAAAATTGTTCTGATTTAACAATTTGTGTTTCGTTAACCGGCAGATTATATCCCGAGTTTGAAAAAAGATCTGAAGTATTGGAATTAATGCCCGACATGGGATCACTAACAATGTCATCATTGAATTTTCCTCAAGGATCTTCAGTCAACGAACCTGAAATGATTTTGAAACTAATTGAAAAAATGAATGATTTTGGTGTAGTACCAGAAATTGAATGCTTTGATTCCGGCATGTTAAATTATACCAAATATCTTATGGGAAAAAAAATATTAACAGGACCAAATTACATAAATGTTATTTTTAGCAATATCTTTAATGCTCAGCTAGACATATCAACGGTATCGTCAATAGTGAATAATTTACCAGAAAATTCCAAAGTTTGTTTCGGTGGTATAGGTAAACACCAACTTAACTCAAATATTTTAGGTTTAATTTATGCCGATGGTCTGAGAGTTGGGTTAGAAGATAATTTATATCTTAAAGACAAACAAAAAGCAAAAAATATTGATTTATTAAAAAGAACACATAGTATTATAGAAAATATGGGAATGGACATCATGTCCCCGATCGAATTTAAAAACTTGGGTTTTGGAAATAAAAAAATTAATAGTTATAGGTAAAAGTGACCCTGTGATTACAATGATCACAGACAATTTGGAATCAAATGAAATTTTCCCAAAAATTGAAATATATAATAATCTAAAATTACCAATAGTCCACCCAATTGAAAATGAAAATTTTTTGATCGATTTCACGGAAAATTTTCAGGATTCAGATTATTTCTTTTTAGGTGTCAACAAATCAGAAAATAAATTTTCAGTTTTCAATTTATTTAATCTTGATAAAAATAAATTTATAAAAATAATTCATAAGTCAGCGCAAATATCCAAAACATCAACATTAGGTTTTGGATGTTTAATAAACTCATCTGTTTCAGTTGCCGGACACACAACCATCGGTGATTTTGTTTCAATTAATAGAAATTCTTCTATTGGTCATCACACAATAATAAATAATTTTGTTACTATAAATCCTGGCGTAAATATAGCTGGATTTGTAGAAATTGGTGAAAAAACAACAGTAGGTATGGGATCAAATATAATTGATAACGTAAAAATAGGTAAAAACGTAATAATAGGTGCCGGATCTTTAGTAACTAAAGATATTCCTGACGATGTTGTTGCTTATGGTAACCCATGTAAAATTGTTAGAAAAAATGAAAAATAACTTACACATTATAACTCCTTTATTTAGATATGAAAACTTAACAAACATATATAACTCTATTTTGGCCAATGAAGATATTATTTGGCACATATCACACACAAAAAAAAGACCATTACCCGATTTAGAATTTTTAAAAAGTAATAATGTAAAAGTTTATAGTGTAGATTGTGAAGATAGTGAAATATATAAAAAAAGAAATGCGGTTTTTCAAAATATAAAAAATGGGTATTTTTGTTTTTTAGATGACGACACTATTTTTCATGAAAATATGTATTTTAAATATTTAGAGTGTATAGAACATAATTTTAGAGGTATGTTAGTTGGACAACAATTATCATTTGACAATAATTTGAGATTGATATCAAGTAAACCAGCCTTTGGTAGAATTGACACGGGTAATGTTCTTTGTAACTTCAAATGTTTAGAAAGTTGTAAGTGGCCATCTGAACACAAAGAAGGTGTAAATTCTAAGGATTTTCTTTTTTGGGAATCTGTATATAATTATTACGGTATGAAATGCGCCATTTGGAATCAACCAATAAGCTACTACAATAAACTATCAACTACGTTGAAATGACGAATAGAAAAAAGGTAAATCAAAACGAGGAAACAGAAATCAAATCATTTTCAAAAAAAGAATTTATTAATACAGTTATTAAGAAAAAACAAAAAAATAAATTTTTATCACCAAATCAGGAAGAATATTATAACATACTAAAAGAAAATCAAATCACAATTTGTTCAGGACCGGCGGGCGTAGGTAAAAGTTATATATCTATGAAGGCGGCTGTCGATCTTCTTATGGACCCAAACAACGCCTACGAAAAAATAATTATTGTGAGACCTGCCGTCGAAGCTGAAGAAAAACTTGGTTCATTACCAGGTAATTTAGAAGAAAAACTAGATCCGTATATTTTTCCATCATACTATCTTTTAAATAAAATAATTGGTAAAGAAGCAAGAGAAAAACTTAAAGAATCTGAAATTATCGAAGTATTTGCCTTGGCATACATGAGAGGTATGAATATTGACAATTCTATATTAATTTTTGAGGAAGCTCAAAATTCAACACCAAATCAAATGAAATTATTGTTAACTAGAATTGGTTTCAATAGTAAATTTTTTATATCAGGTGACTTAGAACAAACAGATAGATACAAAGATAAAAAACAATCAGGACTTTATGACGCACTTCAAAGATTTCAAAATGTGGATGATATTGGTGTATATGATTTTAGAAATGCTAAAAATGTTAGAAACCCATTAATTGGTAAAATACTAAATGAATATGACAAAGAGAATAGGGATTGAAATTAATGGTGTTCTAAGGGACACAATAGGTAAGTTCAAACAACTTTATGAAAAACATTTAGTAGATGTTGATCATGATGAAACACTACAATCTTTTGATTTGGAATTTGATCCTGAAAATTCTGGATCTACAGAATTGTCAATCATCGAAGATAAAACATTTTTTAATTATGAAATAAAAAATGAAGTAACATCATTAAATTTAATGAATCATTTTGCTTTCAGATCAAAAGATGAACTTTATTCTTTTATGTATGAAGACTACACTATGGAACTTTTTGGACATGCGCCATCAACAGAAATTAACACCTTCAATATTTTAAATGATTTATATTATAAAATTAGAGAAAATCACGATTTGATTATTGTTTCTGATGAAATTGGTAAATCAAAACCATCATCACTTTTTTTCTTATCAAAATTTGGTTGTCTTATCGAAAAGGTTTTGTTTTATAGTGAAGTCACAAAAAATAAAATGTTTGATGAAATAGATGTTTTACTTACATCAAACCCTGCATTATTATTGACTAAGTATGAAGATAAAACTTTAGTTAAGTTTGAAACTGAATATAATAAACATATAGATTGCAACTTCACTATAAGATCACTTTCTGAATTTGAAGATGTAATAAATAAAATAAATACATAATGTTCAAAATACTCAATGAAAATTACTACGTTGATCTTGACGCTTTAGAAGACCACGTAAACATGACAAGTACAAGTGGGGAACCACAAATACATTTGGTAAAGTACGAAACTATAAAATCTATGCTAGAAACGGTACTTACTGAGTCTAATGAAGTTGATGAAAATTTAGGACTTAAAAGTCACGAATTATCAATTCCTTTCAAAATAGCATTCAATACACTTTTGATGAAAAAAATAATAAACAAATTATAAAAATATGAATACAGAACAAATATCTAAGTTAGAAAAGTCTATTCAGAACATGAAAGACAAAAAATCAAGAATTTATTTTTTGGTACAAGACACCAAAGGTAATGCCAAGGCATCAGTTAGATACATCTATCAAATGGCTATGGACTTAAAACATGAAGGATTCAATCCTATAATTCTACATGAAAAACCAGATTATTTTGGTGTTACTGATTGGTTGGGTGAAGAATATATGAATGAATTACCACATAAGGCAATAGAAGGGACAAATTTAGATGTTTCTCCTGAAGATTTAATAATTGTTCCTGAAATATATGGATTTGTAATGGATCAAATCACTAAGTTACCTTGTGGAAAAATTGTACTATGTCAATCTTATGATTATATTTTTGAAACCCTTCAACCTGGTCAAACTTGGCCGTTATTAGGGTTTTTGAAATGTTTAACAACTTCCGAAAATCAAAAAGAATATATAAAAAATGTAGTTAGAAATATTACAGTTGACGTGGTCGAACCCAAAATTTCTTCTTGTTTTAAGAAACAAGAGTTACCACCAAAAACAATAGTTTCGATTCACACAAGAGATCACAGAGACACAACAAATTTGATTAAAACTTTTTATGCTAAGTTCCCACAATATAGATGGATCACATTTAGAGATCTTAGAGGTCTTTCAGAAACAGAGTTTGCACAAGCAATGAATGATAGTTTTGTATCAATTTGGGTAGATGAAAATAGTGGATGGGGAACTTTTCCATTGGAATCTATTAAAATGGGAATTCCTGTCATTGGATTAGTACCAAACTTAGTACCAAATTGGATGAATGAAGATAATGGAATTTGGATAAATAACAAAAACATGTTACCAGATGTAGTTGCGGATTTTATACAAAATTGGTTAGAAGATAATATTAATCCTGAACTTTACGTAAATATGGATAAAACATCGGAAAGTTTATCATCTGACGAAAAGTTCAAAAATGATGTAATCACATTTTTTAATGATGTACTCGCTACAAGATTAGAAAGTTTTGAATCACAATTAACTAAAACAGAAACAATTTAATATATGGAAAATAATAATACAATATCGGTTATATTACCTATAAAATCAGGTAAAGCAAGAAATTTTGAAGAGTACTTCAATAGATGTATTACATCAGTAAAAAATCAAAAAGATTACATAAATGAACTAATCATAGTTTACTGTGATGAAAAATTCTTGTCAGAACATATTGAAAACTATGATTTTGAAGAACTAAATGTAACTAAGTTAGTTTGGGATAAAGAACCCAATTTTGCGGACCAAATTAATTATGGTGCAACATCATCAAATTCAAAATGGATTTCTTTGTTGGAATTCGATGACGAGTATTCGAGCATTTGGTTTAAAAACGCAACCAAATATATGAATTTATATGAAGATGTTGGTGTATTTTTACCGATTGTTGTCGACGTAAATGAACAAGGTGTCTTTGTTGGTTTTACAAATGAAGCAACGTTTGCCGCAAACATATCACAAGACTTAGGGTTGTTAACAAATGAAACTCTTTTGAACTATCAAAACTTTCAAATATCAGGACTGATAATAAAAAAAGATGATTATATTAACAATGGTATGATTAAAAATAATATCAAATTGACATTTGGATATGAGTTCTTTTTAAGACTAACACAAAATTCAGTTAAGATTATGACAATTCCAAAAATTGGTTATAAACATATGAATTTGAGAGAAGGTTCAATTTTTTGGAATTATAAAAATTCTGATGATAGACTTAGTGAAGATGAAGTTAAGTTTTGGATAGATTCAGCAAAGAAAGAATATTTCTATATTAAACAAAGAGATATAAAATATGAACCCCAAGAGGTTTAATGGAATTAAAATTAGATTTAAACGAAACCCAGAATGAAAAGAAAAAGAAGGGAAGGAAACCTAAGTTAAATAATTATTTTGATGAACCAGAAGAAAACGCAGTTAGGATGTTTTTAACTGCGAACACTATGGATGAAAAGAATAAAATTTATAATGAATATTTAAGATTTCCCTTGGATAAAATGATATCGTCAATTATAAGACGATATAAATTATACAGAAAAGATATGGATTTTAATGAAATCCATGTTGACACTCATTCTTTTTTGATGACAAAAATTGATAAATTTAAACCATCAAAAGAAAAAAAGGCATATTCATATTTTGGTACTATATGTAAAAATTATTTAATGGGCCAAATACTGAAAGATCAAAAAGATATGAATCGTAAAGTTTCATATGAAGATATTTCTGCGGATTTACATAATGCCCCTGATATGATTTATCATATAGACGATGATAGTATATCTACTGAAGAAATAATAAATAAATTTATTATTAAACTTACAGATTCTATGGACGATAAATCAATTAGTGAACAAGAAATGAAGCTAGGTCAAGCTCTTATGGAAATATTCCGTAACTATAATAATATATTTGTTGATAATTCGAACAACAACAAGTTTAATAAAAATGTTGTTTTGTTTGAAATACGAGAAATGACTAATCTTTCTACAAAAGAAATTAGAAATTCTTTGAAGAGATACAAGAAAATTTATCAAGAAATAATTAATGATATGTTAAAATAGAAATAAAAATATTTATAGTTATGCCAAGACCAACAAAAAAAGAAATTAACCTAACCAAAGATTCCTTACTTTCTTTGATGCAAGAAATTTACAATGAAATTGTAGAACAAAGAAGTACCGCCATAAGGATACAAAATAAAATGTTGACTATGATGAAGGAACCTGAAGACATGACTCTCATTGGTCCTGTAATTGAAAAGCAACAAAAGATCATTAACGATTGTGTAGAAAAAAAGTTGTCCTTATCAAAGCTTCAAGCTCAGATATGGCAGAAGTCACAAGAAAAACAAGATAATTTTACTTTGTCTGATTTAGACATGAATGATGATATCCTACAATCTTTGATTGATAAAGACACTGACGATAAAAGTTACAAACTCAATAAATAATGCCTTCACAAGATTTAAATTTTAGCTACGGTGAAGTAAAAAGTAAAATTAATGCTGCGAAAACCTACAATCAGGTAAGACAAGATGTTGCAGAATTGTCAAAAAAAAAAGGTGACAACGAAGAAGTTAATTCAAAACAAAATAGAAGATCAAAGTCTGAAGCAAAAAAAGAAAAAAAAAGATCCCAAAAAAAACAAAAAACCCAACTTGATGAATTAGTTGAAATTGCAAGTTTGACTAATAGAAAAGGTGCAAACACAATTGAATATCTTAAAAAAGTTTTTGTTAGAGCTTTGGCAAACTGTAAACCAAAGATTACAGAAATTTTAATCAAAGAAGCTATCAATACTATCGGTTGTAGTTTGGACCAAGAATATAATCCTAACCAACCAATATATATTCCAGTAAGATCTATTGATTTGTTGTCTTTATTGAAAAAAGATCCTGCAGATGAAAAGTTTGCCATTTTATATGAAAAACAAGGAATAAATATTGGTACAGTGCCCTTTGCAATGAACAAGGAACTGTACCATAGAATTCAATCTTTGGGTACGTCATATTTCAACGAATACGGTCAATACTATAAAGGAGCATCTGGACAAGATCTTTTCGATATTGAATATGTATTACAAGATGGTAACAACAATCCTGGTCAATTTTTTAAAGTAACTTTACAACCAAGGTTCACGGGTATTAATAAAATATCAGAAGCCCTGAAAGATTATTATGCAAGTTTAGATATTTTGGATTTCAATAACGTGATTGCGATGTTATTCGAAATTCTCACGGGATTTCTATCAATACAGTCTGGTACAGGAAATTTAAAAATTGGTGATTTTTCAAAGTTTGAAATTATTCTACAAAGAATTTTAGGTTTATGTTTTGATTCAAACAAAGAAATAAATGTTGCTGGAACATCGAAGACATCTGAATTAGATGAAGTAGACGAATCATTTTTTGAATTTACAAGTGTTGATCTATTCCAAATAGAAGAAAGGATAAATAATATTTATCAAGGTGTAATTGTTTTTGAGGACTGTGATAACGTAGAAGTGCCTGTGAATTCAGAATTGATTACACAATCAATAATCGACCTTATTTTTATTTCAGGTCAAACTATTGATACTGCAATAGAAAATGCAAGTTCAGCCGTTGTTAATGGATCAAATGATAATGGTTTTGGCATTAAAATTAGTTTTGATTTGAGTTTATTGAAAAGTATACCCAAAGCAATATTATACGCATTGTTTTCACCCAAAGTACTACTACCAATAATGATCATGTTGAAATCTTTAGGATCATCTATCGGTGACTTGGTTAAATCATTAATGGATTTTGTAAAAAAGTTTTTTAGACTTGTTATGGAAATAATGTCTCAAATAGGGGCAATATTTATCCAAGAACTTTTTACAATTATTAAAAAAGATATACAAAATTTAATACAGGCAATAATCTTAGATGTTACTAAAGAAACGTCACAAACAAGACTTAGAATTATTTTAAGACTAATAGAAATTATTCTTACAGTTGCCAGATTAATAAAAGATTGGAGAGAATGTAAAGGGGTTGTTGATGAAATATTACAACTACTTAAAATCGCCATAAGTGGTTTTGGGGATACGATTCCTAAACCATTACTAGTCGCAACAAAATTACTAAGCGGGTATTCAGCATCAAGAGCATTTGTTAATTCTATCGAAGAATATCAAAAAATTGGATTGCCTACAGGACCAATGCCTGATGGTACACCAAATTTAGGATTAGCGGCTTTGTTTTCACAACTCAAGGCCAACAAAAAAGAAGAAGATGAAAATAGTAAAGTAGAAGGATTGTCAGGTTATGGGACATGGTTACCTGGTGGTGTGGTTATGCCGATGAACATAAGCGGAAAAAAATTATAAGATGAATTTGGAAGAAGCAAAAAAAATTGAAGAAATTGTTAAAGATTATAAAAATAAGTCAAACAAAGATTTGACTAAGGCTTTGGATTTTATGAATAATGAATTTAATGTAACTAAAGAAAAGTTACTTATGTTATCAAATTATTTAGATAAAATTGAAACCACCTATAATACATTATTAAAAGAACATAACAAGAGAAATGGGGGGTAACGAAAATCAAATAATATTTCCTGGTGTTGTTTTAGATAACAAAGACCCAATGGTGTTAGGTCGACTAAGAGTCAGACCAGAAGTTAAAGATTATTTAGGGGTTGTAAGTTCAATACCTAATTGGAATGAAGAAACTGACGCTTGGACGCAAAGAGATCCTTTTGTGTTTAATCCACTACTCCCTTTTTACATCAATCAAATCCCTGAAAAAAATGAACTTGTAAACATAATATATCAAGACAAAACTTTTGACAATCTTAATCAATATTATATACAAGGACCTTTTTCATCACCACAAACTACAAACTTTGAGTATTTTGAATCAGCGAAAAAGTTTACCGCGGCAGGTTCAAAAATTAAACAATCCTTATCATTAAAAAATCAACAGGGGGAATATAGAAATATAAAAAGTTTTGGTATTTTTCCTGAACCCGGTGATAATTCACTCCTTGGTCGAGGAACCGCAGATATTATTGTTAAAAAAGAAGAAGTTCTTTTACGTGCCGGAAAAACTAATAGCGTATTTGATGTTAACAAATTTCCAATAGAGAATGAAAAACGAGCGTTTCTTCACTTAAGTAATTACCCAACTAAATCTGAAAATGGTGAAGAAAGAGAAGAACAAACAATTTTTATAGATAGTAAACCAATAAGAAAGGTTGTTGATTGGGATATAATAAATCCGGATAACACTATGGACGCCTTTACTGGAACTATTTATCTGTATAATGTCCCATATAATGTAACAAACGCAAATGTTTCATTGGAATCAAAAGACTTTAGTGTTGCATCTAACGTGTCACAAATAGTTGGGGCTCCTGAATATTACATTCAATTTATTGGTAAAACATTAAAAGAAACTTATACGTTAATAAATGATTTCATAAAGGGAGTTAATGAAGGCACAATAAATATAAGTGGTTACACTATTCATAACGTTTATGATCAATTTCCTTTTTATTTCAGACCTACGTTAAACACCTATGATAAATTAATAAACTTAACTGGCTCAACTCCTATTGAAATAGATAATGTTACTAAAATAAGTAACAAAGTTAAACTTAATACAAATGACACAAAAACAGGTTATAATTTAGTTTGGGATTACAATAAAACATCAAGTCCTGTTAAAATTAATACAAGCACTTATATACCAATTTTGTACTCGACGGCACCTATAACATATTCAACGATGGGTGCTGAAAAAATATTTTTATTATCCCACGGTACTCAAATACCATCAAAAGGAAAAATAGATCTAAGTTCTACATTATATGGTATAAAAGAAGATAAATACACTAAAGAAATAGTACCAAAGACTGATCCAATGGTCAGAGGTGATGAACTTATGAAGCTATTAAATTTAATTGTAAAGTTCTTGATCTCACACGTTCATCCATTCCACGGGCTTTCACCATCAACTGTTGGTAGAGATGGAACTAGAACGTCAGAAATTCTCCAACAACTATTAGACGCACCAAATACAATATTAAATCAAAATATTAGAATTAATTGATATTTATTATAAAAAGATAAATGTCAATTAACAATTCATATTTTAGTAGGAATAATACAATCATTTCGAATAGTTTAACTAATACAGGTAGAAATCCTGTAATTGAGTTATTCTATGGTAATGGTAATTTAATAAACCCAAACGGGTTTAGTAGATTTATTTTTGATTTAGATTTAACATTATTAAAAGAAAAATATAATGACGGGACAATTAATCCTTTATGTAATGGTAACAATATCAAACATACATTACGTATGACAAATACAAGTTTTTTCAATAAGGACTTTCTTAATGAAAAAACTTCACAGGGTAGATTGAGAGCAACTTCATTTGACTTAATTTTGTTCAGAATACCGTATGTAGATTTAGATCCTAGTCAACCACAAAGATGGGATGAAGGTGTTGGGTATGATTATGCAGATCTTATGTCTTCAGTTCCAAATGATAAAAACTATTCTGACAGGCCATCAAATTGGTATCAAACAACCACAATAGATTTTTGGCAACAACCAGGGATTTATAGTAATTTGAATAGTGGATCCACTCCGTTTTCGGCGCTTACTATTGTCGCAACACAACACTTCGAATTTGGTGATGAAAATATCGAATTTGATATGACAAATGAAATTAATTATATCTTACAAGGTAATTTCGTCAATCCTGTTGGGTGGGGTATTGCTTTTCTACCTCAAGTAGAAAACTTGACCGGAACAACTGGAACTTATTCGGTTGGGTTTTTTTCAAGACATACCCAAACATTTTACGAACCTTTTTTAGAAACATCATATGATGATTTAATTGAAGATGATAGAAATAATTTTACTTTAGGTAAACCTAATAAACTTTATTTGTATATCTATGAAGATGGGGACTTCAAAAACTTAGATTTAAACCCATTTGTGACAATTGAAGATTCTGCTGGTGATCCTATACCAGGTCTTATAAATTTACAATCTTGTCGAAAAACTAAAGGTGTTTATGAAATACAAATTCCTCCACTGATAGGATATAAAACACCTTGTATTTTTAACGATGTTTGGTCCAATATTGTAATGAATGGATTCAATTTACCAAACATTTATAATGATTTTACAGTTTACCCAATACAAAAGTCTATTCAGATTGGAACTTCAACAAATACACCATCAGTTTATGGATTTGATTATTATGGTATAAAACAAGATGAAATGATTTTAAATACTGACGTAAGAAAAGTTGGTGTAATAATAAAACAAGCATATACAACAAATAAACAACTTCCGAATGTAGATGCTTTTTATAGGGTTTATGTAAAAGAAGGTACAACAGAAGTTCAAGTACAAGATTGGACAAAAATAAACAGAACCCCAAATGAGTATTATTTTATTTTTGACACTAGAGATAAAATACCTAATGAATATTTTATTGATCTGAAAGTGATTTCATCAGGTGAAATAAATACTTATAAGAAACAGATAAAATTTCAAATAATTAATAAAAAATAAAAAAATGGCAAATATTTTAATAATACCTTGTAATGGTGATTCACCTTTAGTGGTTAACGATAATGGCTTTACTGCCTACACAACCGGAAATACATATTATTTAGGATTTACTGGTTCAACATCTGAAGGATGTTTCACAATAGATTCAATAACAAACAATCCCGAAGTCGATGGAATTTTTTCATTAGTTGGACCTTTTTTAGATTGTAGTTGTTCATTAAGTGCGAACACAGAACAAAATATCTGTTTAGAAGTTTGTACACCAAGCGGAAACACTGTTGTTAGTGTTGTGACACCACATCCGGCATGGACAAATAATCAAGGTACTACTGTATATCAGATGAACGCGATCACTTTGGGTGGTCAGAATGGTTTAAACAACTAATTATTATGAATAGAGAAATAAAAATAACAGAATCACAACTTACTTCGTTAATTAGAAAAGTGGTAAATGAATCCCATAAAGAAAGCTCACGATATATGTTTTTTTCTAATTTACAACAAATGAGAAGACAATGTGATCTTTTATTAGATCTTGATCAACAAATGATCGAAGAAATTTTAGAACATGGTCACGATTGGGCACAAGATCATATTGCAGAAGCAAAGAACAATATGGATCAAGTTTTTGATTTTTTGATGAATGAAACAAAAAAACATGGAATGCAAATGTCAATGAATATTGATGATGAAGATATGGTCATGTCTGAGGGCCGTAAAAAAACAGGAACTAAACTTTGTGCTAGAGGAAAAGCGGCGGCAAAATCCAAGTTTGATGTTTACCCTTCGGCATACGCGAATGGATACGCAGTTCAAGTTTGTAAAGGTAAACAACCTGGTTTAGACGGTAAAAAAAGATGTTCAGGAGTTTATTGTTAAAATAATTTATTTTTTTTTATTTAAGTTTTTTTTATATATATTTGTAGTATTATAAAATACAACAAAATGAAAAAAATTTTAAGGAGAATCTACAAAAGATTCAAAGTAAGACTAAGTAAAGTAGGTAGATCTTCCGCCCTAAAGACTTATGAAGAAGTTGAGCTACATGAAAAAACTGCCTTCAAGATATGTGTAAAACTTATTTCGCATAAAGATTCCGATTTTATGATTGCCCCAATGTCAAACAAAAGATTCATAATTAATGATTCATTGAATCTTTTTATTATAATAGACTATGGTAGGGTGGAAATTACAAATCATGTTTTTCATTATGATGTAAAATTATCCACAAGGGATTATGAAAGAATAACATATCTTTATGATACAGAAACGGAAAAAAGACGAACGGATACAGAAAGAACAGTCAAAAAAAATATCAAGAATACTTTAGATAAAGTTTACAATGCAATAGTAGATGAAATGAAAATTAGCGAACAATAATCTAAAGTTCTTTCAAAATATTTTTGATAAGCAAGACTAAATGTGATTCTGTAATTCTTACTTCATTTGTGGATTTTCTTGGTTTATATGATGTCATAATCGGTTTTTGTCCTTTTCCTGTTTGCGTATCTTTTTTTTCGGCAGATCTTTTTTGTTGACAAGCGGATCTTTTAGCAGAATCGGACATTTTACCCGCAACACCAGCGGCACGACATTTAGGGTACGCCCCTTTGGATGTGTCGTGTCGCCCGCAAGGCGGATGTTTACCATCAACTTTACGACAAATGTTAACCCATGGACCTTTTGGTTGTTTTGAACCTTTTGGTTTTTTTTTAGTACCAAACCAAACCGCCAAATCTTCTTTTAAATGATGTGGTTCGTCTATATTTCTATCATAAGATCCTCGATGATCTTTTTCCCAAACACCAACAGTCCTTTTTATATTATTACGCATTTTCTTTTTTATCTGTAGTTTGTTATTATTTGTTTCCACAAATTCAGTAAAAGGACCAATATGATGATCTTCCCAATCGTAAAACCCTATTTCTAACGGGGCATTGTAAGGACCTGCGGTTATTGAAGTATTTGCTTCATTAATTTTTTTTTGTCTTTGTATCGGAACAATTTTTTTTCTACCACCAGGTGTTTGATTTAATATACCTCCATCATCATCACTGAATGTTAGATAAGGGTTTTTTTTTATTTTGTTTGTAGATTTTTTAGCAATTTTTTCTCGTTTTTTTATTTCTTTTTTTGGTGTATCCATAACACCATCATAACTATCATAAGCCAACATCGCATCATCATAATTAGAAGTTGATATTGTAAAAGGTCCTAATTGTTCTTTTTTAAAAAATCTGAACCCAGGTTGTAAAGGGGGTACATAGGATCCCCTACTCCCGAGTTCAGTAGTTGCTTCTAGTATTATTTTGTTTACAATATCTTGAATATTCATTATCTTATAAATATCACAAATAATTATTATGGAAGAAAAAAATGAAATTTTTGGTAATCTTTTCGGCAGTATCAATTTACTATCTGAAGAACATTTAGAAGTAATATTATCAACTATGGACAAAGAACATTCAATTTATTATTTAGTTGAAGCCGTTAAGTGTGCACACCAAAGGGGCGCTTTTTCTATTGGTGAAACTGAAATAATTTCTAAGTCTATAAGAATGTTAGTGAATGATGTAAAAGAATAATTTATTTTATAATATGACTTAACATTCTACGGTAATTGTTTAACAAAAAAAAAGGTCAGATTTCTCTGACCTTTTTCTTATTAACCGTTAATTGATTATCTCAATTCTCTTAAGTCAAACGTTCTAACACCATCAACTGTGATACGTCCGTAGAAACGGTTGTTAACCATTTTCTTAGCGTATCTTGTCATAATACCTTTGATAGGTGTGAAGTTGAATGGGTTATACATTGTAGGTGTCAATTGTAGAGGTACATACGGTGCGTAAATGTAACCTGTGTCTAACAATGATGTTCCTTTGTGACCGATTAACACTTGGTTAGGCGGGAAGTAAGGATCACGGTAAACTTGGTAACGTCCTGACAACGTACCTACTCTTTCGATACCCATGTTGTATTGATCTTGCTCTGGTGAAGCATTTGATACGTGGAAGTATTCAAGATCATCAAAGATTGCAGAAACTTCAGAAGAAACAACGATCCAGTTAGCACCACCTCTCAAAGTAGATTTGTGGATTTGTGCTGACAATTGATTGATCGCTGTGATCAAAGTTTGGTTCCAATCTTTTTGTGTATAAGATGTAGTCAATTGAAGTCTTCTCCATCCGTTGTAGTCCCAACGTAAATTCCATGCCGCTCCTTTTCTCAAGTCACGTAAAATTTCACGATCGATTTCAGCAGCTACTTGTTCTGACAACAACGCTGTCAATTCAGCTTCTGCATCGATGTTATGGAATGCTGCAACGTCCTGAGCTAATTCAGGTGACCATTGTGCTCTTAATTTTCTTTCTGTTACAGAAACAGTCACTGACTCAAGATCAAAAGAAACCTCACCAATTTGATCTTCGAATTCTAAGTTTTTATATCTTCTATAAATTGCTTGGAATGGAGATTGTCCTAATGTATCATTATTTTCTGTTATTTCACCAATTGTAGTTCCTGTGTAACCATCTAATGTAGTAGCTCCACAATCAGCACATGCTGGACAAGAAAGATCAACTTCTAAATAGATACAACCATCCTGTGAACAGATATTGTTGTAAGACCCACCATTTCCTGTTGTAGGGAAAGTTGTTCCTTGAGTATTAGATGTTGGTTGTACAATTCCTTTACCATAAATTTGAGTTACAACTCTAAACAATAATGGTGCTGACAAGTTTGTGTTTCCAATCTCATCTAAATTAGGACATCCTGTAGATCCTGTTAATACGTTTAAGTCAGCAACAATTTTAAGATCAGATAAGAAAGTTTCTGTATCTATCTCATTACCATCAGGTCCGATTAATTTACCAACACCTCCGTTATTAAATCCACAAAGTTTAACGATAATTTTTCTTGTAACTTCACCGTCAAATTGATTTGTCGCTGGAGTTAAATCAGAACCTGACCATACCATAGCGATAGCCGGTTGAGTAACTGCAGTCCATTGACCTTTAGAATAGTCAAACAATCCTGGAGGATCTAAACCTGCCTCATTACCTTCATAAAATAAATCATAAAGATTTTTTGTATATGGTGCGTTAGTCTGACCAGCAGGTAAATTAGCGTTAGGGTAACCTTGACCAAGTGAGTTGTAACCATCTGCAATTGCTTGAGGTGATCCTATTGGTGAATAGTGTGTCCCATCAGGATTTGCCGCGTTAGGATTGTATCCTTGGATACGAGGTACGAAGTAGAACAATTTACCAATAGGTAAGTTCATTGCTTGTACTGATACGATATCGTTTGCTAACAATTTAGAAAAAACTCTTCTTACGATAGGGAATACAACTGTTTCAAAAGCTCCGTTAGAAGTTTCTGAAGTTGCTTCGTTAATCAAGAAAGAAGCTTGGTTTTCATATAACTGTGCTACGTTTTCTTTTAGGTGGCCTTTAAGACCTTCAAGGAACCCTAATCTGTCCCATTTGTTAATTGTATCTTCTTTGATAACTTTTAGGTGTTTTAACCCGATGTTACCAACAAGACCTGATTCTAATAATGCTCCCATTTTTATTTGTTTTTAGCTTTATTTTTTTATTTATGTATATTATAAATATACGGTTTTGTTAAAAAGTTTATTTTATTTTACCCATTAAGTCTTTCATTCTCATAAATTGTGGATTTTCGTAAGTTTTTGATTCAATCAAATTTACCGCAGAACCCGTAGAAGGTGCCTTCATAACAGTTCTATTGATTGATTCATTAATACTATTATCCGTCAAATTGTTATTAGACAATTCACTTTTTAGAGTCTGATAAAGATTTTTGGATTCTTTCAAAGATTCAACGTTATCAAATCTTCTCAAAATATTTATTTTTTCTTGTTTTGTTGTTGAGTGTTCCGTAAACAATCTAGTAGCGTATGCTAAATTAGAATTGAAAACCGCGACTTCATTAAGTTTAGTTCTAAATAAGTCTAAAGCCTTTTTGTATTCTTCATTCTTTTCTCTTAAAATTTCAACTTCTTCTTTCAAGTGTCTTGGTGCAGTTATTTTTTTATCTAATCCTTTTTTACCAAAGGCTCTTCCAACACCTAAAGTTCTTGAAGCTTCTTTAGTTTCGGATTTTTTACCACCTTTAATTTTGTTTACGATCTTCATAACAATTTCTGAATTAGGATCTTCATTATCGTAATCGAAAGATGCTTTACCTGACTTTCCAAAACGTTTTGATCCTTCTTTCATTTTTGTGTTAAACCCACCTTCTTGGTTAGGTTTTTTACTATATTTGAATTTCGACGCACTTCCTGTTTTTTGTTTAGATTCGTGAACTTTAAACTTGTCTGTTTCATTAGCCATGCTTGACCATGATTCACCGTACATATCTTCGTCAAGATCTTCATAAGTCATGTCTTCATACATTTCTTCATCAAGTTCATCTGTGTACATTTCATCAAGCTCATCGTAAGTCATGTCTTCATACATTTCTTCATCAAGTTCGTCAGAATGCATTCCACCCATACCCTCATAGGTCATTGAATCTTCATACATTTCTTCATCAAGTTCGTCAGAATGCATTCCACCCATACCCTCATAGGTCATTGAATCTTCATACATTTCTTCACCTAAACCATAATCGCCTTCTTCTTCAAGCTCCAATTCATAAATTGTTGAATGGTCCATTTCATCTTCATCATGATGTCTGTGTCTTTTTCTACCATAACCATCGTCTGCCATGATATCACCAAGATCACCTTCAGAGTCATAATTTCTATAACTATGTAGGTCTTCATCTTGCCAAGAATCATCACCAGCCATATGTCTTTTCATAAATCTATCTTGACTATCAAAAGCGTTTTCATAAAATTCGTCTGATTCATTTAATTTAATGATATATTCAGTATCATTTTCAGTGTCTCTTAATTCATAGAAGTCACCGACTTTTTCAATTGAAACTTTATCATTTTTATCCATTTTTGCAAATACAGTGGCAACTTCATCATCGCTAGCACCTCTCATGTCTACTGTAACTTCTTCTTCATCGTCATCAGTACCTAAGTTAGCCATTAAATCATCATCGTCATCTGCGAAGTCATCGTCATCAGCCAAATCATCGTCGTCATCCGCGAAGTCATCGTCATCAGCCAAATCATCTTCATCATCTACGCTGAAAGTTTCATCATCAACGTCTTCTTCTCCTTCAGGTGTTTTTACATCCACCTCTTCTTCATCGCTTGTTCCAACCTCATCCTGTTCTGTCAGAGATTCTTTTACCAAAGAATTGATTTCTTGTCTCATTGTTGAGGCAAGTATTCCTTTTGCATTTTCTTTAAGAGCTTCTTCCAAATTTTTCATTTGAATTACCGCTTCTTCTACAACTGTTTTTTTACTCATTTATAAGTTTGTTTAACAAATAAATATTAGTAACTTATAAAAAATTCATTTTTTTTAGTTATAGTAATAAAAAAAGGGAATATTATTCATATTCCCTTTTTTAAAAATTCTTGATTTTTATTTTTAACCTTCGATCACTTCGTCAATTTTACTTTCAACAATTGCGGTAATTCTCCAGTCCATTGTGTAATTTTCGTAAATTTTCGTAACTTTAGCTTCAACATCGGTTGGTGAATAAGCTCGTACCAATTTTTCTTCTTTCATTTTTTTTACTTTACCACTGTTTTCATCAAGCATGTCTGTGGTGATTCTTGCTACAAAATATTTTTCTCCTTGTTCCATTTTTAATTATTTTCCTAAATAATCGGACAACCTTTTCATTAAGTCAAGAGATTTGTTACCACTTTCCCCAACATTTCTTTCCAAAGCCATCCTTTTATCTTCTTCTAAATTTTCATCAAATTTTTGTCTATCATTTTTATCTAAAAATAAATAAGCTCCCGGTGTAGAAGGTGATGAAACTAAGTCAAAACAAATTAATTCAAAGTCATCTTGGACTTCGTTTTGTTCACCAACTTTTTTTAAAGATCCAACACCACGAGATGATATACCCAAAGTAACACCTTGACGAAGATAATTAGCCGCTAAATCGCCCTTTGTCGATACTACGCCACGTTCATGAAAACCAGGACTTGTTAATAATTTTAACTTACCAAGTAAAGTTGGTCCATCCCACCATATTTCAGTTATTATGTGGGAAACTCTGTCTAAATCTATCAGTGACGATTCAGGGTGATTAAGTTCAGAAAGTGAAGTACCTTTCTCAATCATTTTTTTGTAATTTTCAGCTTCTCTTTTTAAAACCTTTTCAGGATAAATTCTACCGTTCCTATTTGGTGTGTTATATTTTTGTAATACAGCGTAAAACTCAAAGGGTTTAGAATAGTCTAAAAAGTTTTTAGATTCCATTATATATTGGTTGTTTGATGATCTGGGATTTACATAACCCGCATCGTATTCAATAAGAATACCTTTTCCAATTTCATTAGGTCCTAATATTTTCATTTCAAAGTTTTATAATAAATATTAAACTTTTTCGGTTTTTACCTTAACTAACTTTGAATTTCCAGTTTTAGTGAGATAAAACTTAAAATATTCATTTTTGAATAGTACTTCGTCGTAAATGTTTTTTATTAAATTTTTTAAAGATTTTTTTAATTTTAATGACTTGAAATCAATTTCTTCAACAAGATATAAGTTTATTTCTAAATTCATAAATGATTTTTTTTTCAACTGTAGTCCACTAGTTCTTAAGTCCATATCAACAATAAATTTTTCGTCAAAAATTTTTTTATCTATATTTTGGTAAATCGAATGTTTTATAGATCTATTCATATTCAGTACTACTCTGTTCCAACTTTCACTTTCTTTTTTTGGTTCTACCCAAGTTTGTAGGTTTAGATAAAGGGATTTGAATTCTTTGGAATCTACAGTTCCATAGGAAATTTTGGCAGATTTAAATCCATTGATTTTGGAAGTTTTTCCTTTTTTCATATTTTTTTTCCATAGTAAAATAGTTTATTTTGGATAAGTTTACTTAAATTTGTAATATATATCAATATAAATAAAATTATTAAACACATATGCTAATAGTAAAAGTAAAAAAAGGGGATATAGAAAGATCAATCAAAGAACTTAAAAGTAAGGTAATTAAAACCAGACAAAATAGTCAATTAAATAACAGAAAAGAATTCACAAAAAAATCTGTCTTAAAAAGACAGATTTTAAATAAAGCAAGGTATATTCAAAAAAAATTTAAAAACGATTAAAGACTTTCATTTAAACTTTTAAGTTTTACAAAACTAATTTTATCAAATTTTTCTTTAGTTACTTTTTGAATTGTTTCTTGAATAGTTTTTTTGGTTTCTTCATCTGATTCAGTTTCTAAAATATTTTCTAATCTTTTGATAGTATTTTCTTTGATGAAATCAAATTTTATTTTTAGTTTGTTTTCGTCTTCGTTGATTATACTCAAAATTTCTTTTTTTTCAGATTCGTTAATTTTAGAAATATATTCATTCACTGTTTTATTTGCCACTTCTATCATATCATCCAAGGGTATATGAACTATCTTACCACTTTCAGAAATTACTTCTACAGATTTTAGTGATTCTACAATTTGTTTTCTACTTTTAATTTTATTTTCTAATGTTACCACATTGTTAGAAAATAAGTCATCAATTATAGAATATTCGTTTTTTGTTTCTACATTGTTGACCCAAATATTAATTTCGTCAATATGTTTTTTATTGATTTTGTTTATTGTATTTTCGTATAAATTTATGGATTCGTTTACAAAATCGTTAGCCAAAGATTCTGACAATCCTTTTTTTGATGATAATTCATCATATAAGTAATATAACTTACTGATATTTTTATTTTTTCTTACTAATTCATTGAAAATAAAAATATTATCTTTAAAAGTATTTTTATTGTAAGATTCAATTAAACACTTTTCTATTTTAGATTTTAATACACCAAATTTCATAATTTTTTTTATTTATAAATATTAACTATTTAGTAATTTATCTAATTCATGTTCTATGTCACCCAAAGAATTTGATGCCTTAGACAGATCTAAAAATTCATCCCCAAGTAAATCGTCACTTTCAAGTAATAAATTTAAATTATCTTTTTTAAATGATTCAGGAATTGGTGGTCCTGAAGACGGACCTCCTGCTGGTGGTGAAGGAGGTGCTCCTCCTCCTGGTGGAGGTGGTGGCGCTCCTGCCCCACCTTCAGCTCCAGGTGCGGCTCCTGCAGTTTGGGTGGATCCTGTTTGTGTTTTATAAAGTTTATCTACCGTATCAAAGAATCCTGTATGGGTTATTATTGTTGCAGTATTTGCTAATTCTGCTGCAACGGCTCTTTCTAATCTAATTTGTTGTAATTCAAGTTTAATTTCTTCATCAGAAAAACCAAAAATATGTTTTTTAGCCCATGTTGCTGATGTCGGTTGTAATGAGTTAGGAATTTCAGTAACCATGTCTTTGTATAATAAAACTTTTTCTTTCCAAACTTCAACCATTAAAAGATCGGCTTGTTTAGATGGATTAGTCAACCCTAATGTAAAGTTTTGTAATTCATCTTCAAACCCTAACAGGAATAAGTGTATTATAGCAATTTTATTTAATTCTGCGATAACACTTTTTTGTATTTTATGAATTGTTCTTGCAAATCTAATATCTAATAATGAAAGATTTTTACCATCACCAACAGGTTCTTCGAACCCTAAATAAGCTTTTGGAATTCTCAAAGCAGTAAGTAACTTTTTTTGGATGTATTCAATATCGGCAATTTCAGACAAGTTAGCGGCTCCTGCCAATGTTTCAATAGGCATTGTTTGTTGAGCGTCCCTAACAGGAATAAAATAATCTTGATCAACCGCCATCTGATTAAATCTTAAGTCTACATTACCTGTTTTAGAATCAACAATCTGATCTCTTTTGAATTTATTTGCAACCCTTTGTACGTAGGCTTCAACATCCTTATCATCCATATTACCAACATAAACTTTAAATACACGTCTTTCAGGTGCTCTTGATGTTCTATAAATTAACATCGCATCTTCAGCCAAAACTAATTGTTTCCAAATACGCCTGGCCTTTTCTAACATAGAAGTACCATAAGGTAATTTTCTATCATCACCCAATAATCTAAAATGTGCTATTTCCCATGTGTTGAATTCCATGTCTTTATTTTTCCAAACAAACCTTAGATTTTTTTCTTTCATAGATGGTGTGGTGTTTGTTGACCTTGTTTCCATACCACGTTCAAGTCTTTCAATTTCAATGTTTGGAAGTTGCATGCAACTTACAACACCCTTTTCAGGGTCTAGTTTTAAATAAACAAAGTTATCACCATACTTACACATGTTTCTGACCCACATCTGTAGGTTTGTATTTATGTCTAAGTTGTTATTAAATAAATCGACTAATATACTTTTGATTCTTTTTGATTCTGAATAAACTTGAAGAATATATCCGTCTTGATTAGATGTTGTAGATTCTTCGGCATATATGTCCAAAGCTGTTGATATTTCAGGAGTATATTCCATAGATTCATAATCGTAGAAAGCTGAAATTCTATTTGGTTCATAATAAACCGCTTGACTATATAAATTGTTTTCGATTTTTTTCCAATTGTCATTAAGAAATAAAGTTTGTTGTATTTCTAATTTATCTCTTTCAAATTGTGACTTATCTGTAGTTTTTAATATTTCTTTTTTATCAAACTTATAAACAGGGTCGTCCATACCTAACGTTGAATTAGGTCCAAACGTTTTGGACAATCTTTGCCAGACTGTTAAATTTTTTTCTTTTTGTTCCATATTCAAAATTTAACTTATATTTTTTTAATATAAAGTTTATTGTTAGTTATAATATAACTATCCACCACTTTTTGTGGTGGTTGTTGTTGTAGTGTTAGAATCAATGTCGTATTGACTTTTTTTTCTAAAAGTGGGTTCTATAATTTTAACACTATAAATTCCTTCACCGGTTATAACTAAGTTTGACCCGGCAAATATTTTACCACTTTTTTTTCTTCTTATACTACCCATGTTTATAAATATTACCTACCCCCAAATAACCAACCATACTTTTCATAGTCTTCTCTTGTTGCTGAATTTATTTCCCTACCAAAGTGATCTCTTTTAACATTTAAATTTGGTAATACTGGATTGAAGTATACTTCCTTAGATACTGCGTCATTTGAAGCTACAGTCCAAGATTCCAACATAACTTTAGCTTGTTGTGCGACTTTTTCTAATTTTGTGAACGAAGATTCACCGACATAAATTGCCATAGATATTCCCATAATAAGGTCGTCATGTTGTCCCTTTTGATGATCAGGTCGACCATTTATATAAACAAAAGTGTTCATTTCGTTGTATAGACGAACACTTTTTATTTTAAACTTATGTCTTACCGCTTCTTCGAAAGCCGCAATAATTTGTACTCGTTTATTATTGAAATTAATTCCTGGAATTTTATCTGCCATTTTGGTTGTGTTTGACCATATACTTGTTGTGTCTACACCATCAACATACAAACTTTTATACCCTAATTCTTGAAGTTTTCTAACAGTTGTTATTCCCATACCTCCTGTTATATCGACAACAATAAATGCATTATACATAATACCCCATTTGTAGGCTATTTCTGCCAAAGCATCGGGAGGTATTTTTCCTACGTATTCAAAGACCTGTTCCCTTGAATCAAAATCTATGATTTGTATCGAACTGAAGTCTTCACTATCACCTCTTGATACGTCAACACCCATTATGTATCTATGTCCCAAAATAGGATCTTTCCAAACCCAAAGTGAATTCCCCATCATTTTTCCTGAAGGATCACATAAGGTGTTATTTTTTATATCTTCTAATTGTTTATTGTCAAAAACGTTGTCACCTGATCCCAAAAATTCACAATTTAACTCTTGGTTAATTTTTCTTTTGTCATACTTTAATTTTTTCACCATACGTTCATACCAAGTTGAACATGGTTTGTACCCATCTTTGAAATAATTGGATATTTCATCGTAGTTTCTTTCATAAGGATCTACATGGGCAAAGGATATATGTTTAGATTCATCCTGTTGATCTTTATTCAATAGATAATGAACTAAGTCATCTGTAGGTACAAGATATAAATCTTTGGCGTATCTCGGATCTCTCCACCAATACATTTCAGAAATTTTAAAGTTGTTGATTCCTTTAACTGCTTGGTTATAAACATCATAATAAATTGGGTCGTATCCGTTAGGGGTCGAAACTACTATAACTTTACCACCTGTTGATAATGAAGCCATACAAGCAGCCCAAAAGTCACTATCGGCTTCAATAAATGCCGCCTCATCAAACACAAGTATTGTTGGTGTAAAACCCCTCAAAGCATCTTTAGAAGTCGCAACAGCCTTTACTTCACTACCATTAATAAGTTTGTAATGTTTTTGAGAGTTTTTGTCTACCGAAAATCCGGCCCCTACCCAAGATGGCCACTGATCAACAAATGCCCTTATTTTGTTTGCCATTTCCATTGAGGTGTCTAATTTGTTCGCAATGATCAATATTTTTTCGGGTTGATTTTTTTTTGCAAAAACTAGTCGTTTTGACACCCAAGCGGCAGTAACTGTTGATACCCCAGCCTGTCTATATTTCAGGGCTATATTTTCTTCATAATCTTCATAGTCTTTTAATAATGATACTTGATCGGGAAAAAGTTGTAAGGGTACGTACTTAGAAACAGTATTATCGTATGTTTGTAAATATGTTTTGAGTGCATATTCAGTATCTTTCATACACCTAACATATTCTAACATGACTTGTTCTTTTGTTAGACTCATAATGTTTTTATTTATAAATAGCTAACAAATTTTTATTTAAAAAAAAACCTACCGATTTGGTAGGTTATATCTTTAGTAAGCATAATCGTCATCGTCTTCATCATCATCTTCATCATCTTTGAACCTATCATACTCCCTTTTAGCCTTTTGAAAAATTTCTTTAAATTCTTTTCTAGCCCTGTCATTATCTTGTTTATTGTCAGATATAACGTTTGCAATTATGTCTTTTAAGAATCTTTCGGCCGGAACTTCATATAAGTTTTTTTCAAAGAAAGGCATATATTCACGACCTTCAGGATCTAAAACTAATTCATCAGGTAACATAGTTCTGATCTTTCTTGCCAACTCAGCACCAACTCTAAAATTCATCGGTTCGTTTTCCATGGTATCAGTTTGTGATATGACTTGTCTTGCCATTTCAGGGTCCATACCCTTCCATTGTGACCTGGCAGTTACCATACTGAAGGCTTTGTCCAATTCGTGAATTAAAATTGGAAATATCAATCCATTTGCTTCCCAAGTATCTTTTTCAGGTCCACTATCAGATTCATCATCATCATCGTCATCATCAGGTTCAGGTTGCCCTTTTTTTGCCGAACCAGCGGCATTACCCCCCAACATTTCAATTAACTGTTGGTTTGTAAAATACATTAGATCATTAGCCCCCATTATTTTATTATAGAGTGGATAAAGTGATGGATCAATTTCATCTAATCTTTCTTTAAAAGCTTGATAACTGTATTGTCCTCTTTTAGCCTTACCCATTACGTAAGCGTTAATTACGTTTCTTTTTTCTATTTCTAATTGTTTTTGTTCTTCAGGCGTTAATTCATCGATGTCAAAAGAAAAATTTGCTGGTATAGGTAGTTTTTCATTTTCTTTAGCTTTCATTTGAAAAATTGATGGGTCTATTCGTTTTTCACCTAAAAAAGTTATCATGTTGATAAGTTGAAACTCGTAAAGTGTCCCACCTGTTTGAGATTTTCTTTTGGATATTATACCATCTCTTAAAGCTTGTTCCATCGTTAAATTGTAAGGCATCCACCCCGCTTCTTTTGCGGATATTTCCATTGCCAAATCTCTGAGTTTTTCCCTATGTCGAGGTTCAATTGACATGACATCTCTTACTGCCATCATTTGTTCCATTTGTATGGCCTGCATTACTGCCGGTTGTGTTAAATTTCTATCTGTAGAAAAATATCTTTTGACATAATCTACAATTTCTTTAAATCTTGTTCCCGTTAGTTTTTCAACATCTGAAACGCCACCTCTAAACGCCCTATTTTTAGCATAAATATTTTCGGGATCTTCTATCTTTTGTTGTATTCTTGGATCCATTCTTTCTGGATAATCTCCGTAATCAACAGGTGCTTCTTTAACAATCCTTCTAATTAATTTTTCAAGTTCTTTATGTCCCATTAGTTAAAATTTAATACGTCCATTATTTTTTCTATGAAATCACTTTGTTGTTTTTCCATTTTTGCTTTTGGTTTTTCTTCAACATCAGGATTGGGGTCTTTCAAAGGGTTACCTTTTCTTCTATCTTTTTCCTTAGTTCTATCTTTTTCCTTAGTTCTTTCTTTTTCTTTTGTATGTGCTTTTGGTTTTTCTTCAACATCAGGATTAGGATCCTTAAATGGATTACCCTTTCTTCTTGTAGGAGTTTTAGTCTTTTCCCTTTCCTTTGTTCTTTCTTTTTCCTTTGTGTCTTCACCCAAAGAAGAAATTTTTCCTATTGGTCTTTTCATTTCAATTCCTGATTCATCTGAAAACATAGTCATTTTTTTAGGATTTTTCAAAATTATTGAATTGACCTTATTTGATTTTTCAGAAATAGTTTTTAACATCTGACCTTTAGTAATTGTTGGGTTTACATATTCGTCCAACATATTAACAATTTTATCTTCCAAATATTTTTCAAAATTTTCATTTGTCCTTTTTACTGTTTTTTCAGGATGTTTTTTTTCTGGCATATTTTTGTATTGTTTCTTTGATGTACTATCGGAAAATTCTTTAGCCATCTTACACCATTTTTCTTTTGTTTTACCTTTACTGTTATTACATTTAGACCAAAACAAACCTTGTTGAGCTTTGGATTCAAACTTTTCAGATATTTCTGATTCAAACATTCCCATACCATCTGCAGAAGCATCCGGATCGTTTACAACATTTATTGTTTCGTCTTCGGTCATTTCACCTTCTAATGTAACATCTACACTTCCATCGGCATTCAATTTGAATGCTCTACCTCCAGGTAATGATTCACCTTTAGTTTTTGCGTTGGAAACTTCGGAAGCACTAAATCTTCTAATTTTAGTTTGTATGTCTTGAGCTTCTTTGGTTTCATTTTTTTTGGAAAATTTTTCAGATAAAACTTTGATTTGTTTATCGTTCATAGTACTGATAGTACTAAATGATAACCCACTTTCAAGTAACGTTAAAATGTGATTTTTAGTTCTCATAGACTACTTTTTTATCAAATTCAAGAACGATGTCACGTTCATATAGTTTATCTTTTACTTCTTGTTCAGTTTCCCCAAATTTGAAAACTAATCTTTTTATTAAAGAAAAATCAATTTCTTCAGTTTCTTTTTCCCAACCTAACGATATAACTCCGTCCATCGTGTCTATCATTGAAAAAACATCAGAATCTTGAACCAATTCTAATATAATTTCTCCATTGGTGAGAGTACCAACTTTTTTAACATATTCAAAATCAGGGGGAGAAGGATAACCATTTGCAGGTTTTGATTCCCAATTTTCACCCCATACTTCTATGGTGTCAGAAAAAATAAATTCATAAATGTTGTCACCTTTGTAGTTTGGCCCCATTCCATTTATGTAAATTAAATAATTCATAAAATTCTTTTACCGTGAACCGAAATCTTATGTTCTTTTAACCCTACTTTGAAAAGTAAATTTTTCTTGTTAGTTGACCCTATTAAAGTTGCGTTTGGGTTTTTTTCCAAAAACCTCAAAGCCGATCTTTGTTGTTCTATACTTGATGAAAGTCTTTTGATTTCCATTTCGTTTACCATAACATTTTCTCTAATAAGTTCTTCGTTTATTGATTTTTTTATTTTTAACTCTTTTTCTTCTTCTTCGCTAACATTGAAATAATTTCCAATTATTCTATCCACTTTGGATTCTGAAAACATATTTTCTGTTCTTACACCCAAAGGTCCTACTTTAATCCTATTTCTGTTTCTATATCCATATTCTGTCACTTCACCTTCTTCGCCTGTAGGTGGTTCAGGACTTTCAACAGGAGGTTCAGTTGACTCGTCACCTTCATCACCCATATCTTCATCACCCATATCTTCATCACCTTCTTCTTCATCGTCACCTTCTAATCTATCAATTATTTCTTCAACATCTTCATCATTTAAAACAGACAAATCTAAAGCGGACAAAATTGAATTCAAAACATATTTTACATCATCAGAATCCATTTCTTCATTATTGAGATATTTTCTTATCTTTTGTGATAGTTTACCTGTAAGTTTTTGAATTAATTTGAAAGATACACCAGATTCTTTTTCATCACCTGTTGGTTCTTCATCACCTGTTGGTTCTTCATCACCTGTTGGCTCTTCATCACCTGTGGAACCTAATAAATCATCTAATTCGCCACCTGATTCAGGTCCCATTGACGCATCTGTTGAACCTTCAGGACTTTCTGCACTTGGAGTTGTCGGTTCCGATGGTGTTGCGGGTGTTGCTGGAGCAGGTTCTGCCGGCGCTGGTTCAGGTAATGTTGGTGCTGCTTCAGGAGCAACATCTGACTTAGGTTTTGGAACTTTTAATTTGAACTTTTTTTGTTCACTAAATAAGTTCGTACCTTCTTCATTTTCATAAATAGCATTAAATTCCTTGGCCATCAAATTTAATTTCTTAAGAGCTTCAGAATATGACCTATAATATCTTCTATTTTTCATAGGTTCCATATAATCAGAATATGATTCAGTAATATTTCTTTTAATGATATATCCTTGTCTTTCTTTTACAATTTCATAAGAATTACCATCAGCTAAACCTAGTCTATATTCAGTAGATTTCAATTCAACATTATTATTAGGTAGTTGATGATTGTAGTTAGCAATTTCCATAATTCTGCGGATTTTATCCATACCACCTAATTTTTCGCTTCCAATAGGTTTTAGTCCTCCCATAGTATACTTTTTTTGATTAAATTATTTTTATTAAATAAATATATCGATATTTGATATTGTTTTGTTTTAATAATATTTATTGATTCATGGATAATTTTTTATCAACAACTTCGGTTGGTATATCGTAAAGTTTACTAATATATCCATTTCTTCTTAAAAGTTTAAACACTAAATTTTCTACAGATAATTCTCCACCTTTTTCTAACCCACAATTCCTAAATTTTTTTAGTTTTTGTTTGTATTTTTTTACTAATGATTTTATAGTATCAGGTGTTTCATCTTTTAAATTATCAACAACACCATCAATTACTCGCATCCATTGTTCCGATTTTTCTTTTACTAAATCTAAATCTACATTTTTAGTACTTATTTTTTTTGGTTCATTAACCCACATATCATAGTATAATGAATATATACCACTACTAAAAGTTGTTTCTACTTCATCTTGTACAAAACATTCGACATCATAACCAAATATTTTTATATCGTGTCTATCATTAAAAACTACCTTTTTTAAATCAAAAAATTCTACGTAGAGTTCTTTTGTATTGTCAGGGAACTGGCCATAATTTACAACAATGTGAAGATCAACATCTGAATATTTAGACCAATTATAATTAACCAATGAACCGATCATTATAATGTCAGTTATTAAAACATCAATCCCTAAAAAATCAATGAAAAGTTCTGCGATTTCTAAAAGTTTAGTTCTAACTTCAGGATTCATGGTATAGTCATTACCTTTTTTTTCCCAAATTTTTGGATTAAGCTCTTCCTGTGCATCAAAACTTTTAATAATATCTTGAGTATCCATACTAATAAATACTTTGAACTTACACTTTTGAATATTTGAAAACCTTTGAAATGTTTTTGTTAAAGTAAGTTCCTTGGGATGGCGCCATTCTGAATTCTGTATATTTTTGATGTGGTACATCTTCATAAACATACTTAATACCGTTTTTGAATTCAGCAATTAATTTTTTAGTCTCAACATCATACTCTGTTTTAACTAAATTTGATGATTGGATTTCATTTATGATTTTTGTTCCTATTATTTCTTCTTTTAGTATTGCCATAATTTTTTTTAATTAAAATAATTGATATAAATAAAAAATCCACCTTTCGGTGGATAATTTATTTCAAGCTTTTTATTTGATCCCTATATTCTATAGCACTTTCAAAATCTTGATTTTTTACACATTCATCTAATTTATTTTTTAGTTCTGAAATTTTTTCTTGATTAATTTCCAAATTTTTAATTTCATCACGTAATTTTACGGCATCTTCAAAGTTTTGTTCTTCAACCGCCAAATCAAGTTTTTGTTTAAGTAATTCTATTTCATTAGATTGATTACTTACTTTAGGTGAATGAGTGAAGTAAGTCATAGAAATACTTCCATCTGGTGATTTATAGGTTCTTTTTTGCCATTTATTTTCATCAAAAGAAAACCCATCAAAAGAAGAATTAAACATTTCATTAAAAAGTTTGTCAAATTTATTCCAATTAAACATTTTTTTATTTTTTATAAGTTTATTTTATTTTTTTAACATTAAAAATATGCCAAAGTTTAAACTATGACATTTTGTCATATAATACTAAAAGAACCTGACAAAAAGACAAGTATTGACTAGTACTTTTCTTATAATTACTTTTAAAATAAAATTTTATATATGTTAGATTTTGTAGATGATAATGAAAAAAACAAAAAAAAGACAGATGGTGGAACGCCTGTTTTAGACAATTTTAGTAAAGATTTAATTAAACTTGCCGAACAAGGTAAATTAGATCCAGTAATTGGTAGAGAAAAAGAAATTTTTAGGATTGCTCAAGTTCTTTCAAGAAGAAAGAAAAATAATCCTATTATTATTGGAGAACCAGGTGCAGGTAAAACGGCAATTGCAGAAGGTTTGGCAATGATGATTTATAGTGGCGATTGTCCAAAAAATTTAGTAGATAAAAGGATAGTTTCCTTAGATATAAATTCTATTGTTGCTGGAACAAAATATAGAGGTCAGTTTGAAGAAAGAATGAAAGTTATAATAGAAGAACTTCAAAACACGCCTAACATTATTCTTTTTATCGACGAAATTCACACTATGGTTGGTGCCGGTAATAGCTCGGGTTCTTTGGATGCATCAAACATATTTAAACCAGCACTTTCAAGAGGTGAAATACAGTGTATTGGAGCAACCACTTTAGATGAGTATAGAAAACATTTCGAAAAAGATGGGGCTTTAGAAAGACGGTTTCAAAAAATTATTGTAGATCCATCAACAAAAGAAGAAACTTTTGAAATTCTGAAACAAAGTAAATCGAAGTATGAAGAACATCACAAAGTTAATTACACTGATGATTCACTTTGGTTATGTGTTGAGCTAGCGGATAGATATATTACCGATCGGGAATTTCCAGATAAAGCTTTTGATATTTTAGATGAGGTTGGGTCACGAATGCAAATAGATATTAAACTACCCGAGTCAATTGAAAAATTGAAAATAGAAGCCCAAGAAATTAAACAAGAAAAACTTAATGTCATAAAAAAACAAAATTATGAACAAGCGGCAGAACTTAGGGATCGTGAAAGAAGTATTCTCTTAAAACTTGAAGAAGAAAAAAAGAAATTTGAAGAAGACCTTAAAAATAGTAAAAGGGGTATACCTGAAGAACTAATTTACGAAGTTGTGTCCAACATGACTAAAATTCCTGTTAGTAAAATAAACATTGATGAAAAAAATTCTTTAGTCAATCTTGAAACAACATTAAATAAAAATGTAATTGGACAGGAAGAAGCTGTAGGTAAAATTTCTAAATCTATAAGAAGAAATAGGGTAGGTATAAAAGATCCAAATAGACCAATTGGTTCTTTTATATTTTTAGGATCAACAGGTGTTGGTAAAACTTTTTTAGCAAAACAATTGGCAAAAGAAATATTTGGTAGTGAAGATAGTTTAATTAGGGTAGATATGAGTGAGTTTCAAGAAAAACATACCATTTCACGTTTGATAGGATCACCACCAGGATACGTTGGTCATGAAGAAGGGGGTCAATTAACAGAGCAAGTAAAGAACAAACCTTATTCTGTAATTTTGTTTGATGAAATTGAAAAGGCAAATAAAGATGTTTTTTCCACATTACTTCAATTGTTGGATGATGGCCATTTAACTGACGGATTAGGCAGAAAAATAAATTTCAAAAATTGCCTAATAATTATGACATCAAATATTGGGGTAAAGAAATTACAGGATTTTGGTAGTGGTGTTGGTTTTAAAACAAATAATAATAGTGATGCAATCCAAGAAGAATATAAAAGAGACATTCTTAAAAAAGAATTAAGTAAGTTTTTTGCACCTGAATTTTTAAATAGAATTGATGACGTTATTATTTTTAATTCACTTAAAAAAGATCACATAGATAAAATTGTTAAATTAGAAATTGATAAACTCATTTCTAGATTATCATCTATGAAATACAAAGTTTCATATGAAAATTCTGTCATTGATTTCATATCAAAAGTTGGGTTTGATGACCAATATGGTGCAAGACCAATAAAAAGAGCAATACAAGATAAAATAGAAGATCTTATTTCTGAAAAAATTCTAACAAACGAAGTTGTCGAAGGAACTGATTATATGTTATTTGTTGAGGGAGAAGGAGAAACACAAACAATAAGTATAGAAGATAGATCTAAACCTGAACCCAAGAAAAAAGGTAGAAAGAAAAAGGAGGATTAAAAGTCCTCCTTTTTTAATGTTTAGTACAACCTAATTCTTCAATCATTAACTTACCAACCTTGATTCCATTATAGGTGTCATCTACGACAACATATTCGTTTTTTGTGTGGTAATTGTAGTAACCTATGGAAACATTAAAACATGACATACCAAATTTTTGGTTCAAAGGATAAATGTCCGTGTAAGGATGTTTGTGATATTTTGTGTCACTTGGAAAATGTTCAGTAATTAATTTACCACCAACATTAAAAAATTCACTATTTCTATCAAACATTGGTCTGTTCATAAGGAATTCTGAAATCATGTTGTTTTCGGGAGCATCAAATTGAATTACATAACCAACATTTGAAAAGAAATTTGGATCCGCATTGAAAGACCCTTTACATCCCGTTTCTTCAGCCACAAAAAAAGCAGCTTTTAAATTGGGTATTTCTTTCAATAATTCTAAACAAGCATAAACACCACACTTATCATCACCACCAATACCTGTAGGATTACCTTCGTCATTATAAGCTTTTAAAGAAAGTTTTACATTACCTTGGGCGTCAGGTAACATTTCTTCTTTTACATTTATTTTATCTATGTTGTGTACAGTATCTGTGTGTGCAACTACACAAGGAAAAAACTCAACAGATTCATCAGTTTGTTTAGTTACATAAATATTATATAAATCATCAACAAAGTAATCAAAATTGTTTTGGTCCAACCAATCACAAATAAATTGTATTAACAAATCTTCTTGATAAGTCTTAGACGGCACCGACAAAACTTCTTTGAGTAAATTATAATTTCTTTCCATTATACAAATTTATGAAAATTAATTAACAATTACAATATAATTTTCTTGATTTTTTTTACATGCTCAAAAAGCTCAGGTTGATAAAGTGATAAGTTGAGTTCTTCCAAATTTTTGACAGACCTTTCTTCAGTTGCCTTTCCGGTTTGTGGGCTTCTATAGTAAAATTTTAGTATCCCTTTTTTAGTATCCAAATCTCTAAAGTTAACTTCAGCTTTCTTTTCTTTAATATTAATCCATCTACCAAACCCACCCAAACTTATGACTTTATTATATAAGGAATTTATTGTTTCAAGATCAACCTTTCCTTCAATACTTTCTTCCAAATTTTCTATAATTTTTTCTAAGTTTCTTTTTGTTTCCTTTTGAAACGATTCATTGTCAAAATCATCACACCAAACATTATATTCTAACTCATACCAATTACCTCTACTTTCATTATCAAATTTTTTCAGTAGTTCTTGTAATAATTCAATTAGGTCTAATTCTTTATTGTCAATTACGTTATACCAATGTAATAACACATTAACAGTAGTTTTGAATCTGTGTCTTTTATAAATTTCAGTGATACCAAATTTACGAAATGGATTTTTAGTTTCATTATCTAAAACGTCAACTACCGCTCTTCGTTTACAATCTTCATTTAGATTACCAAATTCACTAATAATGTAATCAATATCATCAAATCTTCTTGACAAATACAAGGAAACATTAGAACAACTTTCATCATTATTAATATCTAGACTTAATGAAGGATTAGATAACATAAGTATATTTTCAACTAATCGGATGTTTTCAGGATTGAAATCTTTTATAATATAACCTTCTTTCCAATCTTCTTCATAACGGTAGTAATCATAATCGTCATAATAGTAATTTTCCATAAATCTATTCCAAACAAATATATCTTCATCATCATCGATCCCTAAGGCATTTAAATATTTTTCGGTATTTTCAAATTCAATCCAAATAACACTTGACGCTGGTGATTGGCTGTTATACTTTATATCATAAATTGGGTAAGGTAAATTCCATCTACTATATGGCATAAATGATGTGTCACCTTTGGAAACTTTTTTCAAAAAATCGTATATTTCACTGTGTTCAGACATCTTAAAAATAAATATACCCAAATTTGGATATAATTAAAATAGTACTTATATTTGTACTTATAATATTTATATTAAAAGTTCATTGAAAATATGGGGGCGTTTTTGGATTTGACAGGTATTGGCTGAAGAATAAGGGCATGTAGGGACTGAGTTAATCTCTTTAAAAACTGACTTAGAAAACAACTGGCAATGTGCTAAACAAAATGGAAACTCTTGGATTAGTAAGAGGTTCTGAAGTTACTGTAGCTTAAGAAGTTTACGGAAACGGGGGGTCGGCAGACATATAACCTAGCAACAGAAGTCGTAGTTTGATAGAGCACACCGGATGGCTCTCTAAATCCGATTCGGGACCATTGGTTGTTGATTTACGATGGTGAAGAACAAATCAACTATTTTGGGATATTAGAAAATATCAACCTAAACATGTAGTCCTTATCTGACAGGATATTATGGACGAGGGTTCGAGTCCCTCCGCCTCCACCATCTGAAATCCCCATCATATTTGATGGGGAAAAAAGAAAAAAAACAAATTTTGTGTTTGTAAATTAAAAAAAACCACATATATTTGTATTATTAATAATTTAATAACTAAAAAATAAAAACCCATGAAAACAATCTTCAAATCCATCTTCGTACTTTTATCAATAGTACTTTTTTCATCTTTTGTTACTAAAGAAGTATTCACAGGGACAAAATCACAACCTTTGGATGGGACCAAACAAATCTTTGTTAATTCAACAAAACAGATTGATTATACCGATTTCCCAATGTCTGTAGGTTCATTCAAAAATAAAATTAGTGATTCTATCACTGAAGGATTTCAAATTTATACTTTTGATTTTGATAAAAACGTATTAAGTCATCATTTTTATGATTACGACCAAAATGACTCTATCGTTGATAAAACATACACTTTAGATATTAAAATGATTAAATCTAACGCCGATTTTGCATTTTTTTCAGTAACAGATAAAACAGGGTATTACAATGATATTACAGAAAAATTAATGATCATCAATTTGAAAGATAATCCTAACTACCCTAAGTTACAAATTATTTGGAAGGATGGTGATGACTACAAAGGGGTATATTCTGTAGATACTAGGGATTTTAATGAAATGTTCACCGATAGTGATACAAATGTTTTTGACAAATAATCAAGAACTATATTAATAAAATAAAAAAACCCTCAATTGAGGGTTTTTTTATTTGTTTGTATTTTGATTACATAAGTCCAATACTTGATTGGTTCTTAGCTCCTTTTGAATTACAGTACGTATTTGAAGTCGACTCTAATCCACCTCCCATTTTTGATACATATCCCGCAGAACCCGTATCTACTTCAGGAATACCACCATTCCACTCTGCGGCCCAAAAGTTAGCTTTAGCTCCACATCTGTGTTGTAGTTTTTCTGTAAAATTTCTTGTTTTTTTCCATCCTTCACCACTAGTACTTTTATAATATTGGACACCTGAAACAGTTACTTGGAAACTTTTGTAATTTCCATCTTTAATTGGTGTAGGAGCTCCAACCGAAGTTACGGCAAAAAAGTTTGTCCCTCCTGGCATTGAAGTTTGATTTTCGTTGACAAAATAATCCTTAGCCGATGGTTTTGTTTGTTCGCTAATAACTCTTCTTACTATTCTAGTAAGATCTGACTCAGTTAATCTAACAATTCTTTTCATAATTTTAATTTTGTTTTTTTTATTATTTTATTATATTTTTAATAATAAATATATGATAAATCAGAAAAAGCAATTATTTATCTTTCATATTGAAATTTAATGTATGATTTATTGTAACAGATATCTGATTGGTATCAAAATGTCTTATTTTACCATCATCAAATGATGAACATACCCATATTGAATTTCTATGGATTCCATAATCAATAATAAATAAAACTTGAGCTTCGCCAAAAGGAGTGTTTACTGTTAGAACTTGTTGGACTTCGTGAATTGTTGTCATATATATAAATATTATAAAACAAAAAAGGGACTATCAGTCCCTAATGTTCTTTACCGGTGGCTCCATTAAAATAAAACGCTGAGATTACACGTTTGTGTGAGAACCTTTAGAGTCATTATTGTTTCTACTCTTATCCACTTCCTTTTGAGAAGTATTTCTCAGTGACGGTCTTTTAGGTTTACCACTCCTTAAGGTTTGAATTACTCTCATCCTAATCTACTCTTTTCGAGAATGCCTTCCCAACTCGTCCTTGCGGGACTAAAGGTTTTTCGGATAATTACACATCGACTTGGGATCTCTGTGTGCAATGAACGGCTCATTACTATGTAGTCACCTTTCATCCAAACCTGACGGACACTTTTCCTTAATGTATTAATTAATGGACTTAATTCAATAGTCATAAGTTTTGTGTCGTGGATTGTCGAAGTAGTGGTCCGCCAACCGAGCCAACCCATCTTTTGAACGAGTCGATACTCAACTACTCCGTGAGATATCCCTACCTCCATATTTTTAGACTACTTCATCACCGGGTTTTGGTAAACCTGAGTGAAGGATGTTAGCGACACCACTCGTTCTACATCTTACCTTGTGGTCCTTCCACTTGGTTTTAAGTAACCTATTATATTGGAAAACGCAATATTAAAGTTGGATGACTTTGAGTCTTGCAATATTCCTACGGGTTATTCCTATTGGTGTTCCCACCTCAATCAGACGACCCACATCGCCAAATCATTTTGCCTTATTCTTTACAGCGTTGCCCTCAATACTAAAGCCAAAATGGTATCCCGCTTGTGTACTCAAGCTCCCGAAGAAGCCGCAAACCCAACACACTTAAGGGTTCACTTTATCCTACTTTCGTAGTTTATTTTATGGACTATACACGGCCCAATATCTTTATCATTCAAAGATGGAAATTTCATTCCAATTACTTGTCATAGAATCTGACAAAACTTTTCCTGAACGGATAATCTATTTTTCAAAGAACGTTTCAGGTCTTTTCCTGATTTGTTTTACAAAGTTACTACATTTATTTGTATCTGTCAAGTACTTTGTAATTTTTTTTTTAAAATTTTTGTACAAAAACTTTTAAAGTACCATATTTTTTTGCCATGATGTTCGCAAATTCAAAATTAGGTGTAAAAACTTCTTGACCTTTATCATTGATGTAGGCAAAAATTTCATTTTCTAATTGATTGATATCTTCCATTTTTTCTTTTTTTTTAATTATATAAATAATAAAACTATAAAACAATAGGTACTAAAAAAAAATTAAGACCAACCTTGTTGTTTTGCAAATTCTTGTCTTTTCATTTTTGCACCGTATCTATCTGATGGTCTTTCTACATTATCAACAATCCAATCAATCCATGTTCTAACATCTTTTTCGCTTTTGGATTGTTCTTCTTTAATTCTTTTAGACATAAATTCAATTTGTTTATTATAATCAAATAGAACCCTGATTTTTTCAGCGTCTGTTGATCTGTCAACATCTATATTATAGTTCTTCAAATAAGAAACCCCCATACCACCACAGACATTATATTGCCACAATCCAAACGAACAGTATTTTTTACCATCTATATTTATTGATCTTGTGTTGTTTTCGGCGTTGGGTCCAGAATCTCCTTTAGCCTTAACGTTAAACCCACTTTCACCAAAAGCATTCGCAACAACACCTTTGGCGGCCTTATCAGATAATCCATATGATTTTAGATCATTTAATAATTTTATAGGACTGACTCTATCGATTCCAGATCCTAAAGATGATGATCTTGTTACTTTCACTATTTGAGTACCTTTATCAGTTACGGTATCAGGACATATATTATTTATGGTTTTTACTAAACTTTTTACAAACAGCTCATCACCATAATTCATTTCACTATTTATATAATCATAAATGTCTTTGTATTTTTTTCCGTCGATTTCTTTTCTTTCTACAATTTTGTTAATTTCATCAAGTTCATAACAACTTTTTAATTTCTTTATTGCATCATGAATTCCAGTTTCATCAGTACCAAGACCTTCAGAAGATAATATTATTTTATTCAAAACACCTGATACCGAATCCATGTTAACATCAGTATCTTTAATACCGAATCTTGTTGCAATGCCACTGATGTCAGACTCAGGTCTATTAATATTTAAAGAACTTATAGCTGATGCGGTAAGACCGGCCGCAGCGCCCATTATTGTTTTTGGGTCGGTTGTCACTTCAAGTTCCTTGTTTGTTGGTAAGATTTTTAGTCTATCCACTAAATCAATATTGACTCTGTTTATGTTTCCATCAACATCTAAGAAATCTTTCACATCACCAACTTTTACTGCAACATGAACGTGTTCAGGTATACCCAACTCCCCTTTGATTATGAATGCTAATAATTGACCCCTATCAACGTATTGTCCCTCTTCAACAACAATTTTTGTTACATGTGTGTAGAAAACATCGGGATCACCCCCTGTTCCTCTAATGGTTAAACTGTCCCCATAAATTCTCTTACCACCAACTGATCTTAAACCTGGTGGATTGTCGGTAATTTTATCAACATAACCTTCCGATATTGAATATATTGGTGTCCCTTCAGGTGCCATGATGTCGTATGCGTTATTACTAAACCAATCTTTGCCGGATGCATCAGGGTGTCTTGATGAATGCGAATTTGGCCCACCACCCCAAGTAGGGTCTACTTCATCAAATATTTTTTTCGAAAATTTTGGGTATGCATCAACTAAAGATTCATTGATAGACATCAATGATCTTATTCTAGTCAAATGTTCATTTAATAAACCTTTCATATATGATTTTATCATATAAATACTTCATCAGTTTGAAACCAATCGGGTATTTGTCTATTTTTCCATGAAGCAAAACTTTTTTTTGCCCCACGATAGTAGTTTCTATAAGATTCAATAACGTCAAAAACTTTATATTCATCGGGCATTGCTTTTGGTGGTGTGGTAAAACCTTTATCAACTATGTTTGGTTTATTATCAAGACACCACTCGATTACTTGTTGTGACTTATGTGTTTTACCATATCTAAAACTATATTCATTACATAATTCTAAACCAAGATCACAAAGATATAAGTAGTTTGATAAACTTTCACGAGTCCATATTGCGCATGGGTGATTTTTGTGGGATAACTTGTAGGGAACTTGGGGGGTAACTTGGGGGGTTGTATGATGAACCCCACATAAAAGTTGTGCAGTTTCTAATACCATCTTGACCACATGTTTATCGCAATGATATTGTGCACATTTTTGGGTATCGTAGTCAAGAAAAAAAATATTCATACTACAAAAATAATAAATTTTTTTGTAATAAAAAATTATTCAGACAAGTGTGTCATCAAAACACCACCTAAAGACGTTGCGTGAACCAATAAATGATTTATAGATTCAATATCTAATTTAGTTTTTCTTTTGGTATAATCTAAACCTAATGTACCAATAAACTTTTCATCAATTGTTTTTATTGCAAATAAGTAACTTGATTTACAACCTGTATCTTCAGCAATATATTTTAGTCCGTAAGTTGCTATTGTTTCATCTTTGTAGTCGGCAATTTCAATAGTATCGTTATTTAATAATTGATTTATAGACTTAGAAAAAAGGTTAACAGGTATATTATGAAAATTAGTTTGAACTGAAGAAACGCCAGAATTTACTGTTTCATACATTATTGAAAATTTTGCCATTGATTTACCTGTAGGATAAAAATTACCACCATTATGAAATTGTGTAACCCAAACACGATCGGCATTAAATTCTTCACGAATATGTTCAATTTTATTATTTACCAACTCAGCAACTCTCAGAGTGTCTTTGACCATGTCTGGCTTTTCTTTTTTTTCTAATTTGTTTTTCAAGTATAAAAGTAATATTGGTCCCAACACACCTGTTATAAACGCAATAATAATCCCTACGTATTCTTCCATATTAATCAACTTTTTTTATTGTGGATCTTGATATTTCAGGTGGATTTATTTTACCACCATCTAAAACTCTTAAAATACCGTCTTTTGTTCCCCAAGTATCTAAAGAACTACATTTGGCGATATCTTTTGACCCTTTATTTTTTTGTAAACCATTAACAATACAATCATATCTACCATTTTTCAAAGTTTTGACTGTAGCATCTATTCCATCTTTTTCAGATTTATAATTTCTAACTCCCCCAATACACTTATTATCTTTTTTCTTCAGACAGTTCATAAATGTTGAACTATCCATTTCTTGTGTGGTATTAAAAGGGTTAAAGGCGGATTTTGCACCCTCCGCTTGTCTCCACGCGTAAAGAAACGCTAAATTTTCTTTAGTATTAGGTGCGTCCAATTTTTCAAGTATTTTTTTATAAAACTTGATGTCATCATCATTAGGTTCGGTAATTTTATAATTTTTGAAATCTTTGCTTACATCTCCCGACTTTTCTTTTTCTTCAAAGTCAACACCCGTTAATTCCTTGAATTTCTTTTTAAGATCCTGAAAAGTTTCTGATTTTTGTATTGATGCCAACACATCTGAAAATAAACTTTCATCAATAGAATTCATTTTTCTAATTCTATTTTTTTCGTTTTCAGTTATCAACTTTTTCATAAATTTAATTTTTATATAATAAATATGTTACAAAAATAAAAACCCCCGAAATTATCGAGGGTTTTTAAGTCTATTTACACAATTTATTTTTTATCAACAATAGACCAAATAGCACCTGTTAAAGTCATAAGTGCACCAGTTATGTCTGCAACGACTGACTCAGTAACAAGCCCTTTCATTATAAGAATACCACCTACGAATGTTAGTCCGTGTCTGATAATTCCCATAATTTGTTCTTTAGTTAATTTCATAAAATTTGTTTTTTATGGTTTATTTTATTATAAATATCACTTAATAAGGTTATAATACTCTTTAAAGTGTTTAATTCTGTCTGATAAACCTAAAATTCCCCCATTAACTCTTTTGGTTACAGATGTAACAGTGGCATCATCGGCTCCCTTGTCACAAATAGACCACAATTTATTTGAATCAAAAAAGAATGCCGCAGACGCTAAAGGATATTTTGTTGCAACTAAATCAGGATTTGAAACACAATCTTCACCTATAAATTTAGAAAAATTTGTATAGTTACTTTTTCCTGTAAGTTGGATGTAACCCCTACCTCTGAATTTATATCCTTCGCCTGACGCCTCATCACCATTTCCCATCCTGTTACCATAAACACGGGACGCAATTTTTTCGGGTTTACGAGCGTAAGATTCATTCAGGTTACCCGGAAAGTATTTTCCAAAAATCTTTTTTAAACCATCGGCTGAATAATTTAAATTTTCACTGACAGCTTTGAATCCACCAGATTCATGACCACATTGTGATAAAAAGTGTGCTAATCTTAAATTGTTTGTAATATTAAATTTTTTTGCGGTTTCCGGAATTTGGGCCAAAACAGAATCAGGTATGTGTCCTTTTAACTTTTCAATATTTAAAGGACCACCACTTGGTATAACAACATCTTCTTTAATAACATTTGTTTTTGGGGTAGATTCCCCAAACATTTTGCTCCAAGTTGCATCACCAACAATACCATCATCTTTTAATCCATTTGCTTTTTGCCATGCTTTTACCGCAGCTTCGGTTTTAGGTCCAAACTTTCCTATTGTTTCAACACCTAATTTTTCTTGGAGTTTTTTTACATCAGCCCCTTCTGATCCTACTTTAAGTAACATAATCTATTTTTTATTGTTTATTTTCAGTTGCATATTTAATCCCCATAATAGTACCCACTATTGAAAATGCATTGGTAAGTAAAATACCAAAAATATTTGACCACGCAGCACTAATAACCTGTGTGTCTTTACCTAATAATAAAGTGAACATATAAACACCAGTAGTAATTATACCAACACCAACAATTACCCATAAAGCAACTCTGACTATAGTAGAAATAAGTTCTGTTTGATTTTTTTTCTGTAACAAGTCTAAATCATTTTCCGCCATTTCCTTAGCCTTCAAGGCTTCTAACTTAGCCATTTCAGCGTTTGACATTTCAATTTGTAATTTTTCAGTCAGTTCTAAATTTTCTTTTTTCCAATCGTTGAGTTCTTTGTTTTGGTTTTCAAAAATTGTTTTGGATTCTTCAACTTCAAGTAAACTTTGTTGAAGTTCCTCCATAATTCTATTGTTTTCTGTGTTTGCAACAACCAAATCTTCATTTTGTTTTTGTATTTTTTTTGTCATGTCAAGACGTTTTTTTCTTTTTTCTTCGTCTTTAGCCTTACATTCTTTTAAATACGTTTTGAACTCTTCGTCGTTTTCAACATCTATAAGTTTAGTAATATTACCTTCAAGACCTATACCCTTTTTGTTATAAAGATCAATTAAAGTTTTTTTAGTATTACTATCTATTTTAATCATTTGTATACTTTAAATGGTGCGGTTCTGTTTTTATACTGATCATAATCTTTTTTGAATTCTTCAAGTCTAGGTTCAATTTCATCAGATTTTATAATCCAAAATTGTGCACCTGCTTGTAGTGCTTTAGCTTGTTCTTCTGGTTCGTTAGATGATGAAATAATTCCTATTACAACATGATTTCCGTATTCGAAATTTATTTTTCTTATAAGTTCAATACCATCAAATGAACTACCAATTATATTAAGATCAACAAAAACACATTCAGGTCTACTTTCTGGTGTTTTTTCTTCTAACCATTTTTTAAACATTGATGCCGCTTCATCTGCACTATTTATAGATTTTAAAGATAAACTTATGTCCAATAAAGAACAAGCGTCTTCAAACACCAAGTGGAATAAATCCTCATCATCAACTAATAAAATAGAATCAATCATTTTTTTAACTTTTAAATTTAATTTTTATTTTAGTTCCAATTTCATTTTTTTCACATTCAACACTAAATCCGTGTTCTTTTAAAATGGCAATTGAAATATTTAAGCCTAAACCGATTTCACCAATATCTTCTTTAGAAACTATTTTAATTTGTTTTTCAAATTCAGTTGATGTCATACCAATACCATTATCTTGTACTACTATATAATTATCTTCTTCAAAAATTAAAACTTCTTTATTTTCGTTATTATTGTATTTTAGACCATTTTTCACAAAGTTTTCAATTGCCCCACAAAAAAGAACTTCATTAATTTCTAAAGTCGGGAGATTCTTTATTTTGATTTGATTATAGTATGATGTTTTTACAAAAAACTGTTCTAAAGTATTTTTTATATTTTGTTTGGTTTTTTCTAAAACAACATTTTGTTTAACTAAATTTGTAAATTCATAAACATTTTTATAAACTTTTTGGGTGTGATTTAAACCTTCACGAATCATCTTTATTGGACCTTCGATCTTAAGATTTTTCATGTCGTCGACAGTCAGCCTTTTTTCCAAAGAAGATATACCCCTTGGAATATATGTGTTTATACCAGAATGCATATCATGTCTGATTATTCTTGCCGCATGTTCTAAATACGTGTTTTTAGTATTTATGTCATTTAGTTGTTTATCAATTTCTTTATCCTGTCCTTTGATAGTTTTTCTCTGTATTAAAACAAATATTATTAATATTAATATCAAACCTATAGCTATTGCCCAATTTAAATAAAATTTCAAATTTCTTTTTTCAATACCCAAAACTTTTGTTTCATTTTTAAGTTTGTCTTTATCTATTGATAGGTCTATGATTTTTTTTTCTTTTCCTAATGACCCTATAGTCGCATCTTTAGCATCTATCACTTCTTTAGGAGCGTGTCTTTTTAGTAATTCTTCCTTTTCTTTAATAAGTTTTTCTATTTGACCTTCAATTTCTTCTGCCAATTTTTTCATATCTGTAGGTGAAACATTTTCATAACTTTTTGGTAGGTTTTGTAAAAAAACCTTGTCTGACTGTAGACTTTTCAAATCTTCCACAGATAAATCTTCTGAAGGTTCTTCGGTTTCTTCTTTTTTAGTTTCAAAAACTATTTCAGGTTCAAGTTCAACAACTTCAACAAAACCTCGTACTCTTTCCAAATACCAATCAGCAGCTTCATACATTTCTCTATTGTAAAAAGCAATACCAATTTCTCTACACAATTTAGCTTCTTCTTTGTTAACGGCTTTATTTCTTTGTCTTAAGTTATCGAATCCAACTTTATCAATTAAAGATGAAATATATTCATCTTCAGGTAAGACAGGCACTCCTTGATCCCACATAGACTCGGTAATTTCTTTTTTATTTTTGATAAGTCCTTGTGCGATTGTTATATTGTAGAATGAAAACAATATTAAAAGAATAAAAATTATTTTTTTCATCTTATTTGTAGTCGTTAATTTTTATGTTTATTGGTAGATTTTTTACTATTGGTCGTTCGTCTTCAGTATATTTCATTTCCCAACCAATTTCTGGACTTTCTTTTCTAATATAATTTAATCCTTTCCAAATTTCAAATTCATCATTTGGTCCTCTTCTAATCATTCTTAAAGTACCATTTTGCATACTACAATGAACTGTATATAATGTTAAATCCACAAATTTAATAGTATGATCTGGCCATGACATATAAATGTAAGAGTTGTCAATTGATGCTTTTATTAACCAATTTTCAAGTACGTATAATCTTTGTTGTAAACTGTCTTGATTTTTATGTGTTAAATATAAACTATCTATTACCATCTGTTTATTATTTATGTTTTTTTCTAAACTGTCAATTTTTTTACTATAGTCTTCAAGTTTAGTTTTATAAGTAGATGATAAGAATCTTTGATTTTCTATTGTCAAATTCAAATCATTTGATTGATCTGTGGTATAAATTACAACTGAATCACCCTTTAAAATTGTTTGGATTGGGTAAGAATTTTGTCCGTGTAACAAAAAAGTTATAAATAAAAAGTTGAATAATAAAAAAATTTTTTTCATTTGAATTTAATTTTAATTTTAGTGCCTATATGGTTTTTTTCACAAGAAACGCTGAATCCGTGTTCTTTGAGTATTGCTAAACATATATTTAAACCTAAACCACTACCACTTTCTTTTTGGTTTTCTTTTCTTACGTATGGTTTCGATAAATTGTCAAATTCTTCTTGTGACAGCCCCCTTCCATTATCCTGAATTACCAACTGAAAATCTTCCATATATAAATGTACAAATTTGTTATCATTGTCATTATATTTGAGGCCATTTCTAATTAAATTATCGATGGCGGTACAAAATAAAGGTTCATTAACTTCATGGTCTTCTAAAGTATCAATTACAACTTGTGATTTATATGATGTTGTTGATAGGTAACTTTCTAATATTTCTTTTAAGTTTACTTTAGTTTTGTTGAGCACTGAATCTTTTTTTACTAAATTAGTAAATTCATAAACACCTTTATAAACTTTCTGAGCGTGTTTGAGACCTTCTTTCAACATTTTCAAAGGGGCTTCCAATTTATATTCTTGAATTTGGTTATCACTCAATCTTCTTTCTAACGAACTTATCCCTCTTGGTATGTAAGTATTAATTCCTGAATGCATATCATGTCTTAATATTTTTGCGGCATGTTCCAAATAAACATTTTTCTTCGCTATTTCTTCAGTTTTTTTTATCAAATCTGTAACATCATACCTTATAGACATAAACCCTTTTAAACAATCTTGTTCGTCAAATTCTGCCATTATATAAGAATCAACCCAATAAAGTTCACCTTTTTTTGTTTTATTTGTAACTATTTGGTTCCAAATCTTTCTTTTTTCTACTGTTGTTTTATACATGTCTTTCCAAAAATTTTTGGTATGTTTTCCTGAATTAACAATGTTATGATCTTTTCCTATTACCTGACTAAGTTTCCAACCAGAAACATCTTCAAACTTTTTATTCACATAAACTATCTTACCCTTAGAATCCGTTTTACTTACTAATACCGAATGATCTATAAATCCTTCAATATCATCAATTGTCTTATTAACATTATTATTTTCTTTTATTGAATATGCAAATGAATATAATGCTGATAACATTTGAGCAAAATCAATTTCAACTTGGTCCCAAATTCTAAAATCAAAATTTTCAATACATATTACCCCAATAGTGTCTCCCTTGTAGGAAATGGGAACATCAAGCATAGATTTAATACCCAATGGGTCAAGATAAGTGTCTTTAAAACATGATGTTGCACTATGATTTCTTGCATCATTTGCAACTATGATAGGATTTAATAAAAGAGATAAAAAATAAGGTTTATAATCTTCTTTTAATAATTCATAATTTTGTTCCCAGCTGTCAGTTTTTTTGGAATACAATTGTTGACAAATAATTGAAGTTCTGTCTGTATTGTACAACCAAACTGAGCATCTGTCAGCATTGATTGAATTACTGACTTCTTTAGTTAGAACTTTAGCGCCTTCTGACGTGTTACCTTCGAAAAAAGAAGAATTTAATGATTGATATATTAATGTTTCATTTAATTTTTTAACGTAATCACTTCTTTTTTTTATTTTTTTGTTTTTTTTCAAATATTCATAAATGTAAATCCCAAAAAAAGATACAAAAAGTAAAAAACATATATATCCAGCATAACCGATATTTTTACTATAACTTATGTTTCCTGTCACAAGTAAAGATTGTGTCACAAAATAAATTGACATAATCACTATCGAAATAAAAAAAGATACTTTAGACAATTTTGACATATTAATAAATATTATCAAACTATTTACTTTTTGAAAAACTTTATATTTATAAAAAAAAATATATTATGTGTTATACAAAAGAACAAATAGAAACTACTGTCAAATCAAAAAATTTTAAATGGTTTGACGACGCATCTAACAAAGGTTATGATGTAAATATTGTTGGTGTTAGAAATAATGAACCAAGTGTTGCTGACAAAGTCACAAATGTTTTTGATGATTGTCTAACGATAACTTATAAAGACGAAACAGGCAGTTGGAAATTTCATTGTTGGATGGCAACATGTGATCCTGGTAAAAAAGGGGTCATGGAATTTCACAACAAAAATGGCGTTGCAAGATTAGTACCCGGCCAGTATCGAGGTGTTTGGAAAATTGATAAACATCAAGGGAAATACGACGCTCTTTGCCAAAGATTAGGTAATGTAACAGTTTGGAGAGATTCTAATAAAGATTTAATTTTTGAAGAAACTAAAACAGACACAGGAATGTTTGGTATTAACATACACAAAGCCGGTCAGGACTCGACTTGGGTTGAAAATTGGTCCGAAGGATGTCAGGTATTTAAAAGAGTTAAAGATTTTGATGAATTTATGTCAATATGTAAAAAAGCGGCAAAAATCCATGGTAACAAATTTTCTTACACACTTTTAGAGTCTACCGATATAAAATAAAACTTTAGTATTCTTTATCTGTAAAGTAGAAATAAAGAAAAATACCAAATAGAACTATTGGTGTTAATATTGCCGCTATGATTGAGTTGTCCATGTGATGATGTTTATAATATAAATAATAAAAAATTTTAACAAAAAAATACAAAATGAGTGGGGCCGTTCTATTGATGAACAAACCCCACTTTTTTTTTATTTGAACCAAAGGTGTGACATTTTTTGAAGAACATTAGTGTCTCCTTCCCAAGATTTAATTTGGGAATTTGGAACCCAAAATTCCATTTCACCAATTTCTTCAACACGACGTAGGTACTCTTCACGGAATTTATCCGCCTCACTTGCGTCTGTGATGTACTCAACACCCATGTGTTTCGCACATGTCTTACCCATTTTAGTTAACATTGAAAACTCATCGGTAAGAGTTTTTGCACAACACACACAAACGTCACCACGTTTTACGGTCATTTTACCTGAAAATTTTACAGCTTTAGCAGAAAACGATAAAACTTTTGTGATGTCCAACAAAATTGGGTTAAAATTAAGACCGTATTTTTCTTTAAGTTGTTGACCAATTTTTCTACCAACTTTGATAGTATCACCAATTGCTGGTACATTAACTTTACGAACAACAGTTTTGTTTTGTTCTTTGTCGATTTGCTTCAAACCAGCCGAAATTTGTTTTTCAGAAAGTTTACCATATTGAGTAAGTTTATTTTTAATATCCAAAACAAAAGAATTTGGCCCGTCATAGGATGCAATTTTCTTAAGATCTTCAGTCATTTCAACTGACTTTACTTCATCAACATTCTTAAAAATTTTTTCTACTGCAGATTTTTGGTTCACAGTAAGTGATCCATATTTACTAATTGCGTCTTTCATTTTCAAAATGAATGAATTTTTACCGTTGTAATTTTTTACCTGTGCTGTGATGTCTGTTGTCATATCTTTATCGTTATTTATTTCAACAAAGATACAGGAAACTTTTTGATTTCCAAAAAAAAAATAAAAAAAAAGTACACCCGAATGGATTCGAACCATTGACCTACTGCTTAGAAGGCAGTTGCTCTATCCAGCTGAGCTACGGGTGCATATTATAAATAATAATTTCTGTTTTAAAATATTCAATACTTTTGTGGTCCCTGTTGGGATCGAACCAACCACCTACTGATTATGAGTCAGTTGCTCTAACCTAATGAGCTAAGAGACCTTTTTTTATCTACTTAAAACTTTCTTTTTTTTCTCAACAAAAAAAGTGTCGTTAAAAATGTTATGAATAAAAAAACTGTCATCTTTTATAGCTCTTGAACTTGTTTCATGACATTAGTAACATCTTGTTCAGTTAAGTAACCCATTACATCATTGGTTATTGGAGTATCGTAGGTAAGATTGTCGTCAGAGTCAAGGACCGCGACTTCATAAAGACCATCACGACCCCCATATGAATAAGAGTGTGATACAACAGATACACCGAACCCATTATCAAAATGCATACGGGATTTTTTACCAACCATAAACGGTGCATCATTTATTTTTATAAATTCCAAGTCTTGAAAAGTTTTCATAATGGTTAATTTTTAATAAGTTTGGCGGTCCATGCGAGAATCGAACTCGCGGCTCATCCGTGACAGGGATGAATGTTAGCCACTACACCAATGGACCAATTGGACTCGAGGGTACGTAGTTCTTCAACCCTCTTTGATATTTCCCGCGGTTAGTCAAACCGAATAGATCCTTTATCTATCAGAAGTCCCATATGAGGTATCACCTCATTTCTCATCGTATTGGGCATACTATTCGGTGATGATCCGAACCGTGAAGTCAGGGTAGGATTCGAACCTACAATGAGCAACCTTATAACTTCTCGCGTCCAAATTGCTCTTGGACCGTGGTGTCTTTAGGACTTGGCACCGTGCCTCATTACACTCCTGACCTTCCTGTACTACCTTGACAGGTTTGTAGTCGGTACGGGATTCGAACCCGTGTGACAAGGATGAAAACCTTGTATCCTGACCCCTAGATGAACCGACCAAATTAAGATGAGTCGTGGACTTGTGTACCACTTTTGTCCCTCTTTAAGTTTCTCACTAATCCGGGATGTAGGGAAACTCATCTTCTTTTTTTTACAAATTTAATTGTTTTTTTTAAATTACTTATTCTTTTTTTTATTTTTTTTCTTAAAGAACTTAAAAAATCACTGTTATTTTCAATCTGAACAAAATTAACTTTTCTTGATTTTAAAGTTCCTGACAAAACTTCCTTCATCACTACTTTGTTTTTTTGTTTATTTGGTGGACACTGTGGGAATCGAACCCAAACGATGTGGTTGCAAACCACTCGACCTGCCGTCGGCATCAGGCCCAACTTGGAGCGGGAGAAGGGATTCGAACCCTCAACAGCCAGCTTGGAAGGCTGGAACTCTACCAATTGAGCTACTCCCGCAAAAGTGTGACAACTTTGGGGTGTTGTCACGGTGTTTACATGAATTAGGTGATCAACCTTTCTGACATCATGAGTATTGGTTTCGATCGGTGAACCATTACTATAAAATCCGTTAGTTTTTATCGACCAAAACTACTAAACGGCTTATCTCTTTGGGACCCTTTTTTAAAGTGTTTGTCCCTACCATCATAAGCAGATCTCTACTGCATACACTCCCGTACTGACGGTTGGATTCGAACCAACGTTTTCAACTTACCGCTACAGGTATAGATGATATAAGCATCCACTGGTACGTCAGCATAAATTCAGTAGGGTGGACACGGGCCTAGTAAACCGTCTTTCAGGAAAGGCCCTTCCACCTATCCACCCTTTAAGTTGCGGGAGCCGGACTCGAACCGGCGATCTCGGCTTATGAGACCGAGCGGATAACCATCTTCCACATCCCGCGATGTGTAGGCAAAACAGGATTCGAACCTGTACGATATAGTTCCCTTTTCAAGAGACATCCCCAGCTATATCTCGGTGACTTCTTACGGGGAATCAACCTAAGCGTCTGCCATAAATTCCGCCACTTGCCTATTTCATTTTTTTTGTGATTTAGTAGTTGACTCACACTCTCGTTTCACCATCTTGAGCCAACTGGTTGATGTACTTAACGAGTTTCCCATTGCTTACAACCACAATATTTTAAATCAAAGAACTTTCTTCCCTTTTACACGGGAGTAGGAATCCACAACACTAATTTTCCTACCCCCGTCATTTGTTTAACAAAGATATAAGATTTTTTTTAATCTACCAAATCTTTTTTATGTTTTTCTTTTCTTGTGTATTTTTTTTTATTTTTATACACATTTGGCCTTGTTGCCATTTTGATTTCTTGATATGTAACTTCAATTGTCTTCATTTATTACAAAATTAAATTTTTTATTTTGTTCTACCAAATACTTTGTAAAGTTTTTTTTAAAAAAACACATTCTTTGGCTTTCTACTTCCAGCCCCGAGAAATTGTATATAACTTACCCCGTCTCACCGCTGTGTGGGAACCAAAGTTTATGTGTTTTTGTTGTAGTCCGGGTGGGACTCGAACCCACAATCCTCAATGGGAAACAGGGCTTAAACCTGTCGTGTATTGCCAATTCCACCACCGAACCATTATTACCATTATTTCAAAGAACCTAAAACAAAAAACCCCTCTTTTTTGGAAGAGGGGTTCTAAATATTAAATGTATAAAATATTACACCCTCTTCTTGAAAGTTGCTTCAGCTAAATCGCCCCCTATCAATAATATGTGTAAATTTTTCATTTGCGGTTTTTTAATTTGTTTTATAAATATACTAATAATTTCAAAAGTGTCAAGTTTTATTAAAAATCTAAATTTTTGACTTTAATTCCTTGAGTATTTCTTTTCAATCCTGATGGTGTTGAGTCATCAGTTCTAAAACTACAGACAATATCTCCGATTGCAGTTCTTTTGAAGTGGTGGAATGTTCCTTTGTTTCCGTGATACTCACCTTTTACTTCCAATTCACCATAAACATCTTTTAGCTCATCTTTTGACATCTTCAATATTTCAGATTTACTAAGATTCTTTTTAGATTCACTAATAACTTGTTTAACGATACGAGCGAGATCTGATTCATATAATGATTCCTCATCATCTTCATCATTATCATCCCATAAACTCATTATAACATCATCATATGTCATACGAAGGTCGTCAATATCATACCCCATATCCTCAAGTTCACTTTCAACCGGTGAAAATACATCTTGCATCCAATCATATAGGTCATCATAATTTTCTTGTGGGGTTGATTCGGCACTATCCATAAGCATTTTGATAATCATTTCAGGTGTAACCTCCACTTCATCATCTTCATCATATTCTTCTTTAATAACTCGTCCAACTATACGAGCGAGATCTGATTCAGTAAGTCTTATAATCTTTTTCATAATAATCTTTTAGTATAAATATACTAATAAAAATATTTGTACCCCCAGCAGGACTCGAACCTGCAAGATTGTGATCCTAAGTCACACGCGTATACCAATTCCGCCATAGGGGCATTTTGTTGAGGTCGGGGTGGGATTCGAACCCACATACTACGGTTTTGCAGACCGAGACTTTACCCATCAGACACCCGACCAATTAACGACAGTGGTGGTCTGCCGCTCTTGTTGCAATTTGATTATTTGGTTTTATATTTGCCTTATAACCTAACGATTGTACCCACCCAACCGCTGGACCAACTAACTTCGAACTGAAGTACTTTTCTTGATAATTGTAATCAAGGTCTATTTCAACTTGAACCTTTATTTTATTTGTCAACCAATTTGCAACTTCGATCGAATAATCAGCTTCATTCCATAATCTTGTCCACTTATCACGAATTTTTTTAATTTTTTGTTTATGATAAATGTAGTGAACCCCACGGTTACCATATCTATATGCTATTGCCGTAACATACACGGTTGATCTTCTATGGTTTTGTGAGTCTGTACCAATGTGTATTTCAGCATATGGACATTCTTTAAGAATATCAATAGTATGTTTTACAATATCAGGTATAGAAACCCCTTCCACCGTTCTAAATACACGGTTCATTTTTTTATTTTTTTATTTAATTCTGAAGGCACATCTCATTGGTCTTTTTGTTTTTATAGCGTCATCCCAATTACCAATTACAACACCATCTTTGATTGTAAATGCGTGTCGTCTAACCAAAACAAAAAAAGTTCCTTTTGGATTTTGTTTAACAAATGTCCCAACAGTCATATTTCTTTTTTTAATTTCCCCTTTCACTTTAACATCATACATCAAAGATCTTAACATATTATCGTTGTGTCTAATACCAACAGGACAAACTTTTTTACCATTAACTTTAAATAAACTGTCGGCCATTTTGACAAGTTTTGATACAGTTCCGTAAGTTCCTTTTCTTGGTCTTCTACCAAATTCATCCGCAACAAACTTATGGGCATAATCATAAGACACTTCAAATGACGATGCAAATGCTCTAACCACACAGTCATTTGTTTCACGTCTAGCGGTTTCTGATTCAGAATATCCCTTAATTGCCTTTCCTGTAGCTTCGTATGGTAAATGTTTCATTATACAAAGATAATGGTTTTTGTTAGAAATTACAAATTTTATTTTGTGGACAGGGAGGGAATTGAACCCCCGACGCTTGGATCTTCAGTCCAACGCTCTACCAACTGAGCTACCTGTCCTTAATTAGCGCGTCCCCAAGGGCTCGAACCCTGACCGATGGGTTTGGAATCCATCATGCTACCATTACACCAGAGACGCGTATTTTGTTGTACCCCCTCAGAGATTCGAACTCCAACCTGACACCTTAGAAGAGTGTTGTACTTCCATTATACGAAAGGGGTAAATAAAAGATGATGAACAACTTTATCAGGAATCCCATCGTATGACTTCACACACCCTTAGAGAGAAATATATTCTTAGTGTGTACCCTTGCGAACACCCCTCCGTGTCCGTTGTTCTACGCTTCCTATCATCTTTTGTACCTTCGGAGAGGGTCGAACTCCCAATCATCAGATTCGTATTCTGAGGCTTTTCCATTAAGCTACGAAGGTATAAATAGTTCTGGTCAACCACTCGCCACCCACCTCAGGGAATATAAGGAATTATAACCTCACACTTTGAGCCTAAGCCTTGTCCGTTGTGAACTATTTGTGTGTATGATGGGGGTCGAACCCATGACCTCTTGAACCACAATCAAGCACTCTGCCAACTGAGCTACATACACCATGTAGTACCGATAAAGGGTATCGAACCCAATGACATCCAGGATATGAGCCCGGATCGGAAACCTTTCCTATCGGCGTTTTGCGGAAGACATTGGAATCGAACCAAATACCCAAAGGTACATCTCGCTTAGCAGGCGGACCCTATCGCCATCAAGGTTTATCTTCCGTAGTGTTCACGACGGGTTACGATCCCATTACCTCCGACGTATCAGATCGGCGCTCTACCAATTGAGCTACGTGAACTTATTGCGGACAAGACAGGGTACGATCCTGTAACCCCCGCATTAACAGTGCGGTGCTCTACCAATTGAGCTACTTGTCCTTTTTGTGGTGGGAGAGGAGGGACTCGAACCCCCAAGGTCTTACGACGACAGATTTACAGTCTGCTGAGCCAACCAATTGCTCAACTCTCCCTTATTGTACACCCTACAGGGATCGAACCTGTGACCTGTTGTATGTAAGACAACCGCTACTACCATCTGAGCTAAGAGTGTTTTTTAGTTTATTTACGCAAATATAACCATTTTTTGGTATAAATCGCTCAGTTTTACTAAATTTTTGTGTCCCCGACAGGGCTCGAACCTGTGACCCCCTCATTAAAAGTGAGGTGCTCTAAAACCAACTGAGCTACGAAGACGTTGTCTAAGTGACAGGGATCGAACCTGCGGCCTGATGGTCCCAAACCACCCGCTCTACCATCTGAGCTACACCTAGTTATTGTTGAGGAAGAGTGAGGTGTCGATCCCCATACCTTTCAGTACCTGCCGTTTTCAAGACGGAGTCACAAGCCGTTGTGATTACTCTTCCTTATTGTTGTTCCCCAGGGACTCGAACCCCAATTCCACGGACCAAAACCGCGTGTCCTGCCATTAGACGAGGGAACACTATAAAGACCAATATGTCAAAGAACCTTTTTGAGCTCCGTACCAGAATCGAACTGATTTCTCCTGATTACAAGTCAGGCGCATCTCCAACAATGCTTACAGAGCTAATATAAAACAAAAAACCCGAGATTTTTAAGTCTCGGGTTTTACATTCCTTCTATTATGTTAGTTAAACGTTTTTAACTCATAAGTGAAAATACCCTTGACTGATTACGCGTAATATAGCTAAACGACCACTGATTGCTCGGCTTGTTACAAATGACCATATGTCTGAGTGTATTTTTCATTTTATTATAATTATACAGTTTTTTTAAAAAGTTCTAATTCCTTTACAAATATACTAATCTTTTTTTAATTGACAATACTTTTCTGAATAAATTAACATTTCATATAACATTTTGTCAAAATCTTCAGAATTTACAAATTCATTATGTATTTCATATAGAATATCTTCCATTTTATATTTTTTTTACTTCATATATGTGACCAGAATCAGAATTAGTTTCAAAAATATCTTTCATTTTTTTAGCTTCTTCATAATCTTCAAACTCCCAAATTTCATTTTGGCTATCAAGAATTATCACAGGTATCCTTTTTTTATTATCGGACATTTTAACATGTTTGATTATAACGTACATTTTTTTATTTTAAAAATAAAAAATAAAAATCAAAATGTAAATTTATAACCTAATATTTGGAAGATCCAATCTTCGGTTTGGTTTTGATGGGTGTATTTCGTTAAAAACTTCTCTATTAGTTTTTTGTTTTATGTTAATAATATTTTGTCTTTGTTTAGTGATTTTATCTTTATCAACAACTTTCGGTTTTCTAACTAATATATTATTTATTGGATTATTAGAAACTATTTGAACTTTTGGTTTTTTATTTGGTTCTACAACTTTCTTGGGTGTTTTATTAAAAATCAATGAAATTACATTTTCATTATTGTTAACATCTAAGGGACCTTTATCTTCAGGTATTTCAAATGAAGGGTTTAATTGGTCTATTAAAAAATTATCAATATTATGGTTAGTTATTTCTATGAATTTCGAAACAACCATCTCATCCAATGGTGAGAATGATTTAGTATTTTTTTTGTTTTTAGTTAAAATATGATATTTCATTCTCAATTTAGATCTCATTCCAGTTTCTTGATTTGTTGTTAAACTTGTAGAATGTCTTCTATAATAAAAACAAACCCTTTCTATGTATTTAAAAGTTTTGTTGTTCATTCTCAACCTCCAATTGAACTCTGAATCTGCCGCACAGACCCATGGCTCAAACCCGTTCATTTCGTTAAAAACATTTTTCTTTATTGCAAATACCCCTTCACCAAATGTGTTTTTTTGTGTGTTAAATTTGGGTAAAGTAATATCATCTCCATCTTTAAATCCAGAAAACATAGGTTTAACACAGTCATATTTTTTTATATTATACAATAAATCATTAATCATATTTTTTTTCATGATGTCATCAGAATCAAAAAATAAAATATTATCATACTTTGAAATTGGCACAAGACTATTTCTTATAATGTAAGTTCCGACTCTATTTTTGAAAAAGAGTATTTTTAAATTTTTGTATTTTTTGTGTTTTTGAAACACGGATTTCAAAGTTGATGTACAATTATCAATACCCAACAAAATTTCAAAATCTACATCACCACAAGATTCTATAATGCTTTGTAAACATTCATGAATGTAATTTTTATTATTATATGCGGTGACTATTATTGATATCATTTCCTATAAATAACACACAATTTATTTGATTCATAAAATTCAACAGATTTAATATTTTTTATTACTGTTTCATCTAAATGTAATTTATAAAATTCATCGTTAGTGTTAATAGATTCAAAAATATGTTCCGTTTTTTTTGCAACATGAAGATCTTCGATAATATAGACACCACCACTATTCATATTGTTAAATAAATTATTAAAGGATATTATTTGATCCCCACTTTTATGACTTCCATCATCAACTATAAAATCATATTTAATATCACATAACGACTTCAAAAATTTAACATCGTTTTGACTACCAAGTTTGATCCTTATGTTCTTATTTTCTAAGTCTTTTTTTCTAAATCTTTTCTCGTTAATATCAATTCCTGTAATGTGACATTTCCCTTTGAAGTATTCATTCCACATTTTAATAGATCCACCAAAAGAAACCCCTATTTCTAACATAGTTTTGATGTTTCTGTTTTTTAATATTTTTTCGTAGTGTACGGTGTATCCATGACCTAAAAGACCATTTTGACATTTTATACCATCTGGAATTTTTTTATCTGTACCATATTTTTTTGCCAGCTCGTTTAACAACATAATTATTTTTTTTTTAATTTATTTACCCCAGCCTCGTTTTTCTTTTTTCCTCATTAACCCATATTCTTGTAAATTGTCATTCTCGTTTAATTTACAATAAGACACATCCATATTTGTAACATAATTGGGTACTGTCGCATAATGTGTATTTCTTTTTATATTTGTGTTATAACATCTTGAACAAAATGGGGTCGCAAAAAATCCCATCTTTGCACCTTCAGGTAGTATAAATTTTCCTGATAAATTGAATAGTTCTCTGTTAATCGCCGCAGCTCCCAAACCAGTTCTTGGAACTTTAATTGTTGTATCGTCAATAGTTGAAACACCTTCGTCAAGACCATATCTTGTGTAATCATAAAATGAAACTATACCGCAATCGTCAAATTTATTTATAATATCCATAATTGCAAAGTCCCAATATCTGTGAAAATACATATCGTCATTACACATCACAAAAAATGGACTATCACTCTTGTCAATTACAAGATTAAAGTTTGTTGCCGTTCCTAAATTTTTTTTATTTAGTATTATATCAAAAATTAATCCTCTTTTTTTTTGTTTCTGTAACCATTCCTTAGTTCCGTCAGTTGATCCATCATCAATTACAAAAATTCGAAATTTAATTGATGTGGATGCAATAATACTTGTAACACATTTTTTTAAGTATTCCAATCTATTGAATGTTACAATACAAATGTCTATGGTATCACCAAACTTGTAGTTTTTTTTTATTTCCTGTTGAATTTCTTTTAAAGTATAATTTTTGATCATGAATTTCTTATTAATTTATCAGTTTCCCTAAGTTTAGATGTTGTGTTATTACCATGTATTCCTAATTTAACAAATGTTTCAGGAATATAAATCACATTTTTTGTTATTCTTACTAAATGATCATGCATAACATCCATGATCCCATGTTTTACTTTTTTTTGTACTAATGTTGAAAACATAGAACATACTCTACTATAATCTCTACTATGGGTATACTCTTTACCTGATTCTACAATAAGTTTGGTTGGGTGAAAATTTAAAATAAAATCGTCATGTTTGTTTTTATTTTCAGAATAAAGCTTTTGAATTTTATTGACGTAATTTGGTAACATTATATCATCACAATCATGTCTTGTTTGTATTGTAATATTGTTTTTAATTACATAATCCCTGTAATCTTTTTTTGTATCTGAAAATGGAATTAAATCTATTTTTTGTCTTATTTCCAAATCTTTATATTCTTCATTTTGACTTGTAAATTTAACAATTTCAATATCCTTGTTTATTTCATTTCTAATTAAATCATAGTGTTTGGGATTGACTATAAGAGCAATTGAAAAGTTCTTGTTTGTTTGTGAATTTATAGATGGAATATAGGTTTTTTTCATAACTTGGAAATATTTTTGAAAACTTTCGTCATTTCCAAATTTACATCTTGTAACAATGATGTGTTTCATAAAAATTATTTAATTATAAATATACAACAAAACAAAATGGGAACCTAAGTTCCCATTTTGCTAGATAATGAACACCTCCCCTTTCTTTAGATGGTTTATCCCTACCGATCAACTACGATCGATAAGTATCTTCATTACTTGTAATCTTCAAACTCACCACAGGCAGTTGAAAAATCTATACCAAAATCTCCCCATGTTGCTCCACCTAACGAATTCAAAAATTTTATAAGTTCTTTTCTATCTTTTTTCATTTCAACGTCAAACATGTTTTTTACACCCAATTTACCTAATTCTTTGTACTGATCCGCACACCAACATTTTTGAATTTCATATTTAACATGTTCTTTTAGTCTTGGTGATTCAGAATATAATTTTCTATCTTCAATACTGTTTATAGTATCTTTGTAAGCCCCCAATATTTTTTTACAATTATCAAAAGTATAACTACCATGTACTGTTTTATAAATATCATAAACCTTTTTCAAAACTTCAGGTTTTTCATTCCAATAATCTTCTTTTGGTTGCCACAGTTTGTCAAAACCGACCTTACTACCTTTTACACGTTGATCGCTATTATAGAAATAAACCATCATCATAAGATTTAATGATCCAACTTTGTAAACGCTTAAAAATTGTCCTGTATAAATAAAATTTCTAACATCAACTTCTTCAGGATTTGTTAATGGATCAAAATTATATGCGTCTTGGGTTTCTTGAGCTTGTGTATCAATTTTAGCGATAAATCCTTTAATTTTTTCAAAAACATCACCTGTTGATTCAGGATCAATTTGTTTTGAAAAGAAATCTTTGTACTTTTCAACATTATAAGCCGTTGATAGAGATGACATTAATTTTTTAAACAAACCATAATCTTTTGACCGTGATTTTCTTTTGATTAATGAAACAATTTGGTTTGTTATTTGTTCCAACATGTTAATATCTAAATTAGCCGGTATATATTTTCCCGGTGATAAAGAATCCACATTAGTCCATCCTTTTGAGTCAGTAAATCTATTAAGAATATTTCTATAAATTTGCATCTGATCTTTTAATAGTTGTGCATCAGGATCTAATTCTTGTTTTGGGACAACACATTGATCGGTTGCTTTATCGTATTCTAAATTTTTAGTTTTACATGCGGCGATTTTTTGTTCTTCAGTATTTGGTTGTACGATTGGGTCAGGTGTTATGACAGGATTTTGTTTTTTGTAAGAAATAAATTCCTGTTTTAACGTTTCATCTTTCCATAGTGTTTTTGTACTAGGACCACAATCACCATCAACCGCAGTTTTATAGTCACATTTTGCGCCTCCACAAAGTTTTGTCTTTTTTTTATCAGTTTCTAAAAATCCATTTTTAACTTTCCATACCCATTCTTGAAATTCTTTTGTAACATAACCTTCGTCTTCTGGACATTTTTCACCCGCAGGTGGTACTACAGGTGGTACTACAGGTGGATTAGAACCTGATGGTTTTTTACAATAATAGTAATAAACAGTAAATCCTTCATTTTCTTTCCATGTAATATACTCTGTTGATTTCATCTGGTAAGTACCAAAATTTGTCTGATTGGTTTCTACGGCAGCATTTGATCCACAAGTACTTGGTTTTTGTTTAGCATCTCTTTCGAGTATCAATTTGGAAAGTTTAAATGATGACATTATATTAATTTTATCTTGACGTATTTATTGAAATTTTCTTCAGTTTTAATTTCTGGTTTTTGAGCTGCAATCCAAGCATCATAATTGATACTAATTTCTGCCTTTGCATCTTGGGTGTTTACCGCTTTATAAACTAAAATTGTTACTTTGGTTCCTCCATCATCAACAGTTTCTTGACGATCAAAATCTATATTTTTCTTTTTAAGTAATGTTAAACCTATGGAATCAGATATGAATGATTCATTTGCAATTAGTTCTTTTATTTCTGTTCTTGCCTCTCTATCAATTTTTGCGGTTTTTTCTTCTTTTTTTGGTGTTAATTGACCTTCAGGTGTAAATACAATTTTTGGATTTATGATTCCGCCAACATATGTTTCATTAACAATTTCATATTTCCCATTAGCAACAGCATATACATCCGTTGCCCCACTAATTTGTGTGTAAGCTGGAGTTCTATCTCTGAATGTCCTAACTAACCCTTTATTAATTAAATTATCATAAACTTGATTTTCAGTCCAACCATGTTGTTTGTTTAAATAATCAACAAGAGTTGGGTAATCAACGTATTTTGAACCCTTCATTTTTTGATTTAAGAAATATATTGTGCCTTCAAAAAATACTCTTGGTCCTGGTGCTAAACCTAATAATGCCGTGTTTTTGGCGGTATTCAAAAGTAATTCACCAAACTGTTCTAACGCAGTTTCTGTAGGATCATCACTACCTTTACCAGCATCGATTAAATTTTTTGTAAATATTATTGGGAACCATATAAGGTTCATTTTCCACCATCTGGACCACATCCCTTGGAAAGTCCACCCACCCTTAAATGGGTCTGATCCTAATGTAACATATCCAAGAGTTCGATATAACATGTCTTTACTCGTAAAAACCCTTATATCTGATGTTAGAGGTGAAAAAGTACCACCGAAAACACCCAACTGTCCAGTCTCTTTCATTTTAGTATAAATTTCTTCACCTAACTTAATATAATCATTAGGTGTTAAAGGTGTGTCAAGTTTTTCGAATTGTTTTAAAATAAGTTCATATTCGTTTATCAAAGCCGCAGGTGCACCCGCTTCGAATTCCGCTCTTGCAACTGGTTTAATCCCACTCTCAAGTTTTTGATATATGTAAGCCCACATATCATTAAATTTTTTACTGTCTTTTTTATAATAAGCGACCATAGTTTTACAAAATCCTACTTTACATTTGGATTCCATGTCTCTCATGACAGCATCAATTGCTTGTTTCCTTACTTCGTTAGGTGTTCTTCCTAAACCAAGGTCATCCTCGTCAAACGATATTCTCCAATCATCTGTTAAATCTAATGTAACTTGCTCAATTGGATTTTCTAATGAGTTTTTGATTCCGCTTATGTTATTAGTAATAACGGCAATTTCTTCTGCCGGAGCCAATCTTACAGTTGATGGATCTTCTATTTCATCAATTTGATCAATTACATCATCGACATACTTTCTTACAGGCGTAACTTCATCCAACATAGGGGAAATTGCTGCCAATTCATTTCTTAGTATTGTTTGAAAGTCTAAGGGTAGCGATGAGTTTCTAACCCCACCTTTTTGATAAATAAATTTTAAAGTATCTAATATGCTTATTGGTGATCCATCAGCATTCAATACATCGTCACTTATCGGTCTTCCCATAATGTCTTCGTAAAAATCATTTGCTAGTTTCATCTGATCAATAGCATTTTGACTTACAAGTTGTCTTTCAGCTCTTCTTATGGCACCATCAAACACATTTGTAATCATGTCTGAAGTTTCAGCAGCCAAAAACCCATTTAATCTTAGTCTGATGTCAGGTGTCATTTTACCTTCGAAATTGATACTTCCGGCTTCATCTGCAAATCTTGCGTTATATTCATCTATAAGTGATTTTAGATATCTTTTTTCTTCTTCTGAAAGTGCTTGTGTGGTTTTTCTAAGTAATCTTTTATATATATCCATGGCTTCACCATAACCAGTTTCTTCCATCAATAGTAATTTGTTGGTCCCATAAAAACCTTCATTTAGTTTCGATGTAAGACCCATCAGTTTTTTAATTTTTAAAATTTCTAAAGCTTTGTTTTCCATCTTTTTTTTTTAAATAAATATATCTTAAATATGGTTTATTTGTAGGCTACTTTTTTTTACTTAACAAATAATCATCATAATAGTCTGTAAAAATTTTTCTAACAAAATATATATTACCCCAATAATTACTAGACGCTGGATCACCAAAGTTCACATCTAAATTAAAACCAGGGGTTGGGTTATTAAATGACGACTGACACATATTGATCAGAAGTTGGTTATTGAATTCCCTTGTTTTTTCCATGGGAGTACCGTCAGGTTTTTGAAAAGTGAATTTTGCAGTAAATGTTACGTTGTTTGAAACTTGATATGGGTTTGAATTAGTTATTGATTTGGTTTTAATATTGTACCCTGAAAACCATTCAAAAAACTTTATAAGTTCATCATTGTTTGGTACGTGATTTACACCTTCTGAATCTATATAACCACTTTGTACTTTTTTATAAGAACTTGGTGTTCCATTAATTATTGCAAGAACAGTTTTATTTTTTGTGTCAACACTAATATTTTCTAAAACCTTTAATGAATTAACTGTTTTATCACGATTATTTTCTTGTAAACCTTGGTAGTATAATGCCTGATTTTCAGCCAAAACAACCTTTTTATAATTTTCAATAAATTTGTGATATTGTTTCTTTTTATCACCCCAACTACCGTTTTTACTTATGAAATCTAATTCTACCAAAATTTGGATGTATTCTTTTGCGTATTGTAAAGCCTTGTCAACATCTTTTTCATCTTTCATTTTATTAACAAATGCAGTGACTTGATCTTCAAATTTCTTAGCGTTTTTAGGGCTTTGATTCTTGAAAGACGCAATACCCATTTCAGCACCATTTAATATACCTTGTGGATCTTTTATAAATTCTTCATTGTCTTTTATTGCAAATGTACATATTGGAAATATAACACCACCAACCATTAATAAGTTCAAACCTAAACCTTTTAATAATAAATTTTTTCCTTTTGAATATCCTCCAACTATAGCGGCTAAATTCTTAAGATCCTTCAATGATGATTTTGCTACTAAATATTTTTTTATAGTTGGGTTCTTTTTTAATAACTCAACACCACTAAGACCTATGTCCCAATTTTTCATTAAATCTACTTCCCCTTTTATACCTGTTTTTTCAATGTCGTCAATCGCCTTAGCCATGGATTCACCAAGTTGTTTTGCAATACTTTTAGTACTTGCTTTACTATAATATTGTGACGCTAATGTCATAGACATTTGTAATTCTTTCTGTAAAGCCGGATCTAAAGCTTTGAACCACCTTTTGAAGTCTGCTGGACTACTAAAAGAACCTGATCCAAATTTATAGGCCAAATCTTTTATAGCGTCATCAAATCCTGGTGGTCTTCCTATTAATTTACCAAACATCATGCTTTCTGAAAAAACGGGAAGTAAACAACAAAACATGATCAGCCCCGCTTGACTTGTTAAACCACGATTGTACAGATATATCGCTTCCCACACACTAAATATTAATTCACCGGCCACTTGAACACCTATGTTCCAAGCGGCATATGCCGCAGCACTTGTTGCTCTTAAGGCAAAATATTCGGCCAATGGGGCAAATGCGATAGAAGCACAAATTTGCATACCAATTACAACAAAAGTGCCTGATGAACTATCATACCAATTATCAAATTCACTTCCAGCGTATTTTTGACCATATGTATTCCATTGATATTCCTGTAGTCCACTTGGTGGATTAGCCGACAAATCAGTAAGTTTTTGTTTTAAAGAATTCGAATAAGATTCACGTGCTTCTTTATCTTTCTTTTCTTGATATTTTTCTGGAAAGGCGGAATAATATGAGACAGAACCAGTTTCTTCAAAAATATTTGATTCAGTCACTAAATTGTTGGGAGGGGTTTTTGATTCTGCCAAATCAGAAAAAACATCACCTTTCATAGAAAAGTAACCACTTTGTTTATATGTTTCTAATACCGCCCAACCACGACTTGGATCGTCAATACTTTCTGTTTTACTAATATTTAAAGCTTCGTCAGGTGGACCAAAAAATGTTGACCCATCTGGTCTCAAAACCTTGGTTTTAATTGCTTTTTGTGGGTTCTTCAGATAAAAACAAAGACTGTAAGTGTTTGATTCTTCTGATCCTGCTTTGTAATCTGTAATAGTTTTAATTTTACCCTTAAATTGATTAAACCATTCTTTTTTTGGAAGATATACTCTTAGATCATTCTCCGCATTTGGTGAACTACCTTTTATCTTTATATAAGTCCCATAATCATCACCAAAAACTTCCCAACCCTTAACGTTTGGTGGGAAACTCATTAACTGATATGGTTCTTCACTTCCTGTATAATATGTTATCTTAAAATTTTCACCAACCCACATTTCATCAACAAAAAAACCTTTGTCATTTTTTATCATTTCCTGATCTTCATGACTTTTTGTCGCCGCATTATATCCCAAATAACTCGCCAATGCGCCACCTACAACTATTGCGCCCCAAACTAATGGAGCAATTTCGTTGATGGCTTGTTTATTTTCTTTCAATATTTTTAGTTCTAAACTATTCTTCATTTTATCTACCCATTAAAACAATTGTATTTTTTATTATAGATTCTATTTGTTTGTCAAAAGATTCATAAGCATCTATCATGGTTTGAATGTCCGCGTCACTTAATTCACCACTACCACTTGACTGAGATTGAGATCCATCTGAGTATAAACTTTTATATAAAAAATTATTCATTTCAACCGGAGTTCCCGCTTGTACGTCTTGTACAGTTTGTGTATTCCATAAATAACCATTAGTTTTACCGTCAGATTTTGCCCTGTCTTTGGCGTCAAGAATTGTGACAGGTTTAACATTTTTTTTGTTGTATTGTGCATAATCACTTGGGACCATAAGTGGATACTTTTTAATAGTTTCCCATATTCCTTTTTCGTTCATCAAAAAAGACGCGTAATAATCATTAGTTTTTGCCGTTTCAGAATCATTCGAAGGATTCAATTGTTTGTTTATTCCAATAGCCGTTTTACTTAGAAAACTTGGGGTGGTTCGTGATGTTTTAACACTTTCTTTCGCCGCATTATCATCGGATATTATGCCAAATAAATATGAAAGGTAAGAAATCGTAAATTCATCTATTGTTGCATCGGGGACCAATCTTTTGTAAATTGGATAAACTAAAGACATTCTTATTATCGATAATGTTGTGTTCCATTGTAATTCTAAAAAAGATGTTACAACTTCATTTGGTCTTGGTTTTGCCTTTTCAGTATTGTAATCTGTGGACAATTGCACCAAATACCCGACATAATCTTCTTTACCTATAAATCTTTCCGATACATCTTTGTATTTTGACTCTAAACCATCGACAGTTTTTTCATCATTGATCATTTTTTCCAATCCGTCAATACCAAGTTCTTCTTTACCAAATAGATTAAATTCTTTTCCAAAGAATTTGTAAGTTTTACTATCCCCATATAAATCTTTCAAATAATCATCATATATATCTTTTTCACTACCACCTTTATTCAAGTATTCTTGGAAATCTATGTTAGCATCTACTTTATATGTTTTATAGTCGGCGTTACCCCAAACAAACCATTGATTTAAATCTATCGTGTAGTCTATGTAGTTAGCATTTATTTTGTATGCCGAACCTGTAGATTCTTTTACTGCTAAATCTAATGGAAATTGAAGAACATTATCGTATGGAACAGGTAAAAGAGTACCAACCCCCGAACTTAAATTATATGATTTTAAATTATTTTCAACTAAATCAACTCCGGTTGTTGAATAATTTCTTCTAATACATTTAGTAATCTGTTTTTTACCGGCAGAATCTGTCTGTACTTTTATTTGGGTCTTTGGTAAGTACCCGACAAAATTTGATAACCACGGAAACCAATCATCACTTAAACAAGCACCATAACTTATTTTGGTTGTATTTGTTCTTGTTGGCTCAAAACCTCCAACAGATCCTTTAGATGAACCTCCATCATAAGTTTCTTTTTCAAACTCTAAAATTCCATCATTTTGTGCTCCAAATGAATGTAAATTTTTCCAAGAATATCTAAGACAGGTATCATAAGGTATTGGTTTACAACCTTGAGGATATTTATACTTACTTTTTTGAATGGTACTACCATTTTTTAAAGTTATCGGTTTAGATAAATCATTTTGCCAAACGTCTGTCTCTATGACGCTTGGTGTTTTTTGACCTTTTTTAACAACTTCTTTTGATATTACTTTGTAGGGTATAGGAGTACATTGATTTCCTGAATCATCAATATAATAATCTAATTGTTTATAGTACCCAACGTTATATTTTGGGTGATTTCCTGATAATTTAGAACATTGTGAACCAAAATATTCTTCTGCTAATTTGGGGTCATATGACTCACTTGTAGTTACTTTTTTAATTATGTTTGGTGTGACAAATTTAGTCTTACCTTTTTGTTTTACTATCCTACTTGGTAAATAAATATTTTTATTATTCACCACACTTTTAAATGTTGAATATGGAATTGCATCTTCATCATTTATTTTTTCCCTTTTAGGTTGTTGACTCTTTATAAAATCGTCTATTGATGGTGTCTTAATAATAGTATCAAATGGGGATTTTGGTGGTTCAAAACGACCGGTTTTTGGGTTAAATGTAAATGTGTTTAATCCAGGTTGTTTTGGGACAACCTGTTCTGTTACATGTTTTGACCTATCATAACTGATTAGATTTAGCGATTTAAGAATTATATTATCAATATCTTTCATATAAGTGTGTTAGCCTTTCCTCTTGTTATTTTATATAATTCCTTCCACTTTGCTTTACTATCAATTTGATTAGCAACGCTTCTAGTAAGTCCTGTTTCCCACTTTGTCACTGTAGGGTAAGGTGCTGCTGCGGACCCCCCACCAGCAGGTGCGTCTTGTTCACCAAGTTCTTCATTACTTGTGTCTTCAAATGTAAAATCTGACATAAGTTTTATTATGTGATTATATTCGTTCAAAACACATCTGACTTTGGTAATTTATTTGGATAAACGATATAATATTCATTTAGATATGAAAGTAAAATATCTTCATCAACGGTAACAAAATCATCGTCATCATCTTCATAATCTTCATCGTCACTAAAATCAAAAATATCAATTTCTTCAGTAATTATATCATAACCAAATTCTTTAGCTTCTTCAACTTTAACGATATCACTTCTGACTTCATCGTCAGAATCAATTGTTAATCTAAATGAAACATCTATTCGTTTTGTGTCTTGATCAAAGTAGTACGATATAATTTCTTTTATTTCCATTAATTGTATTTTTTAAATCTTTTGAACATATCTAAAGACTCTTGTAACTTATTTTCTAAATTCAAAACATCATCTTGGTCCATCCCTTCAAAAAATTCTTGCTCATTATAAATTTCGTCAACTTCTTCTTGATTTGACATCAATTCATCTACCCAATCACCCCTTTCTATTTTTTTTTCAGGTTTAATATCTAATGTAATTTTATTTGAACTATTAATATTGTCAATAGGTATCATAGATTCGTTGATATTAACATTTGTATAATTTTTAACCACTCCTTTATTGGATACTGTGATCCCATTTTTGTCATTTGCAAAGTCTTGTACATAAAGTGGTTGATTATTGATAGATTGTCCGTATTGTGTGACAAATCCATCATAAACGGTACGATGTTTATTAAGAATGTTTTCTTTATCTTGTTTTGTGATGTTTAAAAAGTAATTTGCCATTTTTTTATTTTTTTTATAAATAGTTTATCAACGCATAAATTTACTACCACCCTTCATTTTGGTAAATAACATCAGTAAATCAGTTGCGTCTTTTTGTATTTTTCTTTCTAAGGATCTCATATTATCACCACCTAATGAAGAATAAGCCCCACTTATCATAATGTTTTTTATTTTTTCAGCATTATCCAAAACATAGTTATAATTAGATTCCCTTTCTTCGTCCCCAAAGTCTTCGTAATAATGTTGGTGGTAAATTCTATCTCTACCCATATAAAGGTAAGGTGAAGCTCCAAACATGTTAATGATTCCTGATAATCTTAAAGCTTCTAAATATTTGTATATTTCTGCGATATCATATAGGTCTGAAAGTCTTGTGAATTCCTCAGGAGTTTTTTTTTTAGATTCACTTAAAATTTGTCCTTTAGTGAGTGTTAAAAATTTATTTTCCATCATATTTTCCGAATCATCCATATCTTCGTCCACAATTTTAAACCATTGATCCAATCTTTTGTTAGTTTCAGGGTCTATACCATCTATCAGGGCTAAATCACGTAACTTATTACCACCAGGTGTTCTCCATTCCACACCATATAAAACTGTACCTTGTATGTTGTTTACAGATGTTACAGTCCCAAACATACCGGAACTAACTTTATCACGATCTGACATACTTATTAATTGTACGGTATCACCCTTTTTTAAAGGAGCGTTTAATAATCTTTTCTTTCCCATATAAATAAATATTACAATATATTTATTAATTGATCATGAATATAATAATTACAGAATCACAATATAAATATATTCTATTAGAAGAATCTAAAAAAAGTATTTCTAAAACTTTAGAAGATCAATCTTCAATTGTAACTAGAATAATTAAATCGGCAAAAACACAAGCCGGTTTGGACTTAACTTTTTTATTAACCTGGGGAACAACAATAGGGGGATTCATCGGACCTATTTCTGACTTTATTGAAAACCAACCCATAAAAATTAGTGGTACAGAAATAGATTTGATTCTAACTGGAATAATTTTAACTTATTTTACATCAAACAAAAAGTTTTTACATAAAATATTGGTTATGATTAAAGAAAAAGGTTTAGTTAAAATTTTTGACGAAGTTTTAACCAAAACTGAAAAATTAGAAAAAACATTTCTTTCTTTCATTGATAGTTTAGGTATTACGACACACAAAGTAAGTAATATGATAGCATATGCCTTTTTAATACCAGTTCTTCCTGAAATTTACAAAATTGCCACAAAGGATTTTTCGGAAGTTGCGTTAGATGATGTTGTTAAAAGAATAATTTCTTTTGGTGCGTTGACTGTTTCGGGTGTTATGGTAAAAGAATTGGTAAGAAAAATTGTTGACAGGTTTAGATCTTAACCTTCTGGATCTATAAATAGATGAAAAACTACTGATTGGATGTAACTAAATCTGTAATCAAGTTCACCTAATAGTACACCCCTTGTAGTTGAGTTACCAGCAGTTATATTTAATTTTTTGGATAAATTGAACGACGATCCATTCAATATTTTATCTTTTATTGTTTGTAAATCATGGCTCAGACCATCGATTTCAAAATCACAATCAGGACATTCAACATTTTTTATTCTGATTTCAAAAACTAATTCGTTGAATTCGTCATCTTGTTCACTATAATCATAATCATCAAGTTCGATTGTAAAATCTCTATTGTATTCCGAAAGTAACTTACTTTTTAATGAAATTAACTTTTTTATTACTAATAATTTTTCTTCATACTTTTGTGGGTACCTTTTAGCCATATTAATTTTTATAATTAAGTAAAATTTTTATAATTTCTTCTTTTTCTTTTTCATTAAGTCTATGAATATCTTTATTTTTTTCAAACCAACTTCGTACCACGGCTTCATACGGTTTTTTTGTAAGTTTGGAAAGTCGATTAAAACCAAAGACTTGAGCGTCAACTTCATGTGGTTGACTGTAATACTTAAATGGGTCATACTCTTCTTCTTGATCAAGATCGTGTGTACCTTTATGTTTTTGGTCAATATGTCTGATTTCGTGGGCGACAATTTGGTTAAGTTCACCAACTAAATCGTATAAAGTTTCGAATTTACGATCAGGATTGTAATCAATTATAATTTCAATTATTTCTTCGTCTCTCCAATAGTTAGCGTCAACAATAAAGTCTTCTATGTCATAGTTTTCAATTATTATTAATTCTACAATTAAATTATGGTCAAAATTCGTAAAATTATAATAGTCATCATCTTTTTCAATGTGATTTGGTAAATAAAATTCCCCTTCATCTTCTTTTTTATAAACTGTTATTATATCCCTAACAATAGCTCTTATTACTTGTCTTCTTCTACCGTCTTCTAACAAAATTTGCTCAAAATCCATAATGATAAATATTAGTATTGATTGTATTTTCAATAATATGTATTTTTTTTAAAAAGTTAAAGAAATGGATTTATTAAATACCCACCCAATCAAAAAATCTGATTTAGGTTTCCACGGTAATTTATTTGGTGGTAAATTACTTGCATGGATAGATGCTTCAGCGGCCGGATATTCAATGCAATTATGTGATACACCAAGAATGGTTACAGTATCAATAGATAAATGTAATTTTGAAAGACCGGCAAAAGAAAGTCAGTTATTAAAAATTTATGGTAAACCAACAAAAGTTGGGAACACATCAATGACTTTATATATGGAAGCTCGAGCTCATAATGTTTATACTGGAAAACAAGACTTGGTATTAAAAACCCAAATCACATTTGTACAAATCGATGAAGGAGGAAATCCAATACCTTTAGGTGAAAAAGCTAAACGTAGAATAACAACACTAATAGAAACAATAGAATATGAACAATAAAGTTTTTGATTTTGACGATATAACTCTTTTACCAACTTTTAGTTACGCTAATAGTAGGTCTGAATGTGACGCATCTTGTAAATTTGGTAAATTTAAATTCAACCTACCAATTGTACCCGCCAACATGGAAAGTATTATTGACGAAGATCTTGCAATCAAGTTGGCAGAAAAAGGTTATTTTTATATTATGCACAGATTTAACATTGACATAATTAATTTCTGTAAAAAAATAATTGATTTGGACCTAATGTTGTCAATTTCAATCGGAGTTAACGAAGATTCATACCAACTTATAGACGAGTTGGTGACAAAAAACTACATCCCTAACTTTATCACAATAGATATTGCTCACGGACATTCAATCAAAATGAAAAAAATGGTTAATTACGTTAAAAACAGAATGCCAGATGTTTTTTTAATTGGAGGTAATGTTTGTACACCTGAAGCGGTAACCGATCTAACTGAATGGGGATGTGATGCAATCAAATGTGGTATTGGCGGTGGATCTGCCTGTACTACATATCACTCAACAGGTTTTGGTAATAGGGGTTGGCAGGCGTCTATGATAAGAAACTGTGTTGAAGTTTCAAAAGTACCTATAATTGCCGATGGATCAATTAAACAACATTGTGATATTGTAAAAAGTTTAGTTTTAGGAGCTTCGATGGTTATGGTTGGCGGTATGTTATCGGGTTATCAGGAATCTCCAGGTAAAAAGGTTAAAAACATGATAGACAATTCTTGGTACAAGGAATTTTGGGGAAGTGCATCTTCATCTCAATCAGGAAAAACAAACCGAATTGAGGGTATTAAAAAATTAGTTGAATACAAGGATTTGTCAATTTTTTCGAAACTTGTTGAAATAGAAGAATCTTTACAAAGTGCAATATCATACGCAGGTTCTAACCCGAGTAATTTAAATTGTTTGAATTCCGTTAAATTTGTTATCAAATAATTACCAAGTTCTACAAGCCCAATATCTCGGTTTCCATCTTGGGCCAGGATTGTCACAATTATGTCTTGCCCTGAAAGATCTTCTTCTTTCGGGGTTATTTTTCTTTATAACCATCCTTTTACCTTTTGCAGATTTTCCACCAAAACCAAAGTTTACTTTAACAACCTTTCCTTTGTCATTTTTAACATAAACTTTAAATTTTTTAATATCACCTTGCATTATTTTACCAAGTTGGACTTTTCGTCCTTGATATTCTGCTTCTAATATAAAATCAGCATTTTCTACTGATCCATAAATGTCACGATATATAAAATTATTAAACTCTTCATTTATAATTTTATGTATTAATTTTTTTATAGTTGATTCGTTGATCATGGTAGTTGATATTTATTAGTATAAATATGTGAAAATTCACTTATTTTAATATATTTATCTAAAAAATAAAAAATATGAAAGTGTTTAAAATTTCAGAATCAGACATTAGAAGAATTGCAAGAAAAGTTTTAAATGAGGAGGATTCAGAAACAAAAAGAAAAAAAGGTGAAGTGAAACCAAGATGTGTTCGAGAAAATATGATCCCTCTTGATGAAATAGTAGGTAGAGCTGAAGAATATGGAAAATATTCACCTGGTATTACAAAAAGACAATCAGGGGTTAACTCTATGGTAGATACTTTAGGTATATTAAATAATCTGAGACTTTTTAAAGATATCAAAGATGGTGGTTCACATTTGGCATATGAAATGATGAACAATTTGAATAGGTTTCGAAACAAAAACTATTACGATGAAACTACTGGTGATTGTCACCGAGCTATGGACAAAATAATAGAATTATATAAAGAAAATGAACATGGTACGGAACTTGTCAAAGATATCGAAAGAGTTTTAAATCTTCAAACTAGGGAAGACGAATATACTCCGTCACCAAGAGCTAAAGAATATCTAAAACAATGTATTAATTTGGTTAAGGGCCAATAAATTTTTGCTTAGGATCGTTACCGTTATTGGTAACAATGAAAGGGACAATTCGCTACTGTCCCTTTTTTTTTTTGGTCTACAAACACAATGTATACAAATAAAAAAAGTAAATAGTTTTTTTACTTTTTATTAAATATTTATATAAAAAACAATTAATTATGAAAAAATTTTTAAAAGAACTATTTTGTGACAACAATTCTATCAATGAAAAATCTGTTGTTGGTTTTATCGCATTTATTATGATGTGTATATTTGCTTGTGCGGATATTGTAACAGGATTTATGGGGGCACCATTAGTAATTAATGAATTTATATTCAATTCATTTTTAATATTGGTTTTAGGGTCATTCGCGATAGGTTCTGTTGATAAATTTATTCACAAAAAACACGGTTCAGATTCTGAAGAAATTACAGAAGGTTAATTTTCATTTTTTTAAATTTTTTACTAGCCCCACCTTGAAAAGTGGGGTTTTTATTTAATATCAAAATAACTTTTTAGTAATTTGTGTAATTATTTTTGATAGTTAGATAAAAAAATTTGTAAATTACTGATAAAAAGACTATATTTGTAAAATATGTCAAGTAAAAAAGAAAAAAAACTACCAGAACGAAAGAAATATGAAAGAATTGTTGATCATGAAGATTGTATTGTAATATGGAAATACGATAACCATAAGACAACTACAGGTCCATATGAAGTCGAAATTAAACAAAAAAAGGGTAAATAATACCCTTTTTTGTCGCATTTTTGATAGTAATTTGTTATTTTTTCTTCATAAATTGTTGAATTATCTTCATTTGTTCATCAAAATCTTTGGTAAAATCCCCCAAATTACCTATTTTTTGGTTTTTTAACATGTTTTGGTTCATTTTTGAAAGATTTTTTGACATTTCAAAGAAAGATTTACCAAATTTTTTCCACCAAATGACCATTCCGACCGCAATTACGATCAAAACTAGTGTAAAAATGATTAAAAGTGCGTTTAATAACATAATTTTTATAATTTTATACTAATTAATACTATTTTTTTTTAAAAAAGTCAATTTATTTACTTAATTAATGAGAAATTTCCATAAAACTCACGAATTTCATCATTTTTAGGATTTTTATACTTCAATTTCCACGTATAAACTCCATCTTGACATGGTTTGTTGTCATATGTACCGTCCCAACCTGTATTTGTGTTCATTGATTCCCATATTATCTGTCCCCAACGGTTGAATATAACAAAACTGTAGTTAAAAATGTCAACTCCTGATGTAATTATGGGTTTAAATACGTTGTTTTTTTCGTCTCCATCGGGTGTAAAGGCGTTTGGTATGTAAAATATGTCATTTGGACACAATTCTAACGTTACAGTGAACGTTTGGGGGTTAGAAACACATCCATTGTCCCATCTTACCCCTTGAAATGTGTAGATTCCATCAATATTCCATGTAATTGACAGGTTTTGTGTCTGTGTTGTGTCACCAAACACATACCATTCGTTAAAACCACCACTCGGTGTGTTCAACGTGAAGGAATCTTGTACCGTATCTCCTTCACATATCTGATGATACTCAGTATTTTCACCTACAATACCATTTGTGACAGGAATTATTGATGGTCTTGAGTAAGTTTGAACAAATATTGAGGTATCAAACAAACATCCTGACTGAATATAAGTATACGTAACCTCATCAAGACCAATATAACCATTACTTGGACAATATTGATCACCAATTACGTTAGATCCACTAAAACTACCGTTAGGAGGAGTCGCAATTAGGTTGATACAGTTGTCGTATTCGCAAAAAGGTCCAACTGGTGTGATCACAGGAAAAATATTTAACACAACTATAGAAAAAGTTTGAGGTTGTGACTGACAACCTACCTGATTTACACCAATAACCGATAAAGTATTAGTGTAAAGACCATTATTCACGCCAGTTACGTCCAAGTTTATTTGATTTGTACCTTGTCCTGACGAGATATTTCCTATCGTATTAGTCCATACGTAGTTTAGGTTAGGAAAAACACTTGAAACATTGTATAAATTACCTGTAGAGTTAAAACAAACTGTGTCTGATCCTGTAATCGGGTTGATTGTTACAAGTGGAGGATCAACTAACGTTGTAGTTTGAGTTGCAGGACAGTTATTTGCGTCTGTAACAGTTACAGAATAGTTTCCCGAACATAAATTAGTTGCCGTTTGAGTGGTTTGACCATCATTCCAAAGGTATGTGTATGGTGCAAGTCCATCTATAGGATTGACAATTGATGATCCGTCACAATAACCAAAACAAGTTGGGTTAGTTGACGTTACTATTGGTAATTGTAATGGTGGTGGGTTCAATAAAGTGGAAGTTCCATTGTACACACACCCATTTGCATCGGTTAAAGAAAAATTATATGTCCCTGAACACAAGTTATTTAAAGTTAGAGTGTTTGATCCATTAGCCCAATTAATAACATAAGGGGCTAATCCACCAACAGGAGTCACAACTATTGATCCATTACAACCATTATTACATAAAGGATCTGTTGGAGTAACTGTGGGTGGTGGTAAATTTGGTGTTGGTGTTACTAAAATGGTGTCGGGACCTAAATTACCACCACCAATATTACATGTTGCCCATCCTGCGTTACAAGAAGGGAATACTGGTTGACAGGTATAATAGGCTCCTCCGATGGGGGGATTGACAGTGATACTCAATCCTGTACCAATTGGGTTTGGATTTCCTACCTGATACCATGTCCAAGTTGGTTGGATCACTCCACCGTTTGGTGTCCAACGATAAGCATTGTTAACAGTAGTCCATTGAGTTGAGTTTCGTCCTACAACTGTTACGGCAGCGTTTCCTAAAAGGTTATGTATACCCTGTACTGCAGTTCCTCCAGCCCATTGAAGACAGTTTGGTTTATTTGCAATATGATTTTCTATAACATTTGTGGATTCATAAAGTATAATATGAAAAGTGCCCTGAAGGTTTGTACAAGAAAACATAGGAACACCTATCCAACTAACTACTAATTTACGACACGGAGCTGTTCCTTGTACTTGATATCTAATTTGACCTCCAATTCCAGGGTTCCAATCTTGCCATGGGCCCATAATACAATTTTTAGGTATGTTAAATCCTGCATTTGGAATTGCCGCAGATGTGAACGTTGTTGGTTGAGCACCTGCACCTAACGAAACCCATCCGTTAGATCCTATACGAAACTGTGTGTAAGTTGATCCGTAATAACAAAAAGTAAAACCAATATTAAATACACCAGATTGTGAATCGTCCCCAAGTTGAACCAATGTTCCGTTATTTACTTGAGCAACATAAGGTATGTTAGTAACTCCATAATTAGAGGTTCCTTGAGGAAGTGCTCCTTGACCACATTGTGATAGATCAGCGGTCAAAGTTGTTGAGTTGACACCACAAGGTAAGGTTAAATCCGGTCCAATATAAGGACAATATTGTGAATACACAAAGTTAACTAAAAGTATAAAAATTAAAAATATTTTTTTCATATAAAATAAATAGTAATAATTATTGGTTATGTCTATACTTTGACTTGTCAAATGAGTATACAATAACTATTTTTTATCGTATGAACAGAAAGGAAATTTTACAAATGTTTTTAGACACCCAACTAAAAAAAGACTTATCTGAAATGTTTGGAAAAAATAGTAAAATATCAATAAACAATATAAGTTACATTAGAAGTAAAGACTCCTATTTATTGAACGTTACTTTGTTTGTATCTAGTCTTGATGATTTTGAAATTTTGTACCCCACTTCATTGAATTCATTGATAAAAATGGCTTGGAGTGTTGTTGGTTCAAGAAAAGAAATTATTATTCAATCTTCTTTTGATCTTCTTCCTGAATAAGCCCCATTTCAATCAAATTAAGAATTGTTTTGTTAACGGGAGCTTTGATATAATAATTTTGATTTTCATTTCTAAAAAAACACCAACCAGAAAGAACAGTATGTAAGTGATTATACGTTTCTTTATCTTTTACTTTATAGACTTTTAATCCCACCACCATCTCATTCTTTCTTTTAAAATTCTGAACAATAAATTATGTGCCTTTTCTTCGTTATGTTTTGCAACCCAAAAACATAAATCTCTTTTATTTAAATCAGGTTTTTCTTTTGATACTTTACGAACACTTGACGGGTACTTTCTTAGATACTCATCGTAATTTTCTGAAATTAAATCTTGTTCTAATGAATAATGATCATCATCCCCCTCAATAGGTTCAAACCTGAATTTAGTTTCTGAATAGTCAAGATATTCAGTACCATAATATTCTTCTTTAACTCTTTCTATTAAATTTAAAACTATAGTCATATCACGATTATCACGATCAACCTCCATATGGCGATTAGCGTAGATTATTTCCTTACGCTGAAATTCTATTTTTTTCTGAAGAATTGTGAATATGTACCAATCATCCCAATCTTTATCTTTATATAAAGTTGGCATCCATCTGAAAATGTTTTTAATACCTCCAAGAAAGTATCTTAATCTCCAATGTGTGTTTCGCCATAATAATGGTAAGATTCCTTTCCTATTCCATGCAGAATCTTTAGGTATTATTAGTTTTTTGTAATTTTTCATCTTCCTTTTCTTTGTATTGCAAATATAAGGAAAAAATAACTAAAAGGTTAACTAAAAGACATAAAAAAGTTTCAAGTAGATAGTGCCAATCTGTTTGAGTCATAGATAAATGAGTTCCAAACCACATAAACGAACCATACTTATTCATAAGCTCAATTATTAGAAACTTAAGAAATTTCATAATTTACTGTGTTTTAGTCAATTTTGTTGCTGCGATTGCACTTGTAAATAACCCAATGATATTGTTAACTACTGTAATCCATTTTTGTGTTTTGTCCGCGGCATCCTTTTCATTTTTTTCCATACCTGGACCTTCTTTTGTTGTAAGATTTCTAAGGGTTGCCATTTGTTGGTTATATGAATTTTTTTCTTTCAAGTATTCTTTACAGAGTTTTGTCATTTTCTTTCCACAGTTTGATCTAAGATAAGTGTCTAAGTCTTCTATTTTTTTAATAATTGAAGATTCTATTCTTTGTCTTTCTTCAGTTTCATTTTTTCTATTAAGTACGTCCAAACTTGATTGGATACTACTTAGTTGCGTTTCTAATTGTTTTTTTTGTGATTCAAGTTCAACAGTATTAACATTAGTAGTTGAAACTGTTTGTGTTGTTGAAATTGTTGGTTTTGAAGGACTTGGTTCTGGCTCGTCAACCACAGGTAAATTAGCAGATTTTGTTTGATTTATCGTTGATTTAGTTTTATTACTTGGGTCTAAAGTTGTAGTATCAGTGACTACCGATTGTTCTGAAATAACAACACCTTTTTTATAATCAAACAAATATTTGATATAATTCAATTCTTCTGAGATAACTTTTTTCATATTACTTATAAATATATTGATTAATAAAAAAAAAATAATATAATTTGGTTATGTTAAACTTAATCAAGTCATATTGGCCGTCAATAAAAAATTTTTTATTTGACCTATTAAAATTTAAAAAAGAAGACATCATATTCAAGTTTATGGGGTTATTTCTTTGGTTATATATAATAAGAATTTTAGTAAATATCGTGTTTTTTATATTGTTGCTGTTTTTTTGATTTTACATTTCGATTTCATTTAATTATTTTTAAAAGAAAAAAATTATGGTAAAAATTACAAACAACAGCACCGTGACTGTAAACTACACGGGTAAATTAGAAGACGGTACCGTATTCGATTCTTCTTTAAATGAAGGAAGAGATCCATTGACGGTCACTTTAGGTCAAGGACAACTTATAAAAGGGTTCGAAGACGGTTTGATCGACATGGAAGTTGGTCACAAGAAAACAATTGAAATTGAGTCCGATATGGCTTATGGTCAATACAACGAAAATATGATTCAAGAAGTTCCTAAAGACAAAGTCCCTGAAGGTGTTGTTGTTGGTCACATGTTACAAGCAAATACACCAATGGGTCCAATAAATTTTAGAGTTATTGAGGTTGGTGATGAAAATGTTAAATTGGATGGTAATCACCCATTAGCGGGTAAAAAATTAATCTTTGATCTTGAAGTTTTGGAAGTTAATTAAAAAAATCCCCAATTAATTTTGGGGATTAACTTTTCCAAGTACCCATCCCATCAAAAAATCACTTTTATCTGATGGTACTAATATTTTGATATAGTTATTCAAAATAAAATAAAATTTATTTATCAGTTTTTTAAATTTGTTTTTATCTGCAAATTCTAAATTAGTTAATCTAACTATAACCTTGTTTATTGATGGTAACAAGGTTTTAGCATTTTGGTTTTTTATATAATCAATTTTTTTTACGAATGAAAATGCACTTTCAAAAGAATATTTAGTTACTAAACTTTTATTTTTTTTAAAGTACTTAACTATTTCAGTTTTTAAATCAACAATTCCTGATTTGGCGTTATCTATAATTTCTATAAGTTCTTTTCTAACTTTACCAAAAGTACTATTTGTTATGTCTAAGTGTAATCTACGATAATATTCATACACTATTGCCTTAGAGTTCTTGAATTCAGAATACAACAATTTGATTCTTTCCAAACTGTCAGAATAAATATTATCAACATTTACATTTTTGGTCATTTCCATAATTTACAAACATTATATCTCCTTATCCAAACAGCTGGATTTTTACTTTTATCTTTTAGTTTTTCAACGAACATTTTTAACAAAGTATTCACGCTTGTTTTAATGTTTGACATATCACCACCACTTTTTTTAACTTTAATTTCTAAAGTGTTCCAAATTTTATCAAGTTTGTTTTCAAATTCAGGATCTTGTTCAGAAAGTCTTTTTATCTGATCAATTTCATCAATAAACGAATTATCATCGTAAATTAATGACTCGGTCATTACATACTCTTTTAAAATTCTATTTATAAACAATTTTTTCATAGTTTAAACTCTTCCGAAACCGGCGATCTTTGGTGCCCAATATGGGGTTTTATTTACACCTTTTTTTGTATATTGAGTTTGTTCTGTATCTTGGGTTCCCGATGATGAAGACGCGTGTAACATATGAAATATTTTTTCATTTTTTTCATCCTGATCGACTTTGGAAATCAAACCTACGTGACTAATTTTTGATCCTGATTTAAAAAAAACTAAGTCACCGGGTTTTATTTCCTCCATACTAACTTTGGTTAATGATGGTGATGAATACATTCCTGAAGCAGTTCTAGGAAGTTTAGATGTGTCGTTTATATCTGTCAATAAACCCGTTTTGGATAGTAAATATCTTACATAACCACTACAATCAAATTTATTTGGTCCTTGGGCACCATAGACATATGGTTTACCTAAATACTGTTTACCAATTTCCACAATTTCCGGTGATGGTAGAGTGACATCTATTTTTTCAGGTTTAAGTGGCTCCATAGTAGGTAAATCTTCATTGTTTGAGTTGAGATTTACTTCGGGTGGTATACTTGTTGTGTTAGTTGTAACAGGATTTTCTTCTTCTTGTTCCAAAACCAAAAAAGTAGGTTTTTTTTCTTCAGAAATGTAACTCCCTTTGAAATTATGCATTTCAAGAATCCTTCTTTTTTCAATTTCTAATATGTTGAATTGTTCTTTTTTCACCGTGGAAAAATACTTTTACTAATTTTTATTCCTTTAGGTAGTTCTACATCGTCCATAGATCTAGGTCTTTCCATTCTTTTAATTCTTTTTGGTTGAAATTCATAATTCAATTTATTCAACGCAATAATATACTCGTCCCCAAATTCATTTATTCTGTTTATAACATCGTCAACTAATTCAGCTCTTTCTGATGCAGAAATACCTGTAACAAAATCACTATTTTCATTTATAATTTTTTTGATTGTATTTATAAGTTCTCTTTCAGAAATTCTAATATGTCCCATACTAATCAAAGATATTTTTAATTTTATCAAAGAAAACACTTCCAGCAATTTTCATTTTATCCCAAAGATCATGTTCATCTTCAGCTTTGACGTTTCCTTTTTCATCTTTTTCTTCGGATCCAAATATTTTTTTGAAGGCGCTTTTAAATTTCGTACCTAAATCTTCATACTCTACTTCTTGTGGTTTTTTGGGTGTCTTATTGATCGCCCCTTTTAATATGTTTAAAGGATCTTCGCCTGAATAAAATCCTGCGTTAGTACTGTAAATATTGTAATGTAGGTGAGGTGCTGTTCCCTGTGCGTTTCCTGTATTACCTAAAGTACCCACTTGTTGACCTGCAAATACAAAATCACCTTCATTTACTGTACGTGTATCCAAGTGACCTAACCAATGTGAATATCCTGTTTCGGGATCTTCTATTATCACAGTTAAACCGTTACCACCATATTTAACTTTACCATCAACAGGCGCTAAAATAGGTGTACCTTTGGGTCCAAAAATATCTACCCCTATATGACCATGTAAATGTCCACCAGCGCCAGCATGGGTTGCTTGTCTTGAGTAGTCACTGTTTGCGGTACCCATAGGGTTGTTGAAGTCGTCCCATTTTGGGTCGTATCCAATATTATACTTACCACCCTGAATTGGAAAAACATCAAGTTCTGGCAATGATTCGTTCAAACCATGGGATTTTAAAATATGATTTCTTTCTTCTTCAGAAATAATAATTCTTTTCATATAAAAATGTTTCTTTATAAATATCAAAAAAAGAATAAAATTATTTTTTGACTACAAAAATAAGAGTTTTAATTTCAAGATCTTTAGGTTCTTTAATTTTTAATAGAGACTCATAGTCTTCCAAAACTACCATATCTTTTGGTAATTGATGGTACACTCTATTCATAAAGGTTTCAATTTTGATATTGAAGTTTCGATTGGTTTTTTCTTCAAACTTTTTATCAAAAATAGTAAATAAATAATTATATCCCCAATCATTCATACTTAAAATATATTCTACAAGATTTTCCTTTTTTTTATCTGATAAGTCCGATCTAAATTCTAAATTCAAAGTATCTTTGACTTCAAAAACATCAACATGCACTAAAACATTTAAAGAAAATTGATATCTATCAATTTCTGAAAGTACTGGCTCAACTTTTTTTATGTATGGAAATTCAGTACATACAATATTATTGAGAATTTTGAATCCTTGAATTTGTTTTTTTGTTAACATATACTTATAAATATACTTAGATGATGATATTCAAATTAGTTTTTACTTTAGTTGTTGGTTGGTTGATAATTGGTTTTTGTTTTTTAAATACAAAAAAAAATAATGATGAATAATCAATCTACATCATCATAGAAATCATCATCACAATTTTCTTCATTTAATAAATTATTGAAATTTTCTCTAATGTAGTCGTTAAAATTATTTCTAACCCATCTATGTATTTTTTCAATTGAGTCAACAGTTTCTAAATCCAAATGGTCTGAAACTTGCCAACAAACTTCTTCTAAAAAATCAGAAAAAGCATAATCACAAACTTCGGATCTTAAGACATCATATGAATTATCAATTAATTCTTTAATCAAAACATATCTTCGTAAAAGTTGTGGATCCATTTTCATAATTAACAGTTACCGTATTTAACAATTTCATCCCAAAACTTAACTAATTTGTCAAAATATTCTTCATACATCATTTGTTCTATTTCTTCCCTACCACTATCTTCATTATCATTTTCATCTGCAAATATATCATCTTCTCTTTCATAGTTTTCATCACCATAAAAAAAACTTAGGCCTTCACCAATACAAAAATCGGCAAATTCTTCACTATCTTCAAAATCACACGGGTCTTGGATTTCCATTTGGAATTCTATTGTGTCTCTAACTTCTTGGATCCTTCTAAGTCTTCTTAAAACTTGATGTGAAACCGATTCGTATATTGTGGACAAGTTTTGAAAATATTCACCACAATCAAAATTAAAATAATATTCTTCGATTTCATTAAAAAACATATCGTCAAAGGCTCCTAAAAGACTATCAACCATATTTTCTTCTTCATCAGAATCCATATCATGAAAGTCAGGTAAAGAATACATTATAAACTCAACAACCGATGTGGAAACGGTTTCCATGTAGTATTTGAACCCTTCAAACTCACCATATTTATCTTTATAATAACAAGGTTCTTGGTCTTTTTTTTCCCTATCGATTATTGGTCTAATGTACCCATATCTTCTGAATATAAAGTTTCTACTTTTTTTATCTGAAATTCTTTTTTCCATATTCTTATAAATATAAATTAAACAAAAAAACCCCAAAAAAATTGGGGTTTAGTAGTGGATGTATAATGGAATTATACTTCGGAACTTAAAACATTCTATTTAATTTCTTTCTGATTCTTCTCCACATTTTTTTACCTTGTATCATTTCTTGTTGGAAATGTCTAGAAATGTGTTTTTTGAATTTTCTACCGTTTCTTTTCAATCTTCTAATAATCATTTCCACATCGTGACCGGCATCTTGAATTTTATTTATAATTCTTTCTAATAAACCAGGATCTTCCCCTTCTTCAGGAACAGAATCTAATTCCGAATCAATTTGTTCGATAAAGGCTTCTTCTTGTTCTGAAATCACTCTTCTTACAATTCTTGTAAGGTCTGATTCTGTCAATCTAACTATTCTTTTCATAATTTTTTTGTTTTTTATTATAAATATCATAAAATCTTGTATATTTGTGTTATAACCAAAAAAAAACAAAATGAAATTTTTTTCTATTTTATTTTCCTTAATTTTTTACTTTAACTGTTTTTCACAAACATTTGATTTGTATTCTAATGTTTGGTCTTTTTCAAAAACCACAAAAAGAATAACACCAATAAATGGTGGAAATTTTTCTTACCCATCATCAGAAATGTTATCTAAAATTGATACATTAAAAATTAATGGTTATCTTTTGACATCATTTAATAATTTCAGATCTGATTATGGTAAGCCATCTGTTACTGAAAATAAAGAAATGACAAAACAATCAAAATCTTACGCAAAAAAACTTTCTGAAAGTTTTTGTCATGATGTGAATTTATCAGAAAACGAAGATGAGGTAATTGCAACTATTAATTTTATTTTAATTAGTAAAATTGACTACAATAGTACCGATGTAAACAAAGTAATCGCTGATTGTATTTTTGATATCTTTATTAGTTCTGATTCCCACATGAATATGTTGTTAAATAGTGAACATACAACTTACGGATTTGGGGTTTATCAAAATAAATCTTCATTTAATATCTGTATTAGATCTACTAAATAAAAAAGGGGACTTAGTCCCCTTTTATTTTTTATCTTCCGTTTTCACCAAAAAATTCACATTTCGTTGATCCTGGTTTTTTATTAGGTGGTCCGTAAGTTGGTATACCACGTCTCACGAATGATCTTTTTTCAAATAACTTCTTCCATTTAATTCTGATACCTGGAATTGGTATCCTAAAAGGTTTTTTACCAGGTGCGTAGAAATAAATTGGATAAGTATCTGTTTCAATTATTTCAAAATCAGGCTCAAATTCCTTCGGATCTTGTTTTGGTGGCGTGACATCAGGATCTTTTTTAACCGTATCGTTAAAGACTATTACGATAGTACCTCTGATATATTTGTATTTATCGTACTCTTTTTCGGTGGCGTGTGGTTCTCCAAGTTCATTTCTTTTAACAACCTTTCCACCTATTGTACATTCTTGTTTTCCACTAGCACAAAAAGGTTCCATTTTTACATTTCCTTTAGGTACATAACCATATTTCAATGGTGGATTTGGTCCAGATGAACCATCCCCATTAGCACCTTCCGGTTTGAAACTTACTAATGTTTGGGCATCTGACCCAACACCAACTGCATTCAATTTATTATAAATGATTTGTTTTGCGGTATCTAATCTTTTATTTGATAACTCTAAAAAAGAAAGATCACTAGCCAAACCACCATTTCTGAATCTTGACGCTGAAGACTCTAAATATAATGCCTTAATATAACCTTTAGGTTTACCTTCTGGTGGGTTCAAACCTTTTAATACTTCACTAACCTGACTAACTAATGTATCAACTTGTTGTGAAAATACTGTGGCATATTGTTCTGTCCATTGGTTATTAACAAATAAATTTGGTTCTGCAGCCATATCAAATGGAAAGTCAAAAGTTTGGTAAGGATAATCTTGTGTTTCACCTTCAATATCACTTATTATTGGATCCTGTTCAATTTCTTGTTTGAAAGTATTTACATCCAAACCAACCCCTACTTTTTTCCATTTCTTTTCTTCATAAGTGTCATTGAATCTTTCTAAAACGGCAACTGCATATCCAATATCATCAGGATCAGTTTTTAATGTATTCCAATTTTGTTTCGAAACTTTTGTCATAAGACTTACCATTTTTCCGTCATTTTCTTGTAAATAGCTTGCCCATTGTTCTTCAGGAATTGATGGTTCTTGACTTTCTTCAGAATCAAATTCTTCATATTCAGAACCTTTTCCTTTACCAAATGTTAACCATCTGGCCCTTCCTATTTTGATGGTACCTCTTTTGTTTTTTGCCCATGTTTTTTGTAAACTTTTTGGTCTCTTACTTTGTATTCGGGATTTCTTTTTCTTTCTTTTTTTATGTTTTTTGAATTCAATATCTAAGTCTATGTCTTTAATATTACGCATCCAATCTCTGAATTTTCTTTTGAGTCTCGTGTTAAATTGTCTTAGATCACTTTTTTGCCTTCTCATCCATCTTTTGAATTTGGTATTTTTTTTGAAACAGTCTGCCAAATAACAGTTATCACCAAACGCACAACACCTTTCCAAAATTAATAAAGCTTGATTATCATCGAGTAATGATTCAGACAAAGATTCTGGTTCATTAGCTTCAGGCGAAGCTTCAACTTGTTTTATAAAATCTTGTAAAAACTCTTTAAATTCATTAGGATATAATTTAATCATTTCGTCATAATCTGCTTCAGTTTCCAAACCAGACTCGTCATCTAAATTTTCATCTTCGACATCAATTTCTTCTTCGGCTTCAAATAAAAAATTTTTATTACCAAATTTTAAATTTTCTTCCAAAATTCTTTGTTTTTCTATTAGATCAAGATATATGTTTTTTTCGTTTTTTGTTCCAAAACTTTCAAACAAATATTTTTCTTCATTTTTTTCATTACGACTTTCATCCAGTCTTCGGTTTAATTCTTGGATGTGCCTAATCTTGCTATAACTTTTGTTCATAAAATTATTTTTATTATAAATATCAACCAACAGAAAAAAATCTGTATATTTTTTTAGTTATAATTAGTTAGCGATATTAAAAAACACTATCTTTGTATATATTAAAATTGTTATGAAGTCGATCTTGTTATTTTGTTTTTTATTATCATTTACAACTTTATCACAAAAAATTGACTACAATAATTTCAATTTCACCTTGTTAGAAACAAAAGTACTTTATCAAATTAATACATATAGAAAATCACTTGGTCTTTGTGAACTTTATTCATCCAAAACTCTTAGAGACAGTGTTTCTGATAAAACTTCAACTTTGAATTCTAAACAAGATAGTCCCTTTCATTTGGAAATGGATGTGAATAACGAAGGATTGAACACAATGTTGTACTCAGAATTATTTAATTTTACAAATGGGAAATGTGGTTCAAAAAATCCGAGTATACTTTTCATCGATCAATCGGCAGAAATAATTTCAATGGCCGAAGGTAATTTTTTGACTTATGATGATTTGTCAAAATCAATTTTTAACGGTTGGTTATCCTCAAAGAATCACAAATTAACAATCGAATCAATGTTTAAAGATCCGAATGGATTTTCAGGTATGATAAGTTGTTCAGTAAAAAAGTCTAAATCAAATAAAATATACACAACAGTAAATTTTGTTACTGTAGGTTACTTTTAAATGTAAGGTTTTATCAATTTAGTATATAAAGCACCGCCAGTCGCCGTTTGATTATCATTTAGTCCCATCATATATAATAGTGTTTTGTCATCTTTAGAAACATTTTGTGATGGTGGAAATATTTTATTTACCGGATATTTTGCTTCGTTATTGAATTGTTGTCCAACTATAGATTTTATTTTTCCGTCAGCACCCCAATAAAAATTCCATCGATATAGAGGTACAGTATATGGATTTTTCATTACGTTTGGATTCCATTTTATTTCCCATGCGGAAATGTGGTTCCCATCTTTTAGGTTTGCTGGTAGTTTGGCACATTGGTTAGAATAAGTATCAACATTTGCACTAACACCAAGACCATTTTTACCATTACAGTAGTAAGAACCAGTTAAAACAAAGTTTTTTCTAAATTGATTCAAAGATGTGATCTTAGTTGCGTCTTTATTTTCTTCAAGTTTTTGTGAATATTCAAAAACTAAGTTTACATTTATTTTTTGACCTGGATTTGGGTATTTGGTGGTGTCTCTAGCAGAATCACTTTTTCCTCCAGTGTCAACAACATATGCCAGTGTTTTAACTTCAGAAAGATCGGTTGATTTTTTTATTTTATATTTGTCTAATATTGGCCATAAAGCTTCTTCAAATTTATTAGCCCTTTCTAATGCCAAATCATAATTTTTTTGATACAAAACCGTTTCACTTGGTTTTGCCGGTTTCATGTCATTCGTTCTATCAAAACCCGTTGCGGACTTACCCCAAGAATTACTTGCACCTGCGGCAAAAGTACCTCGACTTAATACCATTTGACCACTTAATCTCATTGTTTTTGCCGTTGGGTCTGCGTCAATTTTTTTTATTAAGTTTGTTACAAAGTCATTTATAAATTTTGCAGGATCGGATGAACCTGAATCATAAACAGATTGTTGTGAAAATGGGATTACAACTTCTTCTTTTATTATATTTTTTGATGTACCATAAAGATTTAATATCCTTAGTTTTTCCTGTTCGTTTATCAGTAATCTTTTCATAGATGTTTTATTTATAAATATTGAATGTTTAAAATAAAATAATTTCAAACACAAATTAATTTTTTAATGGTTTTTATCACCCAAAAACCACTTCACCCATAACACTAAGTTGTAAAAAAACGTCAGCGTCACCCGCATCACTTTGTTCTAATAATATATTTTCCCAAATGTTTGGATATTCTTTTTTTATTAGAGATATTGCATCTAAAATTTTATCCATATCAACATATCCTAAATATGTTTCTTCTATGTCTTCATCAAATCTTTTTTGGTCAATTATATCTCCTTCTATCTTATACTCGCCCTTTCTTAAGTTATACATTACTTCAGACCTTAATTCATCATCGTAAAAATATATTTTACCTCCCTGTAGAATGTATTCACCTACGGCTTCAGATATATACTGACCATAACTTTTTATGTTGTCAGGTAAGTCCATATAATACCAATAGTTAGATCCACCTTCTAATGCGGTAACAAATAGATCAATTATATCTTCTTTAGTTAAATTTCTATTTAAAGCCTCGTTCTTATATCTTTCATATCTAAAAGAATATCCCACACCTCCAGCACTATATAAATGCCACTGCATAACTCTTTGTTTCCAATCTTCAAAATTAAATTCATCAAGACTCTTTTTTAATTTTACTAACTCTTTTTTCTTTGGCTCAATCCAGTTTTTAATAATATGTTCTTTAACTTTTTCATCATCAATATTAGAAAAGTCATAATTTGAATAGAATTTAACCTCATCCTCCAACTCTTTTATATTATTTTTTAATCTTTCAATACTATCATTAGTTTCTTCTTCGGCAACCTTTTCAACTTCACGCATTTCACTGTCAGTTAATCCATACTGATTGAGTTCTTCATTTTCGTTTAGAAATTTACTCTTAAGTGCTCTATATTGTTTTTCAGAAATTATTATTTTCATTGTTCTCTCATATATTCAAAAACTTCTTTACACTTATCGTAAAGTATTATTAAATAGTCTTCATTTAGCCATTTTATTACATCGTTGAAACTGTTAAATTTATTTGGTAAATCTTCAATGTAGAAATAATCACCACTTATTTCAAATTCGGATTCTGGTCCTCCACCAATAAAACCAAAATATTGAAAATCTATTGGAAGGTGACACTCTCCATCCCAATATGGTGTAGCAAACGCTGTTACAAAATCATTTTTTATTTTATCTTCACATTCAAATTCTAAAACCCCACCCATAGAATCGAAGCTAAACTTAAATGTCAAATTTTTATAAGTTTTTTCTTTGAACTTTTTTTGTCTTAGATATACTCTAATTAATTCATACAAATCATAACAAGATGTGTCAGGCATGTTCCCATCGAAGATTACCGATAAAATATTTAATGTAATATTATACCTTCTCAAAGTTTCGTATACACCTACCGTTTCAATTGAATTTCTAAGTTTCTGTCTTAATCCGGCAAATTGGTTTTCATTTATAATAAACTTCATAATATAAAATTTTAATGTATATCAAAATCATCATCCACAAAATCACTATCCAAATAATCTGTGTCAACATGTTCCCATGACCATGGATCGATTTCGTCTTCATTTTTAAGTTGCCAAAGATATGATGTGTCAAAATCTCTTCGCGTAAGATAAGTTTCCATCTTTATCCTGTAGGTTCGTCTAGTTAATTCTCTTTCATCTAGCATATAGTTAACTGTAAACCCTTTCTGATCAGGTCTCATTAAATCATTCGGGTCGAAATTATTATTTCCGTAATTATTTAATGAAAAACATGCAAAGATGTATTCTACATCATACCTATCACCACCTCTTATTGGGGAAAAAATTTTTCTTTCTAAATCAAGATCATAAGTTAATTTTTCATAAAATTCAGTGAATTCTATCGTTTCAATATCAACAACATTAGATAATGCGTTTTTTACATAATTAAGATATCTTGATAAACTAGTATCATTTAGACTTTCTAATTTGGATTTCATTTATCAACAATTTGCATCCATTAATTTATAATCATCCAAAATATCGTTTAAGACATCAACAACAACATCTGCCAACTCACCGTCCGCTAAATCTAACAACATTTGATCAAGATCAACAATACCACCTGTTAAGTATTGAATGTCCATTCCAAAGATAGACACCGCAGTTAATAAAATATTTGAATCAAATACATTTTTAGGTATGTTAATTTCTATTGTGTCAATATGTAAATAGTAACCTGATTCAGAAGGATTATTTTCATCACAAGAAATAATTAAAGTTCCGGTTGCTTTTCCTGTAACATTAGATGCAACCACAGGAATTGTTCCAGTCATAGCAGGAATAGGGTCTTGCCAAATCTTATAATATGCCTGAGCGGTAACTTTTGGAACATTTAAATCCATAGTAATACTAAATACGTTATCTACATCAGACTTTGGTATCATATCATATACATTTGTTACTTGAATACCACCAACACCTTTTATGTTCATAAGTCTGAACTCGTAACCTCCTGTCATATCTAAATAACCACAAAGACTTTTACAAGCATCTCTTCCTTGTTTACATTCTTTAGTACAACAGTTATTACATGTCCAATCTATCGCAGAGCATCCGCCATGACAAATGTCATATGCCACATTACAAGCATCAATACAAGCATCATCAACAACACTCCAAGTATATTTATCGTGAACATAAACTTCGTTACAAAATTCAATGTCGTTTAAAACAGATGTTTTATCACAAGACGAAGACACTTTGAATGTCATGTCCTGTACTTGTGGTGATTGAATAATTGTGTTAAGTGTGCTTACAATCACACCTTCGATTGTATTTGGATCTACCGATACCGTTTTGTTTTTGGAAAACAACTTACTAATTTTTTTAAATACTTTTTTCATAATTTTTTATTTTATAAATATTACATAAAAATAAAACCCCACATTAACGCGGGGTTTGGTTTATCTTTTTTTTCTACCTTGACAATGGGCTTTTTGTGAAAAACCCTTTGGGTTATTACAATCTATTGATCTTTTGTATTTTTGTGACCAACGTTCACTTAATGTTTCGTCATCTTCTATCGAAGTTTCGTCTGTTGGTGGTTCGTCTTTGACTCTTTCTCTACCAATCTGACCAGCAAGTTCCGCTCCCACGGTACCACCCATTCCAGCCATAAGAAGAGCGGCTTCTAAAACTTGGTCACCAGCCATGGCTCCCATTGTTGCACCAATTGCAGCCCCTAATAATCCAAATATACCATAATTAATTAGTTTTCTTTTAAGATACTGATTTCTAGTAATTTCTTTTTTTCCACGATCATCACTATAATCATAGTATTTTTGAGCCTCATTGATATTCATTTCTAAAGAATTTTTGATATCCATAGCGGCATCAGGATTTCTTTTAAGAAATGAAACCAATCTTTTGAAATTTCTGTCATTTTTTAAATCTATCATTGAAAAATCTGATTCTGTTTCCATATCATTTGACATGTCTATCCATTCATCTTCATTTTCTTTTAAATATTGTCTTGACGTTGCACTTTGGTGCATTTCTAAAATTCTTTGTTTTTCTGATTCAGTTATTATAAAGTTTTTCATTTTTTTTATTTGGTAATTTATTTTTATTATAAATACAATAAAAAAAATAAAAATTAATGAAGTTTCGCTGCCATTTGCATCAAAAACCTTAACTTGTCTTCCAATAATCTTACTTCATGGATTTGTTTTTGATTTAATTCCAATGATTCACCTTTGATTGATGAAATTTTGTTCTGTGTTCTAGTATATTCGTACATTAGTTCGTTATACTTTTGTGCTTTTTGTTCGTTTGTCATAATTAATATATACGTTATAAATACATAAAGAAAATAAAAAACCTCATCTTTTGAAGATGAGGTTTTTCTGTAAGTAACTTTATGTGTCTTATGGTTTTTTTACAGGGGATTGTTTGTTACCTTGCTGCGTTGCTCTAAAAGATAAATCGTAGTATTTTTTATCTATATTTTGTATTATAGGAAGAATTTGCGTATCTTTGATGTTTTTCAATAACCAATCTGTATTACCTAAAGTATCTTTCCAAATTCTAAAAAAAGTATTTGGGTTATTTAAATAAACACCAAAATCTAATTGTGCGGGTGCCTGTACTCCGTTTATCATCAAGGTATATTGAGGAACTTCTACAGTTTGTCTTGTCCCGTATGATGGATCAGCGGCAACATTCATTCTTTTAACGGTATATTTAATTATTGGTACATTTTTCTTTTGTTCCTTGTTTGTTTTTAAAATGAAATTGTTAATGTCTGTAAGACATTTTACAACATATTGTTCAACTGTTTGAATTGATGATTGGTTTACTCTTTGTTCAGAAATTAATGGTTTAACATTTCCAAGAGTTGATTCTAAAAGTTGTTTAAATCTATTTGTTTCCATAAATATTTTTATTATAAATATTTATGAATTTCAAAAATTTTTTAATAAAATAAAATTAATTTGTTTTTGGACTCGGGTAATTTTTTTTAAGACCTGAATAATATACATTCATAAGTGGTTCAAAGATTTTAAAAATTAATTCATTCATAGATATCAATTCATCGTCACTGAGTTGTGTAATATCGAAATTATATTTTGTCCAAAAATAATTAGAAAGAGTTCTATAAACAAGTTCATCTTTGAATTCTTGTTTGTTGTCAGTACCAAAATAAACTTGACCGGCAATTTTTTTCATCGTCTTTTCTATCTTGTGACCGTCAAATCTTCTGAGTAAAAATGTGGGTATATTCACCATATAAAATAAATATTTGTGAAATAAAAACAGTATAAGTTACCAATTATTAATTAATCTTCAAATCTTTTGTTTTGAATATAAGATCCAATCCATGACCCAATCTGAAAACAACCAATAAGATAAATTATAAATGGTGGTAAATATAACAAAGCCAAAATTGCGGTAACAATTCCTGCAATAAACAATCCTAAATTTTTCATCTTCAAATTTAAAATTAATGATAAAAAAAATATTTGTCAAAAAAATTTTAATCTTTGAAGGGGCTATATAAGTCCAACCATTTATTAATTAAATCTTTGTAACCGCCATTCCCCTGTTTAAATTTAGCGTCAATATTTTTTTTCATTTTCTTTTTGTCTTCAGATGAAATTTTGGAATAAGAATCGATTAATTGTTTTCCGTATTTTTTTATGAAATTAGCATCACCACCTTTTTGACCTGTGAATTCTTTTGTATATTGTACGTGATAAAAATCCCAACCCCAAGAAAGACCGTATGATTCAAAACCATTGTTCACGGCAACTTTTAACATTGCGTCAGATGGTTTATCCCAATTTTTTCCATTCCACATATAAACATCAATCGCATGACCATAATTGTGAATCCCAAGACCACCACGAGCTTTACTAGTTCCTTTTTGGAATTCGTTTTCTTGTTCATCAAATGTTCTAAATCCGTCGGTAATTTTAAATTTGTATCCCTTAGCTTTCCACGCGTTTACTAATTTTTGGAATTTTGGAATAACGTTGGGGTGTAGTTCATTTATTGTTGTGTCTATTGATTGATTCATTTCCAAATCAACAGATTCTTCTGTAGATTCTTTAACAAGGTATCGTCTTAACTGTGATTCGGTAACAATGATTTTCATATGAAATAAATATCTTACAACTAAAAAACCCCCACATTTCTGTGAGGGTTCCATATAGTTTGTTTCGAGGATTAAAATTATGTCATCAAGAGTTTTAAATTTTAATCAAATGACTTTTGAGTCTTTGAATAATGAGTTTGGGACCATTACTTTATCACGATCAATTATCTGACTATTCAGTCTCTAATTGTAGAACACATATCATTTTGACCCTACCCACAAACCATATTAAATTTGAGTGGTTGCGTTGAATATATCCAATCGATCTTGGATTTCTTCAATTCGAGCTTCCAACTCTTTGATTGTTTCATTTCGTTTAACCAAAGATATTTCTGAGGTTTTAATACTTTCACTTTCCAATCGGTACCTATCTCTATTTGACTTCCCTTCGGTACAATCCATTTTTTTAAGTGATTGAGTCATTGATTTTAACTCCGACATAAAAAAGATGTCTTCTAACACTGGTGTGTTTGCAATGTGAATTTTTGTTTTTAACTTTGCCAACTCCTTTGTGTCTTTAGTTATTTCAACCAATAGTTCGTTTGAGCTATATGGTCTTTCATTTCCAACTTCAATTGAGTTGTACTCTTGCATCAACTTTGTATTTTCACCGATCTGTTTGATCAGTTTATTTTTTTGTTTCAGTGCTTGTTTAATTGTCATAACTTTTTTTTGTGTATAAAATTATAAACAGTAAATACCATTAAGTCAAGTAGGGAAACCACCTTTTTCTGAAAGATTCACTTAAGTAAGATATAATATGAACTATTAAAAACCCGAAGGGTTCGGTCGGTCGATTTTTCCGACGAAGTCGGGACCCGCGGTATCCGGCCCCCAATAAAAAGGAAGAATTTTACTAATAACGATAATAATTACACTTACGAACAAAAAGATTTTTAATATAGTTCCCGTAATCTTGATCAACAATATTATATAATAAACTTATATCCATATTAGATCCCCCATTTTCACTGTTATCATGAAAGAATTCCCAATTGTTATTAACAAACTCCTCGATACATCTATCTCTAAAATTTTCTAAAAAAGAATCGGGGGTATTATATTTACACCACCAAGCACCATCTTCATTTCTTTCGTACCCATCAATCTGATCTTCAACAAGATCAACAAATTGTTGTAGCCGTCTAATAAGAAATAGTTGATTTTCTGTGATAATGATTTTCATGTTAACAATCTTCTGTTTTTGAGTTATAGAACTCTCTAATCTCATCACCGTGAACATCAATCAATATGTTAATAAAGTTTTCAAAACCAACTTCATCATAGATAAAATCCGATATGTCGAAATTATTAAAATATTCATAATTGCGAATAATTTCCTCAACCATATCTTCCATAAAACCTTCAAATGTGGGGTAATGATAACAAAAGTTTACGTCACCATAAAAAGCCCCATCATCCCTAATCATTAACAAGGCTTCATGCATTATTTCATTAATTCTTCTTAGAACAATTACTTTATTATATTGTCTTTCCGTTATAATAATTTTCATATCAATAAATATAATGTAAAACAAAAAACCCCACCGATAAAAGTGGGGGATAAATAATTCACAGATTATAAATTATTTTTTACTTAATAACAGTCAAGGAATCATTTGATACGTTTTCGGTTGTAGTACTATCAGTTCCAACATTTTCAGTAGAAACATTGTTTGTAGTTGTTTCTTCTTTTTTAGAATTACATGATGATACCATCAACGAAAAACTTAACAAAAGACCCATCAAAGTTAAACTTTTCATGGTAAGTTAAATTATAAGTTTATTTGTTAAATAATATTAACAAAAATAAATACTACTGTCAATAACAAAAAACCCCACCGATGAGGTAGGGTTTCTATTTTTATTAATTTTTAACGTTGTAGTTTTCCTTTGACCTTAGATGCCAGATTTTGTATTCCTTGTTTAGCCTTGTCAACCATAGGAGCGGCTGCCGATTTTAATTCCTGACCAACAATCTTAACTTGACCTGCAAAATTAGCACTATTAAAGTTTTGATATTTTTGTGCGGTAACACCCAAAGCATAAAAATCTTTCATGTACTTGTATATACTTGTGGTTTCTTTTGATTGTCCCAAAGTCGTAAGATCAAGACCCCCAAGATTAGATTTCCACATTTTAAAACCTGCTCTTTTTTCTGTAGGTCCACTATTGGTCATCATGTTCCTATCTTTGTTGGATAAAGTTTTTAAAAACTCTTTATCTTCTTCTGTTGGTTTAGAATAAACAGGACCAATGTACTCCCCACTGGCACCCACACCTGTAAATGTTTTTAATAACTCAGGTGAAATCCCTTCATTATTTGGATCAACCGCCAACATATAATCTATTTCAATTAGTCTATAATATTTCTGTTGTTGCTTATCAACCTGTACTTGAAATAAAAGTGTAAGTGACGCCTTTGACGCTTGAACAAGATTGGCGTTTACATTTGATATTGTAAATCCGTTTGTTTTTAGTTCTTCAAAAATCTGAGCTGAAAAATCTTTTACTTCTTGTTCAGATATAAGTGGTCTAACATCCCCCAAGCTTGATTCCAATAATTGTTTAAATCTATTTAGTTCCATAATGTATTTTCCAATAAATATGTAGAATGTCTAAAACCTATATTTTTGAAAAATTTTTCCAGAAATTTTTTTTAGTATTTGAAGGTAAATTAAAAAGGGGTCGACTTTACAGATTATAAGGGTTTCACTTTACAGATTGTAAGGGTTTTACTTTACACATTATAAGAATCCATCACAATCTTCGATATTAGAGTCATAATGGTCCGTAATTAACTCAAGAAATCTGGACATAATAAAATTATAAATCCTTAACACACTTGACTCATTTAGTTTATCTAATCCATCATAAGAATTTATAAAAGTAATAGTTGACCCACGAACTATTTCCCTAACATATTCTCTTTTCCTACCGATGTAATCACAAACGTCTTCATAATCAAAACCCTCTTCCACAAGTTCCTCGATGTGATTTATTATTTCAGGATCATTTGTTCTTCTTAAAAACCATCTTAAACCTTCTTCCATATTGATAAATATACTTTACTGTATAATATGGGATAGTATAGTTTCCAAATTTTCCCAAAAATTTTTCCAGAATTTTTTTTACGAATATGTTATATTTGGGATTGACCCCCCTTTTTCCCCTGACAATATGTCATATAAGGGGGCATACGGGAGGGGGGAGGGGGTAATTCTTGTGGATCCCCCTATGGTAGGGGTATGCCAAACTCTATTGGTCCCCCATGTGACACACTGTCATGTTGATAACTTAGTAAACGACTATAGTGGTGTTAATAACTTTTGATCAAATAAACATGGGGGAAAATTTGGTAGTGTCAAATTAATCCCGTACCTTTGTATTGACACTGATGATAAGGTTAAGTCGGGCTCGGGGGAACAACCCGTGGAGCTCAATCAGAGGCAGGATGCCTTATAAAAAAAATAAGGGAGCATAAAAAATTCCCCATCACCGAATAGGGATCCTTAAGAAAATTATGTTGTCAACTTCATCTTGAACTTTACAGACCGCCTGGGTCTTGAACAACTAATTCCCTACTGTGGGGAAAATGAACTTCTAATAATAAATATACTAATGATCTTGAAAAGGTGAATGGTGTGTGTTATTATTCTGTTATGGAAATGTTTCTTATGGTCTATGTTGTAATCACGTTGTTATTTCTGTTTGGTCTTACAGTGTGTGCTTTCTTTTTGGACTACTTCCCCACGTCAAATATAACTAACTTTATTCGTCGTTATATTATTGATCAAATGGATGATCATATATAAGACCTAATGAATAGTCTTGTAGTTGGGGACCAATGGTATTGAAGTCCCCATCTTTAATATGTCCCTGTGTAAATAGATATTCTAATACATCCCCCATGTCTGATGACTCAAGGGTGTAGAACCTTTGTCTGATAGGTTTATTTTTACCAACCAAGTTATGTTCTTTATACACACATGTACCAGAATAGTTTTGGTGACAATATGTCAGGGTTATGGTATCACCACTTTTGTCAATTACTTTGTTGAAAACTTTTAATATCTCCATCACCAGGGGGAATTGTTAATAAATAATTATGTTAAAAAACTTGTTTTTGTCAAAATGTCAGTCGAGCGTTACACACGACACAATCTCTTTACGGGTTTTCTACCACTTTTCCCCACTCTATACTTCCCACTTTCTACCACCGAAATTGTACCTGTTGCTATCTACAGACCTAAAAAATCCCCCTTCTTGACCCCTACAGAACCACTTTTTTCACTATGTCTATTCTCCAGCGAAAAACATATATTAATGGTACTGTTGCCGTGGACAGACATTTATGTCGTTAGTAGATCACTTATAGATCATTAAATAGATAACTTCAACGACCACTTTAGTGGGTTTTTCAACATCCTGACCACTAAAATCTACACAACTAATAACACATAGTAAAGTGGTAATAACTTCTAATAAGTGGTAATAAGTGGGTATGTTTATACCCTTTTCATATACACATTCATTTAGTAACTAATCACCACACCAAAATATAATACAAGTACAACACTAAAATATAACTTTGGTACAAAGTTGTCTTGATAGTTGTACCATAACATTATACAAAATGTGTTACGCAAAATGTGTAATCATTGGTCAACTTAAATGGGGGGACAATATATTAGGACTTAACTAAATGGGGGGATTATAGTTTTATAAAATAGTATAACATATGAGTGAATGAAAAAGGGAACCGATTGAGGTCCCCTTTGTAATGAGTGAATGTGTTATATTATTTTATGGTTTTCTAAATTTATATCTATGTCTATCTTCACAAGTTTTTAATGAATCATAAAAGAAGTCTACTATTCTTTTCGGATAATCAAGATCAATTAAAAATTGATATATTTCATCATACTTGTCTACATATGATTCTGAATCAACATAGTGTAGTTCATCAATAATAATTCTTGACATGTCTGAAAGTATTTGACTAGAATATTCTAAAGCCTCATCGTCTGACCAGTGTATACAAACATCTTTTGAACTTAAATTGTTAAGGTAATGTTCAACAACATCTATTCTTCTTAACATATAAATTTGTAACTTGGATTCATTTATAGTTTTGGAATTTAATTGATCTAATCTTTTTTTAATCTTACCCCCATAATAATCTTTTAACATATAAAAGACATCATCATACCACTGAAGTTCTTCTGGAACAGAGCTATGTATATCATAGTGAATTGAGTCTATCAACATGGATATGACTCTATTTCTAAACTGAGGTAATGATACCGAACTTTTGTCTTTTCCCCTGTTGTACATGTTTGTGGCAGTATCTAAACAATCCTCAAATTCGGCGTCTAACACTTTAGGATCAACTCTACGTAACAAAAATGGATTTAATTGTTTGTTCATCCTCTTTCATTTTTTAATCTGTTATAAATAGTTTCTAACTTGGGCTCAAATAAGTTGATAAGACTTTGTATTGTTTGATCGAAATATCCATCACTTGTATCTATATCAGTTTCATACTTGTAGTAATGATAGTTTTCTAATGTTGCCGTAACTAACTTCCATTTGAATTCTTCTAATGAATTGGATTCATAAAACATATATACTTTTCCTTTATCTAAGAGATCATTGAACTTATCTAAATCAAGTCTTCGAAGTATGTAAGGATCTATGTTTCCCGATTCTTGAATCAATACTTTTCTAATTATTTTTTTAAGTGACATTGTTGTCTTTTGATTTGTTATCCTTTATGTATAATAAATATAACTATGGTATTAAATTATGAGGTGAATTCCGAACGAAGTGAAGGACTATGAACCGAGTAATTGAAAACCATAGTTAATTATGATAATCGAACACAATATTCGTCCCAATAATCATATATGTCTTCTTTTCTGTTTTCTTCTATAAAATCAATAATATCTGAATAGTCAATAATTTTTAAGTCTTCCCCTATAAATGACCAATATAATTCGTCGTATAAACCACGAAGAAAAGCTTTTTCAGAACTATATTCACATGGGTACATAGAAGAAAGGGTTGCGTCAATTAACGTATCAATTATAGTTATTCTTCTTAAAAACTCAGGTGAAAAATCTTCATGAATATTATTATTACACTTGGATTCCCAGTCTGAAACTAATTCATCATAATATGTTCTATTTAGAAGATAAAGAATTTCATCAGAAAGGGACTCCCAATTTAATTCGGATTTAGTTTCATAGAAAAAATTAAAATAAATAGCTTCCAGTACTCTTTCTATCGTGTAATTCCAATAATGTTGTGGATGTCTGAAATCACATGGATAAACATTTGATGATACCAATTTGAAAGTGTCGTCGAACTCATGAAATCTTCTTAGAAGATAAGGGTCTATTTGGGATTCTCTAACTATGTTTGGCGAATCTTTATCCCACTTTTCTACATCTCCACTTCCACTTCCTTCATATTTTAAAGTTATTGCTTCTTTTGGTATGTCTTGAAACGTAACAATATGTTTTGACCTTGACTCAAAGTGTCTATCTTTATACCACTTTACATCAGGAATCATTTCTGTATTTATTTCCCATATATCATCGTCGTATGTTGAATCAAACCATGCTCTTTTGTTCGTTGAGTTGGTTGCAAAAATTGCAGGTTTACACTTAACACCATAACCAACATATATTTTGTAACATTCTCCTGCCCTTACTTTAAGACCATTTTCCATTATCTTATTTCTGAAGATCGGATTGGACTTGTGGATCACAATTTTATTTGGTATTATTTCTTTACCCGCCGGAGAATAATCTTCTTCCCTTAATATTCTTCCACTATAAGAATTATATAACTTTTTGATTGTTTTATTAAACATGTTGGAAACTTCATTAACAAATTCTATTTCCTCTTGTTCTGGTAGATCTTCCCACCCGAGTTCATAATCATTCCACATAATTGCCTCCACGGCTCTTAAAGTTAATTCATACTTGAATTGCTCATAACTTTTTGTTTCACCATGTACTTGTTCTGCGTTGATTGGAAGTAATTTTTTAACCTCATCTAAATTAATTCTTCTTAGAAAGAATTTTGATTTATTTAACAAATCTTCCCTTAATATTCTTCTTATGGATTCTTGTAGGTTCATATTAGTTCATATGTGAAAATACTCTTCTTATGTTTTTAGGTAAAGAATTAATTGGTATTACCTTCGCCTTAATTGTTTCTAACCCTTTTCTCACCGCTTTTTGTGCTCGGTGATGACCATCTATAATTGATATAAATTCACCATCGTCATTTACGAATATTAATATTGGGTATTGTAAATTGGCACTTTCTATTTTTTTAACCTCATCTTCATCCCCATCCCAAGTTAATAGATGCGGTTTTAATTCTTCTACGGAAAATTCTTCTACAGGTATGTCTTGTGTTGCATTTAATAAATCAATTAGAGTTATTTTGTCACCATCTTCATTTTGCCAATATGTGTCATGAAGTCCTTCTGTAAGAAGTCCCATCATTTGTTTAATCCTTGATATGTTTTCTTGTAAATTCATATTATCTTGATCTTCTTGTGTTGTATCCTTTGGTATTCAAATAATTAATCACATCGTCAATTTTTGATTTATCAGAAATGGTTATTTTATTTTTTGTTATAAAGAAGTTATTTATACCAAATTTTTTTAACAGTTTTTCTAATCTATCATTAAATTGTGTATCAGTAAGATTTAAATTTTGATAAATTTCAGAGTCACTCAAAATTATTATATCTGAATTTTCAGAAAAGTTTTGTAGTTTTTCTTCTCGGTTACTTTTTGTGTCATAGTTATTTGAAAGATCATACATTGGATTCATTTCCGTACTAAACCCGTTTTTATTCAAAACATAAATTGCGTTTTCGACTTGGTACTCATTTACCTTAACAAAATACCCATTGGCAAATGTAAACAATCTAAAAGAATACCCAACTACACAATCAATGTTTGATTTATTTAAAATAAGTGCAATTTTTTTTACCATGTATTCTGGTTTGATATTAGTATTAGAATCGTAGTGTACAAGAATTTGTGATTCATTTACATGATTTTCTGAATTAGGTTCTGCAATATTTAACTCAGATACTCTGTGATATTTGAAATCATTTTCTTTTTTTCCTGAAAAAAGATGTTTTTGAAATACTGACATTTTATTTTTATCTTCCTGTGACAATTCTTCACCTCGGCTCATTTTGTCAAGAACATCATCTATATTCTCGTTAATGATCCCCATCATTTGTTTAATCCTTTGTATGTTTTCTTGTAGGTTCATATTGTTAAATCTATTAACCAAACTTTTATTGGTTCAATACCCATTTGTAATGCGATTGAACTTCTTTTGAATCCACCTATTAAAACATAATCTTTATCATTTTTCTTTGTGTAGTATTTAACAACAAATGGTGCTGGTAATTTTCTTGTTTCACTTTTCTTTGCAAATTCTCTATATTGGTCGATGTTTCCTGCAAAAGCGTGTAAATCTTTATTACCTTCTCCGTCACCAACTTTTTTCAAATGTGATGACATTTTGGAAGATACGGTTTTTTTTAATGGTTCAAGAAAACTTGTTAATTCACCCATGTAATCAGTGTTGTTTACATTATCAATATGTTCACCTGTTTCAGGGTTAGTTCCTTTCCATATCGTCATTTGACCACGACTGAAGAAATCATAACCTTCTTGGATTGATTGCGGGTCATTCATTAAAATGTTTTTCAATTCATTCCATCTTTCTTCTTCTTTTAAAAGAGATATTATATTTTGATTTAGAAGTATGTCCTTAATTTTATCTTCGCCTTCCACATATTCACCTTTAGAAAATTCAGCAATCGTTTTGAATGTGTGTGGCATAATGTTATAAACCGTATCATAGTTTTCAGGGTTGAAAAACTCTTTGTCTGTAAACCTAATAGGATTGCCCAATAACTCACTTAACTCTTGTGTAAAGTATTCTTGTGTAGGTTCCAACCATTCAACTTTGTATGGATTAGTAACTTCTGTAACAAGTCCCATCATTTGTTTAATTCTTAATATGTTTTCCTGTAGGTTCATATTATATAATTATGTTAATCTCCACACTGTGTGTGAAAATGTTCTCTTAACTTATCACCAAATTTATTATACACATATATGGATATGAATCTATACATTTCCGCCCACTCTTCTGAATCATCATCTAGTGTGTCAGAAAAATAATCCCAATACATTCCATCCCCAGTCTTTTCTATTACAATTTCCAAAAAGTTTTCAGGGGTTCTTACTTTACATATACCATTATATTGTCTTTCTATTTCTCTTACTGAAAACTCAACCAACCAATCAACGACATCCAATCTTCTTAAAATTGGATTAATTGGATTTGAATTATTTTCCCTTAATAGTCTTTTTATAAATTCTTTTTTGTTCACCTCAATCAATACACTAAAAATTTATTATTTAAGTCTATTTCTCTTACTTCAAGACCTGAGTTTTCTTCAAACCATTTCTTAAAAATTGGAATCCACTTATCCCCAAACAGTTTTGTAAGTTCATCCCTGACAAGTTTACCAATTGATAGTGTGTATAGATATTCATATCCATCCCACTCACCTAAATATGAATATGCCGGATCATCATTAATCAAAAAATCATATATACCATACTGTTCAATTTCTTTTTTATAAAAATCATGTATTTCAGGTCCCCAATTATAATCAGGATAAAACTCTTCTTTTAGATACTGGTAAATAAAATTATTAATTTCTTGTTGATCAAGATCTAATATTTTTAATAATCTAACCATCCCTCCCACAGCCTTTGACGCTTTTTTTAAACCAACATTATCAATTAGATTCATCAAATCATTCTTTAGTGAATTTTCTCTTGAAAGTCTTCTTATGTTTTCTTGTAGTTTATCATTTTTTAAAACAATACACCTTTCATTGAAGTATTCAGTTAATTCATCATATTTGTAATCAAGAATGTAGTTTTCAATATCCGATCTTTCAATACGTTGTAATTCTTCTACATCAATTAAAAACCATCTAATTTCATCTAATACTCCTTCCACAAAATGGTCATAAGAATTATAATCACACGGATACATATTGGGTAACAAATTATCTATTACCTTATCAATTAAATGAATTCTTCTTTTTATATGTACCGGTATGTTTTCTTGTAGGTTCATTTGATATAACTTTTTAATTGTTCCAAAGTTGTTTGATTATTTTTATGAAGTATTCCAATACCTCCATTGTTTACCCATCCGTTTATGTTTGTTTCAGAATCATCTATTAAAATATTTGGATAAACTAAATCGTCTTGAGTTGTGGTGGCAAAAGTTTTTTTATCAGCCCCAAAGACAACAAATTCAATTTTTGGAATTGGGTTTAAATAGTCTTGAACTTGTTTGGTTTTTATTTTTTCTGAATTTTCTATATTTTTGGATCCTGTGGAAGTAAGAATTATTGGGTAATATTTTTTAATACTTTCCCATAATTCGCTCCCTATATAATCAGTTTCATTACCTGATCCACCTTCATCGGCACCCATTTTTTTGAATAAAACTCCACCCATGTCAACATACAACTTTTTTGGGTCATAGTAATTTTCAACTATTATTCCCATCATTTCTTTTATCCTTTGTATGTTTTCTTGTAGGTTCATTATTCAAGTACTTTTTCGAATGTCACAAAAGAAATTGTTATTGATTTTTTTTCTGAATTATCAACAAACTCAATAATTCTTTTAACATTTGGAACATCTATCAACTTTACAGTTCCGCTCTTACCCTTGAAATTATAACCAATCAATTTTTTTCCACCACCGTCAGTTTCTTCCAAAACATGGTCAACTTCATCTATATTAATAAAAGAACCATTAGGTGCGGTTATTTGCATTTTAATCATGTCATTTTTGTTATCTTGGATTTCAAATTTGTAAGGTACTTCAGTTTTAACTAATTGGAATGGTCTACCCAAAATTTTGGTAACTCCTAAACTTTGCGATTCGTTCAAAAATGAATGATTTATTTTCATCATTTCTTTGATTCTTTGTATGTTTTCTTGTAGGTTCATTTCATTTCTTTATTTTTACACAATTAGGATACTTTTTACCAAACATAGTTTTCATACCTTTTTGAGTGTATCCCTTCCAACATCTTTCTGTTATTTCTTTGTTTTCATATAACTCGTCATCATTTTCCAACTGATTTTCCGTCCAATAATTATAAATGATATTAGAAAAATTCATTCTAATATATTCGTATAAAATATCGTAAATTTTACTGTATTGTGGATCATCTGAAGGTTTGATAAATTCATCAGTAACATAAAAAATAACATCATCCGCGTAACCATATTTGGAATTATATTCAGTGGGTTCAAGGTCATACATTTTTTGTTTTACTAACCTTTTTATCGTTGTGTCATCAATTGATCTATTTAATCTTCTTAATAAGCTAAAGTTGTCGTAGATTTCTGAAATTGATTTTCTAACTGAAGGTCTAAATCTACTTGGATTACTTTTGATTGCGGATTGTGGAAATCTTATACCAACACCTTGTCTTCTAGCATTTTTTAAGGTTCTTGCATATTCATCCAATTCTTCGTCTACACTATTAATAATATCTAAAGTTTTAATATTGGTGGAACTTCTGATAATTTTTGGAGCTACCCCATTTTCATTTGCTTCTTCCCATCTTTTTGCACACAAACACCACTTGTCACCAGGTTGTAACATATCAAGATTATTTCCCTGTGACTTTGTAAATTTAAGAAATTCTTTTGTCACCTTAGAACATACCGTGTGACTACCTTTATCATCATCACCTGTTCTACAGTATCCATCTCTATAAAAACCTGTAATTGGGTTACGAGAACAAACTTTTAATTTACCACCATCAATATTTTTATCGGTTTCAGTTTCTTCTCTAATTATTCTATATATTGATTCATTTAATCCCATAATGATAAATATTAGAGTAAATAAAAAACCCCACAAGATGGTGGGGTTTTGTTATTTCAGTTTTATTCCTGTAAACTGTTTAAGTTTTTGTTTGAATTTGATTCTTAAATAACGGTCAACAACTCTAGGGACATTTTTTTGTCTTTCAGCAAATTTTTCACGTATTTTTTTTTCTAAATCTTCAAATTGTGTTTCCATAAGTTTGACAAAGATAAGAATAAAAAATTAAAAAACAAGAATGTTTCAAAAATTAAGTTGGTAGTTTTTTACCGTTATCATGTGTTTTTTCACTTTCGACTTTGATTTTGATTTTGGGTTCATAATCTTTAGGAAGTTTGTTTTCTATTCCAACAAATTCACCCATTTCATTATCCATTCTTACAACAACAAGTTTTTTATCAAGATTCATCATAATTTGTCCCGTTGTTTGCATGTGATACATATTTTTTGTTCTGTATGGATTCAAAAATGGATCTTTTTTGTATTTCTTTTTCATAGCATCAATAACATCCATATCATTTTTTACATCTTTGAGATGATCCTGAGCCAATTTCATCCTTGAAACTGAAGATTTTCTTTTTTTACCACTGGTATAACCAGCACTTTTCTGATAAATGCCGTGATTAGTTCTGACAACTAATTTTGATTCTTTTTTCAATTTTTTGATCACAGGGGAATGTTTTGCGGTCATTTCAACTACGTAAACATTTTCATTATTGGACACTATTGTTTCCCCTTTGAGGCCAACATCTTTTTTATCTTCACCTCTGAAAGAAATAATTGATTTGATAACTTTAGGTAAAGTTTTATAAGTTAGAGCCTTTCTAATTTTACCACCGTCAGCCGCGAATCTTTTTTTTGCTGGTTTGTCCTTATCTTTTCCATCAGATTTTCTTTCTTTTTCAACCCCTTTACCTTCCTTTTCGTCTTGAACGACTAATAAACTTGAATTTACAATCCCGATACCAAATTCATTCATTCCTTCACTCCAATCAGTGTCAACATCTCTCCAATAAACCATTTCAACATCATTGACTATTTCATGAATGATTTCAACTCTTGCTTTATATCCACGATCTCTATTTTTCGCCAAAACAACACCATCTTCGAGTCTTACCGCAGCTATAGTACATTCATGTATAACTTCACGGTGTAATTCTTCATTTAGTATTGATCTAATTAAATTTTTCATTAACTATAAATACTACGTCAAACAAAAACAAGTGGTAACTCATTCCATGATGTTGTGTACTTTTGAGTAATATAGTCTTGTTTCATTTCCCACTCATGGTTTTCATTCTGTGGGGCGTTTACAACTTTAACATCGTCACTAAATAAAGAAGTTTGGATAATTGTATCAGGAGTAAGTTCATTAAATACTATTCCACACTTTTTATACTTTTCAGATTTGTCACAAAGAACTTTATATTGTTCGTGAATCTGTGACCAAATAAGGTCAGGATCTCTAGTTGGATTTTGAAGTTTGATTGTTTTAGAATGGTAATACTTATCACCTTTATGATAATTTCCTGAAACAAATATAGTTACTTTATTTGCAAACAACTTGTTTTGACTTAATTTCTTCACACCGTTTTTAATGTATGTATACATCGCTTCACCCAGTTGATCAAAGTCCTGTACATCTTTTCCAAAAGAACGAGTAGATGCAATATTTTTTTTTGGTTTGGACTTCTTTTGAATTAAAAAACAATACATTTCTTTTAACTCCAATTGAGTTTTTACTCCATTGATATTCATCAACTTTCTAACAGTATATTCGTTTGTGTTAATAAACTGACCTACTGATTCTACCCCAATGTTTTTTAGTTTTTTTGCCCACTTTCTACCAATACCCCAAACCTCATCAACATTAATCCCATAAGACATATTTCTAAAGTTTGGTAAGTCCCAATATGAACATACACCATTATAGTTTAGCTGTTGTTTAGCTAAAAAGGATGTTAGTTTAGCTAAAGTTTTGTTTGGGCCAACACCAATTGATACAGGAATTCCAACTTTCTTTCTAACTTCTTCTTTAATTGCTATTAATGTTTCTGTGAGATCTTCTAAAGGTATGTTTGAAAAATCAACAAACGCTTCATCAATTGAATATACCTCAATATCATTTCCAAACTCCGAGATTACTTTCATAACCCTATCTGACATATCACCATACAGGTTGTAGTTTGATGAGTATACACAAAATCTATGTTGGTCCATGAACTCTCGACTCTTAAAGAATGGTTCCCCCATTTTAATTCCAAGGTCTTTTGCTTCTTGTGATCTGGCAATTACACATCCGTCATTGTTTGATAATACAACGGTTGGTCTTCCAATAGATTCAGGATTAAATAATCTTTCACAACTAACATAGAAGTTGTTACAATCAATTATTCCAATCTTTTTTACATTTTCTTTAATACCCATGTTACTTTTCCCCATAAGTTTTTTTGTCCTTTGAACTCTCGAAGTTTGAAATGATTCTTATCAGTTAAGATTACCAAATCCCCATCTTTTGGATTCTCAGTTCGATCAATTACTATTGTATCACCTTGATTGATTCCAAAGACTGATGGTCCTGAATATCTAAAATAAAATGTTGTGTAGTGATCTTTCACAATCAAGTCATTTAGATCTAATCGTTTGTCAACGTATGTTTCCGCTGGTGAAGCAAATCCTGTTGTTGTAGAATTGATCTGAATTGGGTTTTGGTGTCTTAACATATACAAAATATAGTAAATGTAAATGATATAAAAAAGAAAAATCCCCACTTTTTTGGTGGGGATTTCTATATTTTAGTGTTATTCTAAAACTATATTATGCGGGTTGCTCTTCAGTTTGTTCAACCATTTCCATCATCTGAACATCAAGTGTTAATCTAACTTCATCACTCAACAATACACCACCTGTTTCTAAAGGTGCGTTCCATGTAAGATTAAAATCAGAACGATTGATTACTCCTGTAATTTCAAACCCATGTTTCGTATTACCCCATGGATCAACACTCTTACCGTTATACTCAATATCCAACTCGATTTCTTTTGTTGTATCTTTGATTGTCATTTCACCTTTCATCTTTCCGTTTTCAACATTTACCATTGTAGATTCAAAATACATTCTTGGGAATCTTTCTGTGTTGAAGAAGTCTTCAGCGTTTAAGTGTGCGTCACGGTCAGCATTTCCTGTAGAAATAGAGTTTACTTCGGCATCAAATCTTACTTGAGCGTCACTCATATCTTCAGCGGTATATGTCATACCTCCTGAGTAATTAGTTAATGTACCTTTTACATTAGATACCATTAAGTGTCTGATTTTAAAACCCAAATCAGAGTGGGACGGGTCAATTACAAGTTTTGTCATTTTTTATATTTGTTTTTGGTTTATTTTCGTATGGAAATAATAGGCCTTTTGAATCAACATGTAAATCATTTATTGATTGATCTATGATAACAAAAATCCCCACCTTGTTGGTGAGGACTTTTATTATTTTTTTGACCACTTGAGATATTCTTTTCTATCTTTGATTATTCTTGGTATAATCAATACCAAAAATAACCCCCAAGTTAAAATCATTTTCTAATTATTAACTTTTCAACCTTGGAGTTGTTTAGTCTAACAAAATAAACTCCATTTGGTAGATTTATCAATTCAACTTGATTATCAAAAGAACTTACTAATAATTTCCCGTTTTGATCCATAACTTCGATATTAGTTTTTTCATTAACCGTAATTTGATTGGTTGCCGGGTTAGGATAAATTGTGTACCCATTATTAAGTTCATCGACTGACGCAATATTTCCAAATATGTTTAAAGGGAAGTTGGCACCAATTGCCGCAAACGAGAACCCATTCAATCTAAAATCAGGTGTTGATCCTATTTGAACAAATGGGTTAACCCAATTGATGTCTTGATTCGTTAAAGTTGAGTCATTCAAGTTTTGAGAAAAATAAGATGAAAGAAAGTTTGGTGTTGTTGTATAACAAACTGTCCCAGTATTAAAGTTTGAAAGTATGTTACTATTAAAGTTCATAACACCTGAAGTTATGTTATTTTCAACAGGAACACCCTCTAAAGATAATCCTTTTTCCCATCCTGTCGCAATTGAGTTGAAAACAGAAGTTGCAGTATTTCTTCTTAATCTGAAAGCTTTTTCAAATTTTTCACCCACTGGAAGAATTACAGTCCCATCACCCTTAGCCCCAATAATCGTGAAGTTAGAAAAAATAGGTGCCGTCAATGGTTGAGAAGCGCTACCCTGTGCGTCATTATCCGATTCGAAACAATTTGAGTCGCCCGCTGCGTCTGACAAATTTTCATTTCTAATCGCCAAACCGAATTGAACCTTACCTCTGTATCCAAAGTCAGTATCAAAATCGTCATCTATTGTTGAATATGAAATTAAATGTTTACAGTTTACCGTTCCTCCGAACCACTCAAACGAGTCGTCTCCACAGAAACTTACTTGTACATAATCCACTGTAGTTAAACTTCCAACTGAACCGAATGTTAATCCGTTAATTTCTTTGTTTGGTTCAAGTGGAATTCCTGCAAATTCGATTCTTACATATCTTAACACTCCTGAGTTATCATTATCATTACCTCCTCCATGTTGAGTGTTTGTAGATGGTGGTAATCCTTCTATGTTAACAACACCACCAGGTTGATTATTAATGGCATGCCCCAAAAGAACTAAACCTCCCCAATCTCCTTCGTTTCTACTTCCGACAGGATTGTTTGAGGTAAAGACGATTGGTTGGTTCACATTTCCATCAGCAATAATTTTTGATCCTCTTGTTACAATTAGAGTTCCTTGACTATTGTAATCACCTCTAATTATAGTTCCTGGAAGTATTGTAAGTGTTGCACCATTTTTAATATAAACTTTGTTTTGTAATTTTATAACACCTGACCAAGTTGCATCAGTAGTTACATCAGTATTAATTACCAATTGAGTTGTTGGGTACTGTGTATTTTGTGGATCCCAATTAGACCAACCATGAGTCCAATCTGTTTGTGGTGTGTTATCTGTTATAGGAAAAGCACCTCTGTATGTTGTAGGTGTCCAAAAAGAATTCTGTGAATAAGACAAAACTGTCATCATTACAGAAAAAATTGTTAGATAAATTTGTTTCATTTTTTTAATTTTATTGTTTATATCTAACAATAGATAGTAAACCATTTTGTTAAGTTCAATTCATTTACAATACTTAACAAAAAGGTAACGACTTAACTTTCCCTTAACATTTAGTTTTTATGATTTGATTATAAGATCAATTGAGTTTTGTTGCATCAATAAATATTTTAACATTTCTAGATGCAAAAAAGGGTTCCCACGTAACCCCTATTCTGAAAGGAAAAAATTGATTCATTTCGTCAGACAAGGTTCTTGCCAACCAACTTTCTATATTTGAAGCATTACTATCTGAATTAAAGTGGATATTGATTATTCTGTTTCCGTTTTTTGATGTTCGTGTTTCTAAAAAGGAAATTTCTACATCGCTATCATTCCAAAAATAAATGTAATTTTTGATCAACATTTCAACATCGTCTTTATTTTCAAAATCTATATCTAATATTTTTGTAACATTATTTATGCCACCGACAGCTTTTGCCGCTGTTACAATTCCTGAATCACGAATCATTTTTTTTAATGAGTCTTGTAATGAAACACTTTCGACAATAATTTTTACAATATTTTTTACTTTATTCATTTTATTATAAATATAAATCAGAAAGTTATTTAAAAAAAGTTTGATTAACCAAATAAAAATAATATCTTTGTAAAAAAAACCCTTATGAAAAATCTATTTTTAATCTGTCTTATGTTTATTTTGTCTTCATTTGCATTTATGAATGACTCAACTAAAATTTACAATACTATAAACACTTCTGTTTCTCAAAATATAATTGATACAATAAGTATACATGTCACAGAAGTTGATTATTCTAGAAACATCGATGGTAAATCTTATTTAAACGAAAAAAGATCAACCGATACAAAGTATACAATTGATCTTAAATCTAAAATTGTTGTAGTAACTCACTCCGATGGTAGTGTTGTAATGTTTGATTCTGTAACAGTATCAGAAAAAAATAACATTTACGAAATTTCTTACTACGATAATGATATTTACCAAAATGTTTCCAAAATATATTCAACTATTCGTATTGACCAAAATAATGATCAAGTAACTTATACTGAAATTAATTTGGATTTTGAATCAGAATTTAACCTATACGTTTTTAGTAAATATGATATAAAGGTGGACTAATTATCTTGGTCCACCTTGTCCTTGGAATTTTCTTTCTAGTTTCTTAGTGATACCATACTCATCAGAAGCCACTTCTTGTTCTTCAGGTTTCAAAAAGTAATATCCGTTACTACCACATTTCAAACCATGTTTCCCTTTTCTTACCATCATAAGAAGATACTCACCAAGGGTACCATTTCCTTGTTTTTGACTTAAGTCCAAACCATTTACACGAGAAGCCATGTCAAACAAAGATGTACTTGTATGATTATCAAACCAATCACCATCTTTTTTGTATGACAAAACAACGTTAGGACATTTACCATTTCTCATCATTTCGTAATATTGTTCTCTGTTTTCTGTTCCTTGACCTTCAGCTTCTTCCCTGATAACTCGTCTAACGATACGAGCCAAATCTGATTCTGTTAATCTAACTATTCTTTTCATAATTTGTTTTTTTTTATTTTATAATAATAAATATATTCTTCACTGAAAAAGTTATCTGAATTCTATATTTAATTCCAACGATTTTGCTATTTTTAGAAGTTCATCATATTCTTTTTGGGTCCTTTTGACATCTTCAGATAAATCATTAAGCTGAGTTTGTAAATCAGTTTGTATTTTTTTTTCTTTGTAATATCTTTCTTTAATTTTTTTAAACTCCAAAAGTTCATCGAATGTTTTTGGTTCCATTTGTATACTTTTCATAAAATGTACAAACGTTTCGTATAAATCATTAGTTTGATACACAAAAATTACAGATGGATTACTGAAATATTTATCAGAAAAGATTTTAAAATTTTTCTTTTTGGTATTAAGTGATTTTTTTAACTTTTTAAAGTAATCATAATCAAATTTTTGTTTTTCTGCTAATTGTTTTTCGTAATAATTTAAATAAACTTGATATGTATGTTTTTTAATCAAATCTATAAATGTTCTTAACAGTTGATCGGGTAAATATTTTTCAACAGTTTTTTTTGTAATATTTTCGTCAACCGAATTCCAATATTGTATAACACCTTTTTGACTTTGTTTCAAAAACATTTGTTTACTAAAATCTGACACTCCACCATGGTCCCAAGATAGTTCTTTATTAGGCGAATATTGAACCGCAATTTTGAAATAGTTAGAAGACTTTTTTTTTCCTTCTATTGGTTGTCTCAATTTGTCAATTATGAAAAAGAAAAGATTTTCATCGCTGTAGGAATAAAAATAGTTATTCATTCTTGATGCAATACACCATTTGGTGTTTGCACCGTACTTACAGGAAGCTTCTTCGTTTTTGGGTCTTACCAGAACATATCTTTCGTCTTCATAAAGTTTTTCTACACCAGCTGAAGAAATTTCTCTTTTCGAAATTTTTGTTAACGCTTGTTCATAAGCTCTAACTAGCTCGTCATAAGTGTATTGATAGATATCTTTTTTTTGAAACTTGTGTTGATTTTTATCAAAATATTGAATCATGCCAGCCATATTGGTTTGGTCAATTGACTCGTTATTTAAATAAGTTTTGACCATCCAATTAACATATTTTTTAGAAGGGGATGGATCTTCATCATACAAATAATCAATTAACCATTCATAATCTTCACCATACTGTTTTAAAAGATCATCTTTTTTATCTTCTGATATAATAGTCATTTTGAATGAACCTTCACCAATTATTTTTTTGGAAAGTTGAGCAATTCTCAATAGTTCATTTTTCAGGTTCATATATATAAATATTATTATTTTTTAATTAATCAAAGTCTAATGGTTCATCATCTTCTTCTAACGTACCAACGTCTTGTGAAATAGTTAAAAAACTTCCTATTCTTACATTCAATCCAAAATATTCGATATACTCGAAAATAAAGTTTTCAAGTGCCTGTTCTTCTTTGAAGATCCTGTTCAGGACTTTATAAATTGTATCCAATATTACAACTTCCTTATCGGGTTTGATATTCAAAAAAATAATTGTTTTTCCTGGTGTTGATAAATATTCCATACCATAGGTATCATTTTTCCATGGTGATAAATTCAATTCATCAAGAACTTTCGATGCCATATTTTTTTTATCATAATTCGAATCTTTGTTTTCTTTTAATTCAACTTCTGATTTTGTATCATTATCCACGTATGTTGTAATTTGTTTAGGTTGTAATGGCGGATCCAAAAGAAACTTTTGATTTAACCAATTTCTTAATTCATTTTCCACAAAATAATCAGGTACTATTTCATCGTTGGGTTTTTCATCAGCCACTTGAGAAATGTAATTTGCAAATTTAACTTTATATTTTTCATCCAACATTGTCATCAAACCATCAGAAATGAAAAATATTTTTGACAAAGGGTCTTCGGCCTTTAATTCACCTTCTACCATGTCAAATATTTTCATTATGGTTTTTCCCCACCATGTTTTATATCCTGTAGTTTCTTCTAAAGCTGGTCTGAATATTTTGTTTGCAACCCTAACCCATGTTGCTCCAAAACCTAAAAGTGCTAATTGTGGTATAAACCAAGGTATCAACCTAAGTGTCGCTTTATAACCACCTTCTCCAATGTGTGTTCCTATTCTTTTGAGTCTACCTTTTTCTACAAGTTCCCTTAATTGCCCAAATGTAATTTTACCTTGAGCATTACAAAACTTTTTTGATTTACATACATTGTCCAAAGCGACTTGAGATGGTTTTATATCTATCTCGCTTATTAAAAAAGTTTCTTCTTTTAATATATCTCTTATAATATTTTTCATATTTCTATTTTTTTTGTTTACAGTAAACAGTTTACTGTAAACTTATTTTACATATTTGTTACTTCAACATCTAAACCGCTAAATAATCTATATCTAATATATTCAAAATATAGTTTGAAATATTCACGTACAACCTCCCTAACTTCATATCTTATTTCCCAAACCAAATATTCATTTTCTTTTAGATCATCACCTAAAAGATCATAAGTTTCATCCGTTGTCATTATAAGTGTGACTTCCCCTTCTACTATTTTGAATCTTATTTCCATAAAATCGTCAGTTAAGTCATAATTAACATGGGTTACTTCAAAAACAAAATCATATCCCCCAACTTCTAATGGAAATTCAAAATTATTTGTTGATATTTGTCTTCCAACAAAATAATTTTCAACTATTTTATAATCTCTTACACCTAAAATTTTTGATAACCTTTCTATACCACCAACTTTTTTACATGTCATAAGAAGACCTTCATTTTCTATCATATCAGATAATAAACGACTATTTTTATTTTCTTCATGTAGTATATTTCTTATGATTTTTTTCATTACCACTTAACACTTATATAATCAAAATTACGGTTTATATCTAATCCAAAATTTTCTATTGTTCTGTGAACAAAACTTTCCACAATCTGTTCAATTTCTTCTTTAAACTCAAAATATGTAACAAAGTCATCAAATGGGTTATTTCCAGTTGAAAAGTTATATATTTCGTCTTCTTCACTATTATAGAAGGATCCATTAAGAACTATAAAACTAACATCTAAATCCATAACATTGTCACGATCACTTTCATATTCGGAAAAATCAACTTTATCAAATTTTACAGTTATTTTACCTTCACTAAAATTATCCATTTCTGTAATGTCTTTTTCAGTGAAAATATTCGATGTCAAATATTTTTTAATAGCGGTGATTTTACTAATTTCAGAATCATAACCCATATATTCAACATATAAGGAAATTATTTGATCTTTAGCCCTATTCAACCCTAATTTGGATATATCCCCAATTGATGGTGTTTTTCCTTCATTTTTTTCTTTATCCCATTTGTTATAAAAAAATCTTTTAAGTTGTTCTATATTTTTATAATTTGAAGGTTTTCCTTCATATAAATTATTCTTAATTTCGTTATTCAATATTTGTCTAATAATACCTTTCATTACCATTCTCTTGGTTGATTATTTACTTCATCAGCAACAGTAAACATCACAGTTATTTTATATTTTTCTTTTATTCTTAATCTTAAACTATGTAAAAAATTACTATAGTCCTGATATTCAAAAACATTCCTATAATAAACATTAACCTTTGCGTCGAAAAGTAAGTACTTACCTTTATTTTGATCACTTTTTGTTACTTCTACAATTTCAAGTTCTTCGAGACTATCCAATAAATCACAGTCATCAAATGATAAATATGGTGGCCCATTTTCAGCGTCTATATTTTCACAATCTTTTGTGAACTCGTCAATTGTATTATCTACCATTCCTTGAACTGTAGATATTAGTTGATTTTCCATTATCAGAACTTTCATAATAATATAAATACCATAAGGAATATATTTATCACTGTGTTTTTACTCATAAATCCTTTTAAACAATCAAAATGGCAAAAGCAAAAAAGGAAGGTAAAAAAAAGAAAAGTAGAAAAAGCATTAACAAAACTTTGAAGTTAATAAAAGATAATGATAGGTTGTTAAAGTTCTTCTACGATCAAATTAAAAATCCATCGTAAGGTGGATTTTTTTGTATTACAGAGTATTTTCGTTATCTTTGTAGTATGGATAAGGAACTATTTAGAATGATCGTTTTACATTTGACTAAATGTGAAAAAAAAACCAACAAGGTTTTGAAAATAGTTTATTCAGATGATACAAAAAAATCAAACGATGCCGATTACACTTGTAGCTCAGGTAAACGAACAAAAAAAGATGAACTTATGGAGTCTCTTTTATTTTTGAAAAGTAAAAAATTGAAGACTAAAAAAGATTTAGAATCTATAGGAATACTTGAGGCTGTGATAAAAAATATGTAAAATTAACAAATGTGTAATCTTATATCCTCAAGTCATGATAAGTATATTGGCGATAACGTAGATAAAATTTTGAACTGTTTTCCAATTTTCAATATTTTTTTAAAAGAAATTACTTTTGGTGATATTGTAGGCATCGAATCGATTAATATTGAAAGATTTCAACAAAAAACTTTTTTTTACGAAATTGATGATTTTTTTGGTTATGGAGATGTTACTCATTCAGGCAGAGAAATTGATACTAAACTAACTATAAAAGTTTGTTGTCGGTCAAGTTATTGGAAATTCGAAAAATCAAAAATATCATCCCAATTTGTTAGGATGTTTAGAAGACAATTCAATTTTTTAGACTTAGATAAATGTTTAGTTGAAATTAGTGATCAGTACGACTTATGATTTCATTTGTTTTATGAATTTTTTTATTTCAGGATTAGACATAAATTCTTCAACGTCTTTTTTTACCTGTACTTGATCACATTCGTTGTCATCAAAAAATAAATTGGGTATGATATCTGATTCACCTTCTTTTATTGTAAGTTCCATGAAGTCAGGAAGATATTTAATCGCTTCCATTTCATATTTTTCTATTTTGGAAATAACATCATCATATCCGTGTATTCCTTTTGAATCTAAAAAATATTCATCTACTTTTAAATAAACGTGAATTAGATGATATTCAATAATTTCATTGGTGTCAATTACCAGTTCTTCGGAAACAATCAAATAATAAGTAACTTTTTTATGTGAAAGAATTTCCTGTAACTTATCTTTAATATTTGTGGCGAAGTAATGACAAAATCCGAACTGATAGTCGTAAATATTCCGATTTTCTATCAACATTTTTACATTAGGTTTTTTCATAGTTTGGAATCGATGTTTTTACCTATTTCACCATAAACAGATAAATCACCGTGTGGGTCCGAAACTTTACCTATAGGTGGTTCTATAATTGTTGCCCCTTGGTTTTTGAAGACTCTGTAATACCTATCAACTTCAGATTGTTCTATGTCTTTGTTTCCACCCCATCCCCATGATCCTTGTACAACATAAAAATTTGCCTTAGGAAATGTTTTTTTCAAATTATCAAATAATCCACTAATATCTTCATTAGTGTTAAAACCACCATTAGTCCCAATACTGATTATTACATTTTTGACTGTATTATCCGTTTTATAATTTCTAACTGCGTTTTTTAACCAGTTTAACCCAACACCACCTAACCACAAAGATTCTTCACCACCTTTGGTTGATATTTTACTGGCCTTTTTTGTATTCATATCAATGTAAGGTACTTGTGAATCTCCTATTATTATGTTTTTATTATCTATTTTGGATTCTGATTCTTCAGATTTTTTTACATCATTTCCAAGTCTTTCAATTTCTTTTTCTACTTCCGCTTTTGTAGGTTCTTTATCCTTGAACTTATCTATTAGTTTTTTTAATATATATGAAATTGCCGCACCACCTAAAGCGTACTTAGCAATTTTTCCTAATATACCGAAAACGCCTTCATTAATTTGGTTACCATTTAATTTGTTTTCCAAAAGTCTTTGGAATTGATCTTCCGTAATTTTAATTTTCATCTTTTATTTTTTTAATAAATATTTTGTATTGTTAATTAGAACCCATATTTTTGTTCAAAAAACAAATTATGAGTAGTTCAGAAAAAAAATGGTTTTACATTAACATGTATATTTTATATTGTGTGGTAGTTTATTATACTGTTGGTTTGATTTATAGTTGATGTTATTGGAAGATCTTCGGCGTATCTTTGTCAATTATAATTGGTTTAATTGGTGATTTTGTAACTGGTATTGTAGATCCAGGTAGTTCTAACTGTGAAAGATACTGAGGTGTACCGTCCGGATTGTAAGTTCCACTTAGTTTTGGTTGTTTACCAACAATTAAAGTTTTACCTGTTTGAGGGTCATAGAACCCAGCAAGGTCAATTTGACTTTGTTTCGCAATCCGTTTATTTGCCGTTATTTCAACTTTAAATATGCCCGTTCCTTCTTCAGGTACAAATTTTCTGTCTTTACCAACACCAACAAATTTTCCTTCTTGGATTGAGTTAGCTGTTTTTGTCTGAACCGTTTTAATACCACCACCAAAAACTCCTGATGTGTCTTCTACAATTTGATCTATATTGAGTAAAACGTCAATTGGTGATCCATCACTAGCGGTGAATAAAATTTTGAAATTATTATTTTTTAAAGTTTCATTAACCTTTGTTTCTGATAAATTACCTAAAGCGCTGTTATTTTTAATTGATTGGGTTAATTCGTCAACTCTTTTTGTCCAATTTTTTACATAGTTTTCATTTGTCAAAAGTTTTGATTTAATATTTTTAAATTCGTCTTCCAATAATTTTTTTGCCTGTTCTTTTTCAATTGAATTAGCAGGGGCATTTTCAAAATCTTGTATTTTTTTTACAAAATTTTCGTATTCTTCAGGATTCAAAACTGTTTTGATAAAGGTTGTCATCTCTTTGGGCATGTCGTTATAATTTGTATCCAACTTATTCAAAGGAGACCAATTTCCCTGTTCATCATAAATTCTTTTGAAATTATTTTCAACATCGGTAATAAACTCACCTATGGTCTTTTTTTCTATTGTTTTTCCATCTAAAAGTGAAGTAACATATATTTTTCCGTTACCAAATTTATTTTTTAGATAATTTAATGCGGTTATGTAATCCTGTAATTCTTTTTTTGTAATGGCATCCACATAAAGTTTTTGTGATTCAGATAAAAATTTATCAATAAGTTCTCTAGTAAGATTGATACCTTCTGAGTAAAAAATTCCCTTTTTTGAAAAAATCGAAAATACTGTTTTATCCGATAGATTTTTAGGTAGATATTGTGCAGGAACCAAATCGTCAACTAATTCATCAACCACACCAAGTTCATCGTTCATAAGTTTCAAATAATCTTCCATTTTGGATAATCCCATAGAAGTTCTTTTTGCGTTTAGTTTATTCAGAAATTCAGTGTCATCTAAAAGTTTTTGAGGTGTTTCGAAAAAATATATTTTTCCATCTAATTCTATTGGTCTTGGGACCCAAAAACTACCGTCAGGTGTCATTCCACCTTGTGAACCATATGTTTGTTTACCTTTGGTTAAATCCCCAAAATCATCCATTCCAGTTTCCCTATATCCTGTCACACTTGTGTTCGAATTAACCATAACCCTATCTTCTAACATTGCAATTCCCGATTTTATCTGAGATGCTTCTGTTGTAAATTTAGTTTCAAGAAATTGTTGATTTTTTTGTAGTATACTAAGAATTTGTTTTTGAAAGTTTATGTCGTTATCAGAATGTTGAACAATGATCCAAACATTTTGAAGGTCTTCCATAGAATCTAAACTTTTAATAAAACTTTCAGGATCGTTACCCATTAAGTTTTTAAGATCTGTTTGATTTGACAAATCAACTTCAACATCCATTTCATTACCTAATCTCATAGATTGGTCTGCATCCGCCAAACTTTTTAATTTATTAGAAATATCTACTTTCGAAAGTTGGGTTTCAACCGCTGGTTTTAAAGATGTTTTTAAATCAGTGACTGATTTTTTTATTTCGGGATCTATAGTTTTTACTGAAGTTCCTTCTAATTCATCAATCTGTCCTATTAAGTCATTAACATATTTTTTTACAGTTTCTTCTCCTGTAGATACTAATTTTTTTGCCGCTTCTTCTAAATCCATTTTCAAAAAAGTTAATGTATCGGGCGGAATGTTTGAATTTTTTACGCCCCCTTTTTGATAAATAAATGAAATGTAATCCGTCAAGGATTTTGCTTCCCCACCTGAACTCAAAATATTATTATTTGTTAGTTTTGTTCTTAAAACTTCTGTTGGTGTTTGAATTTGTTTTATAGCAATATCGGCTTCAATATTTTTTATAGCTCTTTCAAAAACTTCACCAACAACTTCTTCTGTTTCTTTAGTCAGAAAATTATTTAAAGTTTTTCTTGTTAAATTATCTAGTCCACCAGAAAAATCAATTTTTTCTGACGGGAATTTTCTGTTAAATTCATCGACAAAAGCTTTAAGATATTTCTGTTCTTCCTCTGAAAGTTCTATTCCAACTTTTTTCAACATGCCCTTGTAAATATCCATGGCTTGACCATATCCAGTTTCTTCCAAAAGCAAAATATTTTTTTTGAAGTAGTTTTCATTGATTTGAGTTTTAATACCCATCAAATCTCGCATTCTGTTTATTTCCGAAATTAAACTACTCATATTTTTTCCAAAAGTTTAACAACTCTTTATCTTTATATTTTTTAATTTTTTGATCCCACCCACAATTATGACACAGAAAAGGGTTTTTATCATTTTTTTCTATTTCCCAACTGTGTGAACATTTTTTACATTCAACATTATTTCCAAACAACTTATCTGCTTGTTTTTCTGTAATAATAATTTTCATTTTTTCAAACTATTTATAACTTCTTCTTGGAAAAAATGTTGTATTTCGGAATCAGTACCTTCATTTTTCAAAATGTTTTGTAATCTTATATCTTGGTCACTTATAACACTATAAAAATCGTAGGTTATCAAATAACCTCTTTTATCTGTTACAATTACACCAAGGAATTCGTCATCGTTATACTTTACTTCTCCATAGTATTCTATTTCATCACCCTTATCAATTTCTTCTGAGAATTCATAAATAAAAAGTTTACCTTTGATATCGTATTTAAACTTCATTCCTTGTCTTTCATCATTATCATATATGTATTCTAAATCAAATATAAAATCTTCTGGATTACCTCCCCTGTCGGTAAACCTTTTGAAAGCCCTCAAAACGTCTTTTTCGGAAGGTTTAAGTTCTTTACCACTATTCATTTTTGAATATAAATCTAATACCTGATCAAGATTTTCTTTCAAGTTAACATATTGACTTTTTGTTATTAAAATATTCATTTTTTATTCAAAGTCTTTTACTGTAATTATTTTTTGTTCACCTGAATCAACAAATTCTCGCGTATACCATTCATGTTCGATAACATATGAACCGTTAGCAAACATATATATTGTACCTGAAGATCCATCATCAATTTCCCAACCGGCAAACGCGCTTTCTAATAAATCATATGCTTTTTGGTAAATAACAGTTTTGTCATTATCCCTTTCCCAGTTATATATTTGATCGTCTATACTATTAACTTTAACGGATTCTAATTCACCACTATCGCCACCACCATTGTATCTAAATTCAATTTCTTCATATTCATTTTGTTTCATGATAGCAACCACTTCAGAATTTTCGCCTAAGTTCCCTTGTTCTTCACGGTATTCAGTTTGATTTTCTTCGGCGTCAACATAAAGTTCTACTTTTTTTTCGAAAGGGAAAAAAGTTGCCCTTAATTTATATGATTCGAGATCACTATAAACATTTTCAAACATTGTTTCTGCGTATTCGGAAACAATTTCAATAACTAAATTATTAATTGATGTTGGTAAGTTTCTATTTCCTAAGTTGGACCATCCGTATTCCCATTCAATATCATTGAATCCGTCACCACCATATGAACTCCATTCAAAATTTATTATTTTTTTATCATAGGACTGTAAAAACTTCATTACATTTTCAAAAATTCTTTTTTCCATAATAATAAATATCTAATCATCAAATTTAAGATCCAAGGTTCTCATCATCCATATTGGTTTTTCTTTTTCTTGTATATTTTTAATCCATTCTTTAGCAGAAGGGACGTAATTAAAACAATCTTCTTTAACATGATCTTCGCCAATATATCTAGTGTAAACTGTTTTTCCATCACTATTTTCAAAAGATGGTCCGAAGATTTTTTCACATTCAAAAATTCCTTCGCTGTGATGTCTAAACATTCTGTGATATGAATGTCCGATCCATGCTTTAGTTTCATCAAACCACTCATGAATTTTTATGTAATCTTCAACTTTACCACCATATTTTTTTACAGAGCTTTTTGCGTGTACTTGTGGATGTGCCATAACTTTATATTTTTAATAAATATAGTTTTTTACTTCAGTTTTTTGTAGTATTTATTTAAATATGAAAGATCTTATCAAAACCATATTAAGAGAAGATTCTAAAATGGATACATTAAAAAAGTATTTTTTCAATCTATGGGAACGCCAAGTAAATTCAGGTGAAATACCAAGGATAGGTTACGTTGATCTATATAGAAAAAAATTATCTAAATATATAGATCAAATTGATAAATGGTATTATGAATTTGTTGGTGGTAAGGATAAGGCTTTCGAACTTTTTGACCAATACATTACAAATTTAAAGGTAACAGATAAAGACCTAAGAAACTCAGATCAAAATATTTATTCAAATGACCACTTCGAGGTTATGATTACCCGTAGTTTTGAAAAATTCTACATGGAAGATGGTGAACTTAATTTTGGTTTTTATATTATAAATGGTACTTTTGATACAAGTGATGGACAATTAACCTATGAAGAACTTATGGATGATCACTATGATGATATTTATTTGGATGTTGTAAATTGGTTACGTGGTGAGATTGAAGGTTACGTTCACACAATACAACTTGATTTTGGTTTAAATTATTTAGATGTAACTTCTCAATGGGACGATTAGAAATTAAAAAGTCGGATTTTTGATCCGACTTTGTTTTATAATGAATAGTTTAATCTTTTATCCCCCAAAAGCTCAATAGCATTTTTAACAGCATCATCTTTGGTTTTAAAGTTCCCTTGGATTAATTTTTTGGCGTGTAGTACATTGTAAACTGTTGATTTAACTTCTGCCTTTAAAAATTTATATTTTGAATCTTTTTTTGGTTTGTGACTATCTTTTGCATAAATGTCAAAATAACCAACTTTACAAATATACCTCCCGTTCTTCCCTGATTTTGTACCCATTTCTTTTTTTATAATTTTAAGTTAAACAATAAACAAATTTAGAATTTTTTTTTCATTTTGTCAAAATGAAATTTAAAAAATTTCTTACTGTTTTCATAAATTTTTGTCTTTCCGGATTATTAACATTGTTTGGTCCAAAAAACCAGTCACCAACCATATCAGTTCCTTCAACCAACATTTCAACAATTTTATATTCCATGTCTTTTTTAGAAGAAAAACTATTAAACCCATAACCAGGAAATCCTTCAAATCTATATTCAGTAACTTTAAGCGGTTTTTGATCAAACCAATCTGTACCTAAATTTTTTTCTTCAATTCTTACTCTTCTTATTAAAAAATTGAACAGGATGTTGTCTATTTCTTCGTGATGTGAAGAAATATCATTTTTTTCATTTTCTGTAATTTCTAGTTTCACTTAAGAAATTTAAGTTTATAAATTGTTGAGTTAATTAATTCTTCAACAGTATCAATTTGATTTTGTAGATAACTATCTTCAACAGATCCTCTAAGATTATCTATATCGTCCAGTAATCTTTCAAAATAAGAAATTGTTTTTTTATTATTTTTATACTGTTCAATTTTAAATGTCTTATAAGTTCTGATTATACCGTATTTACCTTGGTAAGACTCTATAATAGCATCAAATAGTCCTAATATACCATCATAGTAATCATTTAGAGCTTTGTGTTCAGCAAAAGATTGTGTCTGAAGGTGATATATGTGAGCTTGATTTCTTGAGTGAAGAATTTTACAAACCATTTCACAAAAGTCTTCGTTGTTATCATTATTTTCATCTTCATCATCATTTTCGTCTTCGTCATCATCCTCATCATTATTCTCATCGTCATCATCCTCATCATCATCATCTTCTTCGAATTCTTTAGCTTCGAACATTCTTCTTTTTTTCAATTCTTCAATTAATTTTTCTGTTAAATCTAATTTTTCAGTTTTCATATATTTTTTTCTAATAAATATATTGTTTATTTGTAAATTCAAAGATTATTTAATCTTCAACGTTATCAGGTGTTACAACAAGATTCAAATCAGTCCATTGATATTCTTCTAATAATTCTTTACCTCGAACAAAAATATCATCACCCCATAATCTTATTTCACCTGTAGCCCCTTGTTCTGAATTCCAATATTTGCTAATTATTTTTTCCATAACGGCATTACAAATTTCCCAATAAGCATGATCGTTTCCCAAGAAAAATTCCGTATTTTTTTTTCCGTTCAAATTAACATTATATATTTCACCATCATCCCATCTACCAAAGAACTCAAAGTCAACAATATCACTTGCATTATTTGTGAGTTCAGAAATATAATTTTGTACTATTTCACTAAAATCATCTTTTTTAAAGTCGTGACTAAATTTATTATAAGTTTCTTCTTTACACTGACTTCTAAAAATTATTTTTTTTTCTATATAATTTATTGTAATCAATAAATACCAAATTTCATCATTATCATAATTATTATAGTCCCAAAAAACATCATCATACTTTTTGACTAAGTCTTTCAAAGTTTTGACCATTAAAAATGGTATTTTTACATTTCTTCGTGATGAATTATTATAGTTTATATAAACGGTTTGATTCCAGTCTTCGATAAAACTTCGGTCCATAATAATTTCTAAATCTGCCGAAGTACCCCCTATTTGTTTGAATAGTTCAAAAAGTAAAATGAGCCTATTTTTCATATATGATAAATATTAGGCTCATTTAATTTAGAGAAACAAAATTTCATTTGTAATTGGGTCCCATTCAATATTCCAAGGTAAATGAGCATAAGCATATCTTTCATTTAGAACAGATGCATTGAAGAAATGAGTATGTCCATTATAATAATGACCATATCCTGTATGAATGTGTCCACAAATGTGAATCTTTGGTTTGATTTGTTTGATTCTTTCTGCAAGTAATTCACACCCAAGATGTTCTCCTCTTCGACCTTCTACATCATCCAAGAATCCCCAAGCAGGACCATGTGTGATTAGAATGTCAATATCATCGGGAATCATATCCCACTTTTCTTTCAACTCATCACCATTTCTTGGTAAATTGAATGCCCAATTATAAAACTCAGGTTGCCAAGGACTACCCCAAATTTTAACTTCAGGTTCCCCTCCTTCTATTATTCCCATAAAGTCATCTTGAAGATAGTCTATATTTTTATAACCTGTAAGAAGACCTTTGATTTTTTCGGTGTTATTTTGAAATCCCCAATCGTGGTTACCCGCAATAAAAACTTTACTAGTGTAGTTGTCTAAACTATCAAACCATTTCGCAAAATTAGTTATTTCATGCTCATAACCCATAGAACTAAGGTCACCCGCATGAATTAAAAGGTCACCACCAGGAAGATCATCGGTAATTCTTTTGTGATGATTATGAGTGTCTGATATTATTGTAAGTTTCATATACTTTTTTTATTTTTTTTTCTTTCTACTTTATATTTGAACATATAATCAACTAATTCAAAACATTCCATCTTTCTTTTCCACTTGTCTTTGAAATTTTCGAAAAGTTTATCTGAAGTTTTAATGTGTTCATTGTTTTCACTTGAGTTTAACACCCTTAATACAAATTTAAAATCTTTATCGGCATTCATGAAATAATTTTCTACAAATATAATGGTTTTTTTTAACTTATTATAATAATTTCACTTTCAGTTTCAATAACAACCCTGGCTCCACAACTAAGAATGGGTTTTTGTTGTCCACTACCACAATAAACTATTCTACTTGGTCCCAAAATTTCAACTTCGTTACAATATGTGTTTTTTCTACCTTCTTTTATTGTAATAACAGGTAGATCAGTATTTTTAGATTTGTTTGATCTAATATGATGTTGGTTTACATGAATTCTTTTTTTTGACATCAGACTTTGACCCATTTACATTCATGGTTCAAAAAAAATGAACCTATATATTTTTTATTCCATTGGTTCGGTTCAATTAAGGATAGAAACGTTTTATCATCATCAGAACTATATAAATAATATGTTTGTCCTATAGTTGGCTCGAAGTTAAAATTTGATTTATAAACCAAATTATTCCATTCGTATTCTTCTAAAAGTTTTTCGTAATCTTTTTTGATTGAATTGAACTTTTCATCAAACAGATGATTTACTTTATTCACTTTTGTTTCTTTCCAAAACTGTATGTTTTCTATTCTAATCGAAGGAGCTCCTACGTTTGATCCGTATGGTAACAAATTTGGTTTTTCTGCAACATTATCAGGTTTTTCCATAACACTAATAAATCCCTTTACCGCTATGAATCATAGCATTTATTTTTTCTTTTTCCAACCAAATAAAAAACTTTATAAGTTTTATCATAATTTTTACTTTTAAATATTTGAATATAAATAAACTAAATAAGCGCCAATCATATAACCAATTCCCGATGCGAGTGCCATTTTTGATCTTTCTGTCCAAGTTTTAGATTCTACCATATACCCGACAAAAGGTAACGCCAAAAAAGGTCCTATAAACGCCCAAAAAATCATAGAAATACTTTTTTGTGATACTGTAGAAATGTACATAGTAGACGCCGTTTCCAATATAAAAGATGCAAGGAATATCACAAAAAATTTTTTCATTAATTTACCTTTTCTAATTGTTCTTCGTTAAAAATATGAAGTAACCCATAGTCATCCATCTCACCAACGACCCGAACATTTCCTTCTACGGTTTTAAATACTGATACAATAGTACATGGGAATTTATATCCTTTTAGTTTTATCGCTTTGTCTCCTACTTGGAATTTTGTTTTGTTTGTTTGTGGGAAATCTCCATCTGATAATTGTGGGTCATTCCAATTGTTTTGTTCTTTCATAATTTTAATTTGATAATGGTGCCTTTATTGATTCATGTGATTGATAATCTTTTAGTGTAAAATCACTAACCACATAACATTCGATACCCAGTTTAGTTCCTTGATAAATTGGAAAAGAATTTAATGTTGGTAACTTAAATGGTTCTCTTGTAATCTGTTGTGATGCTTGAGACACATGGTTTTCATATAAATGTACATCACCCAAATTACCAATAAGTTGGTCAGGGATCATATTCACTTCTTTAGCCAAAATAGTTAGAAGAAGTCCGTAGGAAGCAATATTGAATGGTAAACCTAAAAATGTATCTACCGACCTTTGGTTCCACATTAGAGAGATTGCTCTGGTCGGGATGTTGTATTGTTGCAACATTTCGGGAGTTAGTGGTGGTCTAAACCCATCTTCGGCCCTAACATTAGTATTGTACATATACTCATATCGTTCCTCCCATGTCAACTCTCTTGTATAAACTTGGAATCCATAATGACAAGGAGGAAGAACCATTTGGTCTAATTCACCTACATTCCAAGCAGAAACCATTAATCGTCTTGAGTCTGGATTTGTTTTAAGGTCGTTTATTAGGTTTGTGATTTGATCATTTACCGCGATAAAATCAAATTCAGACGGTGACCCGTGATGCCAACCAATAGTTTTTTTTTCAAATCCACCCCAACTTCTCCATTGTTTACCATACACAGGACCTAAATCACCCCACTTCTCAGCAAACTCATCATCTGTTTTGATTTTGTTGATAAATTCTTCTTGTGTCATCAAACGAGTACAATTCTGATTAGGGTCATCTACGTGAATGTCATAATCAGGTTCTTCAACAGAACCAGCAATTTTAGAATAGTTCTTATATGCATCACCATCCCAAATATGGCAATCATTATCAACAAGATATTTAATATTTGTATCACCTCTTAAAAACCATAATAGTTCTGTTACAATTCCTTTCCAATACATTTTTTTGGTTGTTAACAAAGGGAATCCTTCATTCATATTGTGTCGAATCTGACGACCAAAAAGTGAACGAGTTCCTGTTCCAGTTCTATCGTTTTTTTTTATTCCTTTTTCAATTAATTCAAAAAGAAGTTCTTGGTAATTTTTATCTAATGTGTTCATTTTATTTGTATTGAATCTATTCTTTTTCTATTTCTATTTCCTTTTTGATGGGTTTGACGGTTTTTTTTCTTTTTTTTGGTTTTTCAGAATCAGTTTCATCTTCAATTATAATTTTAACAGGTTCAACAAAAAACATATTTATCCCAATCCCTAAATTAACTTCAATTACTTTCATTTTTATATTTTTTTCTTAAGTATTCCGCCCAAGCGGCTTGTTTTCTACAGTTTATAAAAAACCATCCAAAATTGATTTCAAACCATTTGGTAATATTATAAAATTTAGTTTTCATCAGATCTGTATTCTTTTAATAACTCTTCATTAGTCATTGTGCCATATTTACCACTCAGACCATCCATATCAACAAACGAAGTCATCATACCTTTCATTTCGTAGATTTCTTTTGTTGCATCCAAGGACTTAACTATTTCACGAATTATCTTGTATGGATCGGCATTTGATCCTGGTCTGCGATCTTCGATGTAACCTTTCCATTCTTTTGCCGTGTCCTGAGGAACTCTAATTGACGCCCCACGATCGGATACACCCCAACTAAATTTATCAATTGATTGGGTTTCATATTCACCAGTAAGTCTTAAATGATTTTGTGAACCATAAGCTTTGATATGATCATCATGTCTTGATTCAAATGCATTGAATAGTGCCTTAAAATAGTCTTCATTTCCTTCATTTCTCATCTTGTCTGTTGAAAAATTTGTATGAAGTCCTGATCCATTCCATTCACCGTGGGTCAATGGTTTAGGGTGGAGTTCAATATGATAATTATATTTTTCAGCAACTTTATAAAGAAAATATCGAGTCATCCAAAGATCATCACCACCTTTCAATTTACCTTGGGAAAAAACTTGATATTCCCACTGACCTAATGCAACTTCGGCATTAATTCCCGTAACATCAATTCCATAATTTAAACACATGTTCAAATGTTCATCAACAAATTCACGTCCAACAACATTGTGCCCAACACCACAATAATATTCACCTTGACCCTTAAGAATATTTCTTTTATGACCTAAAATATTTCCGTTAATTTCTTCACGAATAAAATATTCTTGTTCAAATCCAAACCATAAATCTTCATAATTTTCACCAATTTGAGATCTTTTATTTGATTCGTGTGGTGTACCATCAGGATTTAGAACTTCACACAATACATAAACTGTAGATTGCATGTCTTTCATGTAATGTCTAACAGGTTTTAATAAACGATCTGAATTTCCTGTTTCTGCTTGTAATGTTGATGACCCATCAAAATTCCAAACAGGAAAATTTCCATCTAAAAGAGCATTTCTAACTTTTTCGTATTCAACGACTTTAACTTTACTTCTAAGATTTGGTTCAGGTTTATAACCATCTAACCAAACATATTCTAATTTTAACTTCATATAATTTTTTTTATTCAATAAAATAATAACAAATTTTTCAAAAAAATTCAAATATAAAAAACAAAGTTTTACATTTTTTTAATATTTTTTTTCTTCAGACAATAATTGCTCTATTTTTTTTCTGACTTCGGTTTCTGATCCAGCTGAATTGTAAATTTTATAAACGTTCCTTGAAAACTCATCTGTAAGATATACCGCATCGGCGTCTAAATACTTCATTATGTTATCCAAGTTATTTAGAATACCTTTTTGACTTAAAAATCTTTTATTAAAACCCATTTTACAAAAATAATTTTTTACTTTTTTTATTTCTATGAAATGAAATCACAAATCTGTGAACTTCATTCTGAACTTCAGCTAATAAAAACCCAAACTCATTTCTTGGAATGTCATATGATGACCCATTAATCAAATGAATTGTTTGAGACTGGTGTTTGTCGTTTTTAGAAATAGAAATCAAATCAATACGAGACAACAAACCAAGAGATTCAAATACTTGTTTTGCAACACCCAACTGACCTTTACCACCATCAATAACAACAAGTGAAGGTAACTCTTGTTTTTCATTCAAAAGTCTTGTAAAACGACGAGAAAGAACTTCAGAAAAAGATGCGTAATCATCAGGACCCTCAACAGTTTTGATGTTAAACTTACGATAGTTTGACTTATCAGTTTTACCATTCTTGTAACGAACAAGAGCGGACACCTGACAGTCACCAGCATTGTGTGAATTATCGAACGCTTCGATCAAAGTAGGAACATTGATTAGACCCAAAGACTCTTTGAACTGGCGAGCAAAATCATTATACTTTCGAACGCGAAAAGGCTCAAGTTTCTTCTGAAGTAAATCAATAACAGAAATTTTAGTTTTGAACTCTTGAGCTTTTTCAAACTCCATAGATTCAGAAAAGTATTTCATAGATCTTTTCAAACGGTTACGAACCTTGTCAAACTCAAAAGAAAATACTTCTTTCATTTCACTTACAATCTTTTTGTAGGAGAATTTTAGAATGTTTGAAATACAAGGAGCATTACAACGACCAAGATGAAACTCCAAACAAGTCTTGAACTTTTCGTTTGAAATGTTTTCTTCAGTCAAGTTGTAAGAACAAGAACGAAGATTAAAGATGTCGTGAACCATTTCATAGATCTCATAACAAGAGTTGGAACTTGTAGATTCCAAAAGAACTTCACCTAAAAAGTTAGAAGGATTACAAACCAAAAGTCTTGGGAACTCCTCATCAGTCAAAGTAATAAACCAACGACGAGATCTGTCATCTTTTGCCTTGATGTTGTATTTGGGTTTCAAAGACTTGATAAGTTCATCCTCCAACAAAAGAGCCTGTGATTCGTCGTTAGTAGTCATGAACTCGACATCACGAATTTCGTTTACCAACAAAGTTGTCTTTTGATCTTTGTGATTTTTTTGAAAATAAGACTTAACTCGTTTGGGTAAAAACTTTGACTTACCCACATAGATGATCTGACCCTTTTCATTTTTGAAAAGGTAACAACCACTAGATTGTGGAATATTTGAAAGTTTTTCTATTATCACAACACAAATATAAAAGAAAAAAATTAATTAAAGTTACTTACTATAGTTTTTTGAAATATTTCTTTTTTTTGTAGGTGAATAAGATTTTGTAAATGGATTAAGTAAGGTTCTAATAACATTTTATCGAAGTTGTCAATTTCCATTTGTTTTTGGAAATTATTTACAAGTTTTTCTGAAGTGATTATTTGGTCCCAAGTTTTACAAGATAAAATAACTTTTTCAATCCATATTTTTACTTTACCAAAATCAGACATTTTATTGTTTATAAAGATTGTAAAGACTACCTGCAACCAACTTGAGTTGTTTTTCCAATTCCTGAATTTTTAACTTATCTTCTTGTGATAATTCATAATTTTTGGATTTTATATCGGATATTTCATTAAGAATTCTTCTATGATTATCCATAAGTTTACCTTGGAGTTCTCTTTTATCGTTCATGAGTTTTATTTTACAATTGCGTTAGTTAATTGATTTATCAATGCCTGTAATTCGCCAAAGTTTTTGAATCGTACTAAAGGTTCGGTATCGAAAAAATCTACATGCCAATCATTATTTTTTATTTCTTCGTTAGTTGGTGTAATCAATGTTAATCCATCAACAATGTCTAATACGTAATAGTAAGACTTATCTTCATCATATTCTTTGATTTCTTCCATTTTGAATCCCAAAAGGGTTAGTTCTTTTTCTGTCATTGTTTTTTTTTATTTTAAATATCTTAAACTTTTTGTAATGAATCAAGATAATCATTGAAATCTTTTTTAGATGGTGGCCTTCCATCAATATTGTGATGACCATTATAATAGTTTCTTATTTTTTGAATTGTTTCGTAAACTTCAAAATCTTCTAATCCATCTCTTAAAGTATTATCCCAAATTGACATATCTTCATCATTGTAGTGATATCTATCTAAACCAATTAAAGGGTTTTTTCCATTTTGGTCTTCGAATACACCATCTGGTCCATTTTGTAAATCGTCTGAAAGATGTGGTATTTTGTTTGCACTCATATTAATTTTAAATCTTTTCTGTACTTATTTATTTTTTTTCTAACTTCAGCAAATTCATCCTGATCTGTTGCTTTATGTCCCTTGGATATCGCTTCACAAATATTCATTTCATTTTTAAGGATAAAAGACATTTTTTCAGAATCAGTAAGTTCATATGGAACCACTTCAACCCTTATAAATTCTCTGATCAAATTTTTTATCTGTTCAATTTGTTTTGATGGATCTTCTTTTGTACCATGTGACATAATCGAAGTTTGATAAATTGTTCTACTAAGGTTTAATATTTTTTTGTCAAAACTCATTTTTTATAAAGATATCAATGTCATTCCTAACAAAAATCCTAATATCATTACCAATAAAATCCCGGCATCTGCCCCTTGTTTAACCATTTTTGGTTCAGTTTTAATAACTTTTTTTGGGTCTATTTTTATTTTCTTCATTTCAATTTTTCAATTTTGTAATTACCACAAATAATGAATGGTTCTCCTGGTGTATTATTCAAACCAGGGTTTTTATTAAAAAGTATACATCCTTGACTCGTTTCGTTATAGAAGTTACAATAAAATTTATCCCCTTTGGAATTAATTATTTTGTATTTGTACTTTGGCACACAAGAAAATAAAACTAAAAGTAACAGTAGATAAAAGTATTTCATTTTTTTTGGGTTTTGGATGAATGATCGATAATTGTGAATGGTGGTTGGATTCTGACTTCGCTTCCGTCACTATTGAAATAATAAGCGGTATCACCATCAAAACTTATTGTGTCAGTAAACCAAACCGCATCATGTAATCCACTTACACCACCTGTTGGTATGTAAACTTTACCTTTAATTTCATATCTATATTGTTTGAATTCACAAGAATAAAAAACAATAGTTAAAAATAAAAAACTAATTAACTTTTTCATCTTCGACTATTTTTGTTAATTCTAAAGAAGTGTTACCAGTAACATTATTTGGTAATACATAAACTACTTTTTTTCCACCTAAATAATGGAAGTCATTTTCGATTTTTGCCGAAACTATTTTACCATCCACTAAAATTTTAATTTTCTTTTTCTTCATAAATCATTAATTCATTTGTAAAAATATTATCATCTATATTATGTTTTCCGAGGTTATATGTTGTAAATGTACCATTTTCAAAACTAATTTTCAACATAAAAAAACCTAATTCTGATAAAAAAATTCGATCAACTTTTCCGTAACCTTTCGGTGTTAAAATAGATAATTCTGACATTTTATTCTACTATGACTTTAACTTTTTTAGTTGTTGGTAAAGAAAACCCCCAATCTTTTCTTTCATCAAGTTCACTTTCGTCTTCTTCAATCAAACAAAACCATTGATTTTCTTCTATTTTTGATAGTTCATCAATCGAAAGATCTAACTGATTCGGTTCTGCAACAACTTTGAATGCTTTAGTTAGGGAAAGTTTAGAATCTGTAATCAAATTCAAAACCATTTCATTTTCACACTTAACTATATTTGGATATTCACCACCAACTGTCACAACCGCCAAATCACCAACTTTGATTGGGTCGGCTGAAACTAAATAATTTTCATTGTTTATATTAAATAATTTTACAGTTTTTCTCATTTTATTTTTTTAAAAACATATTTATGATTCCAATTTCCACATTGTTCACAGTTTTTTATTTCAGTCGAGTTATCTACATCATATTCATATTTATTGGGCTTATCAATTATTATTTCTAATATTTTAGTCCAATCATTTATAGTCAAATCATTTCTCAACTCATTTAACTCTTTTATTAAAATTTTTTTTATATTATCAATTTTTTTCAGATCCCTGTTTTCATATTTATGAACAAATAAACTTTCTTGATCAATTAAAACATCAGGACCAAAACAATTTTCACTTATAATAATTTCTTTCACAACCTCAAATCATTTTTAGCATTCATAGTTATAATATAATCCATTAAGTTTTTAACTAAAGTATCCGCTTCCATTTTTTGATAAATTTCAGGATATCTGTCTTGTAGTAATTTATTTTCTTCATATTCCTTACAACTTGTTAATATATCAGATAACATCGATTTTAACATATGTTGTTTATCATAGTTATTTTCAATTTTTTTTTCCATTACTTGTCCTTCAAGTTCTTGAGTATAGTCTATAAGTTCTTCTACAGGAGCTAAATCCATCAAATGCTCATTTCCCTTGAATATTTGCCAAATACTTTTCATTTCATATAAATGGTTGATGTTTTTTTTCAAAGTGTTCATCACATAAAGTTGTGAACCATCTTATTTTGGTTCTTAATTCACCCTTTTGACCACATAATTCACATATTTCGTAACTAAGTTTTTCGGCGTTTGAGATTCTGTTGTGTATTTCTTCCGAACCTTCATTTATATAGAATCTTAAACCACCAAACTTTTCTTTCACTTGACAAACTTGTTTGTTCCAACCTAACTTTATCAGATCATTTATTAGATCTTTAATTAATGGATACCATCCACTGTTAACACTAAAAAAACCACAATCTTTTATCGGAGGTCTATCCAAATAAAAACCATTCTCAAGTCCACCTATGGACTCAAGATAATCATTCATTTCTTCCTTAGTCATTTTTCAAATATTTAATTATTTTTTCTTTAACACCAGATTGTTTAATTCCTTCACTTGATCTTGATGTAAGAACAAAGTTATCAATCGCCCATTCGTCTTTCCATGGTTCACCAATCTTACCCATGTTCAAATCATCAACTGAAACCCAGTGTGTTACTTCAGGATGATCGTGTAGGTATTGTCTGATCTCAATAGTTCTTGTTTGTTCTAAATCCCATCGTGGTGACCATATGAATAAATTACCATGAACGGTACAATTTTGAATGTTTGGTGTTACGGCAACTGGACGTTTGATTATTCCCTGACTTTCGTAGTAATCCCCAAGTTCTTCTAATGTCGCATGTAACTTCCAATCAGAACTTACAACAATCTCACAACCTGTTTCTTCAATTATCTCATTAAGAATCTTAATCGCCTTTTTATCAAAGTCGTCAAATCGAACAAATACAGGGGCGTCTTTCTTTTCCCTACTACTGTCGGGATTTGCTGAACGGTATTTCGCCCATTTTTTTGTTCGTCCCCCCCAATTAGTAGAAAGACAAATTACACCGTCGTTATCTAAAAAGATTATCTTCATGGATGTAAATATAATAAACAAAAAGTAATTTTACAAATAAAATAATCAGTTATTTTCCTCAAAAGTTCTTGCACTTTCAAAAAAATCATTTGCAAATTCAACTACTAATTTTGGGTAATCATTCAAATACCAATTTTTTGCTTCATCCAAGGTTCTAAACTTTAGACCTGACATATCAAATTGGTAACTTTTGGAAAATTTATCTTCTTCGATGTATTCTTCATCAGGATCAGCCCAATCACCTTTAGTATAGAAATCAAATCGAGCGACTAAAAGCATTTGGGTTAAATTACCAAAATAACTAATTTTTTTGTCTTCCCAAAATGGTTGGGCATATCCAAAACAAGTTTCAGTTAATGACTTTTTTTTTGGATTTTTTATTATGTCCGTGTCCCAATAAAAACCTTCAGAATCGGTTTCCCTGTTTTCAATAATAAAATTTTTATATTCTATTCTGCTAGGTATTTGTTTTGCATAAAAAACATAATAATACATTATTTCAGTTAATTCCTTCGGGGTGAAATATTCTTTATTTTTTGGTTTTAAAAATATACTTGCGGCTTTAAATGGAAATTTGTATCTTAATAAAGTATCAAAATAACCTATGTTATTTACAGATTTTAATATTTCTTTTGATAAACTGTCAATTTGTGATTCTTTCAATAAAAATTTCATAAATATAAATATTGAATTAACATTTTATATTACCCAATATTTTCATAATTATAAATTAGTTTGTCTTCATCAAAAATTTTTATTTTTATTTTTTGATAGTCAATCAGAAGTTTATTAGTGGAAACCCAATATTCTTCATTTTTACTAATGTAACTTTCAAAGGTATATACTTCTTTATTTTGATCAAACACGACAAATTTTAACACCCTTTGGAAATCGCAATTACTTAAAATGAAAATTTTATTCTGAATAAAATCTATTTTAAAATCAAATATTTCACTTTGGTAATTAGATAATTTATTTGAAAGTTCTCCTTTGACTCCGTGAAAAAAAAGTATGTTCTTACGATTTTTTTTGTCAGGTACTCTGATAAATGGACTAATTTCTTTTTCACTGTCATTATTTGATTCATAAAATTCAATTACGTTTTCTAATGTGTCAATGTTCATTTGAAGGGTGGGTAACCTTTTGTCAAATTTGTATTTCCATAACAATACATTGATTGTTGTTTCATCACTAAATGGAAAATAATATTTGATTTTTTCTATATCTAATTTGTTGGATAATTTATTTATAAAATCATATTCTCTAATAAATTGTAAACATTTTTGATTATAGATCATAATTGATGATACCGAATAATGACTTCTATTTTCAATAGGAACGTAAGATAAATCCATAAGAGGAAATTCTAAAATATTTGTTTTATCAAATCCCCCGTTATGAAACGGATTTCCCCTACCATAGTTTATTTGATATTCAAACAAACCTTTTTGGATTAAGGGGTAATCTTCTAATTCAGTAAAAAATTGAAACAAATACGAAATATTCCCAGTTGGTATCATGTCTGAATCAATGTAAATTGCCTGATCTAACTTTTGATTGATTAATGAGTCCAAAATTATTTCACTTTTCAAGAAAACAGATTTAAACATGTTTAAGTTAGCAGTATCATTTTTATTTCCAACAAATGACATACTATTTTCTATACCTGTTTTATTGTAGTATATACTTACAATATCTTCATCATTACTTTCGTATAAAAAATTTACAGTATAAAGATAGTAAATAAGGTCGTCGTGGAATGATTGGAGCGATTTAATCAGATTCAAAGAATTTTTCAGATAATTTTCAGTACAATGTAAAACTATGGGTATTTTTTTCATTTCAATTACTTTTTAACGAACCACCATGTAGCCAAAAATTCTTCAGTTTTGTTAAGTTCATAATCATTTTTTTCACAAAATTCATTAACCGCCGGATTTACACCGAACATGCCCGCGTATTTAGCTTCTTCAGGTTTTCCATTCGGAAAAGTGTAAAGAGCTTGATCCTTCCCTTCTTTACCTTCATAAAAATAATCAGGTAAATAATCATGACCCATAATCATTCCACCTGATTTAACTTTACGATACCAAATTTCTAAATCATTTTTCACCGATTCATAAGTGTGATTGGCATCAATATAAACAAAATCTAATGATTCATCTGAAAATAGTTTAGACCCTTCGTTTCCATCCATCCGTAACATAAATGTTTTATTTTCATAACCTTTTAAATTATCAATACAGGTTCTATAAGCGTCTGAATGATTAAAATGGTTAGATGTGTCGTCATATTCGTCAAAATCTAATGGTCTCCAAACATCTATAAGATAAAGTTTACCACTCCAATTTTCTGAAATAATTTTAGCAAATTCCCCTTTAAAAGAACCTAGTTCAACACCTTTCCCTTTTGGATAAAAAGTATCTAAATCCTTAACAAGTTCTATTCTATCAATATATTTTTTTTTCATTTTTTAAAATTTCTAAAACTTCATTAAAAACCCCGTTTACGGATGGATGACATTCGAAAGTTGGTTTATTTTCATAACAACCAGGTGATCGATATCCATTCCATCTTGTTATTTTTTTGTCCTCTAAAACATTATATTTCATATCTGATTGACAAAGTAACTTACAAGACCCACCAATAAATTTATGTTTATAATCTTGTGTACCATGTCTGAATGGAGTTCTATAACTTGGGTCGATAGCTCCGCCAAGTTGTAAGATATTACAGTCTGTAGAACCTGCAAAAGGTAGCAAACCAGCGTTCATTGTTATGACCATTAAACTATTTTGTAGTAGGTGCCAAAGTTGTGATAGGTTAAGTTTATCGACCAAATTGATGACATTTGAATTATCAACTTTTAAAAATGTTTTTTGATCATTATCTCCGTAAACAATGTTTTTACCAGTAACTACAACCTTGATTCCCAAATTCAATATTTTTTCTGTAAGTCTTTCCCAATTTTCTTTTGACCAAGTTCTACATTCCCATGTTTTTGATGGATTTATAACCACATAATTACTTTCAGGTAATTCAAAATCAATTTCGGATGGATAATATTCAATTGTTTTTTCTTTGGGAGATAAAATAAATCCTAAATGAGTTGACCAATAATCAGTTAAATGCATTTTTCTTATTTGTTTTTGTATGTCACCAAAATTGTGACCATTACAATCATAAAAAATTTGATCATGAGGCATAATTTCACCTTTTTCAGGATTATAAATCAAACCAACATAAGGATTATTTTCAAATATTTCAGGATAATTTGTTTCAACATCCAATTTATCTTGGTGACACTGACTGAGATATTTTAATACTGGTGTTGAATATAAGACATCTCCAAAACATCCAGATATTTTGAATCCAAATCTCATTTTGTCTTTTTGAATAAACAAGTTAATATATTTGGGTTATTATCTGTTGACTTTCTTATTATATCTTCAACGTTTGAATGTATTACTAATTCAAATCCCATTTCTTTAAAAAAATTAGTTATGGATGTTTCATTGAAATGCCACAAATGTTCGTCTGGTCTTCTATGTTTCCAATTTTCAAACCAATCATCAGAAAAATTATGACACCAAGGTAAACTTATATATATATAATCACAACTTAAGTCCTTAACGAATGAAATATCTTCAAAATGTTCAAGTACATCGAACATACAGATAACATCATAGTGTTTATCAAAAATATTATTAACAAACTTGGATCCCGTTGGGATTGGATATCCTGAAATGTCATTTCCATATGATTCAATTCCCTGTTCTGTTACTTTTAAAAAATCACCATTACCATATCCAATATCTAAAATAGATTTAGGAATATAACCAAGATTACCTATTAAATAACCAAGTCGTAAACCGGCCATTTGCGGGCCCTTTTCGCCATATTTATTATATCTTTCGTCAACGTATTGGAAATCATAACTTTGTATTTTATCCAATATTTTAATTTGTCTAATAAGACCGTTTTCTAATATTTCATAATTATCAATCATTACTTGTTGATATTTTTTTTCTGTTAATTTTTACATGTGTTAAAGTTGTAAATAGTGTCCAATATGAATCCCAAAAACCTCCACGATCATCTAAAAAAATGTTAGCATACAACTTTCCATTTACACCATAGTCTTTATTCCATTCGGGATGCATCTCATTCACACCATGTACTTTTATTCCAAGATTTTCAACTTCTTCTTTTACAGTTTTTAACTGTTCTTTACTTCTAGCAGTGTTAATTAGAAATATAATACCTTCTTTTTGACAATCAAGGATAAGTTTTACCATCTTATCACAGTTTGTCTTTATTTCATTGTTTTTGGGTATGATAGTATCATCTAAATCACAAGCAATGATTATCTTATCATTTTCTAACCATTCAGAAACTAATCTGTTTACATAAAAATTAGCATGATATCTCATTAAAATAGTTCTTTAATTCTTAATTGTGTTAGTAAAGCACAGCTCCATCCTAAAGTACCAAACAAATCACTCATAAAAAATGATCCTATTACATTTATTAAAAAAACAAATGTTAAAAATGTATCCAATTTTTTCATATTAATTAATTAATTTTTTTATTTGTTCCCAATCTTCTGATTTAGTCGCAACTCTTATACCGTCAATTGTAAAAAAAACTTCTTTATTCAGGATTGTTGGGGTTTCTATTTTTTGGGGGTCAATAGTTATTTTATTGTAGTAATTACTTTCATTAGCAAACCTAACTTTTATTTCTACTTTTTTCATATAATATTATAATTAAATTGATGTGTTTTCAACATTTTCTTCAGATTCTGAAACAATTTCAGCTTCATTAATCTCTTCATTGTTTCTTAGAACTTCTAACCTTCGGTATATATTTCTAAAACGTGGTCGTGTTACATTTTCAGTAACTTCTTCATTCAAGTTGATGTAATATTTCATTTTTGAAATTTCATCTTCAGAAAATAATTTATAATTTGGTAAGTTAGTCGGGTTCGTAATGTCCATTTCTAACATTATTACTTTCAATATTTCAACAGGTAATCCTGTTTGAATAGTATCTATTTGTTTATCTTGCTGATTGAAAGTTTTAAAAATATACTGTTCATGATCATCCACATCATTATCAGAAACTCTTTTATAAAACGCAAACTTTTTATTTTCTTTTTTATCAATCAAATAAATTAAAATACCATTGTGACTGTGACGATAAAAATAATCTGGATCATTCACCATTGCGGTACACCATTTAGTTTGATAACCATAGGAACATGATGCCAAATAACTTGTTGGTTTGAAAATCAGATACTTTTCATCTTCGAATATAACCTTAATGTCTTTTTTTGATTTTTTAAACATTTCTTTATTTTTAGCATAAAAAAGATTATGTTCTAACATTTCCCATGAATCGTATTTACTGATGTCATTTTCTTCAATTAACCCTTTTTCCATTAATTCACAAAATTCAATGAAAGTTTTCATTTGATTCCAAGAAAATAAAAAATCACAAACATAATTCCTAATCTGTAAATTTTTCCAAGAATTCAAAGGTAAAATTTTATCAATAACATTTTCATTTTCTACAAGTTGAGGGTAATTTTCATACTCTTTTATTCTTTTGTTCAAAACTTTGATTAAGAATTGAGTGTATTTTTTTGTTTTACTTGTATCAAAAGCCCCCAACATTTCAATTAAATTTAAATTTAATTGATCATTTTCTTTTTTAATTTTTTTAATTCCCATTTTATTTTATTTTGGTCGTTTTCTTCTCCCATTATAGTTTGTTTTTAATTATAAGTAAAAAAGGTGACCCCATCAATGGGAGTCACCAACATTATTTTTTTCTCCGTAGATTAAGTAATCAGGATTTATAACTTTTGCCACTTTGTGACGATCACCACTTAAACACTTAACAACAATACCTTCGTGCGGAATTTTAGTTCCTTCGATAAAATTTCCAAACACATACTTGTCTTGTTTTTCTTTAGACCAATATCCTGTGTACAAAAGTTCCACCGTAGGTAAAGACAAACTTTCAAATATACCTCTTTCAGTAAAAAAACTTTTGTATTCACCATCTACTTCGACATCAAATCCAACAAATTTTATTTCTTGTAATCCATAATCGTAATTTTTTTGAATTCCGTGTCCGTAAATTTCACCGTAAATAATAATTCCACTTTTAAATGTTCTATGACTATAATAAGATTTCACATATTTCCAAAGTTTTTGTTTAATTTCGTATTTTTCAGCAATTGTTCTCCAAACATCGGTAGAATAGAAACCTTGCGAATCAGAACCTTTTTCAACGTTGTGAGATCCGTAAACATATTCGTAAAATGCCCATTCATTACCAAAAAACTTTTTTATACGATCAATAATTGTAATTTTTTTCTTTTTAACAATACCGTATCTTGCGTTTGTACCATGAATTTTTCTAGTTATAGATACCTTATCTTCTTCAGTAAATAACTCAGGAACATTCTTCAAGTTAGGAAACTTGTAGTAAACATGGAAGTTTGGGTTTTGGTGATATTTTATTTTTCTACCACCAACACTCATCTCAACCATCTTAACAGGAGGTTCGTATTTAGTGATACCTAAGATACCCATCATGTCGTGACCTTCTTCAACATTTGTCTCTAAAGACTCTGGTGCCAAGTACTTAAACGGTATTAACAAACATTCAGAATATACCCCACGAAGTTTAACGGTTCTAACTCGCTGACCTTTACGAAGGTAGCTAGTCACCTGCATAAGATCAGATAAATCCTTTGGGATCACAGCATCAGTGGTTGCAATTACAACCTTATCCCCAACCTGGTATTCACCTTTTTTTGTAATTGCTTGCCATCCACTAACTAAGACCAATTCTATGTTATCTGCGCCTTCTATTGATAGAACTTCACCTATAAAACCAACATAACATACACTATTTAAATTTTCCATTTTACAAAAATAATAATATTTTTTTATTCGTCAGTATCTTCTTCAAGATAATTTATTTTTATTGATCTTGGTTCAACAAAATCCCACTTAGTATTTTCAAATTCTTCAATCCATCCATTAACATCTTCTCTTGTCCAATGTGGCGCAAAAGAAGGACGGTACTTAAATGGTAAATTTTTACTTTCATCCCACTCATCAAGTCGTTGTGTCACATCTTTAATAAGATTTTTAGCTTTAGTGTGTTTAATCCACTCTCTGTAATCATACTCAGATTCAATATACATAACATCACCATAATTTTCAAACTCCATTTCAGGAAATTCTAAATTCGGGTTGTTGGTATAAACATCCACAATTCCATTATCTCCGTAATAAGAATCACACAGTTCCCTTAAAGAATATAAACTAGAAGGTCTTTCTTCCCAAACACTACCGAACTGACGAACAGAACATATGTAGATATAACCGTCCTCATATGAATGAATAAGTCCTTCAATTTTATTTCTTAAAGAAATAAGTTCGTCCATTGTTAATTTTTCTAATTCCATTACTAATTTTTTATACTGTGTGTTCCCAAAATATTCTATTACAATTCTGTGGTAGTCGATTGATGTGTCGGTAGTTGTTGATGTAACCCATCATGTTTGCAGATCCAATAGCGTTTGCGGAGTGAACTACAACATCAACAATAGGTTTACCATCCATCCACTGATTCACTAACCACTTAGTACAATCCATACCAGTCTTTTCGGTGATATTATCGTAGTTGATTTCATAGTTTCTTACAACACCATGTAACCACTCTTTCATCGCACTATCACCCAAGTCGTGATCCAAAGATATGAGTTCAATATTCTCCATACCAACCTCATTAATCTTTTGAACGAACTCATCATAAGAACGAACCACAATCCAATTGTCTTTATCGACTGGTGTACGAACATCATCTAAATAAATTCTTTTCTTTTCCATAACTTTTACAAATATAATAATTCTTTCGTATCTAATTCTTTTCCATCAATAACAAATGCCGCATTTTGAAGTTGATGAACATATCTAATTGGGTTGATACCACTTAATCCTTCAACACCATATAAACCTTTATAAAGGTGCGTTAGGGAAAAGGTATCTGTTTCCCACCACTCGTATTCACCAATACCAGGTGCTTCGGCTTCCATTCTAACAAAATGTAACAACTCTAATATCTGTTCAGTTATTTCGACAGGTTTGAAGTCATCGATATGAAGTGGAAGACCGTTTTCAGTTCCGATATATAATCCGTTAAAAGCAATCGCCCTTACAGCAACAGGTGTTCCAAAAATTGGGTGGGTTACAATACTACCAACTCTTAATTCATTCAGTGTCATACATTCCGTCTTTTTCGTCTATTTTCATTAATTCAATAAGATTCGCTTGTCTAATATACTTTCGTATTAGTTTGAATATCTCCGTTATATCTGTGAAGTCGGATGGTGGTGAGTCAGTTTTTGCAGGTAAGAATATTAGAGTAAACCCATGATTTCCTTCAAACTTTTCTTTTACTTTGATACCACAGATTTCATCAATATAAACCCAAGGATAGTTACCCACAAGTTTAACTTCAATACCAATCTTTTTTAATCTCTCTACAAATACCTTGATTTTATCACCGGTTAATTCTGTATTACTTTTTGTTTCCATATCTATATAGGTTCCAAATTTAGTTTGTACTTTTTTCATCACCTTAACATATACTGGTGAATAACAATTACTACTTTACCTCCGAACAATGCTCGGTCTGATTTGATTTCAATATCCATCATACCCAAGTCTTCTTTGAGTCGTTTTGCTTGTATCTCAACTTCGTGTTCTGCGTCTGACTTGGTTTTAAAAAAACCAAAATATGAATCACAAGATCCTGTCTTATCACACACTCCGTAAATTATCTTTCTTTGAACCATAACATTCTAATTTTTCATTCTTAACATTCCATAAATCTTTTACTCCTTCAGTCATATGACAATTGTGTTTTTTTCCAGTTCTTTTTCCAAACTCCACAATCATATCATTATGACGATTACGAATAAAGTGGGGACACTCTTTACAGGGGTTTTTCATATTTTATCAAAGATTGAATCAATGTACTCTTTTACATCTCTTAACAATTCTGATTCGTATTTAACACCAAATAGTTCAACCTGATAGGAATGCCATTTGGTAAATCTACTGTCGTCTTTTTGAAATGTGCGTGGGTCTCTTTTTCTGAAGGAGTCTTTAACTTTTGATCCTTCAAACTTCCATATTGTTACCCCACGATACTCTCTTTTAGTTTCTTTAGTTGTCCACATAGAAACAAAGATAGGAAATTAAATTGGATTAGAAAAATTATTTTACAATTTTTACGGTGTCAACAGGAACTAAGATGACTGGAATTACACCTCTTTTCAAAAAGTTAAGTTCTTTTGCCGTTCCATAACTAAGATCAATTATAAATTTTGAACTTTTTGGTAGTCTGTCATTCACCTTAACATAACGAACTGAGTCATTGATTGTATTAGTTACTTTAAGAATTGTTCCAAACTTAAAGTATTTGTGGGCTGCAGTCAAACTATCTGCATGGAATCTTTCCCCTGATGAAGTTAGTCTTCCTGTCCAATGTTGTCCGTAGTAAGTTGCGGTTCCTTTGTATTCTTTAAATTCAGAAAAAATAAAAGACAAAAGAAATAAAGAAATTAAGATTAGAAATACTTTATTTAAAATTTTTGTAATTGTATGTTGTTTGAATTTTTCTTTTACCATATTTTTTTTCCATTAGTTTGTGATGAAGTTCCCAATTTATAATTGATTCATTGGTAACTTCTTTATCATCAGGAATTAAAGAATATATTTTACTAATTTTTTTAAGAAGTTTTGTTGAAACATAATTAAATCTTTCACATTCATCTTCGAAAAATTTTATTTCGTTATTTTTATATTTCATAACGTAATTCCAATACTTATTTCTAATTTTTTCTTTACCTTCATTGGAATTATCTGATTGACCAAAAAGAGACCTCAACATACCCCCAAACATTTTATCAATTTTTTCTTTTGAAGTATAAAAATAATGATCAAATAAATCAGTTTTAAGATTAGCCAAATTAACATAAACCAATTGTAAAACACCTTCCACCTTTTCTTCTTCAGACATAGTTGATGGATCCCCACCAGCATGTTCAATTAAACTGTCAATATCTTCCATTTGTTCATATAAACTCTTAATAAAATAATCATATGAAAAATTTTGAATTTCCTTTAATTCTAAAAAGGTTTCATCATTTGTGATGAAATCATAAAAAGTTTCTTTATTTATACCTTTCTTGATCATTCTTGTTGAGACTTCAGTTGGTCTAACTAGATTTTCCACATTTTGAATGTAATAACTATATCTCATAAATTGATCAATTATAGGAATGCCAAACCTAAGCCTACCTGATGAATAAGCTTGGTAGTCTGAAATATCACCAACAAAACCTTTTGTTTTTTTAGTCCTATCATATTTGTGTTTCAATTCATGAGACATAACCGAAATAGTTTGTATTTCATCTGAAACAAAATTATCGTATAATTCATTTGGTTCCCAATTTTCCGAAACAATATAATTTAAGGTTAATTGCACTTCTTTACTTACTTTGTTTACCTGCATCATAATACCTTCATCAAAATTAAATTCATTAGCAACACCCATGGACGCAATTACGGGTTTACCGTCATAACTTTCCAACTCTTCAACGTTGATCGTTACATGTATAGTTTTTATAACTATGTCAGATATTTTTAATTTTTGATTCCTGATGTAAAAAGTATATTCTGTCTCTTTAGTATTTATTTTTTTTAACTCTTCAGATATCAACTTGTATAGTTTTTCTGAAGCTTCTAAAATACCTTGAGGTACACCAACCGCTTCGCTAATAAGTTTTTTACTTAATTTATCAAATTGTTTTTCTGTTAAAATAAAAGTTTTCATATTCAGATAAATATCTAAAAAAAAAGTTTAACCAACAATTCCAACCAAATTATCCATATGATGGTCGCCATCCATGTCAGAAAAAATATTTCTTCTGTTCATAATTTTAATAATTTCATCGATGTCATATGGATCCATACCATTACCATCAACGCCAACATCCATTTTTTTACCATTCCCAAATTTACGGCTTTCTGGTAAATGAACGTGACCGTGAAGGTGAATAACCCCTTTATTCATTCCGTGCCAACTTTGTAATGGGTAATGACATAATACAAAATTTTCCCCATTAATATTAACTTCCAAATAATGTTGTACACTTAAAAAATTACTTTGTATTCCCATTCTATCATTTTCAATATGATGGTCGTGGTTCCCAAGTATTAAATGAATATTTTTACAAACTAACCGACTTAAAAAAATCCCTACATTATCAAATCCACCAAATGAAACATCCCCCAAAATAATTAACGTATCGTCTTGACCAACAAAGTGGTTAATCCCATCAACTAATCTTTGATTCATTTGTTCTATTGTTTGGAAATCCCTAGTTGATTCTACAGGTATTTCACCATTTTGTGTTCTCCAATTAGTAACACCTCGACAGATATTTTTATGACCAAAATGTATATCTGAAGTTATATATACTTTTCCTGTTGTTAAAATTTTTTTGAATCCCATAAAATTTATTTTTAAGGTAAATCATCCAATTCGATGATATCGGACGATTGTGACCATGGACTATTATATGTTAAACCATCTATTGGAGAATTTGGTGTGTATAAACCCATTATTTCACCAAAAGACCTTGTTGTTGTTATATGAGAATTATGATGAATTGTACCATGAAAAGAATCTGAAGTAGTCAAAAGCGTTTCATTTTTTATTCCACATAACTCACCAGTAGTTTTATAGATTTGCAACTCTTTTTTTATTTTCAAAAAGATTTCATCAGGTATATTTTCTATGGACATGGGATCTTGTTCTTTATCTTGTTGATCCCAAGCTTGTACTTCATTCCCAAAACTTCTTCTTCCATTATTTAATCTGAAATTTCTTGAAAAAGCCATCTTCCACCCATTTTCTTTATTTATAAGATATATCAGTCTGTGTGTTGATAAATAATCTACCCAATACTTTTCTTGAGTGACACACCATTTCGTATTAGACCCATAAATTTTAGCAGATTCAAAACTTAATGGTGTCAAAACTAACCAAATGTCATCTTCATGTATTTTTATAATTTCTTTTTCAATACGTTTTCTTTTTTCAATTTCTTCAGCTTTCTTGACAACTTCATGTAATTCTAAGAAATCATTATATGAACTAATATCTTTGTTTTTAATTCGGTTGGCCTTGGAATGTCTTTCAAATTCATTCAAAGTTTCAATTTCACCAGACCCAAATAAAAATACACCCATATACCCCATAAATTCTTCTTTGTTTGGGCTGTAGTAATCATTTTCATTTTTGAAATTTTTGATTAAAAATTCTAAATATTTATATGAATCCGTTGGGTCTAAAAAAGAAATAATATCAATCAAAGAAACATCAAGATCTTGATGTTGTTGCTTAAGTCTTTCTAATCTATTCATAATTTTATTTCAAAACGTTTTTTCATTTGTTCTATTTTATCTTCGGGAACTCCATGTTGATTAACACCACCATGTCTATTTTCAACTATGATAGTAAAAACTTTGAACCCATGTTTTTTTGCTAACTCAAAGTAGGGTTCCATTTCCCACTCTTGAGTGAATGTGTTAGATACTGCAATTTTTTTAATTCCTGATTCCATCGCATATCCAACAAACTGTTGACATTCTTTATGTGCTTCTTTTATTTCTGAAGGAATGAAATTATAATTACCATCATTATCATAAAAATAATGATCCGCCTCAAACACGTTTGCAGTTAATTCTTTTGCTAAAGTTGTTTTACCTGAACCCGGCACCCCTCTTACAATATATAATATTTTTTCCATAGTATTAAGCTTTGATCCAACTTGATGGATTTTCGGGATTTTTTTTAATCAAACCTTTTTCAATTAAGTCGTAGGCAATAAAAGAAGATTTATAACCAATTACCTTGTCAAAACCTTTTTTGTCTTTGGTTTCTAAGTATATAGGGTCAAAATTCCAAACTACACCATTTTTTTCTAATTGGTCTAAAAATAATTGTTCTTTTTTAGTTAATTTCATAAAACAAAGATAATAAAAATTTTAATATAAAACAAAAAAAGAGATCGTAAAAGATCCCTTTTTTTCAGGCCGTCCAAATTGGACTGACTCCACCACTTTGTTTTATAGGAAACAAAGAAACTATTTTGTTACAAGAGCCTCTATTTTACTTTTAACTTGTTCAGTCATTGTAATTTCTTTAACGTTAGTTACAATAACAGATTCTTTGAGGATTTTGTTTGGTATGTTTACAAAGAAAGTATCTCCGTTGAAGAATGTTAGGTCTTCGCCTAATTCTACACAACCGTGTACCATTTTTAAAAAAAGTTTAAACTGTACTTGGTCCATAAAAGTTTCGTTGATTAAATCACCAAACTTTTCATTCATAACTTTAATATTGAAACCTACTTTATTCATAATACAAATATACATGAATTATTTTTCAATAACAAATTTTTTACCCGATTTTTTTAATGTTCCAACAAAATCTTTTTTATGATCAATACCTGACCAAAAACCACTACCATCAGTCCAAATACCACGTTTATTATTTTTATAAACTTCTTCACCAAATGTAATGTATTCTGGTTGATCGTTTTCAAGTAAACATGTGGCTCTTGTCATTTCACGTTTTTCTTGTGGTGTGTAATTTCCTGACCAATCTTGTTTACATAAAAAAGTAGCTTCACCAACCTTAACTTCTTGTCCGTTAAGAATTGCCTTTTTATCTAATTTTTTCTTGTAAGTGTAAATGTAAGTTCCCATTTTAATTTATTTTTTCATCCCAAATTTTATTCAATTCTTCTTCACTTATTCTTTCTGTCAGATCGGTAAACATGTTTGTTAAAACTTTTACAAATTGAATCCTATTTCTTGCTAGTTCAGGGTTGAAGGAAATTTCAATAAGTGAGTCACTCAAGTGACTGTTTATTACAATATACAACGGAATTGATTTCATTTTTTTTATTTATACAAATATAAGGGAAATTTTGTATATAAAAAAACCCACAAAGAAATTTTACTTAATTTGTGGGTTGGGTTTTGATAAACCATTACAGTAAGTGAAAGGGGTGTAATGTTTTTTTGTGTTAAATAAATATGTGATAAATTGGTAAAAATCAATATTTTTTCAAAATATTTGTAATTATTTTACCAAATTCTTGATTTTTTTTACTTATAGGATTGTTTTTTAAGTTGAAGTACCCACATTCTGTGTGTTCATGACCATCTTTTGCTGATTCAAGTTCAGGAAACACATATCTATTTGTTTCATGAAGAAAAATATACATTAAACCTTTTTTTGTATCTTCATCCTCATACAGGTTAAGTATGTCGACTAACTTTAATTCCCCTTTTATTTGAATATTTGTTTCTTCCTTGAATTCCCTGATTGCGGTTTCTTTTGGCGTTTCTTTTCCTTCCATACCTCCTGATGGAATGGACCATTCATTAGGTAAGGAATTTTTTGGGCTTCTTTTACATAGTAAAACTTCATTACCTTTTTTTATAACAATACCCGAATACCTTTTGAATTCTTTCATAATACAATATTTATAAATATGAACATAGTAATAAATAATAATAGTTATAGGGTCAAGTCGGCATTGACAAATAAAGATATTTCAAATGGTATGATGAATAAAAAATTTGATGAAGACTTTGATGGTATGTTATTCATGTTAGACGGTAGGGATCACTCCTTTTGGATGAAAAATTGTATTATACCACTTGATATTATTTTTATAAATGAAGATGTTATAACTAAAATTCATCACAATTGTAAACCATGTAATCAAGGTAAGTGTCAGACATATAATGGAAATGGCGATATTGTTTTAGAATTACCAGGTGGTGAATGTAAAAAATATAACATAAATGAAGGTGACGAAATTATTTTTCAGAACTGATTTTTGCCTGTAAAATTTCGTAAAACTTACTTTGTATCTGCTTTGTTAAATCTACATAACTTTTTTGTTCTCCACCATCTTTTTTTCTGTAAAGAAAACTAATACCTGAAATATTGGTAATACATTTATGTCCCCCAGAATTTGCATTTATGATATCTCTACCATTTAGTACAACTTTATCTAATAAAGCAATTTGTTTTTCACTTAGTTTTCTGTAAGGTCTATTCATTATGTTATCCAATATTGGGAATAAACTTTCTTTTCTACCCAAAACTTTCAAAGATGGACTGTTACCATAAATTGCCATAAAATCCTTAAATGTAAAACCAACAGACTTGAAGGTTGCTTTTGTTTCAGATATTCTTTTCAAAACTGATAATGGTACAATAATACTTTGTAATTCTGGATTCATTTCATCCAATACTTCATTTTTGATTTCACCCAAATCAACACCCTTAAGTGCTCGTTCTTTTTTGTATGGGTTACATGATGCTTGAACTAATCCCAACGGCCATGCAATTACTAAAAAATCAGCGTCTGGATTGTTTTTAAATGGTGTATATCTATCATATGAACCTTGTGGTGTCATGTATCCACCTCCGTATTGAACTAATATGTTACCGCTAACATTAACGTTGGGGCTAACATTCATATTTTGGATGTAGGCCTGTTGATTTTGTGTGAGTTTTTCTTCATCATCAAAACCTTCTCGTTTCATAATTGATTTGATCTTTAATAAAATATTCAGTAACGATGGTTTACAGTCTAATACTAATTCTTCAAGAAATCCGGGTTTATTTTTGAACGCTAAAAGTAATTTATTAGCAACTAATCCTAACAACATTTTATTTCTTTTAACATCAGAATTCTTATCTAATTTGAAAATATACTTCATTACATCGTCAACTGATATATTGTATTGAGCAAAATTTGCAGAATCAACAGTTGATATTAACGTTATGTCTTCTTGTGTAAAAATTTCTTTAGGTGATAAACTTTGAGATATTGTTTCAACGTTAGACCTTGAACTTTTGAATGATGTAGATGTTCCTTTTTCTACACCAGCTTGTGTATCATGGTGATCTGTGTGAATTACAAACATTGGTTTTCCGTGGGCAAAATCAACCAAAACCGGCATCGTATCACCTTCAGCGTCAAGTTTTTTTATTGCAAATTCTTTATCACCATATTGTATTATTTCGGCGTCAACAACGTCAATACCATTATCTTCCAAATATTCTTTCATAGCAATTGCAGTAGTTACACCATCCAAATCTTGATGAAAATAAATTTTAGCCTTTTTGTATCTATCAGCAAGCTTTTTAATGTCCCTAATTCCTGATTCTACTAATATTCCTTTTTTCATATAACATAAATATCGATTGTTGAAGATTAAATTTTGTAAATTGTTGATAAAATTATTATATTTGTATCAAACCAATAAAAAAAATATATTATGAAAGAAAAAATCAAAGCTTTAATCGAGAATTCAAAACCAATGATCAAAAAAGTCACAGTCATAACTGTACTTTCACTTTCCATTGTTAGTGGGTTTTCTGTTGGTTATCTTTACCACAGAATTTATGGTCCCAAATCACCAACCATAGAAATGATTTCTTTGGACAAGTCACAGGTTAATTTGGCAATTGATGAAAATAACCACTTAATCATAATTGATAAGAATAATGGTAATTACACTGTTTATGAAGATTCAATTGGTGTTGCAATTTTTAATATGTACGCCAGAAATGTTATAGTCAAATCGGAAAAATAGTATGAAGATAAAAACAGTTTTTTATTACGGACTTTTTTGTTCATTTTTGATATATTTTTCATTTTCATTCGATAGTTTTTCCAACGATTACAAACCATTAGACAACAAAAGTAATTTCAAAACTAAACAATTTAGTTCTATGGTTCTTTTTGATTTAATAGAAAAATATTCTGATGAATATTCAGTTCCAAAATACATCGCCTACAATGTTGCGTTTAAAGAAACAAGATATATGGGACCGTTTCATTGGAATTACAATCCGAATCAGGTTTCTTCTGTTGGAGCTGTTGGTCCGATGCAAGTTTTACCAAAAACTTGTAATTGGATCAACAATTCAAACTACAGTAAAAATAAAATAATGTCTGATTTAGAATTAAATGTCATGACAAGTATGAAACTTCTTAATTACTTGCACAAAAAGTATGGTAATTGGTCAATTGTTTGTGGTTGGTACAATACAGGTAGGCCAGTTGTAAATGACTATGGTAGATATTGTGCCACCAATTTAGATTATAAATCTAAATGGATTTCATTACAATAAAAAAACCCCCATTTAAGGGGGTTTACTTAAAACTCTATTTCTTTTATTTGTTCCAAGGTTTTGAAATATTCTACCCTTGTTTTTGCAATTTCTGAATAGTTTGGACTTAATTCTATACCTAACCAATTTCTTCCTAACACTTGAGCGGCAACCAAAGTTGTTCCACTTCCAGCAAAGGGATCTAATATTATATCGTTCTTATATGACAATATTTTGATTGCCTTGGTCGGGATGTCCATAGAGAAGGTTGCTTTAGTGAGAGATTTAGTGTCAGCAAAATAATTCCACTGACCGAAGACAAGTTCCATAAATTCTTTTTTGTCTTTATCTTCATAAACCATTTTGTTTCTTTTTGTCCCATCTTCATTTTCAATTTCTGTTAATTCACCGGTCCATTCAGGTTCACCTTTAACTTTCTTGATGTGTTTTTTCTTGTAAGCCAATATTACACATTCTTTAGGGTTATAAATGTATGGTGACGATGGGCTCATCCATGAACCCCAAGCTGTGGTTTTACTTCTGTGTGGTGATTGTTCTTCTAAATCAACAATACCAAAGAAACCATAACCAATTTCTTTCATAATTTGCCATATTTCTGAAACAAAAAATATACGACCACCTTTTTTTTGACGATTGATCTCATATGGTATATTAAGAGCAATTCTTCCATCATCTTTCAATACTCTATATGTTTCTGTTAACCATGACTTTGCAAATTCAACATAATCATTAAATTCCATGTCATCATTATGTACGTCATAGTCAATTCCAACACCATATGGGGGAGATGTTACCACCAAATCAATACATCCTTCAGGTAGTGTCTTCATTACTTCCACACAATCCCCATTTATTATTTTTCCTGTTTCTATCATTTTAAAAAATTATTTTTATTAACTTGTATATTAAAGTCCATGTCAAAGTTATAGTACCAATCATGATTATAAAAAAAATTACTCGATAAATAATTTCTGATTTCAACTTTTTTAAAGCATTTGCGTTAACATTTGTGCCACTTTATATCCCGTGTAAGCACCCGCCGCTGCGGAACCTGGCAACACAATAAATTTACCTAACATTGTTTCATACTTTTTTCTATTTACAATATAAGAAATTAGAATGTAATAGACAATATAATTTATCAAAACCAAAAAATCTAGTTCTTTTGCAACAAAAACAACAATAGAATTACCAAGGAATCCCCACATAAAATTTATTAGGGTTTCTCTGATAAGTTCATTAGGAGTTGTTATTGCGTCCAAAATATTTATTTTTTTATTTAGGCCTTTCCTTGGTTTTGTAAGTTTTTTATCCATACACTTTTTTTAGATAATCAAATAAATTTAAAAAATTAGGAAATTGTCCGTGTTTTTGTCTGTAATAATTTTCCATTTTTGATGAATTCAGACCATATTTTTTATCATGCCCCAATCTATCTTCGACGTGTTTTATTTTAACTTTTTTATTTAATATCACACCAATTTGATTTATTATATCTAAATTAGTTACCCTGAATCGGGTTCCAATGTTAAAAACTTGGTTTATGACCTCATCGTCAAACATAAGATCACATATGACTTTAACGTTGTCATAAACATACATCCACTCTCTAATTTGTTTTCCATCACCATAAACCGGTATCGCTTTACCTTTATTAATTGATCGTGTAATCGTTGGGAGGAATTTTTCCTCAAATTGATGTTCTCCAAAATTATTACAAGTTCTTGTAATTAAGTAAGGTAGACCATATGTTCTATTTGCCGAAAATACTAACATATCAGAAGCCGCCTTAGTTGATGAATAATATGAACTAGGTTTAATCTTATCATCTTCCGTTGCCGTATGATTTATTGCAATATGTTCATCCATATCTCCGTAAACCTCATCAGTTGATATGTGAATGAACTTCTTTAAGTTTTTGTTTTTCCTTGATATCTCTAATAAGTTGAAGGTTCCCTCCACATTAGTTCTAACAAAAGGTAAACCATTTTTAATTGAGTTGTCAACGTGAGATTCCGCAGCAAAATGAACTATGTAATCAAAATCACCAAGGTCGTCTTCGGTTACATCACAAATGTCTTTTTGTAGAAATGGAATATTGTGTTTGATATTTTCTTTTTTACCAGCGTAAGTCAATTTATCAACACAAAGAACATCACATTCAAAATTATCAAGTAGGTGATTTATAAATGCGGAACCTATAAAACCAGCCCCACCTGTTACTACTATTTTCATAAATTTTCAACTTTTAATTTTTGAATATGGTGGTTAAGATACCAAGCGGCCTTTTCTAAATCTTCTAATTCTTTTTGTTTGTTTTTCTTACCTGCTCTTGAAATATACTTTATTGTATTACCTAACGAAAAACTTAGATCCCAAGCATCAATAACTTTTATCGCCTCATAAGGATTATTAACCCCACCATAGTGTGTTGGGTGATTTACTTGTTCTACTTTAATAGTGGGGCACTTACAATCTTCGATGCCACCACAAACACATGATTTAATATTATCCATTAAAATTCTTCTATTTTTATAAATCTTGAAATTGGGTATTCCTTTCCCCCGTATGTTTCGATATCAACTTCCTCATACCACTGAGAAAATGGTCTTGCGTATTGTGAACCAAAAGAAAGAGATTTGTAAATCACAAGAGGTTCTTTAGTTTCTGTATGATTACACATACAAATAACTTCGTACTGACCACCTTTATAATGTTGAAATTTTTCTTGAGGTTTCGGATAGTTTTTTTGTTTCATTTTAAATTACTTCTTGTGTTTTTTTTGTGCTTTCTAAAAATTTCTTTTGATTAATGTATGAAATTAGTTTTCTTTTAAAAATTGGTAATAGTGTTTCGAAAATTGGAAAATCCCCACGGCTAATCATTTCGAATACGGGTAATTTTTTATTTTCAGAATTCCACACAGAAAAATTATTAATTATTTTAGTGATTGTCAAATTTTTTTCATCACAGTAAATTAAATTCACAGAAGTTTTACTTTCAGGGGATTTTTTTGCTGCTGGTTTAATATTGTATTCCCAAACGTATATTTTATTTGTTTTAGTATCAGTGAAATGAAAATAACCAACATCAGAAATAACTTCTTTAGCCCTTTTATTAGGTTTCATATCTACGTTTTCATAAACTATTGTCCAAACTGATTTAGCGATGTTAAAATATTCTAACATCCTTGGTGCACTATAACTGAGTATCTGTACAAATTCATCTATTTCTTCATTGTTTAATTCAGGAATATCTTTCAATTTTAGATCTTTAACCAAAAGTTCGTCGTCAACAGAATCTAACTTTTTGTTGGTATACATTATTTTTTTGTCTTTGATTAAGGTTTGTACGTTTGCTAGGTGCAAAGAAAGTTCAATGAAACCTGGATAAAGTTCCATTTTATCCAACTTTTCCCCCATTTTTTGAAAATATGACAATAACTTGTATTCTTTATGTTCTCTGTCAATTGGTTTTTCGAACATCCAATCAGTGTCCATCAAAAATTCTATTTTCTTTTTTCTTCCCATCTGACAAAATTATAACAATAAATTACTTGGCAGTAAAGATTAATCAATTCTCATTACTATATAGTATGTACCGTTAATTCTAACAGAATCATAACTACCGTCGTAACCATTTAACGAACCATATTCACCATCACTTACAAGATCATCTAACATTTCCTGTTTATTTACAAAATTCGAATAGTCGTCATATCCCATCTGTTGTAAAAAACTTACAGGATCGTTTTTAATGTTGTCATCAATATAACTTTCTATCGCATATTCTATATCTTCTTCTGATGGTTCACCATCAGGATTATCTTTTATTTCTTCTATTTCATAATCAATATCGGATATTCTACTTTCACGATCATCTTTTTGTTCTTGGGTTTCTTCATCATCATATATTTGGTGAGGTGGGACAACTTGCCCATCTTTATATAACACCCAATGACTTTTGGATGGGTCTGAACTTTCATTTCTATATTGAAACTCATGTTCTTCATTTTCATCCCAAAAATCAAATACTTTACCATTTTCTTCCATTGTTGGGTATTTTATCGGAAATCTAACACCTTCGTTTTCATATACCCATTTTTCCATTTCTAAAACCCAAATTTCTTTTTCTTGATCTTTACTTAATTGTTTTTCGACCCCATAACTATCTGGTTCATCCCTAACCCATTCACTTACAGAATCTTCGAAGTACTCTGCCACTTCATCCCCATCAACATATCTTGAAATAAAATTATTATCAAAATAATGTTCCATACTATCGACCATTTCTTCATAGTACATTTTTAATGACTCGTCACATTCATCTTCAGTACCAACCGCATATTGATGGCCTGTGGATAAAGATTCAAAATTTGTTAGATCATAATGTCTTCCGATATTATATAAATCGTAAACATCAACTCTATCAGATAATATTTCATTTTTTTCATCTTCAAGTTCCATTTGTTTATCAGTAATTTCATCAAACTTTTCACTATAATTTTCATCACCAGCATCCAAATTTTCTTGTTCTTCTTCTAATTCTTCAATTTCTCTATTTATTTCAGATATTCTATCTTGTTCATCATCAGTTATACCTTCTAAATACCCTTCATTAACGGCATATTCAAACGCTGCGTTAGCCTTTTCACCTTCTTCATCAGTACCATCTAAACTCCATTCATTTCTATCCCTTTTACCATCCTGTTCGTTTCTTTTTGCAAGTTGTTTTTTTCTTATAAGTTCCTTTTCATAAGGTGTATCCCAAAATGATATTCTTCCACCAACAACAACATCATCGAAATTTTTAATTCCTGTTTTAGAAGCATCTAAATTACCTGTTACTTCTATATTCCCTAACTTGTAAATTTTATTTTTACCACTGAGATCTGAAAGGTTCAAGTTCCCTTTTACCACAATTTTTTTTCCTGTAAATTTTGGTAAATATGGAATAGCGTGTGCCATAAACCCTACTTGTTTCAAATACTGCATATATTCTTCAGGTGTTAAATATATTTTTTCAACAACATCATCTTCTACAATCCTTTGTAAAACAGTTTTAAATTGTGTTTCGGTTAGAATTAATTTCTTTTTCATACAATCATAAATATTTGTGATTTACAAAATAGTCTTAGTGTTGATATTTATAAATAAATAAACCTTATAAAAACAATTGACCATGGGATGCGGTTGTAAAAACAAACAAGGGAACCAACAGGCTTCAACACCAAATCAAGCGGCTAGACCACAGGCTCAAGCCCAAAAAAATCAGAACGTTCAAGAATCGGTGAAGAAGATAGTTGAAAAATACTATAATAAAAAGTAATTTAATTCCTTTGGCCAAAGAAATTAAGGTGGAATTTTTCCACCTTTTTTGTATTTATGATATATGGCAGATCTTAACACTTTTATAGAATGGTATCGTAGTGGGGATGAAACAGATTATGTTAAACTGATGAAAGTTTTCAAATCTACACGTAATTTTTTATCATTTTTAATTAAAAATAATAAAGTAGATTACATAGACCCAACTACTATATCTGGTAATGAATTCGATCATGATTCAACCTTATTTGACTTTCTAATTGAAAATAACTTAATTGACTTTGATGACTTTTCGCGTTTATACGATGAAATTGACGAATCAACAAAAAATCAATTATTATTATATTACATTGATACTAACTATGAAGACGCCATGGAATTTATTACAAAAAATCTATTAAGTGACGTAAATATTAGACAAGATGGATTTTATCTTCATTTAAGAGATAGAGAAGAATTGGAAATACTTTTTTGTGGTTCACAAAGAGGTGAAAGTGCAAGATATGTTGCAAAACTCATTTTAAGTGAAGATGGTTTAGGACATGATTGGTATTTTGATGACAGCGTAAAACCACACCAAGTTGTTGATGAACTTGATGATGCAAATATTACAACACTTATAGATTTTATTTTCAAAGAAATTGGGGATAAAGAATTGTCTTTAGAAGATTATGATTCTGATTTTTTCTCTGAACTTTCTGAAGAACAAGGAACTGAAGGTTATTTTAGAATAAGAGCTGAAGATTTGAATGGATTAATTAACGATGAAGCAGCATTTAATGAATTATGTAATAAAGATTTAGATGAATTAGGATCTAATTTAACAAGTTTATATTGGCAAGCAGAAAATAGTGCATATGAAGATGAAATATATGACTTAGTTTATGGTGGTTTAGATGAGTACTTTGAAGGAAGAATCGATGAGGTACCAAGAGAAGTTACAAAGAGCGATGGTAGTAAAGTGACTAGATATGACAGTTATATTAAAATTAGAAACTTTAGAAATTTAGTTGAAACATTTTTAGAAAATTATAAAGGAAGTGCGTATAGTGATTCTTTTTTAGAATATTATGGTGGTTTAACTGAATTGATGGTTGCTATGATTAATAATGATGATATTGAATGTATTGATTTTAGAGTCCCTGAATATCCTGACTGGAATAGAACAAGAAAAAATATAAATGAACTGTTTTATGATTACGTATGACAACTAATGAATTAATAGATACTTTCAATACCGGTAAGTGGGAAAGGATTGAGCCTATATTTAAGTCGGTAGAAAGATTCATTTCATACATAAAAGGTATTGGTAAATTGAATAAAGTTGATTTATACTCCGTTTATCGGGAGTCAGATGATAATAGTTTTCTTAACCAACTTTGTATTAGTCTTCTAAAAGAATATGGTGTTGAGTATTTTTTACCTCTTCTTGGGGATGTTAAAAAAATTGGGGGTGACTATTACCTTAAATTAAACAAATTAGTTGAGTTATCCGTTTTGTTTGATGATAGTGATTATAGAAATATTTCAAATAGAGAAATTGCAAATGGAATTTTAGATGAAGATTGGTTCGAGATGTTTTCTGATACAATTTATAATTATTATGATGATGTTGTAGAAGAACTAAATGAAAAAAATTTAAATGAGTTAAAGGAAATAATACTTAGAGATTTAAAGAATCAAAATATGGATTCTGATGAGTTTGGTGGAAATTTTTTCTCTGAAAACTCAAATGAAGAAGGTTATGTTACTATCAATTATAACAATATAAACTATGTTTTATCGGATCGTAAAGTTTTCAATGAACTAATTAATTCTGGTTATTTAGACGAATTACGAAGTAATCTAAGAAGTTTACATAATATGGCATATAACGAAGCTTGGAACGATGAGGTATATGAAGATATTAAAAATGAACTAAGAAGTTTAATTGATACAGAATTTAAGTGGGATCAAGACGAAAATAAAAAACAATACTTATTGTGTAAAATTAAAAATTTAAAGTCAGATCTATATGATTATTTTAATTGTATGAGTGATTATGAGTATAATATATATGACGAAAGATCTTATTTAGATATGTTAACTAGATACTTTGAATATTGTGGTGATTTTTTAAGTTTTAGAACTTCAGAATATTCCGATTCTTATAGAGTTAAACAATACCTTAATGATGCATTTTTAGATTACGTCTATTAACTATTTATAATATCAAATAAATCTCATATCAATTGTAAAAAAATATATTATGAGATTAATAAATAAAAAAACAAAAAGATTTATTGTAAATTTATTTTCTGACTACATTTTATCAAAAATTAACAAGTCAGAAAAAAGTATAATTCAAGTATGTGATTGCATAAATTTTGTTGTTGTTTCGGGTAAAAGTTCAAGCAAAGATATCTTGGATTTACAAAAAATAAAAGAAGAATTCTTCAAAGAATATTCGTCCGAATTAGAAGATGCAAACGTAGACCATATGAATATTATTGATTTACTTTCGTATGGATCAGATTTTGATGTTTTGGAAGATGTTTGGATTTCTTTAGATAAAAATGTTTTCACAAGTAAGTCTGAACCTGTGACAAATCTATTTACAGTGTCTGAATTTCCTTATGGACATAGTTTGAATTGTGGTCGGTCTATAGTTTATTATTCAAACTATATGTTTAACCACATGTATAATTTGTTAGGTGTAAATAATTTGGAATTTTATTTTACCAAAAAACTTAATAGTGATGAAGACTTTGATATTGACATAATTTCAAATTCAAATATACCCAAAGAAAAAATCAAATCTTTGATTTTAGATGTATTCGATTTTGATTTAGATAAATTTAACGAAAGAATTAATAATTATAATTTGTTTGAGGATCTGTTAACTCAAAACAAAGAAAAACCATACTTGATTCAAGATATGTTAGAACACGTAATATTAATTTAAAAAAAAACCACCGTTTATAGGTGGTTTTTTTTATTCTTCATAAAAGTTTTTGATTATTTTAAGACCTTCTTCTAAGTCATCAAAATCTCTGTCAGGAGCATATAGTTTTGTTTTTGGTCTTTCTGAATCAGGATCTAAAATGGTCATAAATGCCGGTACATATTCGTTTTCAGTAATTTCAACAAAAATATCATATTCATCTTTATATTTGTCAATATCTCTATCAACGTAATTTAGATCTTCCTTGTCTAACATTTCTTTTAACTCTGTACAAAAAGGACAACCAACCATACTGTAAACTACAACCAACTTATCCATTACTTACTGTTTTGTATTATTTTAGATGAATTTTCATATTTGTAAATTCTTTTATGATCATCATTGCTTCCATAAGCATCGCAACTACTTTTACTGGTTTTACATGAAAACAAAAATAGTAAAATAAAAAATGTTAAGACTACTTTAATCATATCAATTCAATAATAATTCTTTAACTAAATTTTTAATGTCCCCTTCTTCTAAAACCCCAACTTTTGTTTCAACAACTTTACCACCATTAATAATTTTAACTGTGGGGATACTTCTAATGCCAAGTGAAACACTTATGTCTTTATTTTGATCAACATTCATGGTGTACATTTCCACGTCAGTTTCATTTTCATTTGATACTTTTTCAAATCTAGGTTTCATCATTTTACAGGGACCACACCATTCAGCCCAAAATTCAACAATAATTTTTTTACCTGATTCTATTTTTTCTTTAAGTTCAGTTGCGGTAATTTCCATTTTTTTATTATTTTAATTTTATTAAGTTTTTTACAAAGAATTTAGTTTCTTCTAGTTTTTCTGGTTCAAAATAAATCATTATTTGATATCCCGAGTCTACAGCTATCTTTTTAGATAAATATATGAAAATGTCAGACTTGTTACGAAAAATTGCATCTATAAAAGAAACACCATTTTCATAAGTGTACATATTAAGATATTCTGGTTTATAGTTTTTTTCTAAAAGAATTTCGGGTGTGACATTTAATTGACCTTGGATTCTGTTTTTTGATAATATTTTTCCTTCCCTATCATAAATAGATTTTAGAAACTCAGTTTCTTTATCAAAAAGTTCTTTAGTATTTGTCATAATATAAAAATAAATAAAGTGGTGAAAAAGTCACCACTTTATTTTTAGATCATTTCTTCGGCCAACTCCCAAAGTTTCGTATTGATACTATTTTGTGCGATAATACTATCAATTTTTCTCATCTTAGAAACCCTACCCCTTTGGTTTGATACCTGAACACCACCACGAATAAATTTTTCTTGTACTGTGTTAAAAACTTTCCAAAGGTCATCTCCTTCATCTTCTTTCCGATTAGGTGTTAGAAGACCCATAATTTCCATATCGTTCAATGTTTTTTCAGCGTTAAATCTGATTTTAGCAGATTCACGAACAAAACTAATTTTTTCATCAGTTGACATTTCACGTTCCATCATTCTTCCTACCGATTGTTCAATCAATGGTAATTTTTTAGAAAATTGATCTGCCAGTTCTTTAACATCGTCAAGTTGAAAATGATTGTGTCTCATAGTAAATCTATCCGCCACTGCTGTTGGTACCGTCAATCCGTTTGAACAAACTAATCTGAATAGTCCAGCACTCAAAGAAAAAGCAGAAGTACCGTTGTGTGAATTTTTGACAATTGCTTCAACTAATGTATCACCAACTTTGGGAAGTTCGCTGTTACGGAATCTGATTTCGTGTAATGAATGTATTCCCTTACCTGTTTGTTTAACAGATGCTATTTGCCAACCTTCGCGATCAAAAAATTCTAAAACTTGATCAGTTGGTACAAAAGTGTACTTGTTAGTCATCTTTGGAGATGCTGAAGTTGCGAATACTGAAGGTGCTTGGGATTTAATAAGTTCAGGAGTGTAGATCATATATTTGTTTTTAATTATTGAACAAAGATAAACGTTTTTTCAATAAAAACAAATTTTAATTCAAAATTATATTACCAAACTTTGTTTTTTGGATGTACCCTTCAATTACTTCTTTTGGATTAGAAGTTTCTACAAGTTCAGGTAACTTGAGTTCGATTACAATTTCAACTATTTGGTCTTTTGATAGTATATAATCAATACCGTTATCAAAATTTTGTATTGATTTTTCTTTAAGTTTTTTATAAAAATCTTCTTTTTGTAAATTACCTATCAGAACCATTAAATCATTAGGATTCTTTTCAAAAAAATTGATTAGATTACTTATGTAAACTTCAATATCAACATTAGTCATATAATTAGTCTTCGTTAGATTTACAACCTCTTTTAACTTTGAGCTCTTCAGGGAAATTGACTATGAAAAAATCTTCAGTAGGTATCATGTGTTTGAATAGCTCCTTTGGTAGGTTATCAATATCAATGCCAGAATCCATAACTGAAATAAAGTTGAGACAATACAAAGTTGCTAGTGACTTTGGTAAAGTTTTTAATTCTTTATTTCCTGTGACATTTAGGAAAGACAACATTTTACATTCACCAATTGATTCAGGTAAACTTTTGATAATATTGTCAGCAACAAATGTTTTCAAATTTTTGAATCTTGATATGTTTGCGGGTACGTCAAATGGTTCCTGTTTGTCTGATTTGTTTTCCAAATTAAGGAATCTTGTATCTTCAGGTAAAATAGAAAACAATGTGTCTAAACCAAACATGGTGGCAAATTTAGCTGCGGAATCATTAGGGAATGATATCGGTAGATAACTAAGATCAATATTTTTCTTTGCCAATTGTTTTGCATATGAATTAATAAGTGCTTCATGATATGGTGACATTTCATCACTCATAATCAAAGAAACATCCGCCTCTGTCAATTTGTCAATGTCAGTTAACAAAAGTGATTTACGTTTTTTAGTAAGATAGTAATCTTTACTTTCCTTATCAGTAAATTTCAACATTTCAGCATTCAATTTACCGTCCATACCAATGTATTTATGTCTCAAATAAGGTGTAAAATTTTTCCAAATTATTGGGCCAGTAGCGATCTGAGTTAAATCAGGAGTCCTTAATTCTAACCATAATTCAACGTTTTCTTCAGAACCAAGTTCTTTTATTGCGTCGGTAGATGTCAAATTTTTTCTTTCGAAGCTCATCATCATACTTTGTTGTTCAGAAGAGTATGGATGCGGTACAAAATATTTTTCTTTACCGATTAAATTTGGTATTTTTTTAGTTATTTCACTCCAAGGTAAAACGGTTGCTCCGGCGTATTTTCCTGAGTTTGTACCATCGGCTAATCTAAATTGTACATTTTTTCTCCAATCATAATCAACCAGTATAACAACCGCAAAATTTACATCGCTTTCATTTAAATTTTTATTTATAACATAGTATAATGTAAGATTTTGTCTAAGCCTATAATTATAAAAATAATTCGATGACCCTTCCCAAGATGTACACCATCTTCTATCAGGGGCAAACTTTTTTCGTATATTGATACACTTGTGTTTTTGATCAGGATTGAATATCAGAATGCTGTCGTCTTCAAAAACAACATCAACATCAGAAACATCAATTTCAGGAATTTTATATTCGTCTTCCATTGGTAAAACATCCACAACATGTTCGAATTCAACAAAATTCATCATACCTGCAGGTTTTGTATTTATAGGGACTAATGTGTAGTTTGCAACATATCTATCAACCCTATTGACTATTTGTTCAATATTTTCTTGAGGATTTTCTTTTATTAACTTTTCTGTTAATTTTTCTTTCATGAAATTTTCAAATTCACGTCTAACCAAAGATGACAATTCCATAGATGTCATGTCCAAAATGTCTTTTCTGAATCTTTTTGGATCTAAAGCTTTCATTTCAAAAAACTTTTTAATATTCAATTTAGTAAGTCTTTTGTCTGCACCAGCATTTTTTTCCATGAATGTTTTAAAAACATCATCAAAAGTTCTTTTAGATTTTTGACTTTCACTTTTAGACTTTACAAGATCCTTTAATTTTTGATAATCATATGTGAAGATGTCCCTTTCAGCTCCTACCAAGGTATTTTTGAATCTTTCAAAATCAGAAATGGTTTGTCTAATTTGATCTACCGTGTCTTCTGTACTTCCACTAAACTTAAGGACTAACCTTTTAATTGTTGATTCTGGATATTCTAATAATAAACTATTTTTAACTTTGGTGTTTTCTTTTACTATATTGGATAATAACTTTACTAATTCCATAATTTTTTTATTAATAAATATTTCAACAAGTCAAAAAATTAATAATTCATAATAAGTAATTCTTCACCCATGTTTTGTTTTTCACCTTTCTTTGCTGCGGCGGCTTTTGCAAATTCTTTTCTGACCCAAGTATATTGATCTTCAGGAAACCAATTGTGAAGTAGTTCGAAATCATAGTATGATAGAGAAAACTTACTCTGGACTTTGTGTAATACGTTTGCCAATCTTTCATGGTCTTGTCTATCGAAATCATGATTGGAATAATAGTTTTCTGTTTTCCAATATGGTGGGTCCAAATAAATGTACGTAGATGGTGAATCGTATTTTTGTATCACGTCCGCAAAATCCATATTTTCAACATCTGTAATTTTTAAAAAGTGATCCACCCAATCAGGTTTAGACAACTTATCTCTAAACGTAAGATATTTCGATTTATATTTTCCTTTAAGGTCAATAAAGTTTGATGTTTCAGGTTTTGATCCACTGAAAACCTGTGTTAAAATGTAAACATACTTAGCCGCGACTTCATAATTGCCAGGTTCTAAGCTGAAACCTTCATTAAATAATTCAGCCTGAAAGCTTATAAACTGTTGTTTATATATTTCAGGGGTATTATCTACTCCTTGTTTTTGACAATCAATATTGTTTATTGCCCTTAATAATTCAGTTGGATTTTGAACACATTTAAATAGATTATAGTTTAGTGGGTTGAAGTCATTGTATACAACTTTTTTAAGTCTGGGGAATTGTTTTAGATCCATATTATAGAAACACCAAAACATTCCTCCGAAAGTTTCTAAATAAACCTCCATATTTTTATCGTAATAAGGAACAATCCATTTCCCGATTTTACTTTTACCTCCGATATAACTTAACATGTATAAAAAATAATAAACTTAATCATATTAATCAACATCAAACTTTTTTATAATTTATTTGGATATTAATAAAAAACCACTATCTTTGTATTGTTGATGTGGTTAACCACTAAACAAAATGGATGATTTGGTACACCATTTAAAAAACGCAAGTCGTGATGTCATCTTACGGTTATTAGAGACAGGTTAATTACCTTCCTAACAGGAAAAACATAAAGGGGGACTTTGTCCCCTTTTTTATTTTTTGTGCTATTTATTACTAATGAAAGTATTAAGTGTACTTAAAAGTATAATAATAGAAAATCGTGGTAAACACCATAAACTTTTTACTGCGCCTGAAGGTCCAAAATTTATTGCAACAACTCATCAAACTTCAGATAGAAAAAGTAATTTAAGTTATGGGGAAATAAAAGATATAATTTTAAATGCAATTTATTCAGGTAGTAAGATTCATACAAGAGTTGGAGTACCTAATACTATGCTTTCTGATATAATTCGTGATAAATATAAAAAAATTTTATATGAATTTTCTAAAGATCCAACAGAAAAAAAAATAAAATTTGTATTTAAAAGAGAAGATAATAAAGATGAACACGTATTTGACTATATTGAATTCATACTTGCAAGAAGTGATGATAATACATTTTTAATTGTGTCAAGTACATTTTCTGATAATGGTACTTATCTAAAACTATACGGTAAAGATGTTCTTCAATCAAGAAAAGTTATGTTAGAAAAGTATTTTCATTTAAGGACTGTAATATTATAATTATTATATGGAAAAAAAAGAAGCAACACAAGTTACAGGATGTAGAAAATGTAATAAAGGACAAGAAAAATTACAATTATTTTTGGTCACTTTTGGTATAGTTTTATTAGGTCTTTCTATATATGGGGCAGTAAGATTAGTACAGGACATTATTAGTTCTTTCTAACTTCTTTCATATTTTAAAAATTGTTTGACAAGTAGATCCCCAATAACGTTTCTACCTTTAAATCCTTTTCCTTTAAGTCTTAATGGTTTTGATGTATCCATTTGTTTTGGAAAATTAACCATTATTTCACCTTGTGGATGTGGGATAACAAAATTTTCCTGATTGAGATCGTCCAATGTGAAATATTTATTATATAATAGGTGTTCACCAAACTTTTCAAAACCACTTTCATTTGTTAATGTTATTTTAACTAAAAGATCACCGTAAATACCATTTTCGAAATCTCCCATGTTTTGTAAACGCATCATTTGACCATCATCAATCCCATGTGGTATTCTAAGTTCAACACTTTTTACCTCATCTTTATTACCATCACCTTTACAAACATGACATGCATTAATCAATGTATGACCAAAACCATTACATGAAGTACAAATCTTTTGTACCATCTGAACAAACATCCCACTACCAACTTGTGCCCATAAAACACCTTCACCTTTACAAGTGGCACATGATCGTTTGTCCCCACCAGTACCATTACATGGATCACACTTTTCTTTTCTTTGATAATTCAAGTTAACTTTTTCATTCATGAAACTTTTTATAACATCTACAGAAAGTGTAATAATTCTTGAAGGTTTCTGTTGTTGTCTAAAATTCTGATTAAACATATTAAACATACTACTAAAATCCCTGAAGTTGGACCCGGCAAACGGATTTTTTCTTTGTATGTCGTATTCTTTTCTTTTTTGTTCATCACCAACTACATCATATGCCACGGAAATTTTTTTAAATAATTCTTCATCCCCACCTTTATCGGGATGATTTTCTTTTGCCAATTTTCTATAAGCTTTTTTTATTTCTTCTTGAGTTGCGGTTTCTTCAACCCCTAAAACAGAGTAATGATTTTCAGCGTTCATTTATTGTTTTTTTCTTGTATATTTTAAATTATAGGATAAAAAAAATGAAATATCTAATAGTACTATTCAAAAATAAAAAAAGAAAAAAGATTCTAAATAAATTTTTGAATAAAGAAAGAGCATTAAAATACTTTGATTTTTTACTACAAACTAGCAATTCAGTGAATTTTCCTAAACGTTTTGAAAATGGAAAATTGTGTGATTACGAAATTGGTTTTTTGGAATCGGGTAGTACAAATTTTGATTTATACTTTGTAAAAGATGAACTCGGAAGGCAGGTAAAAGTTGATCTCGACGATACTAACTATAGATTAAGTAAAATTTCGAAATATAATATTCATGAAGAAGTTTATGACGTTCAGGAAAAATCTAAAATTAATTTTGATTCTTTTGTAAAAAAATATTTACCTAAATCAAACATAAAGTTAGTTTCAAAATTGAACAATAAAGTCGCGATACAAAATGATAATGATGTCAATTTGATTTCATTGAAGTCTATCGACGAGTGTTCAAGGTTTATGGATGTATTGGAATCTTACTTGATAAGTAATAACAGGTTGGATTGTATTTTAGTCAAAGATTCTTCTAAAGAACAAAAAAAATATTTATATAATATTTTAGAATCAAAAGGAATTAACAAATCATTTCTTTACAGAAGATTCACTACTTTTACGAAAGAATAATCTTTTGAAAAAACTTGGTTTTTTTTCATTCTTTACTTCTTCGTCTTTTGTTTCTTCGTAAACTTTTGTATTAACAAAAACTATTTCTGTACCTGAAATATCTATTTTAAATCTTAATTTATTTATATCAATTTTTCTAAAATTACTTTGTACTTTTTTGAAATCTTGATCATTCAATTCATAAACCAAGATCGGTTTTCCTTCTGGGAAAATTTCATTAGCCGCTTCAGTAACAACTAACAATTTTTCTAAGATATCATTAATATTTTTTTCATCTTCTCCCATACACTTAGTTTTTCAGGTTTTTTTGGTAATATATCTTCTTTTTTTAGTTTTTTAATTTCAGCAATTAAATTGTGTTTTTCAATATCAAGATCATTTTTGTCTTTTTCTATTTCACTTTTCAACCAATCAATTTCCGCTTCCAACTTGGTTTTCTTCTTCGTCATCTTCTAATTCTATTTTAGGATTATTAATTTCAAATTTTAGTCCTTGTAGATCATTTAACTTTTGTTTTTCAAATATGTGTTTTAGTTCATCTATCTTCTGTTGAAATAGTCGATCTTTTTCTTCTCTTTCTTTATTGTAAGCAATAATGTTTTTTATATTAGATATTTGATTTTCTACAGATTGTTCATTGAACTGAGTTACAAAAGAAAAAAATCTTACACCGACGTTGGTTGGGTCGTTTTCAACAACACTTTTTTCATCTACAAACTTTTTTGGTAATTTCCAAGTATTTGGAAATTCTATATCAAAAGATAGATAGTTTTTCATTTTTCTTACCGATTGTAAATACGGAAATAGAATGTTAAATTCTTTAAATAAACTCATTTGTTGTTTTGTATTAGAAATGTTATTATATAAGTTAAAAATAAACCATAAAGAAAGATTTCCCTATTACTAAACAAAATAGGTTTAGGATCTGTCTGTAATAGGGAAATAATAAATTTTAGAAAAATTCTAGTTATTGATATAATCGAAAATATAAATACAAACAAATATAACGTATCGATATTAGTCATATTAAGCCCTTTTACTTTCTAAAATTTCACCTCTTAATTGTTGTAATAAAGATTTCAGTTCTTGTGCTGATTTTCTAGCTCTTGTACCAGCACTTTTGTTACCAGCAAAGAATTTGGTTGTATCCACGCTCAATTGTTCTGTCAAAACTTTAATTTGTTCAAGTGTTTCCATTTTTAAATATTATAGGTTTATTTAATGTTAAACATATTAATTATGATGTTTATGTAAACATTTAAATACTTAAATTGTTATCTAAAGATTTATATATGTTCAACATAATATCTAAATCAGATTGGGTAAATGTTTTTTCTATGTTAAAAATATCATCAAAAAATTCACCAATAGACTCTTTGATTTTTTTATCTTCTTGTTTATAAAATATTTCAATAAAAAATGACTTGAAGTATTTCAAATGATCTCCTTCATTTGTAAAAATAATTCCTTCTTTTTCAAAACTTTCGATTGTTTTATTCCAACACCACTTGAAGTGGTTCACGATGTCTTCTTCAGACATTTGAATTTTGGTTTCGCTATTGTCTTCCTCACCCAAAAAAGTTTTTCTTATTAAATCGTAAAGGGAATACGAAAAATCGTAATATAATTCTAATTTTTCAGGTAAAATATTATTTATTCTGAACCATAAATCAATGTCTTCTTTATTGATTGGTTTTGATATGTAATTAAAAAAATTATCCATAGAGGTCATCTATGGATAATTATACGGTAATATAAAATTATGTAAATTATTGTGTTTTGGAATTGTAGGTAATCAAACCAGCAATTCTTTCAATATTTTCATTAACTTTTTTTGACTTTTTTGATACGGCCTTTTCACCTTTTTCAACTTTATTTAGTAAATCGGATGCATCATCATTTCCTGGTCTATCTTTAACCACAGGTTGTGCGGATTTATTATATGCCTTCCTTTTTATTTGAGCCAACATATTTTTTTCTCTAATTTCGTTTCTTTTTTTGTTTGTTGGTGTTTCGACCGCATTGCCCCATTCAGGATTGTTACCTGTTCTTGAAGAACCGACAATGTTGTCTTTTACCCATTCTTCATTAGGAGCAAATTCATCATAATCAATGTTTTCAAGTGCCGCCGCTGTAAAGTTTTCTACATATTCCGCCACACTGTCTGATGGAACATATGCCATTTTATCCATCTTTTTCAATTCACCATTACCCATAGGAAAATGTTTTGCGTCCATAGTGAAATCTTCCATTGACCCATCTTTAGCATATTTTTTCATTTTTTGCCCAACCTCTTTATAATAGTCTTGATTTTCGTCTCCAGATTTTTTGAATGATCTTTCATATTCAGTGTATCCTCTAGTTTTTTTGGCGGGTTTCATTTTTTCTTCCGCCAAATTTTCAATTAAATTAACGACTTGTTCTTCTGTAAGTCGAATTGATCTACCTAATCTTTCATTAAAAATTTCGTATTCATACATTTTAGTTCTCAATTCTTTTTTTCCAGGATTCCAAAAATCTGTTGTTTTTTCGGCGTTATCATACATGTCTTCGTCAATTTCTATTTCATAAACAATATCACTACTATCTGTATTAAAATCGTCTTCAGGCATTTTCCAATTGGTTTTATAATCTGGCATGTCGTCAGAAATTTTTAAATCCCCATATTCATCATATTCACCAGTCCCATCACACCATTCGCATTCAACATCATCAAACTCGTTATATCCCGTACCATTACAATGAGGACATGGTTCTTGCATTTCATAATCAAACTCATCAGAAATTTCGTTCATATTTTTTTTACTTTTCCTTAATAAATCAAAGTCTGACTTATCAATTTTACCGTTTTTGTTTTTGTCCAATTTGAATTGATTTCCATGAAGTTTTTCATTCATTTCAGATTCTTTCATGTATCCACATTCTGTACATTCACCTTCCATCATTTGACCACCACATTCACACATTTCACCATCGTTGACTTCAATTTCATAAATTGGTTCTTCATCTAATGATGATCTATCAGTATATTCTTTACCATTCAAAGAAAATTTATCCCCTTTTTTTGTGTTTTTCAACATTTTTGTGAAAGCATTTCCTTCGGATGTTTCTTCTTCTTCAACATAATCAAAAGACTTTCCAGGTCTATTAAATTTTGTCGTATTATATTTTTCATTTAGAAATCTAGAATAGTTTTTCATTTTTTTGTTTTTATTATAAATATATGATCAGTGGAGTTTATTCATTTCACTCAGGATAATATCTTTTATAATATCTTCATGAATTTGATATCGATCACTGATTCGTTTTATTACACCGTTCAATGTTTTATTTTCAAAAATATTAAGAGCCTTGATATCACCCTGATTACAATATGGGAAACGTTTACATTTTTTTTTAACTTGGACGAATTTTCCTCCAGGTATTTGTGTTTTTGATCTTCCTCTCCAATCTTTTTTACTTAAAGATTTAGCCCATGCCGCGGTAGTAACGTATGACCCTGATGATGAAGAATCAGTTGCTTCAGTGGCTTCTACTTTTTTAGGTTCTTCGCCAGAAAAAAGAGGTGCCTCATATCCACCAGCAGATCCTGTTCCTGTGGCTTCCTTAGTTTCTTTTTTGGTTTTTTTATTATCCAAAATAGTTTCTAAGAAGGTTTTTATGTCTTCAGGGTTTTTCAAGTAATTTTTTATTTCTTGTTTAATTTTGTTATTGGATAATTTTTTGTTTTTAATAAGTTTGTAAATTTCACCAATTTCACTTTTATTTTTTAAGAAATCTAAATAATGAGTTTTTTTACCATTATCATTTTCTTCTTCTGTTTGTATGTTTGATAATAGTTCGTTTTTGGATTGCATAGCTAAAGAAGGATCTACTTGATCACCACCTTCGTAACCTCTAGCCTTAGCGATTACATCAGAGAAACTTTTTTGTATTTCTGATTTCCAATCTTCCATTTTTTATTTAAAAACTAATACGTAAGTTAATGCCGCAACTATTGATCCTGAAACAATTTCTATAACTGTATTTTTTGTTTTAATTTTTCTTATGTCCTTTCTAAGTTCTTTATTTTCTTCGTCCAATAATTTTACTTTTTCTTCAGTATTTTTAATTATTATTTCATTGTTTTTATCTTTTAGCTCTAACAGCCCAATTATAGTATCTTTTTTTTCTACTTTCGATTCTAACTGATTAATTTCTTTTTGATCCATTAATGATTGTTTTTTCAATCTATCCAATTCGTTCAAGTCTAAAAGTATTTGTTTTCCTACATTTACAGGAAAACATATTGTTGTCGTATCTTCTTTTTGTAAATTTTTTTGCCCGTAACTTAGACAGGAAATAAAAATAAATAATGTAAATAAAAATTTTTTCATACTTAATATTTGTATCTTTGTTTAAAGGTGCTGTCAATTTCTTTTTTTCCCATACCTTCTATTTTTTCTTTTTTCTGTTCATAATAATTATTTATTACATTTTTTTCGAACTTAATTTTTGATATATTTTGATCTATTTTTTCAATGTCTTTTTTATAAGAAACTATAGAATCGTTCAACTTTAATTGTAATTCCTTCATCTTATTAATGTTCTGATCGAGTTGTTCTAATTTATACTTGAGTAATTCTGACCTATCTTCTACCGGTCTGAATAACTTCACAAGTATGATTGTTAATAACAGAGTTAAAACAACTAATAAGACATCTTTATAATTTTTTATCAGAAACTTTTTCATTTTTCACTTGGTGTTTTTTTTCTATTGGCAATAACCTTTGACCATTTAGCTTTAAATTTTTCATAGTAACTTCTAAGTTTTCCAATGAACTCAACAAATTCATCATTTATGTTTATCATGTCCCCATTTATATAAACACCATTTGTTTCTCCAATTGAAAAAAAGAATTCTATATCTAAATCTTGTATTTTACCGGACCATTCAACATTGTTTTGATATAGGTTCAAAGTGTTAAAATCTACTAATTCAGAAACTTCACTAACAAACTCATCCATCGATTCTTGATATGCGGTTTTGTCATCTGTAGTAAGTTGTAACCCCATTTTATCTTTAGCGTTGATTGTCATTAAACCACCTGAAATTCTATAAGTTTTTTTCTTTTCAAACTTCCTATCTTCAGGCGTATCACTTTCAAGGTCTGTTTCTAACTCAGCCGTTTCATATTCTTTTTCTTCTGAATCTTCTTTGATTAAACCATAATACTTATCAAGTATTTCTGTACTTTCACTTAGTGATTCTTTATTTAATAAAGTTCTAGATGCTGAAAGTAGTTTTTTAATTTCTTCGTGTCTATTCATTTTTAATTTGTTTTTCAAATAATTCAAAGTCGAAAGCCGGACTCAGATCGGTTATTTCTGTTAGAAAATTACTTCTTGTCACTATTCCTTCAAAATTTTCTATCCCATTTATCTTAGTGTTGTGACCTAAAACTTGGATTTTTATTGAGTTATTATTACATAATTTCAAACATAGTTCTGAAGTCGATTTTAATTGTTCTTCAGTATATGGTTGCCAATAGTAGTAGTCCCTCCATTTTTTTTGTACAACAACACTATTATAAATATTGCCAATCCAGTTTATGTATCCATTTTTTAATGGTTGTTTTTCTAACCACCCTAAATTTTCTAAACAAACAAATATTGCCTTCTTGTTAATTTCATTTTTATAAAAAAATTTTGAGTATTGATTGTCCTCAAGTAGTTTTACAACTTTACCTTCACGATCAACAAAATAGTTAGGTATTTTACTATATGATCCATTATGTCTGTATTTCAAGGATGTTATATAATTTTCAGAATTTCTTCCTGAATGTAATAAAATTATTTGTTTTTTTTGGTTTGAAACAAACTCAGTATTGAAATTACCGTATTCTATAATATCCATTATTCTTTTTTATAAACCAATCTTTTTTTATTATTTTCACCTACTGTCGTTGTTTCAATCGGTACTTCTACAATTTTTTCAACTTCTTTTATAACTTCTACAGGTACTTCTACAATTTTTTCCACTTCTTTTATAACTTCCACAGGTACTTCTACAATTTTTTCAACTTCTTTAATTACTTGGACGGGTACTTCCACTTCTTTAATTACTTGAACAGGTACTTCCACTTCTTTGATGACTTCTACAATTTTTTCAACAACTTCGGGTTTTGGTTCAGAAACTTTGTGAATTTCATTACTTTCTTTTTTTCTATAGTTTTTAAAAGCTTGATTAGTAGAAATAACTAATGCAATAGCTAATGGGTCAAAAACAAAAATTAATGTAAGAATAAAAAAATTAGCGGTTTTTTTAACGTCCCATCCAGTTATTTCACTTAAATACTTAATTGCCCCTAATTCTCCTGATTGAATTTCTTGTGAAGTGAGATCTAAAACTTCTAAATCTAACTTGGTTATACTATCATTTAGTGCTTCTATTTTGATTGATAGTGTATCTCTGTTTGTTTGAGCAACTTTTAATTGTGTTTCGAAAGCCTTTCTATTACCACCATTAGCTCTTGTAACTACTTGACCCGTTGTTCTATCAATGGTCTGAGTTGTTGTATTTGTGGAAAGTGCATTTCTTAAATTTGTTATGTCTTTATCCAACACATCTTTTTCCTTTTGATATTCTTTCTTTATTTCATCAAACCTGTTTTTCTTAACTTCGATGTTTTCAATTTTTTTATTATTGATTTCAAGTCCTGCGATATTTTTTTGAAATCCTGTAGATAATAATCCATAAATTCCTACAGATGTGAGTATTGAAAGAGTAACTAATGCTATTGTTAAATATATCTTTAGAATACCGTAAGTTTCTTTCCATTTATCATGTAAGTACGTCGCGATTGCTATCTTGGATATTTCCAAAAAAGATCCCATAATGATCACAGGAATGGCAACTGCCGAAAATATTATAGATAAACCTATAACACTGTAATACGCTGCGGTTCCTGATAATCCTATTGCACAAAATAACAAAAACCAAGGTAAAAATTTTTTATTCATATCTTTAAACTATACTTAATAAATATAAAAGATAAAGAAAAACCCCCATTTAAGGTGGGGGTCTATATATGATAGGGTTGTTTGTTTATTAATTACTATTTTAATTTTCAATCAAAACTTCTTTTTTTATTTCACCATCAACAAATCTTGAAACGGAACAAAATTCAATTTCAACATCTTCTTTAATGTTTTCTTTGAACTGATTGTATTGTTCTTCAGTTTCAAATGATCCACATTGTGTCGCAATCGAATGGTAAACTTTCAATCGGTATGAACCATATGGATTTTTAAGTTCCGAAAATTCCATCACAAGATTTTCAAATTTATAATCATCAGTACCATCTTTAGTTACAAACTTACCATTTTCATCTCTTTTATAAAAAGCAGATCTATGATACCCACAATTATTACATCCTACATATTCTTCACCTGTCTTGTAATAGAAGTCACTAAAAGCTTCTTCTTTACAATTTGGACATTCAATATAATCTATTACACTTCCCATACTAATTTTATTTTTATAAATAATCAAATAATTCTGAACTATCGTTTCTAAGTCTACGTAATGCCTTTTCTTTAATCTGTCTGACCCTTTCTTTTGTAAGTCCGAAATCTGATCCAATATCTTCTAAAGTTCTTGGAGTGCCGGTAAGACCAAAGTAATCACCAATGATTGTTTTTTCACGGTCGTCTAAAACATTTAAAAGAGACATTAGTTTATCTTTTAAAATATCTTTTGTGTTAAATACTGAATCTGGTTGTTCAGCATCAGGATTTGATATCATATCAATTAATGTATCCCCATCTTCATTAATTGTCATGTCTAAATCAATAATAGATGGTAGTGTAGAAAATTTATCGTCTAATTTTTTCCCTGTTTGTTCCACTTCTTTTTTTGCTCGTTGTAAATCTTGTACAACATTAACCGGTAGTCTTATTGTTCTTGCGTTGTCATTTAGAGACTGAATTATTGATTGTTTTACCCACCAAACTGCGTAGGAAATAAATCTTAAGTCTTTGTTCCAATCAAAATTTTTGATCGCCTTCATTAATCCAAAGTTTCCTTCAGCAATTAAATCTGAAAGGTCCATACCTTGATTTTGATACTGTTTTGCCACAGTTATAACAAATCTTAAATTACCCCTAAGTAATTCTTCTTCAATTTCTTTACGTTGTCTTAAACTAATACCTTCTGATTTCATAATCTTAGCAAGTTCTTTTTCCCGATCAGGAGTCATTACCTTGATTTTTCTTATGTCTTTAAGATAGTGTTGAATTTCTTCTTGATTTATTGGTGCCCCAACATTTTTGTCTTTCATATTTATATGCTTTTAGATTGTTCGTCAAGTTTATTTTTTTCCGCAATTGTTAAAGAATCCATTCCTTGATCAAGAATTTTATCTAAAATTTCATCAACTGTAAGATTACAAATATCTTCTTTTTTTTCTTTTATTTCAATAGATGATAAATAATTTTTTATAAATTCTTCATCATTAAATTCAATTTTTGGTAACTGAAATACGTTTTTATTACTTTTTCGTTTCTTTTTATTTGGATATAATTCCATTAAATGGTTTAGATTTTCTTCTTCCATGTTACTGGCAAAGTTTCTACCTTTTGGTAATAAAAAGTACGTAAAGTTTTCAAAATCCTTACTTACTAAATCAATATAAATATTTAGTTCAGGTAAACACATTTCAGTTTCAAAATGAAAAACTGAACTTGTATCACCAAAAATATATTTTATTTCATCTGATTTAACAACAGGACTTATTTCTTCTGCGATGCGACGAATAAATTCCGTTTCATTTTTTTTATCGTCACAACGATACGTAAATAAAATGTATTTCATTTTTTATAGTTTTGTATTAATATGTTCTCTGATTTCTTCTTCACTGAATGATTTTTCATATTCTTCAAAGTCTTCTGACATTTTGAATATTCTTGACCCTTCTATGTACTTAACTTTCCCTTGTAATTCTGTAAAGGTGTGTTCCAATTGTTTATCAAAAATATTTTTGTAAGATTTTTGAGTTGATATAATACAACCATTTACACCCAATGATTTGATTCTTGTTAAACCAGTAACAACACTTGTAGAATTTTCAACTTCGAAAGATCTAATTGGTAGATACCCGTTTTCAGTTTTTTCTAAAAAAATAACATCAATTTGTCTTGTTATATCATTATATCCTATAAAATCATCAACTAAATCGTTAGAAAATTCACCCCCGATTGTAAGTCCATTATCGGCCTTGAAAGATGTTCTATTGTTATTTGGTACAAATAATTTATATCCCGCCTTCCTACCGATACTACATAACATGAATTGTAGTGTTGTGTGTGGATCTTTTGAAATTTTTTCCTGACCTCCCCCATATATTTCACCAAGGTTGAAACCAATGCTCGACATCAAAAATGTGTCAATATGAAAAACATAATCTATACCATCTTTTGTGATGATTTTAATATCTTCTAATCCTTTTGACCCACCTGAGCCATTTTTAGCCCTTGAATACATCGATCTAAAAGTGGGGTATATACTACTTTCCCAAGATGCAACATCAGAACCATTGTTTGATGTACCAAACATCCAAGGCATTTGATTTAAAGCTTGTCTTAAAGCATTTTTAATATCGGTACGAGTTATTATGTTACCGATAGAGTTTTGAAACTTTATATAGTTTAGTACAAATTCAGGAATTGTTTTTGTCGATGATGAAATACCCATTTTTTATTATTGATAGTACAAAGATAGTGTTTTTTTTTAAACTAAGGCGTTATTTTGATAAAAAATAACTTCTTTTGTTTTGTGTTTTTGTCCTTGTATTTCAACTAAAGGTTTGAAGTCCATCCAATCAGCTTCAGAATTTTCGCATACTATAATTTCACCATTACGATTGAGTGACCATTCGGATAAAAATTCATAGTCAAAACCTTTATTACCATGTTTATAATACTTACCACCATTTCCTTGATATGGTGGGTCAATAAACCAAGTTGCTTCTATGTTTTCAATTGACGTATAATCATTATTTATTATTTGCCAATGTTTAACTTTATTCACATCTTGTGAAAGTTTTAATCTATTTTTTTCATTCCAAGCACAAAACTTACCTGGGGACTTTTTTGGTTGTGCAGAACCAGGATTTAAAAATAAACCTATGATAGACTTTTGGTTTTCATTTAAATAATTGAAATTATCATTATTCAATGATTGTCCTTTTGATAAAATAGGTAACGATAAAATTTCTTCAGAACTGACATTTATAAGATATTCCCATAGTTTTGCAATTCTAACGTCTTTTTCAATTAAAATTACATTTCTGTCATGATAGTTCATTGAATATGCCGCAGATCCCGCGAATGGTTCCACAATAGTATCGTACTTGGGTTTTGGGTAGTACTTGAATATTTTTTCTTTTCTTCCGTAGTAATAAAACATTTCTTATAAAATATAGATTTTAAACAGTACTAAATCAATTGACAATTTTAGATATATTGTTTTCTTTAGAAATTTTTACGGTTGACTCAGCCCATTGACTAACCATTGGGTTGTGACTGATTATGAATATTTTTTCGAAGTAATCTTTAATTTTCATAAAAAATTCAGATACTAACTCCAAATTATCATTACTTATTTTCCCAAATACTTCATCGAAAACGATTACGTTGGGTTTAGAAAGTGAACATATCTTACTTAGTACTGATCTAAGTGCCAATGATGCGATAGTTTTTTCGTAACCACTTCCAGATGTCATTAACTTTTCTATACCCGTTCCATTATCAATCATAATAAATTCAACTTCATTCTTATCATTGATTCTAATTTCTAATTTAAAGTAACAAGAATCTTCCATAAGTCTTTGAAGTTCAGAATTTATGATTGGCATCATAGTTTTCATAATTGTTTTAGAAACACCATTTTTTCCATAAGCTTCAAGATAAGTTTTATATATTTTTTCTTTATCTTCTTCTTTTTGAATTTTTTCAATCATTGTTTTATTTTTTTCAATCTTTTCCTGATAAGAAACTATAGAAACCTTGTTTGTCGAAAGGATTGAATTAATTCTTGTTTTTTCTCTTTCAAGTTCTTCTAATCGCATATCGGCCTTTATTAATTGTCCGTCGATCTTTTGATTTTCTTGAATTTTGTCTTGAATTTCTCCCCACCTTTTGAGTTTGTCTTTTAACGCGCTTATTTTCAAATCACAACTTTCAACAGAAATCTCATACTTTTCTTTAACAAGTTTGTTTTTTTCGTATTCATCAAACTCCTTCTTTAATTGTACAAAACTTTGTTCTTTGCGGGATAAATCCTGCATAAGTGTCGTTTTTGTGGTTTTATGCATGATAAGTCCATCAAGTTCTGCAATTTTGGCATTTGTTATTGCCGCGTTCATTAACTCAATTCCACAGTGTTCACATTTAATACCACCCTCAACTTCAGATTTCAATTTGTTAATTGATGAAATTTCAGTATCAATCTGGACCACTTCTTTATAAACATCGTTATATTGTTCTTTAACCTCATCGTGTTTATCTTCATGATAATATTCACTTGGTTCAACAACTTTTAGTTCATTAATCTTGGAAATATAACCTTTCTTTTCAAAATCAATCGTGTTAATTTCTTCTTGAACTTTAGTCGGATTTAATCTACTAATTTCTTGATCGATGTTGGAATGTTTTTTCTTCAACATATCATCACGGTAGGACTTACCTTTTGTGATCGCTTCTTCCACATTTGTCAATTCTTTATTACTATCTTCAATTTGATTATTAAGTGATTTAATTGTGTTTTCATAATCAGATATATCAGTTTTAAGTTGTTCGGATGAATATATGTTAGAAAGTTTTTGTTTTGAAAAATCTGAATATATTTCTTTAGCGACTTCTTCTTTCTTTTTTAAAAATTCAAGTCCCATAAACCTTGATAATACTTGTCCTCTTGCAGTTGGTTTAGATTCCAAAAGTTCTTCTAAATTTGTGGCAGTAGTTAAAATTGTCATCAAAAAATCTTCTTTAGTCCCTATAGAATTTTTGATGAAAGTTTCAGTTTCACGTCTTTGTTCACCAGTGAAATTTTGTAGACTACCATCAGATAGTTTTTTAAAAAAATCTAATTCTGTTTTTACGTTCCATTCTCCCTTTTTGGATAACTTCCTTTCAATTTTTCTTATGATAATGTAGTCTTCACCGTCTATTGTTATTTCACCTTTAACAACTACCGAGTTTTTATCGGTAAATCGATTAAATATTTCTTCAGCCTTTGTTGTTTTTGTTGTTTCATTAAAAAATAAAAACATCAGAAGGTCAACAGATAAAACAGTTTTACCACCAAAGTTTGGTGGATTAGACTCGACAACAATCAAACCATTTAACCTGTCAAAATCTAATTTTTGATTTTCACCATAGGATAAAAAATTAGAAAACTCAATATTTTTAATATACCATTTTTTGAATTGTGTGATATCAACATCACTTTCTTCCATTTTATATTCCACAGTTTTGTTGAGATCCAAAACTTCTTTCAAACTTTTGTCATATCCTTTAGATTCTAAAAAACCTTTTAACAAATCTATTTGGTAATTACTATCAGTAACGTTCAAAGAAACATCAATAGTTTGTTGTGTATCTTCATTTTTTGTTTTAACTTTTGTTAACACATTAACATTAGTTGTGTTGTACTTTTTTTGAAAGTAATATTTTACACTTTTAATTTTATCTTGCGTAAAGTTTTCTTGATTATCTTCCCAAACTACCTGTATTGTTGGATTTTCAAACTTAGAAAAGTCTAATTCTTTTATCATAAATTCATAATTAAATAACTTCGGTGGATTAAATAGATCCATTTATTCTTCTTCTTCCTTATTTTCTTGTGTTTTCAGTTCAATAAATTCAGTTGGTTTTACAGATTCAATATTAATTTCATCAATTAATTCTTCATTCTCATCCATAACATTGAATGATAATGGTTGTCCTGATAAACTTACATTCAAATTATTATTTTCTTTCAATTTTTCTATTTGTTGTTTCATTAGAATGTCAAAAGCTTTTTGCATTGCACTTTTTTGTGATTTTATTTTTGCATTTCTTTTTTCAACTTTTTTTCTGTGTTCTTTTGCTTTTTTTCCCATTTTATTTTTATTAATCGTTTAATATTTGTTCTTCTTCATCTTCAGGTATCACATATGTAACTTCTTGTTTTTGATTTGACAATCTATTTTCTTCGAACCATTCGATTATAGAGTTTATTGCCCAAACAAAACCAGCAGATAACATCCCGTCAAAAAATACGGATAAAATTTTATTAGTTCCAATGATATTATAACTTGGTGAAAAATATGTTAATGATAAGAAAAACCCAACCCATGTTGATGTACATAAAACACACGATATTAATGCCGATATAAAAGATCCCATATAGTTAAAAGGAGCTAACTCATTGTTACCCCAATTACGTATTCCATCCCTTATTCCATTAAAAATTGATCCGTAAACCAAAATGTTTGTCATTCCGTAGGCAACCATCACCCAAATTAATAATTGTATCATAATATATCTTTTAAATTTGACCCTTTCATGAAAATTGCATTTATTACATCACTATTTGGTCTATTGTTTATTTTTTCTAATTCTTCAATTTTTTTATTTTTATCTGAAATTTCTTTTCTTAATTTTTGTAAAGTATCCTGAAGGAGTTTTGTTTTGTCATTTTCTTTTATAATGTCTAAATTATGTCTAAGTTCATCTAATTCTTTAATCTTTTTAGACATTTCATTTTGGAAATTATTTTCCATTTCTTCCATTTTAGTGGAAAAAATTTTCCGTTCTGACTCCAAATCTTTGTTTAATTGGAAAATTTTTTCCTCAAGCTCTTCATTATTGGTTATTGTTACAATCTTTTCAACCTCTTTTACAATCTCAACTGGAACTTCTTTTATTATTTCCTTTTCTACAATAACTTCTTTTATGACTTCAACAATTTTTTCAACTTCTTTGATGACTTCAACAGGAATTTCCACTCGTTTTTCAACAATTACCTCCTTTTCCACCCATTTTTCTTGGACTTCGTTCATTTTTAAGTCTTTTTCACCTTCATTAAGTGTTTCCCCCAAAAATCCATATCTTTTGATATCAAATCCTTGTTTAAAACAAAGGTACATAAACTTATCAACGTCTTTAATATCTTCGGACTCACAATATGCAGACACTGCCTGCATTGTTTCTTTACTAAATATTTTGGATTTTTTCGGTTCCATGTTCTAAATCTGTGAATGAACTAATTGAAAACTTAAGAAATGGTTTAGGATTAAATAGATCAACATAAACATAATCTTTATTTGGTATGTCGTAAACACCATATCCGTGATTGTTAACACTTTCACCAATATTATTTTGGATTGTAGACCCAATCATATATCCTTTTCCTGTTTTGAATTTAAATTCAGATCTTTTGTGAATGTCCCCACACAAAACAACATCTAAACCATCAAATTTTTCAACATCATAAGCTTCTTCACCAAATTCAAACCCTAAATCCGTTTTAAGACCAGATATAGGTCCATGGAACAATCCAATTTTTATTCCTGTTGCTACGTTGATATCTGGCGGTATATTATGTTGATACTGAGAATAAACACACCAACTAACATTTTCGTCTTCATAAACACCGCGATCTTTGTAATATACAATATTTTGGTTGTTCAAAGAATTTATTATTGGTGAAAGAGCGTCTAATCTTTCTGTGTTATTCACTAAAAAGTCGTGGTTACCAGGTATAATTATTGTTTTTGCAATCGAAGAACATTCTTTCAATACCCAACTTACCATTTCAATAAGTTCGGGAGTCATTTGATTTTTTGAATGGACTAAATCACCAGTAAACACAATTCTATCAGGATTTAAATTTTTCCATTCGTTAAATGCATTTTCAAGAATTAATCTGTAAATCTCATGGTCTTTGAATAATCTTATATGTAAATCAGAAAAGTGTATAAGTTTTTTAATCATATACTAAATATAGTCATATTTGATTAGATTGTCAATTAACAAAAAACCCACCTTTTGGGTGGGTTACTTATTTATTTTTTAATTTTAAAAACCTTCATAAAGTCTTAAAACTTTTTTACCATCATATTCTTCAATATAGACTTTACTATCTTTACCTTCAATCCCGACACAACCTTGTATGTCATATTGCGGATTTTTTGCCTTATCTTCGGGTAAAATTTCAAAATAAAATAAATCTTTTCCATTTTCATTCCCCGCAGGTTTTAAACCAGATTTTGATTCATCTGATAATAAATTCATTTCTTGATCACAAGATTGCCAATAAATTTCACCATCTATATCTGATTCAAATAAATAAAATTTTGATGTTGCTCTTCTGTGCATTTCAAGAATTCTATTTTTTTCTGATGTGGTTAGACTTGATAGTATATTTTTCATATTTTTTTTATTGATAAATATACCTATAATTAAAAAAATTATTTTTGATTACACAAAACTTCGTAAGGAGGTTTATATGGATCGTCTTTCACAGGAAAAGGATTTACGGGTATAGGGACTCGGTATGGTTCAGCAATACCAATTTTAGGTTCATCCTTAACTTGACTCATCTTTTCCACAATAGGTGCAATATCTATCTGTTTGTTTTCAAGTTTACCGTGAAGGTATCCTTCTAACCAAATATAAAATTCTTTGTGTGTCATACTAATTCTCTACAATAAAGGTTTGCTAAAACAATTCTTGCGAACTTAAATTCCTTAGCTCTGTTTAGTTTTAATCCATAAGCTAATGCCACAGTTTTCAGGTGTGGATACGCTTCGCTTATGGTCATTTTACCTATTTCCATTAGTCAATAAAAAGTTCAAAGTCTTTATTTACATGTCCACACTCATTGCACATGTATGTTGGGAATGGTACTAAAGTGTCTTCAGAACTACCTGTTAAAAGTTTTGGAACTTTCTTAATCATTGTGACTTCTTTGAAGAATTTTGATTCACACTTTTCACACTTTACCGTTTCTTGTGACTTGAGGTCAATCCTTGGTTTTATAATTTCATCCATTTTATATTATTTTTTTAATTTATTCAATTTTGATTTAATGTCCATCTCAAGTATAGTTGTAATTGTTGATTTATCAACCCTATATTCCACGTATTCACGATCTTCTGTTAGTCTTACAATTATACATCCAAGTAAGGGTATTTTTTCATATTTTGTGCCTTCCAACATTTTAATAAGCAACTTACCATATAACGGTAATTGTGTTTTATAATGACCTAATGCATTATTTGGTAAGTACTCAAATGGCTTTCTCATTGGTTTAGTATATCTTTGAACTAAAAAATTCTTTTCCTGATTAGTTTTCCAATCGGTAATTAATAAACCTATCTCATTTTTTGTACTTAACACTATCCAAACTTTATCTGGTTGACCCGTATAACCTAACTCAGGGTGACCTAAAACTATTTCTGTATCTAACAAAACACAACCTCTTTGTTTCAATAGATCAATATAGTTTTTACCTGCAACAATCATAGTATCACTAACTACTATTTGTTGTGCATCACATTCAAAAATTGGTTCTCTGACTTGTTTGTTTTGATTAAAAACTTTTAACACATGTTCTTCTAAAAAATAGTGAACTCTTGATCCCATGTTGGTTGACTTTTTACCTTTTTCCGCCCACTCAGCTAAGATTCGTTCGGCTTCATCAGGATTTCCACCGGCCATATCAAATGCTTTTTGTTCGGAAGGAAATTCATCATAAAAAAGCTTCATAACTTTTGAAACTGATGGGTAGTCCGACCTTAATTCCCCATCTAAACTCAACATTGTATATTTGTGAGTATCTTCTTCAAAAGTTAATTTGAACTCTTTTTGTCTTTCAGATAAGATATTTCTTATTTCTTCTGCAACTTTATATAAATCCATCAATCTTTAATTTCATAATAATATTCATTTATTTCACCCTTCAGATCACAAACGTCCCTGTCTTTTGGAAGTTTGACAATTTTAATTTTACCCCAAAGTTCACCACCATTTAATTCGTGATAAAGGTTCACAGCGTTTTCCCATGCATCACCGTCTAAACAAATAATTACATTAGCCTTAGCCTTGTTATAAATTGTTTCGAACAATAATTCAGACATGTGTTTACCTAACATTACAACTGGGTTATCCAAAAACATCCCATCAAAAGCACCTTCCACTAAGTAAATATCTTTATTCCAATCTATTAAATTTTCCCAAAAAATAATTTTTTCTTTTTCTGCCTCAGGATTTCGATATTTCGCCCTACTGTGTGGGTCCCAACTTCTACCAACATAATAATTCAAATTACCCTTGTTATCATATGATGGAATAATTATTCTTCCTTGGTGACTACCTTTATCGCAAAATCCGATTCCAAACTTTTCTATGATATCTTCAGTTATTCCCCTACTTTTTAAGTAATTATATGCCTGTCTTCTTACAGGATAGATTGGGTTTGATTCTTTAAATAATATAAAATTTTCAGGTAAAACAACTTTTGGTTTTTTTTTTCTTACCACTTTTTGTTCTTCTTCGGGTCTTAGAATTTTGTACAATTTTTTTTGTTTTCTAGTTCCGTATTTGTCAAATAATTTTCCTAAAGAACCGTGTGTGTTTTCACTATCACCACAAGCCCAACATTTGTAAACTCCGTTGAAGTAGTTCACTTCCAAATTATGTTTGTTTCTTTCTTCGTCACAAACAGGGCAATTAAAAGATATTTGACCCCTATTGGGATAGTGAAGTCCGTGACTACCTAAAACTTCTTCTAATAACTCAACTAAAGCTTCTTGTTCTTCCATCTTTTAAAAGATAGGTACATTATTTAAATTTATCAACTTCACATGTTTTTCTATTTTTCTATATTTATTTAAGACAGAAAATTATGCCTACAACAGTAACAATAACAAATCTTGCCGGTTCATCACCTTTTGATGTTTGGGTATGTAATACGGGATTAACTACATGTATATATGTCGACACAATTACAACCGCCCCGTATACATTTGAAATACCTTCAATATATTCAAGTTTTTCACAGTTTGTAGTAAAAGTAATCGATGACAATGAATGTATAAAAACAAACATAATAGAAGTATAAAATGGCTTGTATTTTTTTAGGATATTTTTCAAACTCAACTATTGACCCTGAATTATGTTCAGAACCTTTGATTATACCATTGTATGGGAATGATTTGAATCTTGGTACAATTTTATATTTCGATTCAATCTGTACTTCAGAAGCAACAAACGGGTACTATTCAAATGGGTCAATAGTTTTAGAATATAAACAAATATCGGGGATTGATTCCATTGATGATTGTCCGTGTTCAAATCAGTATTGTATTTCAGGGACATCGTTGTACGATGGTAACTACACTTCGAATGGAACATATAATGGACTTCCTTATTACACAGGTGGGACTGGTGATTTTGTAATATACTATAGTTCTGATGAGAATTGTTGGTGTTTGGCTAACGACCTTGATGAGCCGTGTTTACTATTTGGTAAAAGTCCATGTACAAGTGATTGTCCTGATTTATGTGATTCATTTTTTTCTGAAGGATACTGTGTCATAACTACATCAACAACTTTTCCAAGTTGTGAGCTAATAGATTTTGAAGCATATTTTAATTGTGACATTACACCAACACCTACTGTCACCCCGACAAAAACACCGACACCTACACCGACACCTACACCGACACCATCAAATGTTTGTAATAGTTTGAGTTTTCAAGCAACAGGAATAACATTCACACCAACACCAACTCCAACTCCAAGTGAAACTCCAAGTCCAACACCAACACCTACAATAAATTGTTTGGTTTCTGGTCAAGTAACATTTAATGTGATTGATGATTACATTAGATGTTCAAGTAGTAAGAAATTCAGAGATTGTTTCACAGGTATAGAATATTACTCAACCGAATTATTGTTAATAAATGGTGAAATTCCTTTAGAAGGATATGTTTATAAAACTATAATAAACAACGAATCAATTTGTGCAACCTTCATAGGTTTGGTTGATAACATAAGTGGTGTAGATCAAATAGAATTAATTTCAGAATTAGGTCCTGAAAATGAAGGTAAATGTTTAGATTGTATCCCAAGTCCTTCCCAAACACCTACACCAACGCCTACAGCAACACCAACTCCCACACCTACAACACCACCTGGTTGTTTTGAATGTTCACAAGTTGTAACATTACCTCAAGTTGGTAATTCAATAGTTGTTAACGGTGTTAATATTACAGGTAGTGGTACTGGAAAAATAGAAGCGGGAACTTTTGGTGGATTTTTAGGTTGGTGTATTTCGGGTCCAAATGTAGAAGACAACTTTTTATATTTGGGTAATGATATTTTACCAGGAAACAACCCATTTACTTACACTCTAACTTTTGATAGTCCTGTTAATAATGTAACGCTTAGATTCATAAATTACAATTACATTTCATCAACTGTTTACGAAGAATTTATAATCACAACAAATACAGGTAATCCAGTGATAAGTACTTGTAGTAGTTGTTGTGCAAAAATTAATGGGAACGTAATTTCCGCAATACCTTGTCCACAAAATGCACCATACGGTGATATTGGATCGGGAATATTCACCTTTTCAAACGATGTACCATATACCACAATAACAATTTCGGGTAATGGGGCTTCTATGGCCGGTGGAACTATTATAGATCTTTGTTCAGATTCAATTCACTAAAGTATTATAAAAAAAAATATTTCTACATTGGTTTAAGAATCTGAAATCTAGTGAAATTCATATACTCAACCTTATCATTATCTATTTGATAAAGAACTACCAATTCATTATGGATATCTAAATTTAAAATTAGTCCATAATTAAATCCGTCGTTAAGAAACTCAACAACTGTATATTCGTTTTCATGCCCTACTTTTATAGATCCGTGATCAATAAGTTCCCCATCTCTAAAAAAACTTGCTTTATTATTTGTAAAATCGATTATATACCTACAATTTTTATGTTGTGGTTCCAAGTTATATTTTTTTTCAAATATTTCTGTCATGGTTGATGTAGTATCACCAAAGTATGACTGAACTTCATCTACTTGAATTACGACTTGTTGAGAAAAAAAATTAAAAGTTAATAATAGTGAAAAAACCAAAGATAAGATTTTCATAGTTATTTTTATTTGTTTATTTTACAAATATAATAATTTTTTTTGAATAAAAAAAAATCGTCTAAAAAGACGATATTTCAAATTATCGGTATTTTGAACGATATCATTTCCAAATTTCTTTAGATCTCATATATCCTAAAACACAGGTATATGCATCTGTTTGGTCAAAATTTTCTTTTTTAAGTGTATTATTTCTTGTGTATAACCATTTTATTTGTGGTTCTCTTTTAGCAACTTTTTCCCATATAATCATTTTCTTATCAATATCTTTTGGTAGACCTCCAAACAAAACAAATTTTTTCTTTTCATTTTCTTGGACTAATTCAGGAAAAGCAAATTTACGGGAATTATATGTTGATATAAATTCAGGTACAACATTTAATATTTCATATATTTCTTTGAAAATAAAACTATTAAATCTTAACAGGGTTTGGATTGTATAGATATTATTCGAATTAAGAAGTGGTTCTTCAATTACCACACTGACAATTCCTAAATTTTTGTATTGTATCAATTTTTCTCTAAAGATTTCACATTTTAAAAGTAACTCTTTTAATTTTTCATCTTCTTTCATTTTTGGTCTTGGGGAAACGTGTGTTAGTTCTAAAAGTTGTTGACTTTGTATATCGAACAAAGCCCAACCAATTGTTTTAGTAGATATATCTAATCCTAAGACTTTTGGTGAATTTTTGATTTTAGCCATAAAGTTGGTTTTAGTTATAAAATAATTTAAATGAAAAAAAATTAAAGGTTAAAAGTCAAGTTTGACTAAATACTGTTGTATTCCTTGTCTTAACACAGGTGATTGTAACTTTGACATTACAAGAATGTCTTTATCCTCATCCAATAATGCAATTTCGGTTACGAATGATTTTGTTCCTTGTTTCCATGTTGGGTTAGTTGAATTTTGAAATTCTGTAAAATTTAAATTTATCTTATATTTCATCTGATATATGGTTGCCATTATATCTGATTCAAAGGAACCGTAAAAATAATATTCGTCACCAAAATTTAAATCAGGTTTGTCATTTCCTAATTTAGTCAAGTTTATATAACTACCCAAGTCGTAATATGGAGCCTTATCGTAAAGATCTTTCGTTATAACAAAAGTATTGTTTGTCAAAGTATCTTGTGTTACTAAATTACCTAAGTCTTGTGTGTAATCAATTATTTTCCAACTTGATGGATCCGGTCTTTGTCCTGTTTTCACTTTCTGACATAAAACTTGGAATGATTCAGCAAAGAAACCTTTATTTATATTACAAGAAGGTGGGCATATTGTTGTTGTACTTGTGGTGTACGGCCAAAAAGTTGTAGTCGTTGTTAATGGAAAAGGATCTGTTGTTGTTGTAGTTGTGAATGGAATTGTAGTTGTAGTAGTAAATATTGGTATCGTTGTCGTCGTTGTTGTTGGTATCATATAATCCAAACAATTAAATTCGCGACCAAATCTAATGGCAACATTTTGTGAAACATTAGGCGTACAATCATTATTATTCCCAACAAGTTTTACATAGTAATTGCAATGAAGTGAATTTGTACTACAAGTTTTATTTGTAAACCTATAAGTGACATACATAGTTTCACCATGACCTGTCAAAACCCCATCAGCAGTTAAAGACGCTAATCCACAAGTATTTGGGGTTATAAGCGATAATTGAGGTGCCGGCAAAGTCCAATTTCTATTTGCCTTATAAGACATCGCGGCAATTATTTCTTCATCGTCAATAATAATTAATTTACTATCAGGGAAAACTTTACCAATTCGATTAGGTAAACCGTTTTTGTTTTTATTAGTATCCCACAAATGATAATATCTAATACCGGGATTATTCATATCATCATTTCTAGTTGTCTGAACATATCTAACATCAAAAAGATTTTTACCTTCAAATCCTGGAGGATCAACCCAAAAAGTTTGACCAAAACAACATTCAGGATTCTTATGCCACATCAACCAAGGTATATGAAGTCTAAAATTTCTAGCCTGTCCTGTTGTATCGTCTAAGTTGCTTGGATCATACGGTTCCAGTGCAAATTTTTCACCATAAAAGAAATCAATTGTTTGATTAGTATAATGTATGATGGCAATTGCCTTTTGTTCTTCGGGTTGTACTTTGACGATTTCACCTAAAGAATTGTAATAAAAAGTATCTGTAGTCTCAGCACTCAAAGTATTATTGATAAAAAATGTTTGTCCTGAATTTGAATTGTATCCAAAGTATTCTTTTGATCCTATATAATCAACTGAACCAAAATATTGATATCCTTCATATTTTGTAGGTATCATACCAGCGGGATTTTCGGTCCATGGAATATTCATGTTCCATATTTTCACATCAAATTGATCTGTATCACAAATAGATTCAAAATCGATTACTTGTTCGCCCCAATGTGGACTTGGAGTTATACTATCATAAATAGAAGTCATATTTGGCGGATAGATCAATGTACGTGCGTAACAATGTGTTATTACTGTACCACAAAAATCGGGTGTGTTTCTATCAAGTGTTATAGTATTTTCACATATATCAATTATTCTATATGTCAGAATTTGATAACATGAATTCATAGACATAACACAACTTGGTGGCGGTGGTGGAGGACAAAGTCTACTCGGAGTAGGTGTTAAACACGGTGTCCTTGTTGGAGTTGGTGTTGGGGTTGGCGATGCACAAGGGTTATAATTAGGTGTGATACTTGGTGTTGGAGTTGGTGTGATAGTTTCGGTTGGTGTGATTGACGGTGTAGGTGTAGGAGTCGGTGTTGGTAAATTAACACAATTACAGTCATACTCACCAAAACCATCATAATATATTGTAATTAAATCCCCAATAGATGGTTTGTTTGTATTTGTATAATTACATCCAGAATAAATTAAATCAACTTTATTAGTACCATTTAGAGTTGACATATCAATAATATAGTTTGAAGAAACCACGTATTGATTGTTAGTTAATGCACTCCAAACGACTGTACTTGCGGTTGTGTTTCCTGTAAAAAACCCTCTTAGTGGTGCCCTATTATAAACAGGATCTATCGTAGAATCCATGTAAGGTATTCCATAAGTAGATCCACTAGTTCCATCAACATAGTATGGATATTTAATGCTTTGTCTATTTGACTCTGGAACACCTGCAGAATTTTGAGTATTAAATGCTGGTTCTAAAACAAAGGAATTTGTAAAGTTATAATTAGAAGGTAATTTATCGTATGATATTTCACTATCCCCAATTTGGAAATAGGCAACTTTGAAGTTACCTTGTGATAACTTTTGTCTACCTGTATCGGTAACTCTTGTGTTAACCAATCCCGATGTATTTTTAATTATATATGCCATTTAAATAATAAATATTAAATAACTTTTTTTATTTGTTAATAATAACTTTTGTAACATTACAACATTCACAATTTATTAATCTAAGATTATTCAAATTAAGTACAAGATCCTGTGATGCACTTAAACAAGGTGTTTTCAAATCTACATTATAGATTAAATCACTACTAATGTAACCTTCCAAAGTATCACCATTACCAATAATTAAATTTTTCCATTCTTTAGTTGTAACGTTATTGTAATTATTACCAACACAGGGTCTCAAAAGTGGCGTAGACTGTGTATTATCAATTTTGGTAGTATACTGTCCTATGTCATTTCCATTTAAAATAATTTGTTCATTTGTATTTTGACTTACATCACCAAAATTAGGTTTATATTTGAGTGTGTTTTGATACACTAAATCTAAACTTAACTGAATGTTATTGTTTAAACTTGGGTTACAAAAAATATTAAAATATCCCGTTGTTTTATCAAAATTCAACGTGACAAAATATTGGGTAACATCATTTTGTGGTATTACTACTTCTTTAATTGTTGTGTTTCCGTTTACGTCTTCAACCGTAATAACATATCTACCACTACATAAATTTTGAATTATGTTTCCTGTCTGTATTTGACCGTTTAGATAATATGTAAATGGTTCTGTTCCGCTAAATGGATCTATTGATATAATACCATCACATTTACAAGAACTGTTTTTAATATTAACATTATAATCTACCACGACATTATTTTCACACTCACCAGTTGTTATTCTTAAGTTTGTTATTTGTTTTGGGGGTCTTGATCCTAAAATTTGCCAATTAGTGAAAGGTATTTCTGTATTCGAAAATGTATAAATAAAAGTATTTGGAAACCCACTTAAAATCCACTGATTTGTTGTACCAGTAGACCAATATAAAAAATATTGTTCTTCAAAAACCCAAGAACTTTTACCGTTCAACATTTCGGATTCAATAAAATTATAGGTTTCTATTTTTCTTTCCCTATTTTCTAAAACTTCTGTAACTACACACAAATTCATTTAAATTAGTATTTTACTGACAAGTCCCTAGTGAAGAACTGTTTATTCCATATGTCACAAGTGGGTTTGAAACCCAGTTTTGAGAAATTGTACTATTTGGGTAATTAGCGTTATTTGATAAATAAGCATAAAAACTTCCTGTGGGGCCTGTAGATGGGTTAAAAGTTTGCCAACATTCCCATCTGTTGTCAACATCATCCCAAAATACATACCCAATTAATGTTGGTGGTGACGTTACAGGACTGTATATTGCAAAATAAAACTTATTATTATAAGTACCAACAATATATCCATTACATATCAGTGTTGTTGGTGGGTCATTCTTTAAAACTTCAAAACACATTTCTGTTGGTGGATAACTACAAAGCCCATATGATGTTAACATATAAACAGTTCTTACATTTACCCAATCAACTGTTTGGTCAACAGGAAAAGAATTAGTACTTGGTAAATATGCCAAAAGTAGACCACCACCTAAGAATAATGTCATTTCCCATCTTGACAATCCGGAATTCCACCAAACAAAAGCACTTCCACCAAGACCTATTAGTTCGTAGTATGGTCTTCCATTATATTGTCCTGTTGATGACATTGATGTATAAATCGGACCTAAAAATTCATATTCAGTGGTAAAACAAATTAAAGGTTCTGGTGTTGCCGATGGTGTCAATGTTGGTATAGGAGTTGATGTTGGTGTTACAGAAGGTGTTGGAGTTATGGTCGGTGTTGGAGTTATGGTCGGTGTTGGAGTTGGAGTTGGAGTTGGAAGTGGTGTGGCGTTGAGAACACATTTTTGGTTTATAACAAAATCACCGTAGGAATCTGTAATTGTTACGTTATATTCACCGACACCTAAATTTGTTATTGCCGGCGCAACATTACCATTTTCCCAAGCTATAGTATATGGTGGTGTTCCCCCTGTAATACCAACCGAAACCGCACCATCAAATGTTGTTACATTAGTTGGTTCTTTTGTAAAACATTTTGCCCCCATAGGAAAAATTGTAATAACATCACATTCATTCCTGGGTGCAAGTACTGGTTTAGGTCTATCTGTTTGTCCCACTGTATATTTTAATTATAAATACATTTATAAGTCATTTTGAATGAAAGATTTCATTACTTCAACATACTTGATTGTTGAGCTGTTTTTATCTATGTAATCAAAATGGTTTGGGTTAGATTTTAATTTTTGGATTGGGTCAATATTAATGTATTCTCCTTTGTAAAACTTAGTACCTTTTAGATTTTCGGTTACACCTGCCATATGTAGTATTGGATTTTTTTCGAAAACTCCTATGGTGTCAGTTGCCCATGAAAAATTAAGCTCTTTAGTTATTTTGGTTTCGTTACCGTTTAACCATAGATTCCAAAGTAATGACCACATTTCTGCCGTCCAAAATTGAATTTCACCTGGACTTATGGGAAATCTTTTTTGATAATCTAACATCTGATAATATAATGGAGAACAATCGTCATATATTTTTTGCCATAAATTATGATCAGTGTTTTTAATTAGATATTGACCACCACCAGAATTTTCTTGATTACATTTTACACAATCTACTGTTACACCTACAATATTAACCATTTCTTGTAGTAACTGTCCTTTTTGTGAATTTGGATGTTTTGTTTCATATCTATTACAACAATCCATAATATAGTTATAACCTATATACCCAATTGTGTCAGATACATAAGTAAGTTCGTCTTTTAAAAGTTCTTCGAAATTTGGTAGGTAGTTAAATATTATATCCGCATCATGTAAAAAAAACAATTTACCATGTTCGGGAAACTCTTTTAACCACTGTGTGATCATATAAGGTTTTATGCTTGGTATATATGTTTTAATATCTCTATTATCTTCATAAAAATGAACATTAACACCATAATCTTTTATTTTTAAAGCTTCATCAGTTGGTTTTTTTGCACCATGAACCATTGCAAATATTACATGTATGTTATTTGGATTGATGCCTTTTTTTATAAAATTGTGGGTATATAATTTAACTTGCCAATGGAAATAAGGAACGTCTGGTTGTGCCGTAACAAATACAATATCTTTCATATTGAAAATATATTGTCAAAATAGACAAAGTGAATTTAATATATTTTATTTAGAACAAAAATATCAGAATATATTTTGTTATTAGTACTATTGCTTCCCCATTCGGCGGTAACGTCAAGTGTATTTGATATTGTTGTATCAAAAGTTGATGAGTTAACAGTGTTAAAGGCAAAACTTGTTGGTGTTGTACTTGCGGCTTTTATTACATGTAGATTTCCTAAACTTACAATTGAAGCAAACGTTGGTCCCCCAAGTTTTCTTACCGTAAAATTTATATTTAAAAGCCAAACATCGTTTGTTACTGCCGGTATACTTAAAACTCCAGTATCACCTAAAATAACACTACCAGTTTTTATTCTAATTCTTAAAGTATCACCACCAGGTTTTACACTCATTAAACCACCAAAGTCCGCTCTAAAACTATCCCCAATAGAAAAACCATTTGCCGGAACAGATAAAGTTCCAACACCTCCATCAATTAAAGTAGATTCAACTGTGGTACCGCTGATAACCACACTGTTTCCTGTTTGTGCAAATAAACCGAAAACGGTTGGTCCTGGAATTTGTTTGATTTTAACTTCACCGGTCGAAGCATCTCTTGTTAGATATTCTGTAGGTACATTTGTATCTATATTAGGTGCTGTTGAAATATTAAATGTTGCCGCGGTTAATCCTTGGTTGATTATAGAATTTCCATCAACATGTAAGTGTTCCTGGGGATTATTTAATCCAACACCAACATACCCTCTTTTTAATCCTGATCCTGAACCCAAAATAATAATATCAGGTTTTGTATCCGCAGATTTTCCAGCAAAAAACTTTATATTTTTATCATTAGTTGAACTTTGATTGGTTAAAATAACCATATCATTTGATTCATTTGTGTTTGTTAGTAAAGTATTTCCCGATACAACACCATAAAGGTTAGATGGGTATGATTCCCCAAAAGCAACAGACAATAACCCAACATTTCCTGCCACAGTGTTTGTGGATACGTAGGAGTTACTTGTACCAGAAATGTTTATACTTGGAAGGGACGCACCTCTAAAGAAAAATCTACCATTAGTAGTTCCCATCGCATCAATATTATATGTTGGGGTCATATTGAATCCAACTTTTTTACCAACTAAGTCAACAAAAATTTGTTTATTGGACCCAAACAGAACTTCACCTTCGTCAAATGGATTTATATTCAAAGGCGAACATGAATGTATATTCGAAACATACAAATCGTCTACACAACTACCTGATGAACCAATAGTTGATGCCGAAAAAGTGTTGGCCGATAAACCACTGATAAAGAAAGTTGTGCCCGTAACTGTACCACCACTTATTGGTAAATAATTTCCTGTAATTCCTGTCACTAAAGAAATTACATCACCCAAAGTAGTTTTATATGATGATCCGGCAGGATTTTGTGATGTATCACCTGTTATAACAATGTGAATTAAATCATTAACCGAAACACCTGAAGCAAAATTTCTATCTGTTAAAAATGACATTAATTTTTTTTCTTATAAATATTTTAGTTTTGGAAATCGTAAGAATCATTATCCATAAAATAAAAGAAATACCCATCCTGAAATTGTTTTTGATTAAAGCCATCAGGTGAACAATCTAAAATTTTAAAAATTTCACATCCCAAAGAATCAATTATCTTTATTCCAATTGCGGGTGCGTTGTTAAATTGTATAGGAACATTAATTACTATTGTTGGTGGTTGTGATGTAACAATATTTGCAACTAAAACACATTGATTTCCATAAACATCACAAACATAAACATTATATGGTAATGATGTAAAACTTGTGCTAGTAATTTGAATTTGTCCCATATTAAACAAAAAAGTTTGGATCAATCACATTAGGAACCCCACCTACAAATTCATATATTTTAAATAATGCGGTAGGTTGACCAGGATAACCAGTATATGTTCCATTTGTTAAATTTGTTGTCCATATTTCGAAATCCGCAACATTCAATGGGTTTGTCCTTCTAACTTCGTACCAAAACCCGAATTGCACATAAAAACCGTTGTTAATTGATGGATTTGCAGAATTATATGTCCAATTATTGAAATCGCATGTCTTCCCTGAAAGATTAGGAATTATGGTGAGAGGATTTCCAGAGTAAGGTACTGTTTCATTAATATATTTTGGTATCCACATTTGGTTTGTAACTGTACTTGATGAAAAAGTGGTTGACCCTGAATCTATAAGTGTTACGGAATGCCACGGAGTTACTAATCTTGATCCTGTGTTTGAAGTTATTGAAATATTATTAGTTGTTCCTGTTGATGAATTATTTACATTACTTAAAGTTGTCAAAACTTCAGTATTACAATTTAGATCACAACTAGTAAATGTAATACAGTCAGTTATGGTAGCCATATCAATTGTTATTGTCCATGGACCTGTTCCACCAGTTGTGAATGTTGATGATGGGTGAATAAAATAAGTTTCGTAACCTGTAGTGTCACCACAATTATCATTTCCACTTGCTAGTGGGATTGTTAACCAAAAATATCTGTAGTATTCAATATCGGTACAATCTGTAGGATTCCCCGAATAACTAAAAAGTAAGTTATTCCATCCATTATTATATACTTGAAAATCTGTAAAATCAGTGAAGGTCATGGTTATCTGTCCTTCGGCTCCTGGTACATTTTTGCTATAAGTAATTGTAGAATTGCTTGGTGTATCACATTGTGGCGTTAAGTAGTACCCACCATTTACACACTGAATCTGAGGTGTGGAGCTCATATTTGTGAAATATTGGGTCACTATACCTTGGTAAAAATTATCAATATAATTAATATTAGAAAAAGTACCACCAGTATTTAACATATATCTTAAAAAATCACTTGATGTACAAGCACTTACTTGGAAAGTCATACTTATAATGTCACATGGGCTGGCAGCACCTTGGGTTATAGAAGATTCAATTATTTTAAATGGTGTTGTGTTATTTGTGTCGTCACACAAAGAACAATCAAAATTTTCTAAACATTCACAATAAAGTTTCCAATTTGTGTTATTGTTTGTTGGGTTGGGGGTAACTTCTATATCAATATAATCACCAGTATTTATTGTAAACCCTGTTAGTGTAAGTACTTTCGCCACAAATGGTAGACTAAAGGAATGTTGGAATTTTTTTGGTGTTGTATTTAAATTAAGATCTGATCCACCTAAAGACTGACCCGCGGTAAAATATTCTAAAATAATTGGGTCTGTATATGCCGCAGCATTCAATGTAATTTTCAAACTGTCATAAACTAATTCAGTATCGAATCTAATTGCAAAATATGGTTTCAAAGGATCCAATGCGTAAGTCACATTTACCGGTGGTGGATTCAAATTTGTAACAGCACTAAAACTTAACAAATGGGAATATTGTGGCAAATTAGTTCCAGGTCCATTAATACATGTTAATGCATCAACATCAACTGTAGTTGATTGGAAACAATTTAAGTCCGTGTACTCAATACCATTCAATTTGATTTTTTGTATTATTGGTGTGTAGACTCCTGCAACAACAGGAACTGACGATGATCCTGTAAGCGGATGTGTATATGTATAGTCACCACTATATGAATTACCTATACCCGAAGTAAACGCAACTGTACTACTTCCAATACCCGGTCCATACCAATTTATAACGTAATCAGTAATATTTGTATCACAACTTCCTGTAACTTCTCCAACTGAAATTTCGGATATTGGGTTAGTATCGTAAAAATCAAAACCAATATCACAACTTAAACACAATGGATTTATGGTTGTTGTAGTTGTTGTTGTATTTCCAAAAGTTTGACAATATTCACAATTGGCACTATCTACAATTCTAACAGAAAAAGAAGATGAACCGCTATAGGGTGCGGGTATGTTTATTGTTGATGGTACAGAAAAAATTGTGTCAACTAAAGTACAACTTGTATCTGGACAATCTGTACAAACATATACATCAACAGGGTATGTTACTGAATTTATATTTGTAATTGTTACTTGAAGTGCCATATTCTATATATATTATATTTTTATTTTATTTAAGGACATATTCCAATATTTACTGCTGACACAAAATTTGGTGATGAACTTGTTGGTGTTATAGTCGAACAAACCGTGAAAGTACCTCCACTTAAAACGGAAGTTTCATTTGATGAACCACAATTATATGTAGTGTATGATCCACCACCGCTAAAGGTGATTTCCCATTCATAAACTATACATGAACCCGATGAACCCAATACCGATCCCATACCACTAATTAAAATAGGGGTAGTTGATGAACAAGTGTATCCCGTACCAAACAAAATAGGAATTGTACTTGGTGTAGACTCCCCACATTTAGTATATTCAAAAATCGCCAGATCGGCGTTTGATTCTAATATGAAACAGGTACAACCAGTTGCTGGTATAGTAGGTGTTGGTGTAATTGTCGGAGTTACTGTAGGTGTGATTGTAGGTGTAGGAGTAATTGTTGGTGTTGGTGTTACTGACGGTGTTGGTGTTGGTCCCACTAAATTCATATTTGCACTGAAACCACTACAATCACCACTTACAATTGACATATCAGCATAGAATCCTATACAATCAGGCGCTTTACCACAAGTTTGACAATTTATTAGATATTCAACCAACAAATTTATTTTGACATTAGTATCACTAAAGTCGTTAAAAGTTACAATATCACAGTCCTTTATTTTTGTGTTACATTTGTTTGTTATAGTTATTTTATTTGTTGCCAAATCAATAATCACATCTCCTACTTCGTCAAATTCTTTAAGTGTGGTTCTAAGACTTTCTATCCATAAAATGTCTGCGTATTGTGGAAAAGGTGTTCCCGTGTAAGTTAAAAATAAATCTTCTTTTACAACACCATCAATTTCGACTTGGGTTGTAAAGTAGGCTTCTACTATTTCACAACCAGTATCACCTGTTGTAAGATCGAAAAATCCTTCGTTCATCATTTGAAGAACTCCTCTTTTTCCATATGTTTTTGTGTCTATGAAATCATCGGTACACAAATTAAAAGACGCGTAAGTTGTAACTAATTCAGTGCCTTGTAATGATATTATGTCCGATGAAATACATCCGTCACTATCTGTAACCAAAACACTATAACTACCATTTGACAAACCTGTTAAATGTAGTCCTGTTTGTGATCCAACATTTGGACTCCACGTAATTGTAAATGGAGGATTACCACTTGTAATATTAAGGAATATTTCACCATCATTACCTATTACTGGTGGGACACCAATTAAATTTATATTAACGTTCTGTGACGGAGCAACATAAAATAATTCAGTTTGTGAACATGATGGTACCGCAGAATCTGTTACTGTTATTTGATAAAAACCAGGACTTAGATTGTTAAATACGTTCGTTAATTGTGTTGTAGTCGTAACAGGTGTACCACCCGACAATGTATAGTTTAGAGGTAATGTTCCTCCTGTGGTTGCGGTAATAATTGCAACACCATTATTCAATCCACAAGTTGTGTCAGTATTACTTACACTTATTTCGAACTTATTTTGATTTACAACAGAAAAATAACCTGTATAAATACATCCTGAATTGTTGGGTACATCTTGTATTGTTATTGTATAGCTTCCACTTTCTAATCCGGTAAAATCACAAATAGAAGTTGTGGTTATAACTGTTTGATTACTATTATAATCATAGAGTGTGTACTGATAGTTACCTGGAGCCAGACCATTATTGAGTTCAATATGAACTGAGCCATCGGTTTGATTACAATTCGAATTTGTAACAACCATAGATGTTACAATGAAACCATTTGGTGTAATCAAGGAAACTGATGATGTTACATTACAAAGACCCGCGTCTGTGACTGAAATTGTGAAGACACCATTTGATAGTCCCGTAAAGGTATATGTATTACTATATTGTATAACAACTTCTCCGTTTGATCCTGAAAAATAATAAGGTGCTGTTCCACCAGAAACAATAACATCAACCACTCCGTCATTTGAAAAACAAGATGGTTGACTTGTTGTTAACATAGCGGCAATACCTAAATTTGGCACATCTGTCAACAAAACACTTTGTGTTTTTGAGCATCCCAAATTATCGGTTACTGTTACAGAATAGGTTCCTGCGGTAAGACCAGTAACAATTGGACCTGTTTGGGGTCCAACATTCGGTGTCCAATTGTATGTATAAGGTGGAGTTCCTGTTGTACCTGTTACAAATATTTTTCCGGTTCCATCTATTGGCACACAACTAGCATCATTTACGATATATAAACCAAAGTCCAACGAGTTTGTTTCTTTTATTAGACAAGTTTCACTACGACCGGTACATCCACCACCATCATCTCCAATAACATAATAAAAACCAGGTGTCAGGTTATTAAAAATATTACTAAAGTTGGTACCACTTGTTATGTATCCATCATTAATTTCATATAAATAATAATATCCTGTTCCATATATATTAGTTGTCGATGCCGTTATAGAACCATTGTTTAGTCCACACGTTGTTCCCTGACTTTGGATAGAAATACAACTTCCCGAAGAAATAGTGAATTCTACAAATTGTGAAATAAGTGGTTCTTCTAAACAACTGTCAACTATTTCAATAACATACGTTCCTGCGGTAAGACCTACAAAAAAATATGATGTGGTATCTGCCGATGTAGGTAATAATCCTGTTGATGAATATTCAGTTACTGTATAGTTTGGAGATCCCCCATTTATTGAAAAGGATACACCTCCAGATCCTGTGTTTTCACAGTCTCCCGTAATTGAATAATTGAATATATTTATTGAACCACAACTCATTGAATACAAAGTAAATTAAAGTTTATCCCAACATTTATTTCAAAATTTTGGGTAACACTTAGGGGTATACAGTTACTATTATATATTGTGACAGTGTCATCACTGTTGATAACATAATCTAATCCTTCTGATTGTAAATTACTTAAAGCAGACTGTAAAGCCGACAACCAAACCGTGTTTGACGGATAACTAGCTGTAGGACTTGTATTTCCGTAACCCGTGAAAAATTCATAGTGTGATAGTAAATCCCCGTTTAAAACTAAGTCTACATACCAAGTACTTTCCAATGTATTTGGGTCACAATTAGGTTGTACTAATCCTTTATTTTGTAGAAGTTGATTCAGTACAACCGCAAAAGATGTAATTAAAGGGTTAGATCCCCAAGGATAAACAGGACATGTTGCCGATTGTATTGGACAATCTACCGCAAACAGTTGACCAATTAAAGAACAAGGTTTGCAAGGTACTGGTATAATTTGACATCCCATTTGCCTTCTCCAAACAAATTTTTGTCTATGAAATATGGAATTTTCTAACCTCACACCAGATGTTAATAAAGTTGTTGCTGGTATCATTTGTCCCACAAGTTTAATCCAATAATCCCCTAAACCATTCACATAGTCGATCATTGTTCTATATGTGAAATTATCATTAGGTATATTGATTGTTTGATTAGACTCTAAATATTTCCAATAAATTGATTGTAAAGTTGGGTAACCACCGGTTTTACCATCGGTAATAAATTGTCTATTCCTTACATTAATCATGTTCTTCCAAAAAGTTTGGGCAAACTCAAAAAATGTTTTTTGTTTTGGCTTAGGATTTATTTCTGTCCAATCTATACCACCCCTATTTGGATATGGTCCATTTGGATTTGGATTACAATAAGTTGGTTCTACATAATCTAATCCTTCATTAGGTATTGGGTAATTGTATCTTCTTGACATAGACCAAACGTCGTAAGCTAACCCTTGGGCTGGATTGAGAAATACATCTACGTTTTTTACGTTTACAACATATCTTTCATCATAAACCCTATAATAAGCATTGAACCCTCCGTCAGAACTTTTTCTTAATCCAACATTATCAATAGTCCAACTTTTTTTATTATCTATAGTTTTGTTTAATCCGTAACCAACACTCATAAATGGAAACTTACGGTATCTATCCAAATATATTTGCCCGTAATTAAACGGTAATAAAACTGTCTGATAATTAGGATTCTGCCCAACAAAAACTTGGTTAGTAGGTACTACTTGTTCTGGCATGTGATGATCAGGTGTTGATTCAAACCATCCACCACCAATTTGAAAGAAGTATCCATCATTTTCTTGTGGTGCCGTTGGGTACCCTTGATTGTCCATAGGATAGTCCAATCTAGTTGTAGATACACCACTTACAGTCGTTTGTAAGGTAAACCCAGTATACTGAACTCCCATGATAGAAAAGATATCCGTTGGATCCAATACAGGGGTCTGTTGAACATAAAGTCCACTTGAAATGTTTAAATATTGTTTATCAAATTGTGATAAGTTTATTTTTTCATCAGCAATATATATGTATTCGTTAAAATCTATTAGGGCTTCTGGCGCACCAACAAGTCTCAAAAGAATTTCAATGGATCTTCTAGTACCTTTAGATTTAAAAAGATATGCCGCATTTAGTATTAAATTCTTATAGAATTGATAATTAATTTCATCAGGTGTAAGTGCTCTTGAATATCCAGGAAAATTACTTTCTTGATTAGTACCAAATATTGAATCCAACAAACCTTCATTACTTATTGGAGAAATATTTGTTTTCCATCCTAATGTTTCTGCTAAGTTTTTCAAAAGTTGTGATGGAATATCGTTGCCAGTATTATAATTTACTGATGTCATATTTGCCAAGGACATAACAAATTTTCTAACTTCATCAAAACTTCTACCGTAAATTTGTAAGACTTTTTCTATTTTTCTATCACTTGTATCAAATTCTTTTAATGCACCTGTGGTCAAAAATCTTGAAATTAAATTTGTGTTGTACGAATCTAAATTTTCACAAATTGTATTCAATGTTGTCAAATACTTATCGAAATCATTTGTTCTAATATCAAGGTTCCATGAACCGTCCAACGGCCAACTTATTGTTTGGTTAACTGTAGAATAAGTTCCATCATCATTTTCTTGTGGTACTTGAAAAGTCGCAGTGTAAATAGGTAGAATCAATCTATTAAGAAGAAACTTTTCAACCTCATCAAAAAAGTCATTGAAAGATTTTTCCGTATAAAAAGTATTAGGTCTTAACACTATGTCAGAGGTCGTAGCTGATAATCCACTGAATGGGTTACCAGTGACATAAAGTTTTAACACAGTATCAGTATCATCAACAGGATCTAAGAATATTACATTATATTCTGAACTATTAACAAATATTGAATAGTTTAGATATTCCACTGTAAGATTTCTTAAGGGTGAAACTTCAATTTCGCTAAGTTCAAAATTTCGTGTAGCTGTAGTAGTAAAATCAATATCAAAAGGATTTCTGATTCTGTTTAATGGTAATTCTAAATAAGTTTCATCAAGAACTTTATCGTAATACATATTTACCGCGGTAAGTCCTGTTTGGAAATTCAAATTTTGCGACAAACTTTCTATACCCGCCGGAAAGTAATTTATAATTCTACTTATTGAAGTTGATATCCTTTTGGTCAACGAGCCGAACAAAGTAAAATTAGTTATTTGACTTAAATCAAAATTAGGGTATACCTGTAAATTTTTTGCAATTAAAACTTTTGATTCTTCAACACTTTTTAGGTCCAAATCATCTAAACTAATTGGACTAGAAAAGGCACCTATGTTAAATTTCCTATTTTGTTTTTCCGTTAATCCCGTTGTGAATTCAAAATTAGCGTTAGTTAAACCTCCACCGGCAACAAGTTGTACACCAACCAAGTCGTCGGAAAAAGTACTCGCTCCTGTGTCGGTTTGAGGTGGCCATTTATATTTTATTACCGCCATTATTGTGTTATGTTTGCAAAGTTTTTACTAAAATCAATGTTATTATTTCTATCTTGTCTAACTTCATATAACAACTCATTGTATTGATCTCTAATTTCAAATAAATTGTACTGTTTGTAAATGTTATTTTGTGAATCGTAAAGTGTGTAGATACCGTCATTAAGAGACTTAGTCTGATTACCAAACAATGCAATTGCTAAAGTAGAAATATCATGTTCAACCATTTCAATTTCCATAGTAATAGGATTGAAAAAAGTATTACTTATAATAATGTCTTGATCGGGTTGCCCAATAAATGGTGTTGCGTTTGGTTTATTTGATGGGGACGATGATGGTGACAAGGTACAAAAAATTAAATTTGTAACACCATTGACATATTGATATCTTACAGTACTTGTTGATGTATTTGTTGTATTTTGTACAACAGGTTCACAATAAAATGATGAAGTTATAATTCTAAAAAAATTAGGAATTTTAGCACCATTAGATTGAAGATATTCGACCCTATATCCAATTAATCCTTGATTGACAAATTTGTCCCTGAAAGCAACAGGTACATTACTTATGTCTATAACAAGACCTTTTATGTTTGGAAGTGCGGCTAAAATACCACAATCAGTTATTTTAGTTCTAATTTCGGCCGGTCTAATATATAAAGTGTAAATTCCAAGTTGATTGAAAACATTTGCCGGTAGTCTTAAATTATATAAACCACCTAATATTTCTATACCAGCATTTCCACCAGTATTCGCATTGTTAAAGTATGGTGTTAAAACCGCAGATGAATTAAGTTTAGTTAATTGGAAATCATTTGTAACATCTCGTGATGGTGTATAATTCAATATTATGTCTACATCAGTAGGACTTACATCCGCCGGTCTTATAGTTCCATATGTACCTGTTGCCATATAATTTTAGTTTGTTATTTTATAAATATTATTATTTAAGTTTCTACATTAAAAAATCCATAACCATATTTTTCAAGATCACCCATATTATCAACTTCACCTAATCTTTCTATTGATTCCAATGCAGAATTTTTACCTCGTTCAACAAATAGATCTGATCTTATTTCTGGTTCATACGCAACTCCAATCAATGCTTCTTCTTTAGTCAATCCTGATAAAACTAAGTCGTTTTGTGTCAAACCTGAAGACTGAACAAAATATAATGTAGTTCCACCACTCAAGTCCCAATAGTCAACACCATTAATTGTGTACGCAGAATAAGATCCATTTGGTATTGATCCCCAATATGTACCCACAACACCAGTGTCGCCAGTAACTTGCACACCAACAGGATAAGGTATTGGCCCATACTGTTCCAAATCGTTTAATGTAGAGTTTGTAGTCCCTGTGACCAAAAAAGGAACCCCAACATAACTTGAGCTTATGTAGGCATTGATATTAGTATTCGAATCACCACTAAATAAAAAATCATAACTTATTGGTATGTTTGCCCAATTCCCGCCTTGTTGGTAAAAAACTACTGTACCATTTGGGTTAAGTGGGACAATATTTTGGTATGGTACATTAATAGTTTTAGAAACTTCGGTTATTCCCCACGGTGTAGTCCCTTTTATTGTAATTGTATATGTACCGTTTGATGCCGGATAAGTATGATTTAAGGATGATGGAGCAAAAATATTTATAGGTACTATAGGAGATCCATCCCCCCAATCTACTTCAAATGTTGATTGTAAGACATTGTTAGAAGTGTTGTACACATAAAATGTATATGGATTTATAGTGTCAGAAGAAAAAATAAAATTATTGAGAGTTTCTTTTTGGTAAACCATACCATCAAAAACTGAGTACCAACCCATATCGTAGGTACTTTGTGTTAACATAATTGGTATAGTTAAACCTGTCAATAGTGAATCACCGTTAGTTCCACCCGACAATAGTTGAGTCATAGATGAATAAACGTAAGTTGTTCCAGTTTCACAATTTACATAAGTTATTCCTGATATTGGGCAACAAGGATCTTCGACAATAATTTCTTCACAATCACCCGTCCAATTAACAGGAAATATTTTATTTTTAATATCTTCTAAACCAATTTGTATGTAATATCTTTGTTCTTCCATTATGGGTTAATATATTCAAACCAGTTTATCGGTGTAGTTGTACCAACCCTATTACCGTTGTTATCATTAATTACATATGTAAAATCATTATAGTCCAATTTTACCTCATAATACAAATATTCCGCAGGATCAAAATTGAATTGGTTTGGTAAAATATTGTTCTGTTGAGTATTTGTCATTACAACATAACTACCTGTTCTTCCATTGAAGAATTTAGCACTCATATAAAAGGTGTCTATGTTTATAAAATCCCTACTTCTGAGCCAATAAATAAAAAAACCTTCTTTATCACCTATAAAGTCCAAAAGGTATTCAGGTTTCTTGATATCTACATTAGGTATTGATGGACTCAAAACCACATTTGTTTCTAATTTTCCCTGTTGCACAGGAAGTATTATTGTTAGATAATTTTTTTGTGTCGCAGAATCCTTTGTATCATACAAGTCCAACTTAAAGAAGCTTTTGGTAAAAGGTTTTGTATAATAATAAACTTCATTCACAGTAAAACCTTCAGTAAGATAAGACGAATTCCAAATATTTAAGTTTTGGTCAAAAAATCCAAAATCATAATTTATGTCGGTTCTATCACTACTATCATGTTTTTTATGTGAAAATCTTGCAACTTCAAAATCATTTTCCTTTCCAATCACTTCATCAATTGTTTCGGCTACAAATTCATCAATTGCATCATCACTACCCTGTAAATCCCATTTTACTTCAACAGGAATGTTAATGAACTTATCAGTAGGTTTATTCAATATTTTATAATTATTCACAATCATCTATAGTAGGTTCTGCAATTACATTTTGATTATTTAATAGAGTTCCGTCAACGTTACTTCCATCCCCAACTAACCTAAATATAATTTGGTCGTAGGGGTAGTGACTTCCATTCAAAAAAGGATAGTCAACACCGAAACCTTCACTGTCTTTATACCCATATGGGTAAATATCTCTCCATCTGAAAGTTTGACTTGTGGTTGAAAAGTATGCGTAATCAGGAACTAAATTAATATTTTGATATCCTTCATCATTTATCGATGTTGAAAATACCTTTATTGTCATTGGGTGATGTACTTTATAGTAATATCCTAATGGGTTATTTGGCGCTAAAAGTGTTGGTGCACTGAAATAGTTGTTATTGAATATTAGTTTTTGGTATACATCAGAAATTACTCTTTCTGTTTGATCATATGGGTTGAATTCACAAAAATCCCCATTAATGTTATCACCTAAGTTCAAATTTTCAACATAGTAAAACGTGTTACCATTAGAAACGTAAGTGTTTATTGGTAAATTAGTATTAGATAACGTATTTGTTTGATCCCACCAAACACTTGGTTGGTTATTTTCCAAAGGTAGATTAAACTCATAACCTTCTTTCAGGTTAGTGTTTGGTCCTAAAGTCCAACCAAAATAACCTTTCCAAATAAAACTAAAAAACAATTCGCTAATTGGTCTATTAAGATTATCTCTTAATCCTTCTATATTGATGTCATTATTGAATAATAAATTGTAAGTATCATTACCTTGTTTGATTGAAGATCTATTCAAATTATTTGGGGTTAATACTGCCTTTTCATATTTTGTAACTTTACCAAAAACATTTTTTTCGAAGCCAGCGTTGACTAATACAGAATCATTAATTGATGTTAATATTTTATGTACTCTAACATAATAATTCGAAGTTGTGTCAATTTCGTTTGTATTATTTATAACTCTTTTAAAAGTACCTGTTGTACCGTTGTTAAATGTTGGTGGTAAATAACCTATATTTTGAATGTTAAAAATAAATTCACCAGACCCAAAGTTCTGATTACCAAGTGATGTTACTTGAAAAGTATCAACACCGTTATAGTTGAAATTGAGTTTTACATATTCACCAACAGATAACCCATGTTTCATAGGACATCTGAAAGAAATTACATCATTTCCATAAAGTGAATTGTTTTCAATTATAAATGGTATACCATCAAATGCTTGCCATGTCCAAGTGTTGGATGTGTTTTGATCGTCGGCATATAATTGTCTATCAACATTTAAATGTGGATAAGTTAAATAATACATCCAATTATATGAAGTGGCACTTTTATTTATGAAACTAATATGACTATTTGGTCCTGTAGTATAACCATTAATATTGTTGTCTGTTCTTATGAAGTCAAATTCTGTATACTGTGGAAATCCATCCCAAGGTGCGTTTGGGTTACCACTTGATGTGATCGCGTTTGCAACTGAATTAGTGTAATATAAATTATCCCTGAAAGGTACATATGAAGTACTACCACTATAACTGTTATTGAAAAGAAAAACAATTTTAGTGGTTGGTCTAAAAATTGTTGATTCTTGTCTTTCTTTTTGATATAACTGTGCCAAGTCAATTTCTTCCGTTCTATCGTACTCAACTTGTTGTTTAAATGTTTGATTCAAAGGAACCCTTATCGCCATATCAACATCAGATGATACTTTGTTTTTTTTAGAACCTAACAATATTTGTATGTTTTCATTATTACCCATTAGTATTTTTGTTGTTTACATAAAGTTTAATAAATCTGTCAAGTGCCGTGTAACCATTACTTAACCCGAAATAAAAATGGAAGGGTGCCCCAACTAAAACAGGGTCAACACCAGGTGTGTTTGGTGCACCATATGTGACGTTAGCGATTGTTGGGTTAGGTCCTGGGGTAAAGTTGGTAATATGACCTTCTTGTGTCGTTGTTGTTTTAAAATAATCTGATGTTTGGAAGTCTAAAGATTGATATTTGTTTTTATAAAAACCACCTGTAGTTGTAAAAGGTGCCGTATACCAATTGTTATTTTCAGTTCCAAAAATAAAAGTAGTTGGGTTTGTTATTTGCCACTTGTAAAAAGGTACTTCTTGTGTTGTTGGGTATCCATATGTATAACCAACAAATGGTGACAAGTTGTAAGTTTGTACACCAGGTGATAGCTGTTTTCTATATATTGTTTCATTATTATTTGCCTGAAAGAAAATACCAAACAAAGGTTTCGATGGTGACTGTGCGTCATCACCTATGAAAAGATAATTGTTCGGGTAATTTTCATTCAAATAAGGCGTAACTTTGAATTCACTGTTTGTTGATAGTGCTTGTGCAAAATCTCCATCAATTCTTCCCCCACCACGATTACTATTGAAAAACTGAATTATTCCAATACCTTCTCCTTGATTTCCGTTTGTTGCAATAGGGAACATTTGTTGTATTATAGTTTGATTGAGTAATCTAGAAATGAATCCCATTTGCATAATATCAGAATCGTCACTATATGAAGTTGATTTTAGTTGATTAGCATAATAACCTTCTAAATTTTCGTTATTACATACTTGATTTATAAATTCATCTCTTGGTCCTAAGTCGACAATTGTAGTAGGACTTTGAAGTTGTTTTGTGTTATATCCTGGATTACTAACAAAAGCAGATAATATGTTGTTTGGAGGTGTTGGTGCCGGTTTACCTATAAATTGGTTTATAAATCTATCCCATGGTGATGATCTATAATAAAAACTATTTTGAGCATCTTCATAAACAATCGTGTCTTTACAATAATTGTAAGTTGGGTTTGTTATTGTACCAGGTCCGTAGGTAGATGTTTTACTAAATGAAGGCATATATAGAAAACCATTAATCCAATTGTTTTGAAATACTCTTCCAAAAACCCCTCTACATGCCGCTAACATAATTAGATATCTAACTTTCCATTCTAAAAATAACTTAACATCTTCATCATATTGGCTTATGTATTTTTTATTAAGTAGACAATAACATCCATTAACAACGCGGTTGGCCGGTATGTCACAATTGGTGTTTACAGTTATACCTGTACCGGTTCCTGAATAACATTTTAGAGCAACCATACCTTCACATGTTAGTGTTTGAGTCAATCCTGTAACTAATGGTGTTGAATCTGCATAAATTCCTGTTGGAGGTGTTCCTGGTGCCGAAACACTTGGGTTATTTTGTACTCCACCACCTTTGTAAAAGTAGAAGTTACTATTTTGGTGAAGTGCATATGATGTTTCACTTGAGTTACCTTCTTCAGTTCTAGAAGATGTTGGTAATCTATCGCTTCTCATCACCAAATTAGTTTCATCTAAAAAGTTTACAGAACCCGCCAAGTATCTATAATATGCTCTTGAGTATAATCCGTTGTATCCACTTGGTGAAGTACCATAATCACTATTTTGTCCCACTGTAGTTTTGAATATATAAATTGGTGATGATGGTCCTGAGGTACTTTGGGATCCAATAAAAGTACCACCAACAAAATAGTCTTGTACATATTTAGGTATTACATAATTGTATGGTGCTGTAGTGAATAAGTTATATGGTACGGAAGATATGACAGAAACAGTTTGAAAGACGGGGTCAGGAGTGTATGATCCTGAATTGTCATCAGTTGATAAATAATAGTATGGTAACGTAGATGTGAATGGTGTATACTGTCCAGGTGTTAAATTAAATGTAAATGACGGGAAGTATAAATTAACAGTTGTATTATCTAATGTATCATGTGATACAGGTTTAACTTGTGTTGGGACCGCTTGAATTGGGTAGTTCAAATAATATTGTCCCGTAACTATTGGTCCTACACCATAAGATGCATTACCGAATATAATCGATAAATCATACTCAATTTCTTGTTTTGGGGTATGAGGATCAACACCCCTTGTTAGGATTATAATTTCATATGAATTTCGTGATGATGTTGCGATGTTATCAATCGCTCTACCTGAATTTTTGATTATTGGGAAATTATTTGTATTTGGATTACATTCGTCTTCATACACATATCCTATTTCATGAAATAAGTATTTTTTAGGAAATTTTTGTAAGTCAGCAATACTAAAATTAGGATTTGACGTAAAACTATTATAAGTAAATCCTGTTATAACTTGGAAGTATTCTATATCATTAGGATATTGAAGATAAGATTCTGTTTGGCCCGTATTCAATAGGTAAATTGTACTCGATAATGAAACCGATCCGTTTTGTGACGGGTCCGCATATGAAATTGTTTTTACAATAGGTGTTGTTGTATTTCCTGTCGAAGTAGTACCTGTAATTGCCGTATTATTAAATTGGTTTTGTGTTGCCCCTGTCAAATTGATCCATCCGTTGGATAATGTTGGGTCTTGGAACGATATTATTTCACCTATTCCAAGTTGTTGAATCATGCCGGCTTTAGCAACAACAACAAGAACTTGATCTTCAAATGGTTGGCTTGGTAAGGGTAAAGAAGGGTTTACTGTTGTTTTTATTTTGTTAACACCACTATTTGGTGTATTAGAAGTGTTGCTATAAAAATACTTGTCCCTTGTATTAAATTCATTCAATTTTTGTGGATACGTTTCTTGTGTTGGATAAGCAAACCATCTTTCATCAGGTCCAGCGGTTTTATCGGCAGCAAACAAGAATGGTTGTGGTGCATGTAATTTATATTTGTTTGTTGAATCTATTAGGTCATAACCTGAAAATATTCTTTGATAATCTAAAAGAGCTTGTGACAAAACATCAGATGTTATTTCTTGAGCTGTGACTCTGTTGATTAAAGACTTATATTGTAAACTACCACCACAATAAAATTTACCTTTATTATTTTGATCAATATCATCGTTAGGGTCGTTCTGAAGGTAGTTTGGGTGTTCAGCCAAGGAATAGGTTGCTGGTGAACTCAACGGGGCTAAAAAAGTATTATCTGTTGTTGTTTGAGCGGGACTACCGGCTTGTGTTTGTTGATTGTTGTATTCATTATTTATTTGTTGAGTGACGGAACTGATATCAAAATCATCATCAAGTTCGGCGTTATTACACGCACAATCACAAGCGTTACATTCTGGATAAGATATCATTGGTAATCCGATTCTTGGAAATCCTTTCAATCTTATTATGAATACTATTACAAACGCAAAGAAAACCAAATACAACGCTAACTTAAAAACGGCCTGTAATATTTGCCAAGCAGCTCTAAGAATTGCACCTATATTCACTATTGGTCCACCAGGAATTGCCGCAGCGGCAGTTTCAAGTGCTGAATTTATTGCGTCTATAGTTTCACGAACTTGGATATAGAGAAAATATATACACAGAATAACTAAAACCCACTTAATAACAGGCCATATCCAAGCTACAAAGTGAGCGACAAAAAGTAGAACAAGTATTGGAAATGTGAGTATGTTTAACAACAACATCCCCAAAAAATAAATAAAATCAAACTTTTGTACTGCATCATTGACTGGAAATGGATTGCTTGTTGATATACATTCTCTGTCGTCAATTTCTTTAATACCTAAATGTCTTGCTTTCCAAATACCATTTTTGTATCTATCCAAGAACATGGCCGTTGTGTAAACTTTATTATAGTTAAATTCATAAAATCTGTCTTCACAATTAATTGCTTCTTGAATCATAGACGAATCACCATAATCGTCCCAATCCAAACTAAAAGCATAAGACCTTAAAGAGTCATAAGTTGCCTGATCATAAAACGTGAATTGGAAATCTTGTGTTTGGGTTGTGTCAACCGCAGTAGAATTTATCCCTATCACTGAACCTGGTGAGTTTATAGGAATTGATGTTAAACTACCTGTGTAAGGAACACCGTTTATTGTTACCGATACGTCACCTGTATTAACAAAAGATTGAAGAATAAGTCCCCCTGTTTGTGCTGGTAAAACTAATGCGGATGGTTGACTTGTCGTTGTACCCGGTATTGATACAGAGTAATTCAAAGGTACACCCAAAGTTGGGTCTGCATTAGGTGTTGTTGATGCCCAACCATATTCTTTGATGTTCGGAACTAAAAAATTAGCTCTTAAGACATCGCTTTGAGCTCCTCCATCATTTTGCCAACTAATTTTAAATCTATATTTTCCTTTAGTAGGTATACCAACTGTTGGGTCTAATGATATAACTTGATTACCAAATTCATCAGTAGTTATGTAATCCAAATTCATAGGTACTTTTAAAAGATAAGTTCCGTCCCCGTCTATAACTTTACCCCCTTGTTCAATTTGATATTCTTCCAAAATAGGATAACCATTACCATCAACAGCAATAGTTTGTCTGACTGCGGATATTCTTCCTTGTCCTGCCTTTAATGAACAAAAACTACCGGCAGCACTTGGTACTCTACAGGTAGTTTTAAGTGCCTGATCATCTTGGGTTGACGCTATTGACCCCATGAATACAGCACTTGGTTTGATTGTTAAATTGATTTCTTGTGAAAGATCAAAATCTTGTCTTGTGATACCAATAAAACAAATATCAGGTTCACCCCAAAGGGGTTCAACATTGACTTGCTTAACTAAAGTAATAATTTGTGGTAATTCATTTAAATTGTTTGAAGATTTAAATTGTGATCCATTAAATTGGCTTTCAACTGCAAAACCACTATCTATCAAGTCTTGGGGTGTCAAAGAAAAACAACCGATATTGGACAAGTCAAGATTTAAAACCAATGTTTGTTGCCCTGTTGGTACTCCAAAAATCATGAAGTCACCACTTTCGTTTGTAGTTACAGTATATTTATAATACTTATCGTAAACTTCTATTATAGATTTTTCTAAAATTACCTCATCCCTATCGAAAAAACTACCTGTAGGTACGTGGCCAGGATACTCTGGTGATTTAGGTAGTAGATTGTATTTATACCCGTCTTCATTTCTACTATTTAATGTTTTATAGGGATATAATTCACTAATTATAGGATTTAATTCATCTTCATTAGTTAACGGTATGAAGACAGATAATTTAGCATTTGCTAAACCGAAACCACCATTCACAGAAACCCTTCCAGCAATTACCCCGTAGTCTGAACATCTTCTTTCATAAACTTCGGCTTGTGTTAACTTTAACGATAAAATTTCTATAAAATCAAAATCTTGTTCGAACTTCAAATTTACAGCTTTATCAACACCTATATTGGTTCTAATTCTATATGAATGTGGCATTAATTTCTTTTCTTGATAAATAGTTTATTTCCTATTTTAGAAAAATAATCGTTTTATGAGAAAAGGAAATTATCAAGAGAATGTAACTGTAGATAAATTGACCACACTTACTCTAATATCTTTATTTGGGAATCTTACTTGGTAGATTTGAGTTGGTTCTGCAAAGATAGTATCTGAAATAAGTTCAATCTGTTTTGTCGCTTGATTTGAATATGGTTGTGAAGTTTGTGATGATGAATATTGTCCTCCAACTTTATTAAAAACTTGAATATCAGATATAGACAACACCCCGTTTTCTGTTTGAATTTGTCTTCTTAGTTCAGATACATTAACGTTTTGACCTAGTTGTCTTGATGTCGGTGACATATATGTTGATACTATGTCAACTATTTTTGCAATAATTGATCCTTGACTTTGTGATGAATCTAAAACCACAGATATGTCAAACCCTAAATCAATAACATTAGCACTTTCTACAGAAACATAATCATTTATCATTCTATAATTTGACAGGTAATTAGCGATGTTAGTTTTAAGTGCGTTAGGTACAATAGATGTTAACGTTCCGTTAGAATCGTAAGATAGAAGTTTGATTTTTATTTTATTATTTTCTTCAACTATCGATACTTTAGATGGTGCTCCAAATTGGGAAGGCATGTTTCTTAATATTGAATCATAGTCATTAACTGTAACCGCTCTGTTTTGAGCTGAAAAGTTGAATGAAACAAAGTTTCTGATTTCTTCCAATGTTGGTGCTCCCGCCCCACCAACCGCGGCTATTGGGTTTGTACAACTTAGGGAATTAACCACACTTGTATTTATGTTTTCAGATGGACCGTTTACAAAAAAGTTGCTTCTCTGAACTTGTGTTATAACACCAATTCCAACATTACTTGCAACACCACCCCCAACTCGATATTGTATAAACAAGGTTGAATTGGATTTTAAAGTGTTTCCTAACCCTAAATTATTAACATACTTATTTATGTTTATTGATTGTCCGTTCCTTGCAAATTCACGCAATTGATCTTCTGCGGAATTATTACCACCACCAAATGTAAGTTTTAAAAACCCTTGGGGTGTATATTCTGTTATAAACTTGTCACTTGTACTTATATATCTACCAATTTTTATTCCTGGCGCGTCAGAAGGTTTTGTTGGGTCTTCAACAAAAACTCTGTCGTCAACAAGAGCTCTTACTTCATACCATCTACCATTTGGTGATAAAAACTCTTGATCCGAAGGAACGTTACTATATTGTGAACCATCTTTAACAATAACACTTGTAACACCTAAAACATTTCTTTCGGGTAAGAAAAGTTCAAAAAATGGTCTTACATCATTAGGGGTAATTACTCTTTTGAAAACTTTGGTTAAACCATTTAACACAACTTCACGTTTAGTTACTGTATAATTAATTATCGTACCATTTGCATCAACGTTAGGTCTAACAATTCGGGAATTAGGTTGTCCTTCGCCATTATATTGCGAAGAAAAATCAATATCATATACCGTTTCGAAAGACTGTCCAGCACCGTTGACTTGTGTTCCACGTCTTAAAATACCACAATATCTTATATCTTCTTTGTCACCAAAGGCAGGAACAGTGATTGAAAAATCAACCAAAGATATCGAAGGTCTTTGTCCCGGTATTTTTAATCCGTAGGTTCTAGCGATATTAAAAAGTGATGTTTTTTGTTGAGCGTACTGTAAAACTGTTTCTTGGATACTCCTATCAATTTGAAAATTAAGGTTATCCGCGACCGCAGCATTCAAGTCCATCAAAACTGAAAAAACAGATGCATCATTAAAGTTTTGAATTAATTCAGGATAGTAAGTTTTGACGTAGTTGACTAATTCAGTCCTTACTCCTTGGAAGTCCCTTACCGTGTATGAAATTTTCTTTTCTGCCATATATATTAAATATTCAAAATAATGAAATCAGAACTATTGAACGAATCTGAAGTTATTTTGTAATCAATTTTAACTCTTGCCGTATGTTCTTTTTGTGATATGTTAGGTACTGTAAATTCTCTTTGATCATCACCATTTATAAACGTACCTTTATTTTCTTCATCCATGGATGCGTCTGTAATTGTTATGTTTGTAATAAGTACCCCCGGCATAAATTCTTCAACAGAGTCTCTAATTTCAGCTTCTATTTCAGCAAAAGTTGGTCCATCAAGTGGTTCGAAAATATATTCATACAACCTTGTTCCGAAATCAGGTAAATAATACCTACTCCCTTTTCTGGTCAATAATAAATGAATAAGGTCCGTTCTAACTTCTTCGGACGCATAGTCAGTCAAGTCTAAATACTTCCCATCAAAAGAATCTCTAAAGGGGAAGGTTATACCATAAGTTATACCGTTTGCCATATTCAATAAATATACTATTTGGGTTTTTTATATAAATAAAAAAATCACTGATTTCTCAGTGATTTTCTTGTAAGGTCTTTGTACCTTTTTTATTTCTTGGGTCATAAGGACAATGTAAACAACCTGAACCACAACAACTACCTCTTCTTTTATGATAAGATTCTGTCATTACCATCCTACCTTGATTATCATAATAAAAATCTGTAGGAAGAAGTTTAGGTGTTATAAATTCTTTTACAAACAGTTCTTGTACCCAATCTTTAGATGCCCCAACATTCATAACTTATACTATTTCACAAGCTCCACCGGCACATGCGGCTTCACCACTTAAATTAGTATTATCTTGTAACTCGATAACTTTAGTTAAATCAACATCTGATAAAGTTTTGATTAATCGTTCAAAGTCTTCTTGTGTACAATCTTCAAATGGTGCTTGAGTATATGTTCCACCGTTGTAAGGAAGAACTGAAAGTCCATTGTAGAATTTTCTGTTACTCCACATCCAATCACCAACTAATTCCCATTCATCTTCTTTAATTGAAACTGTTGCAGATACATTATGTGAATTTTGACCACCTCTATGTCCAAACTTAATCCATTCTTGTGATACTTTCTTTACACGTTCTAACATTTGGAATACAGACTCGTGACGAAGAATTGACCCTTCAGGTGCTTTCTGTGGAATTGTAATTACTGCGGTATCATGTGGTCTGAAAAATTCATCTTCAACTAACTCAGGGTGGTTAATTGCCAAGTAAGAGTAAATCGCCTCATTTTTACCCACACGAATTCTTCGCAAGTAGTAGTCGTTATGCCATGCGTGAATACCTGAAGATGTACCTAAAACCAAAGATGATGTTCCTGATGGTTTAACTGTAGTTGTTCTTGCTGCTTTATTAATTCCGATGAGATTTGCAACACGTTCGTTTTCTTCTTTAACCGCAACTGCCGCCGCTTTCATATCATAACCCAATACAACACCTGAACCGATACCTGTCATACCAACCCCAATAAGAGCGTCTTTTTCAGTGGTTCTTTTCCAAACATCACGAAGATAATGGAAGTCAGTGTATCCCGCTTGAAGTGTTCCGATAAACGCAGCTCCTTTAACTCTTTTTTCAAAATCTTCTTGAGACTCAATATCAGAAGCATTTACCTCACACAAGTTACAGAATTGATATGGGCGAAGACCGATCTCACAACATGGGTTTGTTCCCCAATCTTTGTCATTTGACAAATAGATACCAGGTTCCCCTGCCCCTGACAATTCAATTCTTTTCCAAAGATCCATAAAGTATTCTTTGGTAACTTTGTGACGAAGTAAAACCGCTGAGTTATTCGCCCTACCTCTTTGTGGATTTGATTCCCACCAACTTCCTGATTTACAAGAAATCATTTCATCATCATCAGCAGAAAATAATGAAATCAAAGCCGCTCTACGAATACCACCTGCCAATACCGCATCTGCGATATGACAAACGATGTCGTGGGTTTCAATAGGTGAAAGTTTTTCACCGTCAACTTTGTTTTCAAATACTTTAGTAATGTTATGAATACAATCTTTTAATGGTTGAGGTCCTGGTGCTTTTCCGCCTGAAGTAACCAACAACGCTCCTTTCTGACGAATATCAGAAAAATCAAATACAGGAGTTGATGATTTAACACCTAAGTATGATTCGATCAATACTTTGATTGCGTCAGCCCATCCTTCAATACTATCACCAATCAAGTATCTTCTTGTTCTACTTGGGTTTGGTCTTTTGATTTCAGGAAGTTTTTCTACGTGGTGTTTTTGAACTGAAAATCCTACACCAGTACCACCTAACAATAGAAACATTGTTTCTGAAAAAGCGTCAGGGTGGTCAATTGGCATGTAAGCACAGTTATAAACTCGGTTTGGTGAAATTTCAATTGGTTTTCCACCGAATTGTAAAGACCTCATTGAAGGAAGGATTTTTTTATCGTATACCATTTGATAAACTTCTTCAATTTCGTCTTTGATTTGTGGGTATTTTTTTTGGTGCATTTCTTTGTTTCTTGTCACCAATTCTTCCCACGTTTCTCGTCTGTTTTTTTCAGGGAGAAACTTAGCGTATTTCATGTACACTGTAATGTCACTTAATATTCTTTGTGATATATCCATTTTTAAAAAAATTTAATTATTTTATTTTATTCAGATTTTTGTTTTTGTTCTCGTTCTTTTCTTTTTTCAAGTAATTCTTTTACTCTTTGTCGTTGTCTTTCTTCTTTTTGTTCTTCCAAACCGAGAAAGGTTGTTGTTGATTCTGTATCTATATCAATCATTGCATTATCAAATTTACAATTTTCAAAAACCACACCATCATCCCCTATACGGGACTTGGTAATTGCAATTGTGGCTAACTTCATTTCTTTTTGTTGTAATGTTTTGGCTACTGATATAATTACGTGTCCTACTTGTGCCTTTTTAATTGATCCACCCATTTGATCGGTAGTTACAACTTCTGACGATATAGAAGATCTATTACCTTGTGTTGCAGTCCACCCAACGATGTTCAATTCGTGACACATTGCTTCAAATCCTCGCATTACAGAACCTTCACTTTTCCATTCATCACCCAAGTTTTTATCAGGGACAATACAGTCAATATAATCTAAAACAACCATATCAATTTTAACACCATCAGCGATCATTTTTCTGATTTCGTTTTTGATTTGTAACATTGTTTTAGTATCAGACGGTAACTTTTTCAAAATTAATTCGTTTGGCATAGTTTCTTTAATTTCCTTAACTTTTTGCATTACTTGGTCTTTTTTTTCTGACAATTCGTCAGGATGAATCTTTGTCCATAGTGTAAAATGTTTTCTTTGAATAACTTTTGGGTTGTCTTCAAAAAACACTTGTAAGACATTAAAACCTAAATTAAATGCGTGGTTCGAAATTTTGGTCAGTACTGTTGATTTACCAACACCTGTAGGTGCTAATATAACACCAATTTCACCTTTTGCCAAACCACCTTTCAGAAGTCTATCGATACCAGGTATTCCCATAGGGATTGGGTGTCTATAATCTTCTTCTAAGACTTGGTCCAAGTTTGAAAACACATCCATCATACTTGTATCTTTTGTACCGACTAAAAGTGCGTCCCTTACTAGTTCTTCAAGTGTGTCATAGTTTTCAAACTCACCACCATCTATAATTTTTTGAGCCTTTTTCATGACTTTCTGTAACTCTTGTTGTTTACAGAACTTCAAAGCTTTTTCTTGTACAAAATCGACCCCGTCGATAGGTGCATCCTTAATTTTTTTAATCGTGTCCAAAACGATTTTGACCGCAGTTTCTTGTTGTAATTCGGATTTGGCAACTTGTTCTAATGTATCAAACGATGGTGTGTGATCATATTTTTTATAATACTCCTTCACCATTTGAATGATTATTTTAAAGTACTTATTTTCAAAATAACTATTTTCAATAACGTCAATAATTGAATGAGAAAAGTCTTTGTCTAAAATGATTTGATTTAGTAATTGAATCTGAAAATTATTACCGAGATATTCAAAATTTTTGTTTGTCGCCATATTTTTTTCTTTCTGTTAGTAATGATAAATACTACTAATTTTGAATAAATTGAGGATAAAAATAATTAAATTTTTTACCTGAAAAAATGTCAGTAAGGTCACTTAGTACCTGTTTTAACCTTGGGCGTAAATCTACAGTATATCTTACCTTTGGAGGGTATACTTTAGCGTCAAAGGTTCTCTGACAAATTGTCATGTTTTCTACCTTAATATAAAGGTTAAAGTTTTCTTCACCATCGGTTATTGATGTGTTTAGAACTTCTGGATTTTCCGTTATTTCATATTGATTTTCCAACATGTAGACAACGGATCTCATTTTCAAATCATACTTAAGTTCATTACAAAATGTTCTTATGTAGTTGAAAAATTCTTCTGATTTGTGGGCATTTTTATTAAACCCTTTCACATTAAAAAATCTTTGTACGACTATGTTATCATTACACATCAACAAAAATTCTACTTTTGTTACTTCTTGTTCTTTCATTTTTACTTTTTTGTTCTGTTTCTAAATTTTGTTTTTTCTTTTCTTGTTAACTTTAAAAATGGTTTTAAAAAATTTACCCAAGCGTCATCATTTTTGGGGAGGTACTTAAAAAACCCATCTTCCATCATCATCCTTATTAAATTTCTATACCCTCTACCGTCGGGATCCATCGACTCTGAATAGTATAATTTAACAAGTTCTTTACCTTCATCAGTAATAAGAGGATTTGACAAATCTACAATTTTTTCATTTACTGTAAAAAATTCTTCACCAAATATTCCTTCTTTTGTTTTACCACTAAGTAGATTTTGTATTGCAACATTCCCTTTTTCCTCTGATAACAACTTTTCAGCTTTAGTTAAAATATCGGTATATTCAACTTTACTTTCAAGTATTTCTGGAAATAACTTTATGAATGTTTTTTCACCCAAGTAAAAAATACCATCAATATTATCTGAAATATCACCTGTAAGTATCTTGTATGTTTTAATATTAAAGTGTGGTATTTCAGCATCATAAAGTTTTATTTTGTCACCATTTTTATAGTATTGTTTTGTAGATGGGGAATAAATTGTAACGTGTTCAGAAATAAGTTGAGTCAAGTCACGGTCACTTGAAAATATTGTTTTTTCTTCGTCATTAGATATTTGACAGTAATAAGCGATAAGATCGTCAGCTTCAGATCTATCTATTTCTAACTGTCTAACAAACATTTCTTCAAGATACTGTTTTACTCTTAACTTTTGTACCCCAAATGACTGTTCTTTGAAGTCTTGCTCGTTTTTTTCTTTTCTATTGAGTTTATATTTGGGATAAATAATTCTTCTTTCTGATGAAGATGTTTCACTATCCCAAAAAACAACTACCTTGTTAAAGTTTGTTTCTTCCAAGAACTTCCTAAGTGTATTCAAAAAATGCCAAATACCACCAACGTGTTGTGTCCCGTTAAAAAAATCTTTTACTCCGTGGAATCCTATTTTCAATAGGTTATTCCCATCCACCAAAAGTGTTTTTGTCATTTAAAAATAACTTAAATTGTTGTTACTCAGTTTCTTCTTTTTCTGTTTTCAGATCAAAGTCACCATCTACTCCGATAATATCCTTCCAATAGTCAGCGTATTCTTTTTTATACTTTTCTATTGATGCCTTTTCTTCTGTTGTATCTTTACCCGGTAAAAATCCGTGTGGAGTTACAATAATTCTTCCGTCTTCAAAACCAAGACCATTAATGTGGTTTTTCATAACCGACACTTTTGTTCTTGAAGCGAACTTCACAGTTCTCTTATCTTTTGTTGCCGTGATCTTTGTTGTTCCCGCACCTTTTTGATTACCAAATAAGAATACCAAAGAAGAGTTTAACCAAATTGCTTCACCACCTTTTGCTTTGATCTTAGGTTGACCAAATGGATTATCAGGTAATTCTACCCAAGGTTGGTTAACAATGATTAAGGTATTTTCGTATTTAGAATCCGCCTTACGAGATCCTGAAATACGTTGGTTGATACCCATACCAATTTTGTCAGCTAAAACACTTGCATTGTGTTGTTTACCTCCTTTACCCTCGTAAGTCATTTTACAAGGAACCGATCCTACTGAATCCCACATGATACAAAGGGAATAATCTAATTCACCCTTTTCTTGGGCGTCTAATAAATCATTAATGTATTCCGTGATTTGTTCAATATAATCAAAGTTATTGTTGAAAAGGAAAAATCCATCCCATGTCAATTCACCTGTTTCTTCATCCACAACTTCCTCACATTCAAATCCCATAAGTTTTGAGTGTTCAAAAGACCATTTCTGTTCAGTGATAATAAAGACAGGAAGAATACCTTTCTTTTGTGCGTCTACTGCGGTTTTGATAAGTGCGGTTGTTTTTCCTGTGTCCGAGTGACCAAGTAACATATTTAAGTGACCAATTGCCGGACCTGGCAATCCAACCGCATCTAGAAATTCAGATCCTAAGTCAAAAAATCTTTGTGGTTTGTATTTTGCGTCCGATGAAAACTTTTTCTTTATCGAACTAAAGTCGTTTTTTTTAAGTGCCATTTTTATTCGTAAATTTTAAATTTTGTAATGGTTTTCAATTTGTCATTTGAATTTGTAAGTTGTTCAACAAGTTTGTCCATTTCTTCAGTATGTTGTGGATGTTCTCCAATACCAACTGAATTAGTAAAATAAACATACAATCTTGCTTCAGCATCGGCAATTTCTGCTTCGTATTTTTTTACAAGGGCTTCTTTAAGTTTTTCTGCAATAAATGGATTCATATTATTTTTTTTAAAAAATATAGATAAAAAAACGGGAACAATAAACTGCTCCCGTTACATTTTTTTACGAAATTAAAATGGTAATTCTTCATCCACTTCATCATTCACTTGTGGATCTTGTACATCATTAACACTTGTTTTATTTCCACCAATAGATACACTTGATTCTTCATCATTTGAATAAACATACTTACCCGCTTCTGAATCCCATCTTGGTGTTTCACCTCTTGCAATTGCTTCAAGATACTCAGTAGGTTTTTTTGAATAAACGTCTTCCCAAGTCAACTCATCATTAATCCATTCATCCATAGTTTCTTGTTCTGAATGAACAGGAGACGGATCATCGTACATAACAGTTTGTATTACTGTATAGAACGCACCTTTTGGGGTTTTTGCCTTTGTAAGTTCAAGAATTAAGTCCCTTCCGTTACTAGCGTCGGCAACGTCACCTTTAGCTTTATAGATTGGTATAATTTTATCAAATATCCCTTCTTGTTTGTAGTTGTGTTTGAATCTCCAAAACTTTGGTCCATCTTGTTCATTATCACGGTCAATAACTTTAACAATATAAAACTTTCTTGGTTTGTATTGTTTTGCAAGTTCTTTGTCCGATTCTTTCCCTGTTGACATCAATTCATCATACACTTCATTTAGTGGTGATCTTTCGTTGTCATTTTTTCCTGGATCGTAAAACTTTTGCCATTTACCATCAACTAAGATTTCATGGAACCACACTTCTTTGAAGGGTGACGATCCATCGGTTGTAGGTAAAATTCTGATTCTTTTTTGGGCTTGTTTTTCATTATCTTTAAGTAAAGCCGCAAAATACTTTTTCATTCTTTCTTCTTGTGACATTTTTGAAGTGGAAGAAGAACCACTTTGTTTTGAGTTCTCATACTGAGCCAAAACCGCATCTAAAACATTGTTTGTCGCCATATATATTATTTATTAAAAGTTTACAATAGAAAGTATAATTAAAATTTGTGTCGCAGTCAATAATCATTTAAAAATTTTGAGAGGGACACGAATGTCCCTTTCAAATTACATCATATCGTCGTCGTCTTGTCCGTATTCATTAAATGAATCTTCGATTTGACCAGGTGAAAATTGTTTTACCTCATCAGTTGTCAAAACATATTCATTTTTTCCTGATTTTTCCATTTCTTGTTGTTTGTCTACAAAGAAATCAGAAAGTTTTTGTTTGAAGGGTCCTGAATCCAAACTTCTAAGTTCTAATTTTTCTTGTGGTGTTTTTGGTTTGTACCTTTCAATTTTATCTTCTATTGAAGATATTTTACTTGTTAGTCCATCCATTTCCTTTAGTTTAGCATCCATAGCCTCTAATTGTTTGAACAAGTTTTGGAAATATTCTTCTTGTTTGTCTTCAATATTTTTTTGTGCCGTTACTAAATCGGTGATATCCAATTCTTCGTCTTCTTCTTCACCTTCTTTACCAACTTCTTCAACATCAGGATCTGTTGCCGTATCAACAGGAGTTGGTGCTCCACCTGCCGCTGGTGCTCCACCTGCTGCCGGATCTGTTGGTGCTCCACCTGCTGCCGGATCTGTTGGTGCTCCGCCTGCTGCCGGATCTGTTGGTGCTCCACCTGCTGCCGGATCTGTTGGTACTCCACCTGCTGCTGGATCTTCTGGCGCTCCTGCTAAATCAGCCAAAGGATCTTCAGGAGCCCCTTGTTCGGTTATATAATTTGTAATATAATTTACCCTTCTAATTTCTTCCAAGATTTTTTTGTCTAATCCCATTTCTTAACCGTTTAATAATGTTTTTATTCCTGATTTTGTTTCAACCTGGATTTTTTTAAATTTATTCATAGTATTATCTACTCTTTCTATAAGACCATCTTTCATTCTTAAAACGTAACATTCGTTTGTATCCAAGTCACAAACTTGTTTAGTTCCATCTCCCATGTCTTTTTCAGAAATTCTAGTATTTTTACCTAAATAGTTGTCTAAAATTAATTTTGTGTTACTCATAGTAATTGTTTATTTATAAATATATCAATTTAGTAAAATGTTTAAGAACTCAAACCATTTGCGTTCGCCAATAATATTGCTGCTTTAATTTTCGATTCCAATGTTGCTTTATCAGATGGTTGTAGTTGATTGTAAACATTTTGGTCAACAATATTTGGCCACTGTGTGATGTACAACTTGGAAAACTCTTGAAGTGTTGTTTGTGGTATATTACTTGCCAATATTTGTGTTGTTTGTAGATTAGACAAGAATGGGTCCCCACCTGATTTAGATAAATTGATAAATTTGTTAGCAATAACGTAAATTGGGTCTTGTACGTTATTAAAATATCCAACAGGAATAACTTGATTACTTGAATTAGTCTGACAGAAATAGTTGTTTGTTTTACTTTTTACATAAGTATCGTTGTCACCTAATAGTGATTGGTTAAGTGGGACATTACCAAAGTTATTAGAATCTATCTTAAATGTGGTACCATCATAGTTAGAAATATATCCAATAATGAATGTCATGTATCTTAAAGCTATTTTTTGATTTGTAGTAAGTAAATTATTATTAGGTATTAAATTAACAACACTTTTAATATTACTTACAACTGTACTTGTTGCAATACTTGTTTGTGTTGATGCACTATAAACAAAAGTATCAAACGGTGACACCAAACTTTGACCACACTGAGATGATGATGGTGTATTTGGTCCTGTTACAGTAGCCATTTTAGATGTCTGTTGTCCAATAATATTTGTTGTTATGTTTGAACTTGTACTAGTTTTCGCCTTGTTTAATAGTGGAGTAACAAAGTTTTTATATATAGTTTGTAAATAAGAATCTTGAGCCGAAATTTCATATACGGGTTGTCTTGTTCCTGAAAATGTTGTTGTGAAACTTCCAACTCCAATTGTGTGAGAAACATTTAATATTTGATATGGTCCCGAAAACATTGGTACATTTCTCAAATTGAAGTACATTTTTGGTTGAATAAGTGCGTTTCCAAACATAGAAACGTCACAAGTATAAACTCTATATTTGTAAAAATTGTACATAGATTGACTTTGAGGTGTTACATTTATACCTCCTGCTTGATTTGCGGTATATTCTAACATCCGTATTTCTTCGGCAGTTTTTTGACCCGAATTCATGTTTACATCAAAACTTGTAAAAACCCCTTGGTTTTGTCTTCCGATGTCCAAGTTGAATGCAACTAACTTGTTCGACTGACCCCAATCTTGTTTTTTACTTTGATTTTCAATAAGTGGATTTTCAGATTGTCTGTTAAGTTGGAAAACGTCGTTTCTAAAATCACTATTAGGGATATCTAAGTTTTTACTAGCTTCGTTAGCGAATGTACAAACTATTTTACTTTTCGAATTTCTAAAATCAACATTCAAAAAAGTTCCAAATATGTCATTAGCAATGGAAGTTGAGCCTTGGTTAGATGGATTAGGTCTTACCGTAACATCATTTACATCATAATAGTTTACGTATCCTGCGTAATCCAAAACAGTAAATCCAGACGCTTCAATTAATTCTCTTAATATCAACCATAATGGACGATCAGGTACTTTTAATATTGATTCTTCCAATTTATCTTTCCAAAGAACAACGTCACAATAAACTTCACCACCAATATTTCTTGACGCTCTATCTAAAAATAAAAAATCTTCAAATAATGAATTTTCTTTATAATCATTTCCAGCAATCCACTTGTCATTAAGTGCCTTTATTTTTTCCCATGTTTCAATTCTACCTATGTTACCTGTGTAGTTTGCCTTGTTAGGTTGTGGTGTAATAATTTGGTTTGGTAAACTTTTTAGTACTTCAGGCATCAAAGTATTAATAATATTATTCTTAAACAAATTACATTTTTCAAAGTAATTTATTAAGTAGTTTCTTAGTTTGAATTCATTAAAAGTATTGTCAGTTAACTTTTGTGTTGCAAATATTTTTATAATTGGTGCAAAATCACGAATATTGTCTACTGAAAAAGCAATATCTAGATCAATAAAAAAATCTGTTATAAATGAACCTTGATCGGTATAAACTAAATTAGGTATGGTTGAAAACCCTACATATGTTTCTAAGGCTCTCCATTCATCAGGATAAGCATTTTGTGATTGTGCTAAAGTTGTGGTACCATTTAATGATGGTAGTGAATATGGTGTATCAACAAAGTATGATTTGGGAACAATTTTATCAACTAATGGAAGGTTGGTTAAACTGTAAAAAACTCTTTTGTTATAAAATGATGGGTTACCATTATCAAATAAAACATCATAGTTAATAAATTTTTCTATTAAATCATGTATTGAAACTAACTGGCTTGCCTTAACCTGTTCAATTGCAACATCACTTACATTTTCTGTCAAAAAGTTTGTTTTATTAATTCTAAACATTTCCGTTGCCAATAACTGAAAATTTCTATATTTTATCAAAATAGAATCTTCTGATGCTGGACTACCTTCAGGTCTTTTAATTATATTTACGTAGTCGTACTTACATTTTGAAAAATTTAAAAAGTGTTCTTCAAAAAGGTCCAAAACTCTTTTTTCAAAAATAGAAAATACTTCATCGATTTTTGTGTACTTTGTTATGTCACCGTTTAATGAAAAATTTTCTTGGTTTGGTTTGTCAAGAATCATACTTTTAAGATATTCATCAGGTGAATTGATACCTAATCTATTGTTGTCAAAATATCCATAATTAGGCATTGACCAAAACATTCTCACCGATCCATTGAACACCGCGGGATTGTTTTTAACTTCCGTCTTAATTTTTTCTTGTCCTGCGGGCCCTGAAAAACATTCGTATTTTGTCTGATTAAAACTCAAACCAAAAGAAGGTGTAATAAAATAGTCTCCACTTAAATCGTCCTTTACTAAAGTTGACAAGGTTGATATATTCAAAGCTCTATTTGGATCTGCCGGATCAAATCCAAAATCATAGTTAAGTAAGGAATTGTCCGACAAGTTCAGATATAATTTTTTACTATCAATAGTTTCTTGTATTTCTAAATCTGTATATGTGTCATATAGTTCTAATCCATTGTAAAATAAATTGAAGTCATTTGCCAATTTTGGATAAAACCCTAAATCCATTTTGGTTGCCGTCAAAAACCCTGAAGTTATATCTCTTTGTAATGATATTTCAACAGGTTGATTTGATATTGATGTAAAACCAGATAAGTTATATATTTTTGCGGGATTTTGTGTTATTGGGTCAAAGTTTTCGTTTGCGTTAAAATTGTCCCAAGGAGTTGTCATAAAGTCAAATCCTGTTTCAATCCAATTTTTATATCTGTGCCAAATAGACCCATATTTTAAAACCCAAGCGTATGGTAACCTGTGAACCGACCCAAACTTTTTAAACGCAGCAAACATGTAGTCCAATTCTTTTACTGCGGGTCCATCAAGAGTTTTGTATTTTTCCCTAAGTGTTGTTAGTGGTAACGAGTTTAAAAATAGGTATGCCGCCTCCTTGTATGGGTACAAATTTTTATTTCTAAAATTCTGTACACCTACAGATATTGCATTAGCAAAATAAGGTGTGTTCAACAATGAAGTTGTTTGATTATATAACAGTTCATTTTCATACTGTATATAATTTACATTACCTTCAGTGAAATATTGTTTATCATAGTTTTTACTTCTATCTTCATATAAAGCATACAATGTGTCCCTACTTGTGACAGTGTTAGATGGATCAGAAGGTGCTGTCTTATAAAAATACGTGAATGGTCTTACAAAATCAGAATCACTGTTTTGTTTAAAGTTGGCAGTCTGTACTATATCCGTATTATAAAATATAGTTTGGTTAGTGTTAAAAGCGTTTTTTGCGTCATTTTGTACACTAAGGGAATTCGCCAAGTTTTTATTAATCCAATCAACATTTACATATGGATAAATGTCTGTGTTGTCAAAATCATTATTTTTTGTTGTGGCCAAAAAACTTGTTATTTTAGAAGAATCCCCAACAACAGGTTGTGTTGGTGGTTCGAAGGATGATAAATAAAATGGAGTTTCTGTAACACTTTTCAAGTATGGTGTGTTATATATACCCCTTCTGAAGTTTTGCCAACTTTCACCGTTACCATCATTTGAAATATGTTTTAATATCAATTCAAAATTTAATGCGTTAAAATTATAACTTTTCAGAAGTTGTATTAGAAAAGGATTATCTGTACTCAAAGCGTTTTTTATATTCTGTGTTTCCATGTCCATGATAACATTATACACAGAATTTTCATCACTACCTTGTCGGTTTAGTTTAGAATAAAAAGCGTATGTAAGAACCCTTTCATATATTTCATATATAAATTTAACATCTTCAGTACTTGAAAACAATTCGAACGTAAGTGGGTACTCAACAGAATTCAAAGAAGTGTATGGTAAATTAATTCTTTGGTTTTGAGTTGTTATAAAGTTTGTATTGGTATTTCTTTGAGTAAACCCGTATAAATATTCTTCAACAAATTCTACTTCAGGCCAAATTGTATAATCATTTGATCCAGTTTCTGCGGGATAGTCACCAGGATATTTAACTTGATATGTTGTTTTGGAAGGATTTGAATTGTCTTCAACTATAAATTGTGGCCATGGAAATACTGGAGAATTTGCTCTTGCAATTTTAGGTCTGTCAACCGAAGCACTATTTGATACACTATCTAGTATTGCCCGTCTTCTTGTTGGATCATCCCTTTTGTTCCATGCGTTTTTATGTACTTCATCCAAAATTCTTAAAAAGGCTTCGGCGCTGGCCATCAAAATACCCGCCATGTTTTTAATTGTGGGTTTGAACCCTAAATTTAATTCAAGGGTATCCTTCAGCGCATTTGTTAAATCATTTTCAATTTGGGTTTTTTTGGTTTTTAATTCTTTTTCTAAATCATTTATTTTTTCTATAAAAGATTTGTCCCCTTCGGTTATACCATCAAAAACAAAGTAACTTTGACTTGGTAAAGAAGTTTGTAAGTCTGTTTTAAACTTTATAAAATTTGGGTCAGTACTTCCACTTGGTGAAGTATTATAAGCGTACTGATACGATATTTTATAATCAATAGGATCACTTGTTAATATAGTATTATCAGTTTTATCATAATAAAAATCCTTTATACTTATGTTCAATGGGATACTAGAATTAGTTGGTACACCTTTTATAGTATAATTACAGGTTTGACTAGTACCAAATGTCGGGTTTTTACTTAATTTATCTAAATTTTCAGATATAATACTATTCAATTTTGCAAAAGCAGCATTTTTTAATCCAGTATCATCTTCTATTTCTTTTTTATACCTGAAGTTTTTAACATATGTTACTGTATTATTTGAAGTATATGAACTTAAAACTATAGGCGCTTGTACATATAAATTTGTGTTATACCATGAATCTTTATTATAATATATTGTGTTTTTGAATTCACTTAATTGGTTTAAATAAACTTCACAATTTGTTAAAGCGCTTAATGATTCTTGATTTTGATAATTGTTAAGAATATCAGTGATAAACGTTTTTAATTTTTCTTTAAATTCATAAACAGTATACTCAGGTAGATTTTCATCAATCAATTTTTTCTTTTTATATTCCTTATATACTTCCCTTATTTTTTGATATCCCCTTGTTAATTTTGCATTTGTAGAAACATTGTTTTGTGTTACTGTATTCGGCGTAGATACTAAAGTTGTATTAGCCTCATACATATGTGGTAAAGCAAGAGTATCGGATAACTTTATTTCATTAATAACTGTAAATTGATATGGTTGAAATTTTAAATCAATATTAAAATTTCCCGTTTCGGCATCAAACTTACTTTTGAAATCCAAAAGTTGAAGTTTGTACCTAACGGCCTTACCATACCACCCTTTGATTGTTAACGTAAATGGTGGATATGGGAATTGAAAAAACACTCCATATGGTGAAGCATCGGCCAATTCAAATAATGCCCTACCTCTAATATCAACCAACGAAATATCTACCATTGTTTTCAAACTCATTTCTGTAGAAACTCGAATACTTTTAATACCCATTAAACCTGTGTCAGTAACTTGATTTTTACCTTCACTTAAAAAAGTTTGGTTGAGATAAAATTCGTTTGAGTTTTTAGGGTTCACAACCGCAGTTTGACTTGGTTGATTAACTCCTTCACCTTTAAGAGTTCCTTTTCCTGTATGTTGATCTGTATAACTATTATCTAAAAATTTTTTTTGTCCAGGATTAAGGAAATTGATAGAAGCAATTGATAGTGTTTGTAGGTCTGTGTTATTTGGTGTTGCACCAATTATTAATTTGGTCCTTGGTAGAACTTTACATTCCAAATTGGCATACATTACCAAGTTTTCATGTTTGACTGCACGTTCTTTTACATTTCCATCATTATCAATAATTTTATTAGGGTCAATAATAATGATATTTTGGTAATCAAAGTCTACTAAAATATTTTCATTGTCAATCGCCATAATAAAAATAATAATTTTCTATTGCATTTTTATAATCTTGTAAAGAACCAACCAAAGGAAATGGTACTTTTAAAATTGATCCATCAGGAATATTCCATTCTTCTCCACCAAATTGTGGATTTGCGGCCAATATTAACCAGCCAAAAAAAGGAGTTCCATAATATTGTTGGGAAATCTTGTCCAACCTTGACTGACCAACTTTATAAATATAGTTCTTATCTGAAGGTTTTGTATCCAATTTAACAAAAGGAACAATAATTTGTTCACCGTTTACCAAAAACTGATTGTATCTATTGAAGTATTGTAGAGCCATATCAATTTAATTTTACTTTACCATCAAAGGTATTTTTTTGGTTATTCCAGTTTGTTTGACTGTATATTTGACTTATTTGTGTTTTTTTGTCTTTGGTCAGACTATCGTTGTTATTTAAAGGTATAGTGTTATATAATAATCTTCTATCGGTACTATCCTCCAATACAAAATCTTTTAATCTAATAAATTCTTGGTCTTCAGAATCTGATTTTATTTTTTCTTTATCCCTTCCATATGTTTCGTCAAAATTTTTCTTCAACTCGTCAAACCTACTTGTCAATTCGGTCTTAGCCCCTGGTATTTGTTCTACCTGTGGTGTAGAAATAAACTCAATAAATAAAAGTTGATATTTATCATTATTTGTAAATGTTTGAGAAAGTAAAGTATAAAATCTTTTATCTTCATCATCGGGTAGTTCTGTCATGGGTACACAAGTTTGAAAACATTTTTCATTATCATAAAACTTTTCGTTTTGTAACGGGACAATTTTATTTACACTTTTTTGTTTTGCAACATCATTTAGGTTTTTTGCAATTTGCAAATAATCAGTAATCATTTTGTCAAAAACTGAAGTGGTACCCGTTAAATTATAAACTTTTACATTCCCGTCAGGTAATATTTTTCCGTCAATACCTGTAATGGTTTGGACATTACCTAATTTTTTGGTTGTTACAACATTCAATTTATTGAAAACTTTAATCAAGTTTTGTTCACTATCAACAATAGTATTTATGGGTTGTGCCATATCTCTTATAATTTCCCTTTCAACACTTTCAACATACGCCTTTAACTTTCTTTTAGTATCCCTGATTATGTTTTCTTGATCTTTTACTTGCTGAACACTTCTAAAAATTTTAATTATAGGATTAGTTTCATTGTCTATATCTTCTTTAATTTTACTACTCAATTTATTAATTCTTTTTTCATAATCATTTGGTTTACCGTAAATTTTAGTATCGATCGCGCTTGCGGTATTTATAATTGTAAAACCAGAATTGTAGTTTCTTTCGTAAGAAATAAGTTGTAACATACTGAAATTTGTTTGATCAACAATAGTACTATATTGGTTTGTACTTATATTAATATATTCTTTTGTTTGATCAGATAGTTGAGTGTAAATCTTAGTATAATCAATATCACCACTTTCAGTATCACCACTTTTAACAGTAGTCAACACAGTACCAATTGTTTCCCCACCATCATTTGTTTGTTCATTATTTTGTGTTGCATTTTCAATTGCTTTATCTACCAAATCAAGTAGGGCATAATTTAATTCAGTTTCTTCAGCTCTTTCATCATACATTTCAGTATTTGCGTAGAAATTAAAAGACAAAGCATTTTGTAAAGATTCTACAGGTCTTGATAAACCATGACCACCTATAAATTTCAAATCTAAACTTACTTTAGCAATCATAGGTTGAATACCTATACCTTCAGGGTTTATATCAAAGAATGGTGTTTCATAAGTTATTGATAAGTTTCCTGGTATTGCCTTTGTATGATAAAAATCCCCAACCCTAATAACTAACACAGGGGGAGCGCCAAAAGACGTGTTTAACGCATCATCATATTTTGGTCTACCATCACTTCCTATGACAGGTATAGTTTGCCCAGGTCTTACACACTGATTTAAAAATGTCAATCTTGCGTTCAGTCCTTCAGGTGTTATTGAATGGAAAGCAGGATTAAAAAATTTCAATTTGTCTTTAAGTGTTTCAAACACCATAGGATCACTATCTTTCAACAATTCGAAGTAATCACATTCTGTTAACAATCTTCTTATTATTTTTTTACCAATCGCTTGTTTAAGTCTTTCTTGAATGTCAGTAAGTGGTTGTGGTTTAACCGCTTGTGAATTAACTTGATCGGGCGCACTTTGATTGATATCGTTTGCGTCTGTTGGGTCTTGAGCACTTAAATCATCAACAATTGTTATTTTACTTATAATTGCCGCGTTAACCGCTAAACTAGGATAGGAATAAGGAATTGATGTTGCCGGAACTGTTGGTTGATTGGCAGGACTTACTATAGTTTGTGTTGTTAAAAAATCACTACCGTTTACGGGATTAGTTTTATTGGAGTAATCCTTTATTGTAATTTTACCTAAAGTGCCGCTTGATTGTATTGTTAGTTTTTTGTTGTCGATTTCAGATTTAAGTTTTTCAGTTAAAAAGTTTTTTGCCGAATCGGCATACTCTTGTGTTTTTCCTTCTATTTTTATATCAACAATATTTTTGTTTGATACAATACTTTTTACACCTTCAACAAAATCATTATTTATTGTATCAAAATTATTTTGAACAACTTTATTAATAAACAAAGTTGTGTCATCAGGAATATAAACATACTGTGTATTTCCTTGTACTTCTACAGCTGGCGGACAGTTAGCCGTAATTGTTGCAACATTCGAAACATAGCTGTTGTATTGAGATTGAAAATTAAAATCTTGTGTATTTGGCCCAAAAAAGAATCCTAAACCTTCATACCTAGTAATAAAATTATTTTCTTCTTCAGGTGTATTACCAATAGTCGAAGCGTTTTCAGATGAAGTATTTTCCGCAGGAATTTCATTTTGGATTTGTGCTAGTTCTTCCGGTGTTAACCTTGGGTCATTAAGTAAGTTTTGGTACATTTCCAATTCTCTTAATGGAAGTGTGTTAAATTTAGCCGCTAATTCATACAAGTCGTATTTAGTACAACCCGCAATAAAGGACTTAACTACTTGATCAAATTTTTCTTTTCCTAATTTTTCTAATTGTTTGTTTGCAATTAAATTAATGATCGATGGGTGGTCAACAACAATTTTGAAACCTAGTTTTCCTGCTCTTGTTGTATTTTTATAAGAATAAACAGGTTCAGGTCGACCTAAAAAAGGAACTTCATCAAAATTTGCAGTACTTCCATCACTGAATTCAACATCATATGGTGGAAACCACATTATTCTACCACCGTTTGGTCCCCTTTCACAAAGGGGAAGTTCATCTACGGTGTATCCTGGTCTATCAGAAGTTCTCCACGCCAAGTTTTCAATTGATATCATGTATTTTTTTGCACCCTTAGACGTAACATTTGTCGACCCAATTCCTTTGATAGGTGCAATATTAAGATTGTATGTACTATCTAAAACAGAATATGAAAATCTTCTATTTTGAGTTGTCATACCTTCCGACTTTTGTAAGTCATTAAATGTGTAGTATGGTGTGTCTTTTGTAAAAACTCTACAGTATTCAATACCAGCTTCTTCACCAGTAGAATTATCCAAGTATGACATTATTTTTGAACCTTTGGTTATTTCACGGTAACCGTCATGAAATACTTTACTGACTTGATTGATAGCATTTCCGGCGTGTTTTAATCTTCTTTTTCCGAATAGGTTGTCAGCAGAATTTACTAATCTTTGTGTATTATCAAGTATTGAACCTTGTTTAAGTCCAAAATTAGTTGATTCGTTGAATAGGTAAGATGTACTGATTTGGTTGAAGTCATCGTCAACTGATACCGCATCTCCTCCCTGTTTTACTTTGAATCCAGCGTTGTCTTTGAATCTTGGTGATGTCCAAACAAAACCACCGTCAGGTTTTCCGCCGTTTTCTGTTGCAAATCCATTCAATCCAAATTTTGCCTGTTCCATTCCAATACCTTCATATTGGTTACCCATTTCATCCGGTCCAAAAACTATAGCATTTGTAAGTTTTCCAAGTGAATTTACAGGAACAGCGTTCACAGGAGATGTTATAAATTCAGGGTTGTTTGCGTCAGATCCTAAATAATAACCCCCTGTAATTTCTGCACCAACACTTCTTAAAATAGTGTTAACACCTGCTATTGCAACGTTTCCTAATCCCCCTATTTGGTAAGATGGTCTAAATTGGTTTTTGTTTAACAATGCATAAAGTGTAGAAATTTGTCCAGCCCCTGTTTGACTTAATAGAGCCTTTGATGGTTGTAAGAATCTACTCGAGCCGTCTGCTAACAAATTAAACGAACCTGCGGCAGTATTTTGTAAAACGTTTGCGATTTGATTTCCTGTTGTAGGATTTCTATTTGTATCTTCATCGATAAACAAAGGTCCTTCTAAAGGTGATGAAGGACTAAAGTCCCCTCTTAATCTATCTAAGAAACTAACATTACTATCAGTAACTGTAATTCGATAATCTCTACTTCCTCCAAAACCACTACCGGCTAAAGCCGAAGGTGAAGTTAAATTTGTATTAGTTTCTCTAAAAAGTTGTCTTTCTTGTTCTGCTGCAGAGCTTGCATCAAAATTAGTAGAAAGTTTAGTGGCAGAAAGTCTTGCTAAATATGAATCACTTGATAAGGAACCGTCACTTCCTACAGGATTGTTTTGTGTATATAAAGAATAAGCATCGTAGTTTGATGGTGTAAAAAATATTGGGTCAAAATAAGGTTGGTGTACTTGATTTGCCACAGTATATTCCGTAACATCAAACATTTCGTTGAATCCCCCAACCGGTCCGTACTTGTTTTTGTTATATGCACTATCAATGAAAAATTCATTAACAATGTCAAGATTGGTACTTGATGGATTGTATTCACCATCATTTGATGAAGATATAATCGGATCTTGTTGTGTACCAATAACATTTACAAATCCACCGTTAGGTCCGTACTTATTTAAAACATAAAAATTATCAGCTTCATTAGTGGAACCAATATTAGGTGAATTTATGTTCGGGATTTCAGATAGGGTTTTTTCATAATTAACAGGACCCAAAGGAGCACTATAAAAACCTGACACATTATATGGGGGTAATGTTTTTGCAATTAACTTATCCCTAAAAGTTGCACTATTTTGAAAACTTAAACTTGTTTCAGGCATTATTCAATTTTATTAATAAATAGATTTTAGGAATGTTTTTTTAATAGTAATTAACACCTTTAATTTTTTCTAATCCCATTTTGATGTTATTAACAAATTCAGGTTTCAACACAACGTTTTCAATAACCCCTTTCAATTCATTTTGATTGATGTTAGTTGGTACGTTTTTTAGATCAACAACAATGTCTAATTTATGATTGATATCATTTGTGGTTTTAATTTCTGTTGGTGTTTCACTTGTTTTGGGAGTTTGAGACATCATTATATCCGTCAAGGCCTTTTCTCTTTCTATTTCCATCATAGATTTAGTTCCCAAATTTTCTGAAGTTAAGATTGGTTTTGTTTCTATTGGCGAAGAAACTAATGGTGTTTGTGGTGATTTAATTAATTCCATCATTTTAGCAACTTCTTCTTCAGTTTTTGGTCCATCAGTTGATGATATTATTGTATCATTACTATTTATTCTACCTATAGAACCTTCAGGACCCATGATTAATCTGTCGTTCCCTGGTAAACTCACAAAGTCATCTAATTTAAAAGTATTGGTCAAAAAGGTCCCCACGTTACCAAGAGCTGTTGTAAATCTGTTTGCTGCGCTTGTAAGACTTGGCATGGTATTGGTAGCTAAAGTTTCCATAGTATCAACAACTGTTTGGAGTGTTGGTTTCATAGCGTCTACCGCACTTTCTATTATTTTGATTTTCATGTCTACGGCCTTTCCCGCTTCATCGCTTAACTCATCTAATTTTGTAAGTGCAGTGGTTGAAAGTTTATTTGTGTTGTCGATGATACTTTGTATCATTTTTTCTCCGGTCTTTGAACCTGCAATTTGTGATGGTATTACAGTTTCTAAAGCTTTTATGGCTTGTGTAAATTTTGTATTTACATCCATCTGTTGCTCTATAAGTTTTACTAAATTTTTGTCTTCACCTGGTTTTGCTTGGAATGTATTTTTAATTTGATCATTTTGTGACTGAAGAAATTTCTGAAGTTGATCTCTCTCGTAAGAATTCATATCTTCAAGAGCCTTTGTTACCTGTTGACCATCTTGTTCATAAGTTACTTCAAATTTACCATCTTTACCTTTTGTAAGTAAATTGGTAAGTTTTTCCATTTCTTTTGGATCGGTTAATTGTAGTCCGGTTTGATTGATAAGATCTTGTTTGTCTTTCAACTGAGACATTGATATACCCATTTTTGATAACTCATCCGCACTGTAACCCGACTCAGAAGCAATTTCCTTTAAGAAGTCCATTCCAATTGCAGACATTTTACCCGTTTCGTCAACAAATTTAGATGCCATCTTAGCAATTTCTTCTTGTAACTTTGCCGGTTCATTTCTTGCTAAAAATCTGACTCTTTCAACGTTCATTAATTCTGAAGATCCTGTTGCCCCCAATCGTTGTAAAGTATTGACAAATGACTGTGCCTTTTCTGGTTTGTATAAATCTTCAGCAGATTTAAGTGCTGTAGACATATCTACACGTAACATCGCGGATTTAGCTGCCATGTCGGCTAATCCCATGACACCATCTTTAAAGTTAATTTTAGAAAGTGCCGACATGTTAGCATTAACCGACTTTGCAACTTCTTTTGCGTTAACACCAATTAGGTTAGCATTTTCCATTATTGATGCCATTTCAGAATTAGCTTCGTAAATTGATTTTCCTAGATTAGCGTAACTTGTAAATAAGTCTTTTGATTCTATACCAGTTGCCTGTGTTGTCGCAAACAATTCATCTGTTGCATTCTTATTAAGAACTAGTTGTGTTCCAAATGTAGCAAAAAGAGCTTCTTGTTGTTTTACTATATCAGCAACACTACCTCCTAATCTTGTTATTTCTGTAAGACCTTCTGTAAGTGTTTGTTTTAGTAAAAACGCCTGTTCCCTTCCTGCCCCTATAGTTTTTGCTAGCGTTGAAAACTGTTTGTCTATGTCTTCAACCATTGCTTGAATACCGGTGATATTCTTTTTTAAAGCTTCAGATACGTTTTTAAGAGTATCTGTACCAAAAGTTGTTCCTGATACAACCATAATTCTTTTTTAATAATAAATACCTATTTTATTGTTTTGGGTTGTTCATTTCAATGACCTTATCGATTATGTAGTTTCTTTGGTATGTAGGTATTTTCCAAAAATCCGAATATGGTATTCTTAAAAATTTAGCAAGAAATATATATTGATCAATTATATATTGTTTATATGTCGAAGAAAGGGCGAAAAAATTCAACCCCAAACGTTATCGAGGTCGACACGTTTTCTCCTGACGGGGCTATTGCATTTACTTTTAAGTCTAAACCAGGTTCGTTTTCTGAAATAAATTTTTTGATATACTTGGAATCCATTATCGGCATATTCTGAACAAATTCAATAATTTTACCTTTGTCGGTATCCCCATTTAATTCAACAATTTGTTCTTGTAAAGTCCACAATGTAGTAGGAGCAACTCTACCTTTTGGGTAACTTGATTCTTGATTTGTTATCTTACTTTTATCACCCAAGTTTAACAGTTTTAATTTTACGTTAGCATTACTTCTAGGTAAAATGGCAGTAAATGTTCCATCATCATTTGGTTTATTTTTTGGACTTTTAAAATTTATTTCGTCCAAAATAAAAGTGTGTTGAAATAAATTACCTGTTAATGGGTCCGTCAAATTCAAAGTATATTCAGGGCCAAAAGATGTGTTTCTTAAAAAAATTAAAATCGCTTCAATATCACCATCCAATAATTCTTCTGGTTTCAAATCAGGTTCATAAATTTTGTTTCTTAAAAGGGTAATTAACAAATTATTGTTTTTAATACCTGATGATAAAATATCTTCATCTGCGGCATTTAAGTAACCTACCTTAATACTTGATTTTTTACTTTTATAATAAAGACCTTTAGATGGTAATTCTACCACATCGTGTGGTAATGTAAAATTCATTTGACCGTAAAGTATTTCGTTTTCCATATTTTTTTTCTATAAAAATAATTCTAATTGTTTGATAGTAAATAAAAATCCATACTGTACTTGACAATATGGATTTGATATTTTGGAAATTAAATTTTAGATTTTAATAAACTAAAATTGCTCTGTCCATTTTTAGGTTCATTGTAATTTCAGTAGGACTATCAGTTCCGTATCCGACTGAACCAAAGTCAGCACTTATTGGAAATGCATTAACTAATATCCATCTTTCGATAACAACACCTGTTGGGTCTAACATTTCCAAGTCAACGTTTCTTTTATAACCCGCGGCGTAACCCATACGACCTGTAACTGATTCGGCAACTAATCGTACCCATTCCATAACCGCCTGAGCATTTGATGGTCCAATAGGGTCTAACATTTTTACACTTATATCACCCCAGTTAAAAGAACCCGCTACGTATGTTTCAGTGTTCAAAAATTTGATTGTGTTTGATGTAATAGTTATTTTAGGTCTTGATGCGGTTTGTACAAACCATTCATTAATTCCTAAATCAGTTGGAAACCGTAGAATAAACCTATTCTGTTTTTTTGGTTCATACGGTATCGGCATTTTCATTAAAAGATCAGCCATGTTATTATTTTTTTGTTTTAGTTTATTTTTATTTTATTATAAATATATCGATGAAAAAATTTTTCTATTTACTTCCATCTTTTTTTAAAATATTCTTCTACTAGACCGGTTTTCATATAGTTGTTTTTCTCCTCCTTTAGTATAATAAATATTTAAATCTTTTCCTATATCTGAAAATCTTTTCTTAATTGATTTAACATTTCTTTCATCATCATCTGAAAAACCAAATGAAGGTTTTTTAAATTTAAACAATCCACCACCAATTGACTCACTTCCAGTATTTACGTGATTTATAAATTGTGATTTTTGAAATTTTTTGGATGATCTAGTCATTCTATTATAAAATCTTAATAATTCGTTATATTTTTCTTCTTCAGGGTTCGCAGCAGACCCCTTACCGTGTGAAACGGGTGAAAATTGACATCTATCTAAATAATCATTAATTAACCAATTTTCATTTTCTATTTGTTTTAGGCCGGCAATACGACGATATTCTTTAAGGTGTTTAACAAGTTGTCCTTTTTCTACACCATGCATATTGTTTTCTATTATATATTTGACAGCCTTTTTTAACGCTGCTGGTGAATGACCCCTTGCTGTTATAATTGCAAAAACAGATCCACTATTTATCGCTTCAACAAAATCATTCCACACTTTTTCGGATGCTATAGGGGCATATTTTATATCTTCTAAAAACTTACGATCACCAGTTACATTGAAATCCCTAAATGGACTTTCATCAAAACCAACTATCATGTGACCTTCGTAATCAAAAGGTTGACTACCAACTAAAGTACGATACTCAGCAAAATCTTCGGTGTTCATTCCTATTACGTCACCATCTTCATCTTTCAAATAAATTAAAGTTGGCATTTTCATTAAATTATCATCCCAATCAAAAGCGTAGTACTTCATTGCATAAGATGGGTTTTCTTCAACAACTTCCTTAATAATTTTTTTAACTAAAAATTTGTAGTAATTCATATCATATAAATATATTAATTATGAAAAAAAAAGAGGGACGAATCCCTCTTTTAAAAAATCACATTTATATCATCATACATCTTCGAAAGAAGCACCTGTTGGTGTAATGTAGAATGTAATATCTATAAATTCTAGTGATCTTGTTGGTTTGATATATATCTTACCAGTCATCTGATTTCTATCTAGATCAGCCGTGTCATTTGATACGGTAACTCTAAAGTCATAAAGACCCCTATCCCTTCTGATACCATCTAATATTGGATTTACCGCATTTAGGAAATCTTGTCTTACTTTTTCATCGTTCTGATCAAACAATAATCTTACTGAAACTGCCGAAATTAACTTACGTGCTTGTAACAATAATCTTCGAACGTTTATTCTATCAAGTGCTGACTGTCTTACTTGTAGGGTTTTATTACCCCATATTACTGTACCCACATCTGAGAATGTAGCAATAGGGTTGATTCTACCAAGATAAAGAACATCTCTGTCTTCTTGAGTCAACTTCTTACGAGCTTTGATAGCGTTTACAATACCACGAGTATAACCCGCCGCAGCAAACCAAGGAAACGCAATGTTGTCTGTTAATGCTAAATTTCTGGTTACTTCAGCCGTTGGTGGTAGATAAATTTGTGTGTTATTTACACTATCTCTTGTTAACACCCACGGATAGTAAGTGGCGGTATAGTTAGAATCGATTCCTGTACCATCAAGATTATCAACCGCTTCTTGTGGATAAATCAAACCATCTACACCAGTTGTGGTAGGTAATAACAAATTGTAGTCAGGTGTAGTTGTTATATACAAAGAATCCGCTCTTTCGTTTTCTATCATATCTATTGTATCTTCTACTAAGTCACTGTTGTTAACATAGTCAATTCCTGGTGTAACAAATACATTTATATTAACCGCTTCAGGATTAGCAAAAGTTCTGATACCAAGTAAGTAAGCGTAATAGTCAGTGTTTGCGTATTCTCTTGTACCGTCACCAACAGTAATTTGTTTAAACGCTCCCCAACCAACTGCTGAAGGGTATCTTGTTGTTGCACAAGCCCCATTTAAGTAACCAGTTCTACCTAATTGGTATTTATCTGCGTTTGTTCTTCTTTCTCTGTAGATATCCCAACCATCGAATCCACCTTGTACAAGTAAAGTAAATTTACGAGCAAATAAACGGTAGTAAGGGTTTGTTTCAACAGTAGGTTCAGAACTGAAAGACGCATCACCTACGTAGAAACGAGGAGTGCCACTTGTTGCAAAAACGTTAGCAATTGTAATACCACTTGCGTTTTTGTCCATGTGGAACCCTTTAGTTCTATATAACCAAGGAGATGATTCAGTTGCAAAACATATGTTTGAAGGATTTCTTTTACCTTTATATTCGAAGAAACTTGGGTCATAACCGTAATCGGCACTTGTAGAAAACCCTAAGAAAGTTTTTCTTATATTATCACCTGATGATAATCCAGCATCGTCTGTACCTGATGGTGTACCAAAAGGTGGATTGAAAACTAACTCACCTGGGTAATCATATTTAGTTTTAATTATAGGGAATGGTGATTTTGCTCCTGCATATTCTCTGAAATTATATCCTTCAAATCCACAAGGTAATGAATCTATTGGTGCGTCTTCATTCATTTCAACCATTACATATCTTGATTTCAATTCAAACTCACCGTCCAAAGTACCAATTTTTTTGGCTATAAAACTATTTTCGCTTGGATTCATAGTACAGTTTGTGAATTTTTCTAACACAACAGGATTTGAATCTGTATCGTAGTAATCACGAATTAAAACTGTAAATGTTTCATTTGCGAAAGATATATCAGATATAGATATTTTAACTTCTGTGTTGGCACTGTTCCCGTCAGAAATTGTGTAAAATTTAAATAAGTTATAAACTTTGGAACCTCTAACTTCAGAAACAACCCATGGACTTTCAGGTGATTGATACTTTTCTAAGTACCAAGCAATTGATGTTGGATCTTCGCTTTGTGCTTCAGGTAATGATATTAAACCACATTTTAAACCTCGTATGTAACCTTTGTTATACGCCCATCTTAAAAGTGATTGGAATCTTTCTTCCACAAAAAGTGGTACCACATTTCTTGGTTTACCAAAGTTACTTGTTCCGAATACTTTTGTAAGATATTCTGAATCCGAATTTGCGAACGACGTAACAAAAGTAAAGTTGTTACCTAAGTAGTTAGTCGCATTTATTGCAAATTTAGCAAATGGATTTTTTAATACGCCCGAATATTGACCTGAACAATCCATTGTAACATCAGTCAAACCAGTTATTTCATATCTTGGGTTCACGTCATCGCTGTAATCCGCAATACCTCTTGATCTTAGTGTTGCAATAACCATGTCATCATAAAGAGTGTATGAATTACCGGTATAATAATATATCATACCTATAACTGTTCCTGAGTAACAATCAACAACAGTAGTAGTAGTTGTTGTAGTAGGAACCACAGGTGTTGGTGTTATACAAGGATTTGTAGTCGTTGACGTAGTTGTTGGAGGAATTGTAGTTGTAGTTATTGGATTAATTGATGTTAACCCTGAAACAACAGACCAAAATGAATAACCCGAATAATTACTATTTCCTGTGTTTTCAAACAAAGCATAGTACCAAGTATCATTAAATGGTGATAAGAAGTTTGTTAAGTTACTAGAAGGTGATGGTACATTAAACACATTTGTAGAAGCTGTATATCCACTTGACAACATGTCATAATCATCACCATCAATAGTACCGAAGTAAGCAATAGATGTATTTTGAGAAAGAGGATTTAAAATTCTTTGATATGTAAAAAACTGTAAATCTTCTAATAAAGTCGAAGTATTACCGTTGAACTGTTCGTATTGTGATGTTAACAACGCTTCTATTTCTGCAGGAAAGGCTCCGAAAGAAACAGAACTTGGTGAGTTAGTACAACCTGTAAATGCCACTTGAAAAGGTAATGTCTTAGCTGACACACAAACATCCTGACAATCTATTGTTACTGAACTCAAACAATAAGGTGCCAAAGTGGAAGGATCTAAGTTTGCGCTTGTAATTATTGACCAAGAAGGACCCGCATCATATCCCGATAAACCTAAAACTCTAGTTACAAATAATTGATTAGATTGTTGTAAATATGATTTGGCGATGTATGCCGCTTCATATTTAGGAATTTGAGTATTTACAAATTTTTCAGGTGAAGTAGGACCAAAGTAAGATTGGAACTCATCATAGTTTTTAATAAAAATAGGTTCGAAGGCCGGACCTTTAAGTGTTTCTCCGACAATACCTAAAGTTGTAACACCAACGCTTTGTGCCACAAAACTTAAATCTACTTCAGAAGTATAGACACCAGGTGAAACGAAAATTTTACTGTTAGTTGCCATATTTTTTAATGTTAGTTTATTATAATTTATTTTTTATATAAATACCGAGATTTTATGCAAAAACTTTACTTATATAAAACTATTTATATCTTGGTAGGTTTTTTTTCTACCTTTTTTCTACCTATGAATAAAGAACCAAAAAAAATAAAAAATTTAAAAATTGATCCAAAAGTTCACGATGTTCTTAAAAAGTATTGTGATAAAAGAGGGATTAAAATGTATAGATTTTTGGAAAACCTGATTTTAGAAAAATGTTCAGAAAAAAAAGATTTATACGGAGAATAGTTAAATTAGTTTTTGTTGTAATACTAACTTAGCGTTTTTTGTACCATCATTTTTTGTTACATCTATTTTTAAAATGTCATTAGTGTTGATTTGGATTTCTGAAATATCATTACCATAGAAGTCATCATTTATATAAACACTATATGTAGATATGTTATCGACTTCAGCAACTGTCATATCAGAAGTAAAAAATATTTTGTCTGAAAACGTGTTTACCCCAACTTTAAAAGGAAAAGTTAAATTTGTTGGTAACTCTTGATTCTTTTTTGGTTTTTGTTTCTTTATGGAAGTATCAGTTTCATAAATCTGCATTGTTCTTACAATCGCAGGTTGTACAACAAATTCATCTTCATCAAGTAAAAATCCCTGTAATGTCATTGGATATTTCTGAATATAGTATTTTCTTTTTTCTAAATCTAAAACTGATTCATCTGCTATGTCACCCATAACAATCGGAATATAATGACCTTTTATTTTTTGGTAAGCTTGTCTAGATGCAAAAAGTTCCATTATTGTTTTGTTGAACTCATTCAACTCTCTCATACGGTTACAAATAATCACTACAGTATAGTTTATTTGGATTGGTACAGGTTGGGGAATTTTATATATATCCATACCATGTCTTTGACCGTCCCAAGTAGGAACTTGAGCATAATGATATAATCTTTTGTTAGGAATATTATATTTTAATTGTGGATCACCAAATTTAACTTCGGGTTGTCTAACAACAGTAACAAAAGGAGGTTCAGCATTTTTATCAATATTTTGGAATTCCCAAGTTTCGGTAAACTGAGCCCAGTTCTGTGTTGTTATAAGAATATCAACGACAGATATTTTTTTTCCTTCGATGGATATTGTCATGTTATCTTTTACAAATTCCAAAAAACCTTTATCTAAATCTGCATGTAATAAACCTTTTGGTAAAAAAGTACCATGTTCAGCAATCATGTCTGCTAACTGATGTCTTCTTTCCAACGGACTTACACCATTTTCTAATGGTATATATTTTTTTATTTTTTTAGGTAATCCCATATCTTTTTATTATAATCCTCTGAACTCATTTGATGTAACAGGTGATGCAATTATTGTTCTATAAAATGGCTTATACCCTTTATATGTATGTTTTATATCAGAAATCACACGACCATCATTGACAACTGTATAATATCTTACAAAGTTTTCGCTATCGTAATAACCCACATAATCACCAAAACTTATTTCTATGTTTAAATCTTCCAAAGTTTTCAAGTAAACAGACATTGTAATGTTACCTGGTTCTACTTGATCAATTTTAGTAGATCCGATCATTTTATTTTCGGGTGCCGCTATAGCAACATAAGCATTAAATTCAACAGGAGGATGAAAATTTATACTGTCGGATAAAGTTTCACCATAAACATCGTCAGTTTTTGTTTTTGTTCTATCAACTCTATAAAGTACACAAGTATAATTCATATCACCATTTAACCACTCTTGACCCATAGATACTTCAAGTGAAAAATCTTTTTCACCAAAAAATTTACCTAATCTAGTTATTGGAACTTTACTATCCATTTTGATGTTTTATTGATAAATATCTTTTTTTTGTTTATTTTTTTAAAAAAAGTTTTGTCTAACAGTAAGCAATTAATAGAACACCAAGCATTAGAGCTATTAGATACATATAGTGGTGCCAACAATTATATTTTGTTTCTTAAAACAAAAAAAGAAAATAATAAAAAGTTTTACCCAACGAGAACTCAAGCCGACTATATAAACAATTATTATAATGTACAACCAAAAGTAGCAAGAAAGTGGGTGGACTTGGACACGTATTTTGCTAAAAAATTTTCGGAAGAAAGATATCTTTTAGAAGTACCTAATAAAATATACGTCGAAAAACTTTTAGTGGAAAAAGAAAAATCTTACCATATTTGGGGTAAATTTTTTGAAAAGGATGTTCTTTCAGAATTTTGGGTACCTAAATCCGCACTAATAAAATCACACACTACTGACATCGTTGAAATTAGTTATGATAAATATTCACATAGACCACCACTTTCACATCAAAAAGAAGCAATAGAAAAATTAGTAGGTTCAAGAAGGTTTATTTTGGCGGATGATATGGGTCTTGGAAAAACAACATCAACTATAATTGCGGCACTAGAAACAGGTGCCAAAAAAATTCTTATTATTTGTCCTGCGTCTTTGAAAATAAATTGGCAAAGGGAAATACAAAACTACACCGAAAGGTCTGTTTTTATATCAGAAGGAAAAAAATATTCAACAGAATCTGATTTTGTTATTGTAAATTATGATATATTAAAAAATTTTCACGACCCCAAAGAAAAAGAAAATTCATTACTTTTAAAGTCACAGTTCGAGTTGGTTATTTTAGATGAAGCACATATGGTGTCAAACGCACAAGCCCAAAGAACAAAAATTATAAATAGTTTCGTTAAAAACATAAAAAGGGTTTGGTTACTTACGGGTACACCAATGACATCAAGACCGATGAATTATTATAATCTTCTAAATATTATAGAAAGTCCTGTTGCCCAAAATTGGATGGCTTACGCAATAAGATATTGTCAAGGGTATCAATTTAACGCGGGTAAAAGAAAAGTTTGGAACGTTACTGGTGCGTCTAATTTAGAAGAATTAAAAGACAGAACGTCTAAACAAATATTGAGAAGACTAAAAGAAGATGTTTTAGATTTACCTGATAAAATTATAACACCCGTTTATTTACGATTGAGATCTAAAGAATATGAAAATCTTATGGGTGAGTATTATGATTGGTACGATAAAAACCCCAATGAATCTTCATCCCTTACAGTTCAATTTTCTAAACTTATGAAAGTTAGAAAAGTCATAGCAAATGAAAAAATAAGTCAAACTATAGAATTTGCAGAAAACATATTAGACCAAGGTAAAAAAGTAATTATTTTTACAAACTTTACTGACACCCTACAATCCATATATCAACATTTTGGAAAACAAGCGGTTTACCTTGATGGAAGTTGTTCAAATTCAGTAAGACAACAAGCGGTTGATTCTTTTCAAAATGATGAAAAAATAAAAGTATTTGTAGGTAATCTAAAAGCCGCTGGTGTTGGTTTGACATTAACATCTGCGGAAGTTGTAATTATGAATGACTTATCTTTTGTGCCTGCAGAACATTCTCAAGCCGAAGACAGAGCATATAGATATGGTCAAAAAAACAACGTTTTGGTTTACTATCCTATATTCGAAAACACAATCGAAGGTGCAATTTATGATATATTAAACCATAAGAAAAAAATAATAAGTACTGTAATGGGTGATGGTGATTCAGAAAATATTGGTGACGTTGTTGAAGAAATTTTAAATCACATCAATAAAAGATAATTTTTTTATTTTTCTTTCATATTTATAAATAAAAAAATTATGAACAGATATAGTGAAAAAAGAATAGAAAACGTTCTTCGAAGAATTTTAAAAGAAGAAGAAATAAATCTTGCTGCGGATGTGGAGCTTCTAAAGACACATAGTAACATACCTGGATGTGATCCTGCTAGATTAGATTTCCAAAAATGTTCGACTGAAGCTTTCAAAACATTACCAGCTCCTGAATTTGTAAAATTGTTTGAGAAGTTATCTCAACAATCAGATGAACCACTTGAAAATCCCATGGAAAAAATAGGGGATATGAATGAATCAAGAAGGTTTAGAAGTAGATACAGATATTAATCTAAAAAATTTCTTAAGACCCCACCAATAGTGGGGTTTTTTATTTATTTAAGTTTTTGATAACCTATCTTGTTTTAAGATGAGGTTTAATAAACATTAAAAAAAATAAAGTTATGGAAACAGTTATATTAATATCAGTTTTATCTACTTTGGGTGTGGTTGCGGTTGTAACATCAGTTGTGGTCACGTTTTTAAAGTTAAAAGTTAAGGTTGATAAAAACACTTTTTTTACTGAAGTTAAATCATTTCATGATTATATTGATCATATAGAAAGGGAAAGAAGACACTCACTTAGTGAGATAAACAATCGTATTGATGATCTACATAAAGATCTATCAATTAATTTAAACAACTATAGTGACGAAGTTGATAGAAGATTTACAGATTTAGAAAGACTAACTAAATTTGACATTTCAAACCTGTCAAGTCATATAGATTCGCGTTGTGATAAATTAGACGCAAAAATTAAAGAACACAAAAAATAAAAAAAACATAACCTCATCTAATTGACCCCATCTAAAATGGGGTTTTTTATTTTAAATGATATTTATTTTCAATGAACGTTACTTTCAAAAATATAAATTCAGACATAAGCAAGCAAGAAAAAGATCTACTTAAAACTTTTTGTAAGTTTTTACAAAAAGAGTATCCACTAAAAGATGACTTAGTAATTCATCTGTTGGGACAACGTGAAGGTAGAATGACCACAGGAAGTCAACACAAAGAAAAGGGAATCAAAATTTTAGTAAATAATAGAATGAACAGAGATATTCTTAGAACATTAGCACACGAATGGGTTCATAGTCATCAAAGAAATGTTTTAGGTAGAAAAAGAGGACCTGATATTGGTGGTCAAAACGAAGACGAAGCCAATTCTTTGGCAGGTTCACTTATTAAAACTTTTGAAAAAGAAAATCCTGATTTAGAAAATATTATTTTTGAAGGATTGAAACCAATCCAAGACAAAATTCAATTATTGGAAGAAAAGATTCTTATTCAAGATAAATTCAACATCCAAGAAAACTTCATTTTGGAAATGAAAAAAATTGGTATAGAAAAACTCCCGTATTCATATTCCGCAATGAAACAGTTTGTAGATCCTAAGACTATGAACATACATTATAATAAACATTATAAAGGATATGTAAAAAAACTTAATGATGCGTTAAAAAATAAAGAAGGGGAAATGGATTTAGAAGATATAATAATATCTATAAATAAATTTGACGACTCGGTAAGAAATAACGCAGGGGGAGCCTTTAACCACGCTTTATTTTGGAAAATGTTGTCACCAAAAAAACAAATACCAAAAGATGAAATCTTCAATAAGATTACCGAAGATTTTGGTAATGTAAAAAAAATGAAGGACCAATTTAATGAAGAAGCAAAAAAACGATTTGGATCTGGATGGGTTTGGTTAGTGATAGGAAAGAACAAAAAATTAAAAATATTGTCCACACCAAATCAAGACAACCCATTAATGAATATTGTTAAAGATGGTGGTTATCCGCTTTTAGGATTAGATCTTTGGGAACACGCGTACTATTTGAAATACCAAAACAAAAAAGATGATTATATCAAAAAATTTTGGAACCACGTAAATTGGGACTTTGTTAACGATCTGTATAAGAAAAAAATTGAAAAAAAAACTTTAAAAGAATCTACAGTTCGTAAAAAAGTTTTAAATGAAAGTAAAGAAGTTTTTCCAATCAAACCAAAATCCTTTAGGCTTATTATAAATAAAGCATATCCTTTTTGTGAAGGTGAGTTTCATCCGAATGGTTGTTTAGGTAAAATACAAACTGATGAATGTCAAACTGAAGATGGAATAATAGGTGGTAGATTTACAGAAGAAAATTATGGTGGTTTAGGAAATTGGTCTATTATAAATAGATTTGACACTAACAGTGCGGTACACAAAGAAATCCAAAAAATATGGGTCGAAGAAACTGATGGTTTGGAAAATTTTAGGATTTGGATTATGAATAATATTGATGACCTTGTTGGTAACGATGGGAGATTTACTGAACGGTTAGTAAATTTGAATAGCCAAACTATAATAGATGGTAGGGAAAATGAAAACTATGCCAAATCAGTTTTAATACAATCTTTCAAACTTAACCCACAAGAAGAAGGTATGACTTGGCAAATTAAAGAAAGATGTGCTGGTGATATAAGAGATAGAAAACTTGGTCAAGACTTCGATTTGATAATTGAAAACACTTCATACTTTGTTCAAGTAAAACCAGTTGACGTTAGTAAGGTCGAAAAAATTGGGTCTGAAAGAGGTTATTATTACAAAGTACCTTCTTGGCATAACCACACAAAATATAAAGAAGATAATGTTGACGTTATATTATATGTGGACAGACCTAATGAAAAATACATTATGTTCAGAAATGACTACACAAGAATACAAACTGTTGCAAATCCATCTACGTTTCCTAAGTTTTTTGTCATTTATTATGAAAATCCTATAAGTACAAACCTTTCATTAGATGTAATTTTAGAACCTACTAAATCTGAATCAAAACCTAAATTGGTGAGGGATGTGGATAAAGAAATTGAATATTACAAAGAAAGAATAGATTACTACAAAAATAAACTACGTGAATTAGGTCAATCTGAAAATATTAATGAAATTATTAAATTTTATAAAAAAAATCTTGATCAACTTATTACCCAATAAAAGATATTTATATAAAAAACAATCATCATGTCAATTATAAGTAATGAAGAAAGAGAAAGACTATACACAAGAGTCAGACACATTTTAGGAGCACCTTTAAGATCGGTTGAGTTGGAAGATGAACAACTAGACACTCTTTTGGAATTTTCAATAGAAGACTATTCACAATATATACAAGATTGGTTAACTGAAAGTCAGTGGACAAGTCTTTGGGGTTTGAACGTCGAAACCCAATCTTTAACCAAGGCATTCATGACCAAAAGTTTAGATTATGAAACACGATACACTTACGCGTATTCTAAAATTGTAGGTTTACAAGCTGGTGGTGATTGGGTTATGAAAAAAGACTACATTCAGTTACAAGCGGGCCAACAAATATATGAAATACCTGCGGGTAGAGAGTTAAATGAATTGCTCTGGTTCACACCACCTGAAATGAATAACTTACTTTTTGATCCATGGGCTTTTGGTGGTATAGCAGGAGGTGGAATATCAGGACCCGCTGGTTATGCACAAGTAGGAAACGTTTCAGGTAGTTACTTTTTGATGCCGGCATTCGACATGTTATTAAGAATGCAAGAAATAAACATACAAAGAAGAATAATTGCTGGTGATTTGACCTATAGAGTAACTGCACTTCCTGATGGTAAAAAAGCCGTTCATTTGATGAATACACCAGGTGGTAAATTTGACTTTGGTAATTCAACTTTGATGAAAGGAAAAGTTTGGTATTGGTATTATGACACTACAGACGGTGATAGAAATAAGTGTCTTAAAGACAATCCCGATATTATCAAGTTACCATCTGACGTACCATATGAAAAGTTATCGTGGAATGATTTAAATAATCCGGCACAAATTTGGGTAAGAAGATGGTTGGTTGCATCTGCTAAGGAATTATTGTCCAAAGTTAGGGGTAAGTTTAGCGGTAATCTTAAAACACCTGATGGTGATTTAACAATGGAATGGCAATCATTAGGTACTGAAGGTAAGGACGAAAAAGTAAAATTAGTTGAAGAACTTATTGGCGCTGAAGGAAAATTAACAAGACTAAGGCCGGATAAAGTTATGGAAAGAGAAGCTTTAATTGCTGAAAATCTTAACAAAACATTAAAGTTTCGTGCCATGCCAAGACAAATATACGTTATATGATGACTAATTTACCAACAAGAAAAAACATAATAAAATATCAAACATTGGTTGAAAGTTCTAAAGAAAAGGAAAAGGCAATAATAATTTCCAAAGATCAATACCATACCAATGATGAATCATTATTAATTGTTAAAGGTATACCTAATTGTGAAGTAACACTAAATTCTAAATTAACAAAAAGAATTATAATAAAATCCCTTACGACAGTTTTGGTAAAATCTGACGTAGGGACTATAGATGAAGAATGGGATGAATTACTTTTAGAAAAAGGGGCTTGTGTACAATTTCAATTTGTAGAAGGTAACTGGTATATACTATCTTCAGACGGTTTGAAAATGTTCTAAATCATTGGCCTTAAGATATTTTAACATAAAGGGATCTGCCATTTTATACATGTGGTATGGTGTTTCACCAACACGATTCCAAAATAACATTTCTTCCGCAGATATTTCCATAACATCTTCTAACTTGTCTTGATCGGCGTCATCAAATGGTTGACCATTTATTAACTCACACTGTTCTTTTGTGAAAAAAGGTCTGTCTTCAGGATTTTTAACTAATAGTCCATTTCGTACTTCTTGTTTAAAAACAACAAGTAATGGTTCCACTCTTTTGTTGAATGTTGCAATTGCTCGTTGTATGTTGTATTGACCTTTCATGGTAGGGTTACTTTCAAGATCTAACGGATCAATACGATAACAATTAAGTTGTATAATAGAATCTAAGTTTTCAGGAATAGGTCCACCATAAGTATCAATGTGTTCTTGAGACCAACCTTTCTTTGGTTTATTAACTTTTTGTACATCACCGTGTGAAGCCTTACTACCGTTGTTTACATAAAAGATCACATCGCCAAGATTAACATTAAGACCTTCTTTGATTGCTAATTCCATGTGTGCTTGACGAGACATTAAACTCCCAGCCTTTGTTGTTTGTTTACTACGAATAATATAATCGTCAATACTTTGTTTCACTTTTGCCTTGTTTGCAATATCCATTAACGGAATCTGTAAATCAAATATCTGTTGTACGTATTCATAATACCACTCAACAAACTCTTGTCCTTTACCATCAAGTAAAAGTTTGATCCCCTTATCTAAGAACTTCTCAATATAGATTGGCATTTTCTTAGACTTGATTGAGTTTCCTGTAAGTTTAATCTTACCTTTAGCTGTGATAAGTGCGTAGTTTTTTCGAGCTAAGTTAATACACGCTGGCCATTGTCCATCAGTATCAAGAGCCATCTCACCTCTCATCGCAAGATCATTAAACTCCATCACATCTGCTTCCTCACCTACATACTCCTTACCTTCTTTTACTTTCCAGTTGAGACCTTTACCAACATATTTTCTTTCCTCAACACCTTCAGGAACCGAGAAGTTAATACCGTCCGTGTCCATTACAAGAGGTGTATATCCACGATCCATAAAAAAGTGAATCATCATACGAAGATACTGACGACCCGTACAAGTTATCATTTCACCTTTATCCATATCACCCCAATGAAATACCTGTGGTGCCGATAACGCCCCGAACATCGAGTTGATGAAGATCTTAATCGGTAATTGTTTACGGTCGTAAGAAGTTGACTTTTTTTTATCTATAGACGCATATTCCTCAGCAAGTTGTTTGTATTTGATACGAGTGTTACGGAAGTAAGATAATAAACCTTTCATTGCACCTGTGACATCACACTCGGGAAATACATCGTGAACCAACTGAATGGACGGATATAGAGACGAGTAGTCAAGTTTTAATACGTTCTTAGAGTAACCTGTTCGTATAAGACGAGAAAGCCCACCTACAAAGTTCCCTTTGTCGTTCTTAGCAGGAATTGCTAATCCATGTTTATAAGACCAAGCTAACATCAACATTTTCCATAATGTAGCGGTACCCATCGTTGAAACCCTTTCATACGTTGTTGGAAGAAGTGATGCCAACAAGAATGATCCTTGATTGAATTCTTCGTCAACCAAGAGGGTTTCTTCAAGGTCATCGTCAAGATAACGCTCGATAATGTCGTCCCCCGTTGTTTTGATATAAACATTTGTATGTCTTGAACAAACATCATCAATCTTAGGATCAACACCTACCTTCTTGTACTTACCATTTTCTATGTTCAACCAATAATCTTCCTTTTCACGATACATAGAACCAATCTTGTCGTGATCAACATACACACGATCAGGAGCTTCAGCTTCGATATACTTTGTAATATACTTCAAACCAGCCTCTTTAATGTTTGAGTTAATCGCTTGAGCTCTACGAACTGAATGTAGAATGTCAATGATATTATAACCCCACATTTGTGTTTGAGTGAACTTTTCAACTTCGTTAGCAAGTTTCAACATTGATTCCTTTTGTGAAATGGATTTTTCAGGGTTCAGAGATTTTGCAACTCTTTTGATGTCAAGGTTTAGGATTTTACATCTTTCATAAATCCAATACCAGTCGAAGTTGAATGAGTTGTATCCTGAAAGGATTGAAGGTTTTTGTTCTTCTATAATATTAAAGAACTCTGTAATACCTCTTCGTTCTTCGTCTTCGTTTGTACACTCAATAACTTTTTTGAATCCTTTGTTTGTTTTGATTCCGATCATGAAGATACGACCATCCTTGGGCTCAAGTGAGGTCGTTTCCAAGTCGAATACCATTCTCGTAATGTCGTTGTATTCCTCAAATCCTTTGAATAGTCGTTTTTCCTTTGAGATGAGGTATTGTTCAACGGGAGGTAAAACCATTATTAAATCCTTTACATTATCACCCCAAGGATCAACACCACCTTCTCTAAAAAACTGAATAAGGTTTCTATAACCTTTCATGGACTTAACAAGAAATGTTAAACCATTCTCTAATCGTTCGTTTCCGTCAGTTCGTAGTTTTTCTATAATGATACCATGTTTTGTCATGGCTTCTTTTTGTAACGCCTTTGATTTTGAATAAAAGTTAAGATTACGTAAATCCCCCACCCAAGCAAATGATATTAAAGTATCTCGTTGGATTTGTTTTCCCTTTCCTGGAACTTCTTTAATTTTAAAAATTTTGTCGGATACATAGTCGTATTCTACAGATACGATAAATTCCTCAGGATCATTTCCCTGAAGAAACTGTTCAATTTCTTCTTGTGATATCATAATTATTTACTTTTGGTGTATTAGCTACCGAATAAGGTCGGCATTTACCTTCGTAAATAAATATAGAAGTAAAAATTACCTTTATCAACTTATGATAAAACAAATTTAAAAAAATAAAGTTGTGGTTGTTGTTGTGTTTGGTGGAAATGGGTTGGGTGAAATACAACAAGGGAATTCACTTACATAACAAGAATCATATGGTAAGTCATCAGCAATAAAACTTTCTTGTACATTTATAAATAACTTTTCTCTAATTGGTAAAATTAATACACCGTCATCATTTCTAAAAAGAAATTGACCTTCGTATCTTCCGACTTTTTTTGTGTCTTTGTTTGTAAATTGATAATATATATAATATTCAGGGTCGGCGTTTGGGTCTAACAATTTTTTGGACACAAATCCTGCCGGTCTTGTAACAATTTTAGGTATACCTGTTTCTATGTCAACCATAGAAAAAAACACAGCAGAGCTTTCAATTAGATCCATCATCTTGTTAAAATCACTCCTACCATCCTTAACAACCTGCATTTTCAACAAAGGGAGAGTGGCATTCTTTTTAATAAAAAATTCCATTAATTGTTTTTATTATAAATATATCAATCAACATTCTTTTCTTAATTTAGAATCATAAAAGTCAAATCTATTATGTTCTGTTGGTGTCAATAGTAAAACAGATCCAAAAATATTTCCTTTGATTGTTTCTTGATAACAATGGCTCATCAATGTTTGTTCATAAGGATTTTTAAATTTTGTTTTCAGATAACAATTATAATTACCATTTTTAGTCATAAGTATTGGCCAATTTGATAAATAAATTTCTCCTGATGCATATGCTAAACCTCTATGTGATTTTATATGTTTGAACTCTAAATTAGGTGAATTTGGGTCCAAACCTTGTTTTGGTAGACTTTTGTTTTTTGGCCAATGTTTTTCCCTAAATGTTTGAGGTACATTGTACCAAGCCCACTGCTTATCATGACTTCCAAAAAATTCGGTAAAATTAAGTTTTAAAAAATCAAAATTTTCTTTTTTTATTATTTCTTGAGTAATATCAAAAATGTGTTTAATGTATCTTGAAAAACCATTTTTACAAACACCGGAATCTTTTTTGTAAAAAGCCATATCATCTTCAAAAAAATAATAAGTATCCAAGTCATCCTGTTGGTTAAAATGTTCGGCGATAAATTGTCTGCCACCAGTTATGCCTATATTATTTTTTTTGATATGTTCAAAATCATATAAACTACACAAATTTTTGTATTCTTTACTTGTAGTTAAATCTGTAGAATTATCCAATAAAAACTTTTTAGTTTTACTTAAAAACGAAGGATCGTATTCTAACATAGATTCAATCAAAACTTCAAATTGTTTTGGTGAATTAAATGTTATAACATATAATCCGACGCCTCCAGAATATGATATTGGTTTTTTTTCAAACTTCGTAACCGAAGTGTTTTCTATAACAACTTGATTATTTTTTATGTCTTCAAAAAATTTATAAACTAAACCATTAGAATCAATTTTACAAAAATCTATTATGGTAGGTAAGTTATAGGTTAAAATAGTAAAGATACTTTCTTCTGTTCCCATGTATCCATCAGAAAGAGTACTAATTAATGTTTGATAGTAATTAACATTCATTTCAGAAATTAAATGCTTTGGGCCACCAAAAAATCCTCCCCTACATACCATATCTGGTTTTTTTCCTATGTAATCCGTCATTCCTTTTATTGAAAATCCGTGTATTTCTGTATCTGTTTCATAAGGAAATGCTAAGAAAGTAAAGTTGTTTAATAATTTGTCAATTTTTGATAAAACATCGTCATTTGTAAAATAACCTAAATTTACAGTATTTGTAATTCCCGCATCAATCCAATATAACTTTTCAGAATTGAATGGATCAAGTAACATCGCGTCATGTAATAAAAACATTTTGGACATGACCAAAGGATTGTACATTTCTAAAGTTGATTGGGTCGAATCTTTTAACCACCCAACTTGATTAAACCATTTCGGGTCTTTTCTTATGTTTTGAATTTTTTCAAAATATTCGTTGTTTCTAAACCAATCTAAGTTTCTTGTGATAAATTTTGTTTTTGTTTTGTCCCTATTTTCTGATAATACAAACTTATGTAATTCTTCATCACCAAAAATAATAAGATTACAATCTATTTTTAAAATATCTCTAAATCTTTCTAAATAGAAATCAAAATTTCTTGACCACCCTTCTTTAAGGTCACCTCTACCTATATCCCACAATCCAGTTACTAAAGTTATCATTATTCAAAAAGTTTTTCTAAGTTTAATTGTTCCAAAACGCACGTTATATTTTTATCCACCCTACAATTTTTTTCAAACCAAGATCTTGCATTTTTTGAAACGAAATCTAAATATTCTTTATTATTTTTTACTGAGTTCCATTTTTTTATTAAATTTTTTTGAAAATCTTCGTTGGAAATATATTTTGGATTTCCGTCAATTGAATAATCACAAAAATCATAACAACTAATATAATGATAGTTAGGTATCAGAGGATCTTTGTATTTTACGTTTACTGCTGGTCTTATTACAGGTACTCCAATTCCAAAACATTCTATATCTCTATTACACATTTCATTACCACCTGGTAAACTCAATACCGCAGAATATTTGGAACTATCTTCTAAAAATTCTAAGTAATTTAAAGTCTGATTATTTTTATTTTTATCAATTATTAATATGTCTTCTTGATTTATTTTACTTACCATTTCTTTTCTGAAATCCCACATCCAACCCCTGAAATACAATTTATTGATTTTTTCCTTGTTTAAATTTTGTTTGTATATGTTATTAATTTCTTCATAACAACAATCAAAGTAAGGTCCATAATAAAAAGGGGTAAAAATATCGTCCATGTTTTTTGGAAACTGTAAGTCAGAATTATTTTTTGAAGTGTCCTTAAAGGTAAAATAATCATAAAAATTGAATCCGCCGGGATAAAAAAATTGAACCATTTTATTAGCCTCCCAACCTAAATGAGACATGAAATGATATTTCCAATTATCAAAAAAAGAAATCAAGACATACTTTTTGTTGATAGGGTTCACTATAGAAAAATTCATGCAGCTATAAATTCCCCCCTGACCATACTTCCCAAAAGAAGTTTCATTTTTTATACTAAAATTTATTTCAGGATATTTTGTTTTTAAACTTTCATAAAATTTTTTAAAAAAACTTGTAACGTAAAATTCATTGTTACCAAGTCTGAGATCCCTAAATTCGTGCCTAATGTTAAGTTCCATCATTATAAATTACCTGTTAATCTGTTACACCATCCCTTGGATTTAGAATAGGGCCAAACAACCCAATACTTGGGTTTTTCAGTTGTATCAAATTCTCTCCATACTTTACAATAACCATCAGGATCTTTTTTCATTTGAATTATTTCTTTTACATCAGCATCATGTCTAAATAATGTTTCATCTTTTTCATTATGAAAGGCAACAACCCAAAACTCATAATCATTTTCAGGTACGTCATTAAATGATACATCAATACAGTGTTTGAAAATCATTGAGAAACTTTTTTCCCATTCTTCTTCAGAAGAAAAATTGTTTGGGTTTGGTGGGTAATTTTTGTCTAAAGTATATTTTTGAACCGCCCTTTTTGAAAACAATATTCCTGAATATTTTTCATAATCTCTTAATGTTCTTTGTTTTCCAAATCCATAAGAGTCTGACAAATTCCCAAGTTCTTCACCGTCAACACCTAATAGTTTTCTGTTTTTAGAGTGTGAAAAGTCATTTTTCAAAAACCATTCTTTATCATCATCCCATTGTTTTGTTCTACCCTTTCTTGTGTATTCATGCCAAATGACCACACGGTGTGGGTGAAACAAATCATATCCATGAGTAAATGCTCTTACGGCGATTGATATTTCTTCTCCATGAAAATAATATTCAGGATCGTGCTGAACTTCTTTAGAAAATTGACCCAAGGTAAAACAAAAATGTGCGGAATAAAATCTTGATGGTACAGGACCATCAAGTTCTTTCCAATTAGGAATTACTTCAGGTAAGAAAAAAACACAACCTTCGGGTGTGAATCTATCGAAAGCCATTCTCCAAGGTTCATTTACCCTTCCTGTTGGATCGTTTTCAGGATCGAATGAAGAAACATAACTTGTTAGTAAAGGTTTTTTAAATCCTTTTTTCTGTAAGTCTTTAATCATACCTATTAATGTTTCATCCCAATTTTTTTCAAATCTCATGTGTGAGTCAATTTGAAGGGTATATTCTTCATTATTGTATTGTTGTTGTGTCATGTTTCTTGCCCAACAAACCCCTTTGGATTCTGTGTAGGGTATGTTGATCACTTTGAATCTATTGTCGTTTTCAAATTCAGATAAATCATCAAACCCATCTTCTATGTGATATTGTCTTGCAATTGAAAAAATTAAATTTTCGGGGTGTTTTGAATTTTCAATACAGTTTTTAATTGTGGGTAATAACTGTGGATCTCTGTAGGATGCAATTTGTATAAAAATTTTCATTTAGTTTTTTGAATAAAAATACGGTTTTTAAATTCAAAATAAATAATTTTATGGACAAACATTAAGCACACATGGTAAACCAACAGTAAGATTTACGTTGTTAAAATTGGACGGGTTCGAACCACAAAAATACAACGTACTACCAAAAGGTACTGGGACAAATGTGTTAAGATTTCCAAAACAATCTATAAAATCAAATGTTCCACCATCCATTGTGTTTGACCTTACTGAAATACAGTTACAAGAAGTGGGTAAAGGACTTGGTGTGGGGGTAGGTGTTGGAGTAGGTGTTGGTGTAAAACAATTGAAAAGTTGAAAGGTTTCACAAGCATCAGAATCAATTATCTTTAAAATAATAGACGATGAATTATTTAAGGGTGATGGGACGTAAAAACTATACGTTGGTGGACAACTAGTTAATCCGGTTACAAAAACACAGATTGTGTTTGTTATATCACAAACATATATATCATATGGTGGGGTGCCTGTTATTCCTGTAATTGTTATTTGTTGTGACACTGTTTGGTTTTTTTTAATAAATACAAACTTATATTATTTCTAAGATTTTTTGATAAATCTGTAAAACAGAAGGATGACACTCAAAAGTTTTTTTTCTTTCTAAACAATTAACTAAAGATGGTATTCCTTGTATCGATCCCCATTCTCTAACGCCATACTTCATATCAGAAGCACAATGTAAACCACAACCCCCTCTAACATAATGATACTTATATTCTTGTGAACCATGTCTATATGGTGCTCTGAATTCAGGATCTATTGAGCTACCAAGTTGTAGTATTTCACAATCTGTTGTACCGGCTAAATGTAATAGTCCAGAGTCCATAGTTACAAAACAAGAACAACCATTTAACAGATACCATGTTTCATCCAAAGTTGTTTTGTTCATAAGATTTAATCCAAGTTCTATTTCAAAATTGAAAACGGGTTTATCTACATTAGACCCACCTAATTCAGAAGAATCTTTTCCAACAGATACAACGTAAATTCCTTTTTCATTTAAAAGTTTTGTTAATATTTGCCAATTTTTGGCCGGCCATGTCCTTGAATTCCAATTTTGAACGGGGTGGATTAAAACGTATTTTTTTGGTAAAATGGGTAAGATACAAGCATCTGGTACATAATCCAAAGAAGATTCTTCTTTAGTCAACATAAATCCTAAGTTTATTGCGTGTAGTTGTCTTATATCCATAGAGTTGTGCTTGTTACAAATTCCATTGTCTTTGTATGACACATCAAAAGTTGGAAAGATATCGTAATCTTTTTTCAAATCATCAAACAATTTTGGGTTGTATTCAAAACTGTTTTCAACGTATGATAAGTTAGTAAATAATTTTGGGTGGTGAGAAACTACCGAAACTTTTTTATTATAAGTATTACTTATTTTTTTAACCACAGGTGTTGCACATAAAGTGTCGCCCAAAGCACGACAACCTGTAACATCAATACAAATTTCTTTCATTAATTAAAATATAACTTAAAGAAATATAAAATGTAGAAATTTTATATTTGATTTTACAAACCAAACCTTGATTTAGTTGTATTCCATATTGCAGATATTTGTCCTGAATTGAGTGCAAAGTCATATATACCAACAGTACCTAACAGTCCGCCCCAATAATCGGGAAGATCCCATCTTCTCATCAACCTTATTCCTCCTTGAGATGATATAGGAGTACCAGTGTAATTTCCTGTACCAACTAAAGTATTATTAATATATAGTTTCAATGTGTTACCATCATATGTGCCAACAATAAAATACCAATTATTTGGACTTAATGAATAGGTTCCACTTTCTCTCCAAGCCCCATTGAAAAACCCGGCGTTAAATCCACTATTATTCACACCAATTGAATAATTTATGTTGCTTGTAGTACCCGGATAAATTTCAGTAACAATACAAGGTGCTCCTCCGACGTTTGTACCATCATAATAATTCCAAACAGAAACCGTCCAATTACTCAAATTTGGTAAACTCGTGTTACATTGGGCGTATTGACCACTTGACGCGTTGAAGTTAAGAATTCCACCAAAACCAGGACCGTAAGATGGTCCATTAACTAAGTTGAAAGTTTTACCTCCTATTGTATCAATCCAAACGGAACCACTTCCTGAATAACTAGCAGGGTCACCAGCGTCTAAATATAAAACTGGATTAGGATAAGAATTCCAAAATCCATTTACTGTAAGTGCAGAGGATGCTAAAAATGGATCTATATAATTTGTTCCTAACAAAATATTTGTTATGTCTAAAAATTCATTATCATCAAAACCGTTGGTTCTAAAAAAACCAACAGAAGCGGTTTGTCCAAGCACAGGTGTTGGTTGACTATCATTTGGTACGGGTTGTGCAATAACATAACCTAAATCTTCATCAGGACCATTCCACCATTCTAAACCAGTAGAATCAAATCCTACGGTTGGGAATCCTACCGCCAAACTTCCAACTTGTATTGTACCATTTATTGTTGAGCCAGTATTATATGAAAAAGGTCTAGATGTTGACATAACTTTTTTTAAATAAATATTATGTTTCAAAATTTAATTCCTTAATATCCGAATCTTGTTTTTTGTGCATTCCAATTTTGACTTACTTCTGAAGAAGAAAATGCTCTATTATAAACTCTAACCACGGCAATTTTTCCATTCATGACTAAAGGTGCATTTGGAAAATACCCAACATAAACAGGAGTGTTATAAAATGTTATTGTTCCTGATATAGTCCCACTAGCCCACAAGTTACTATTAACATAAATTTGTTGTCTTCCACTTTCAACAATACCAACAACATAATACCAAGTATTGGGAAAAATCACAGTCGATGTAGTTTGTATATTGTAATAAAATCCCGACATGTTCCAACCTAAAAATATTTGTCCCGTACCCGTGTTTCTAAGGTGAGCAGAATAATATGGGTTGTTAAAACTTGAATAATCATAACTAAAAATTGGAATATCCCCACTATTACTTGCAAAATTAACCCAAGCCTCGATTGTATATTTCTGATTATTGAACGTACCAAACCCATTTGACGTAACTACACATTGATCGTCGGTTCCATCAAACTGTATTGATCCGCCATTTCCCGAATCAAATGTTGGTCCATTAACTAAAGTTGTTGTAAATGAATTATATGATAAATCATACCAAGAATTTCCAGAAGTAGAATATGATGGGGTGAAAGACGCGTCTAAACATAGAGTCAGTCCTGAAGTAATTATTGGGTCATAGTCTTTATTTACACAAACATAATTCGTTTGTGTGTTGAACCAATTCACACATTGTGTTGATGTTGAAAAGTTTTGTCCTAAAAAATTATTTGTATAATTTACAAGATCAGTTCCTGTTTGATTAGTATAAAAAGCAAGTTTACTACTTTGTGTTGGCTCGTACCTATATACAGTATAACCACCAGTAACAGGTGTAATACCATTAAAATAAGATGTGTTGGTACTTGGTCCTTTTGGAACGTCACCAACACCAAAATACAAATTTCCTTTTTTTATTGATCGAGTATCCCCTGTTGTTGAATATTTAACTGAGTTTGGCATTTATTGTTTATTAAATAAATACTTTAATTTATTAAGTCTAAACTTATTTTTTATTTATGCAAAAAATTAAAATACTATATCTAACGCCACATTTATCAACTGGTGGTATGCCACAGTTTGTCCTAAAAAGAATTGAATCACTTCTGAAATACAAAGATAAACTTGATATTTTTTTAGTAGAATATTCTCAATTTAGTGACACATATATCGTACAAAGAAACAAAATCATTGATTTATTAGATGTAGGTCATTTTTTTACTTTGGGATCAACAACAGAATCAAGTAGAAAAAAAGAACTTTTAAAAATAATTAAGGATTTAAAAATAGATATCATTCATTCAGAAGAAATACCCGAAGCCTTTGAAAGTTTTAATAAAATTACATTGGACATTTTGAACGAACTTTATGATAATCAACGATCTTGGAATATTGTTGAAACGTGTCACAATGTTTGGTTTAACCCAAATAATAAAAAATTTCATCCTGACGCATATTCATTCGTTAGTCCTTTTCATTTTACCACTTTTGAATCTGAAAGATCACTTAAAGAACTTCATTTGTACCCATATGAAAACAAAGTCAAACCTATTTTAGAAGAATTACAAATCTATTATGAACATCATAAAATACCTCTTTTGAAAAAAATAACAGAAAGAGAAAATCTTGGGTTGGACCCAATGAAAACACACATTCTTAATGTTGGTCTTTGGACCGAAGGAAAAAATCAAAAAGAAGGTATCGAAGTTGCAAAATTATTGGAACATACTAATCCCGATTTACATTTTCACTTCATAGGAAACCAAGCCCCCAATTTTGAATCTTATTGGAAACCAATAATGGAAAACTTACCTTCAAATGTTACGGTATGGGGTGAAAGAAATGACGTTGATAAATTCATGGAGTCATGTGATGTTTTGATGTTCAATTCAACATGGGAATGTAATCCTTTGGTTGTAAGAGAAGCAATCAACTACGGAATGAAAATATTGACCAGAAACCTACCTCAGTACATGGGGATGTTCGACAGATACATCACAAGTATTGAAAATGATGATTATAAAAAAATATCAGAACAATTATTAAGTTTAATTGAAAAAGAATCTTCATATGAAATAGAAACCCAACAAGATTTTGGGGAACAATTATATTCATTTTATAAAAGAGTTTTAGAAAATGACAAAGTACAAAACCAAAAACACAAAAATGATTACACGTTTAATCAACATTTTGTTGTTAATCCTTTTTTGGAAATATTGGGTAGTACTGAAAACAAACTTGATATAAAAATATATGATGAAAATAATTTAATTTATTCAAACGAATTACCAATCAACCATTGGGTAAGACTCAATACGGAATATTATGTACCTTGGAAAACCGAAGTAAAAGAAAATGGACAACTAATTTATAGTAATTTACTTAACTTGGAAAATAAAAGAGTCTACATATCATTCGGTTCAAAATCTTTAGGGGATACCTTAGCATGGTTACCATATTGTGAAGAATTTAGAATCAAACACAAATGTAAACTAATCGTTTCTACCTTCATGAACTATTTGTTCAAAGAACAATATACAGAAATTGAATTTGTCGAACCGGGTGTTATTGTTCAAAACATATACGCACAATATAGATTAGGTTGGTTTTACAATGAAGATGGGACTATCAATTCAAATATCCACAAAGTCGATGTAAAAAAACAACCATTACAAAAAACGGCTTCAGATATATTAGGTTTACAATACAATGAAATAAGACCAAAATTAAAATTACCTAAAATAAAAAAAGAAAAAAAAGTTGGTATTGGTTTTCATTCAACTGCTCAGGCAAAATATTGGAACAACACAAATGGATGGCAAGAAGTTGTGAACTACCTTTTATCCCTTGGTTATGAATGTGTCATATATTCAAAGGAAGGTAACGGATACATGAATAACAACTATCCTGAAGGTGTAAAATTATTTAAAGGGGGAAATCTACAAGAAGTAGTTGATGATTTATCAACATGTGAATTTTTTATTGGTCTCGGTTCAGGTCTTAGTTGGTTGGCTTGGGCTTGTGAATTACCTATTGTTTTAATATCGGGTTTTAGTGAAAGATGGGCGGAAACAACTTTAAATACATACAGAGTCATAAATGAAAATGTTTGTCACGGATGTTTCAATTCGGAAAGATTGGATGCTGGTGATTGGAATTGGTGTCCATTACATAAAAACACAGATAGGATGTTTGAGTGTACGAAAGAAATTACTTCAGAAATGGTCATTTTGGAAATAAACAAAATAATAAATAAAGAATTAATGATTGAAAAAAATGAAGAAACTTCATTCGATTGGGGTAAAAAAAGTGATTGGTATGTTAATCAAGCAACTAAAGAAATATTTGAAAATAATACATATGAAAGATTCTTTGAAGTTGAAGAAGGAGATATTGTTGTAGATTTGGGCGCATCTTTAGGTCCATTTACATATAAAATATTACCTAAAAATCCAAAACAATGTTATGTAGTTGAACCATTATCATATCAGATTGAAGTTCTTCATAAAAATGTTGGTGAAGATAATGTAAAAATTATACAGGGAGCAATTACTGATAAAAAGAAAATTGAAATCAGTTGGGATGGAATAACTGAAAGTGTTCCTACATTTAGTTTTAAAGAATTTTTAGAAAATGAAAATATTAACAAAATTGATTTTTTAAAATGTGATTGTGAAGGTGGGGAATACGATGTTTTTCAACCAAGCAACGTAGAATTTTTAAAAACAATTCCTAAGATTGTAACCGAATTTCATTTAAGAGATGACGAACATTTTAATAAATGTAAATTTAAATGGTTTAGGGATAATGTTCTTTCTAACTTTGATAATTATGAAGTTTATTCTGTTGATGGTGTTGATATTAAATGGGATTTATTTAATGATCATTTTTTAGAGTGGTATTGTGAAGTAATATTTTATTTTGATAATAGAAAATAAAACTTAAACCCCACCTTTAAAGTGGGGTTTTTTTATGCTGAACATGGATTAACGTTTATACATTCTGTACAATCTAAATAGTTACCACTCGATGTTATTGTCGCAGGACCGGCAACTGCTAAACCTACAGTCCAACAACGTCCTAAAGTATCAACAAAAACACTTCCTGTCGGTCCATTGCTTAAAACAACTTCGTTAGGTAAAGTTCCACAACAATCTATTGCTTCGTAAAAGTCAGGACAAGGATTCGCGATTAGACATCTTACACAATCGATGTAGAACCCACCTAACGCATAGAAAGTTATCGTTGGCGTGTCAACTAATTCCCAACCTAAAACTTCCCAACACTCATAAACATTAGGTGTTCCTGGTTGACTGAAAGATATCGTGGTTTCTAAACCAGTTAAATAAACCATAGGTACCGCAACAACTTCAACGTCACCTGAACAACAATTTCTTACTGTGGCATAAATTATTGTGTCATCTTGACATGGGTTGGAAGCTAAACACAACTCACAACTTGTGTAACTTGTATCATGAACAATCCACGGAGCGGTCACATTTTGACCTGTCGCTTGATCTTTCGAAACTGTCCAACAATTACCCCATGTATCAACAAATACTTCACCTACAACTGGTGTGTATCCTAAAGATGCTGCAGTTACAAAGAAAGGACCTCCCAAAAACTTACAACAAGGTTGTAATTCAAAAACATTAGGACATGGGTTACCTGTTAAACAATTCAAACAATCTACGTTTCCATAATTAGTGTCAACATATACGATACCAGAAACTGGTGATACAGTCAATGATGTTGCGCTCCAACAGAATCCATAAGTATCAACAAACACATCACCTACATTAATACCAGGTAATGAACCTGTAAATGTTTCAGGGGCCTGTTCACAACAAGATTCAAACACTATATTTTGAGGACATGGATTTGCTGTTATACAAGCCGAACATGAATTATAAGTCGCGGAAACTATTCTTGTATAGTCAGGAGCATCACCCGTTTTTTGTAAAATTTCCCAACAGTTTCCTTCACTATCGGCATAAAAATCACCGACTTGTAATGTACCTTTTGGAATTACTTCTTTGATCAAAGGATCACAACAATTTTGTGCTACAAGATTTGGGGTTGGATCAAAAGTTGGACAATATCTATCGGCGTTAAGCGTATAACTGAAGTGTAAAGTTCTATCACATTCACTTTCTTGTGTTGTTGAAATATTAACTGTTAACATAGTATCACAAGCCGGTAGGGTAACGTCTATACCAACTTCTAAATTAAAACAAGCCGTACCATTACCATTTAAAATAAGATCAGTAGCCGGTATCAATGTATTTGCAAATATAATTGCACTAGAATCAGAACAACTGATATAAGACACTCCAACTCTTATATCATCATAAGTTAAACATGGATTACCACCCTGATTTATTTGTGTTATTGAACCACAAATTCTAACAACATCTCCTGGATATAAAGATGTTGGTAATGGCACACCATAATAAGGATATCTTGTTCTTGACAAATTACCATTAACCCCTGGTTCAAAATAATCCCAAGGACAACAATTCCAACCACCCAATTTATTACCAATCCATATTTTAGTAAAATCGGTTGGTTTGTCTAATTCTAAATAACCTGAGTTTGACGCTATATTAATATATTCGTATTCACATCCACAACCAATATTTACTGTGACTGATCCGCTTGTGCCTGATGATGCTGTAGTACACACACCGACAAAATTTAAACTTGTGGCACTTGATTGAACTAAAATTCCTTCGTCATAAATAGAAATTGCGCCTCCACCTCCACCTCCACTAGTTCCTGAAGAACCATTTGTCCCATTAGTACCTGAAGTACCTCTAGTACCCGATGTTCCATTAGTCCCATTGGTTCCTGAAGTTCCGTTTGTACCATTTAAACCACTAACACCACTAGTTCCATTAGTCCCTGAGGTTCCATTTGTTCCATTTGTTCCGCTAGTTCCGTTTGTACCTGAAGTCCCATTTGTACCGTTTGTACCTGAAGTTCCGTTAGTACCGTTTGTTCCTGAAGTACCGTTTGTTCCATTAGTACCGGATGTTCCGTTTGTACCACTTGATCCATTTGTTCCATTTGTCCCTGAAGTACCATTCGTTCCACTAGTCCCGTTTGTACCCGATGTTCCGTTTGTCCCACTAGTTCCATTAGTCCCTGAGGTTCCATTTGTTCCATTTGTTCCGCTAGTTCCGTTTGTACCTGAAGTCCCATTTGTACCGTTTGTACCTGAAGTTCCGTTAGTACCGTTTGTTCCTGAAGTTCCATTAGTACCTGATGTTCCATTTGTTCCATTCGTACCCGATGTACCATTAGTTCCATTCGTACCCGATGTACCATTTGTTCCGTTAGTTCCTGAGGTTCCATTCGTTCCGTTAGTTCCTGAGGTTCCATTCGTTCCGTTAGTCCCTGAAGATCCGTTTGTACCATTTGTACCTGATGTTCCATTAGTTCCGCTAGTCCCGTTAGTTCCTGATGTACCATTTGTTCCGCTGGTTCCATTCGTGCCCGAAGTACCGTTTGTACCATTAGTTCCTGAAGTACCGTTTGTCCCCGAAGTTCCATTTGTACCATTTGTTCCTGATGTTCCATTAGTACCTGAAGTGCCGTTTGTACCATTAGTCCCTGAGGTTCCATTTGTTCCATTAGTACCTGAAGTGCCGTTTGTACCATTAGTCCCTGATGTTCCATTGGTTCCATTTGTTCCTGAAGTTCCGTTTGTTCCGCTAGTTCCATTCGTACCTGATGTACCATTAGTTCCGTTTGTTCCTGAAGTCCCATTAGTACCGTTAGTCCCACTAGTTCCATTTGTACCTGAAGTACCATTTGTTCCGCTAGTACCATTTGTTCCGTTCGTTCCCGAAGTTCCATTAGTACCTGAAGTACCATTAGTTCCGCTAGTACCGTTTGTTCCATTCGTACCTGAAGTTCCGTTTGTTCCATTGGTTCCGTTAGTGCCTGAAGTACCATTTGTTCCTGACGTTCCGTTTGTGCCGTTAGTACCCGATGTACCATTTGTTCCGTTAGTTCCTGATGTACCGTTTGTTCCACTTGATCCGTTTGTACCATTAGTTCCTGACGTACCATTAGTTCCTGAGGTTCCATTAGTACCGTTGGTTCCACTTGAACCATTTGTGCCGTTTGTTCCACTAGTTCCGTTAGTACCATTTGTCCCTGATGTGCCATTAGTTCCATTTGTACCTGATGTACCGTTTGTTCCTGATGTGCCGTTAGTACCATTTGTTCCTGAGGTTCCATTCGTTCCATTTGTACCTGAAGTTCCGTTTGTTCCACTAGTTCCGTTTGTGCCCGAAGTTCCATTGGTTCCTGAAGTTCCATTTGTACCGTTCGTACCATTTGTGCCTGACGTTCCGTTTGTACCACTTGATCCATTGGTTCCGTTGGTACCTGAAGTTCCATTTGTTCCATTTGTACCCGACGTACCATTAGTACCGTTAGTTCCTGAAGTCCCATTTGTACCATTAGTTCCATTGGTTCCATTCGTACCGCTAGTTCCGTTTGTACCTGATGTTCCATTTGTACCATTGGTACCTGATGTGCCGTTCGTACCATTAGTTCCTGATGTCCCATTTGTTCCACTAGTACCATTTGTACCGTTAGTACCACTAGTTCCATTCGTTCCGCTAGTACCGTTAGTTCCACTTGAACCATTTGTTCCATTAGTACCCGAAGTTCCATTCGTACCTGAAGTTCCGTTTGTTCCGTTAGTACCTGATGTTCCATTAGTACCTGAAGTTCCGTTAGTACCGCTAGTTCCATTTGTACCATTAGTACCTGAAGTTCCGTTTGTTCCACTAGTTCCGTTTGTTCCATTTGTGCCGCTAGTACCGTTGGTTCCTGATGTGCCGTTTGTGCCGTTAGTACCTGAGGTTCCATTTGTCCCGTTAGTACCACTTGAACCGTTTGTTCCATTTGTGCCGCTAGTTCCATTTGTGCCGCTAGTTCCATTAGTACCTGACGTTCCATTTGTCCCGTTAGTTCCTGATGTTCCGTTGGTACCGTTAGTACCTGATGTTCCGTTTGTCCCACTTGATCCATTGGTTCCGTTGGTTCCATTAGTCCCTGATGTTCCATTAGTTCCACTCGTACCATTTGTACCATTAGTTCCGCTAGTACCATTAGTTCCACTCGTACCATTTGTTCCCGAAGACCCATTAGTACCGTTAGTTCCTGATGTTCCGTTTGTTCCGCTACTACCATTTGTTCCATTCGTACCTGATGTACCGTTAGTTCCCGAAGTGCCATTGGTTCCTGATGTACCATTAGTTCCATTTGTACCACTTGTCCCATTAGTACCCGAAGTTCCATTTGTACCTGAAGTTCCATTAGTTCCGTTAGTACCGCTAGTCCCATTAGTTCCCGAAGTTCCGTTAGTACCATTAGTACCTGAAGTCCCGTTGGTGCCTGATGTTCCATTAGTTCCACTTGAACCATTTGTTCCGTTCGTACCACTAGTCCCGTTGGTTCCTGAAGTACCATTAGTGCCAGATGTCCCATTAGTACCTGACGTTCCATTTGTCCCGTTAGTTCCTGATGTTCCGTTGGTACCGTTAGTACCTGATGTTCCGTTTGTCCCACTTGATCCATTGGTTCCGTTCGTACCTGAAGTCCCGTTTGTTCCATTGGTCCCGCTAGTCCCGTTTGTTCCATTAGTCCCGCTAGTACCATTGGTTCCATTTGTACCTGAAGTCCCATCGGTACCATTTGTGCCCGACGTACCATTTGTCCCGTTAGTTCCCGAAGTACCATTCGTTCCTGATGTTCCATTTGTTCCGTTGGTACCTGAAGTTCCATTCGTACCTGATGTTCCGTTTGTACCATTGGTTCCACTTGTACCGTTAGTACCATTAGTTCCTGAAGTTCCATTCGTACCACTTGATCCATTTGTGCCCGAAGTTCCATTTGTTCCGTTTGTACCATTGGTTCCGCTTGTGCCATTCGTACCTGAAGTACCATTAGTTCCGTTAGTACCTGATGTTCCATTCGTACCGTTAGTACCTGAAGTACCGTTAGTGCCCGATGTTCCATTGGTTCCATTTGTACCTGAAGTTCCGTTTGTACCATTGGTTCCATTGGTTCCTGATGTTCCGTTTGTACCATTTGTTCCGCTAGTACCATTAGTCCCGTTTGTTCCACTAGTTCCGTTCGTACCTGATGTTCCGTTTGTACCATTCGTTCCGTTTGTACCTGAAGTTCCATTTGTTCCGCTAGACCCATTCGTACCATTAGTGCCAGAAGTTCCATTCGTACCTGATGTACCGTTAGTCCCACTTGAACCATTTGTTCCGTTTGTACCAGAAGTCCCATTAGTACCTGATGTTCCATTGGTACCATTCGTTCCTGAAGTTCCATTCGTACCACTTGATCCATTTGTTCCATTAGTGCCCGAAGTTCCATTGGTTCCGCTAGTTCCATTTGTTCCTGAAGTTCCGTCCGTTCCGTTTGTACCTGATGTTCCATTAGTGCCGCTTGAGCCATTTGTTCCATTCGTACCGGAAGTTCCGTTTGTTCCCGATGTTCCATTAGTACCTGAAGTACCGTTTGTACCATTTGTACCCGAAGTTCCATCAGTTCCGCTTGTACCGTTGGTTCCATTTGTTCCTGAAGTCCCATTGGTACCGTTAGTCCCTGAAGTTCCATTTGTACCATTAGTTCCCGAAGTCCCATTTGTACCGTTAGTTCCATTCGTACCATTGGTTCCTGAAGTTCCATTAGTTCCGTTCGTACCGCTAGTGCCATTCGTACCATTAGTTCCTGATGTTCCGTTGGTACCTGACGTTCCATTAGTTCCGCTAGTACCATTCGTACCATTCGTACCTGATGTCCCATTAGTTCCGCTAGTACCGTTGGTACCACTTGAACCATTAGTTCCCGACGTACCGTCAGTTCCTGAAGTTCCATTAGTACCGTTTGTGCCTGATGATCCGTTTGTTCCGTTAGTGCCTGAAGTCCCATTTGTACCGTTAGTTCCTGAAGTACCATTAGTTCCATTAGTACCTGAAGAACCATTGGTACCATTTGTTCCGCTAGTTCCGTTGGTACCATTTGTTCCACTTGTACCATTAGTACCGTTAGTTCCATTTGAACCGCTAGTACCATCTGTACCACTTGAACCGTTTGTTCCGTTAGTTCCTGAAGTACCATCAGTTCCACTAGTACCATCCGTACCATTTGTTCCGTTAGTACCACTTGTACCATCAGTCCCATTTGTACCTGAAGTTCCGTCCGTACCATTAGTACCACTTGAACCATCTGTTCCGTTTGTACCACTTGATCCATTTGTACCATCAGTTCCGCTCGTTCCGTCTGTTCCATTTGTGCCGCTAGTACCATCCGTTCCATTTGTACCATTAGTTCCGCTCGTTCCATTTGTACCATCAGTTCCGCTCGTTCCATCTGTTCCATTAGTTCCGCTAGTACCGTCCGTACCATTAGTACCACTTGAACCATCTGTACCGTTAGTTCCCGAAGTCCCATTAGTACCGTTAGTTCCATTTGTCCCTGATGTTCCATTTACACCAGACAAACCACTTGTCCCATCAGTACCACTTGAACCATCTGTACCGTTGGTGCCTGATGTTCCGTCAGTTCCATTAGTTCCGCTACTACCGTCAGTACCATTAGTACCATCTGTCCCACTTGTTCCATTTGTTCCTGAAGTTCCATCTGTTCCATTTGTACCCGAAGTTCCGTTAGTTCCACTTGACCCATCAGTACCATTAGTCCCTGAAGTACCATCTGTTCCGCTAGTTCCGTCTGTACCATTAGTTCCACTAGTACCATTAGTTCCGTTTGTTCCTGAAGACCCGTCTGTACCATTTGTACCTGAAGTTCCATCTGTACCATTAGTTCCACTTGTTCCATCAGTTCCGCTTGATCCGTTAGTACCATTAGTACCTGAAGAACCATTTGTTCCATCAGTTCCGCTAGTACCATCTGTCCCGCTAGTACCATCTGTACCATTTGTTCCACTCGAACCATTTGTTCCGTTAGTACCGCTAGTTCCATCCGTACCATTAGTTCCACTAGTACCATCTGTTCCATTTGTTCCTGAAGTTCCGTTAGTGCCTGAACTACCATTTGTACCATTGGTACCGCTAGTTCCATCCGTTCCGTTAGTCCCATTAGTCCCGCTTGTACCATCCGTACCATTAGTTCCTGAGGTTCCATTAGTACCATTAGTTCCACTTGTTCCATCTGTTCCACTAGTTCCGTTTGTTCCATCTGTTCCACTAGTTCCGTTTGTACCATCTGTTCCACTAGTTCCATCTGTACCATTCGTACCTGAAGTTCCATCTGTCCCGCTAGTACCATCTGTTCCGTTAGTTCCGCTAGTTCCATCTGTCCCGTTAGTTCCGTCAGTACCGCTAGTACCATCTGTACCTGAAGTTCCATTAGTACCATCTGTACCTGAAGTCCCATCAGTACCGTTTGTTCCGCTAGTACCATCTGTACCTGAACTACCATTAGTACCATTAGTACCGCTAGTCCCGTCTGTTCCGCTTGAACCATTTGTTCCGTCAGTTCCTGAGGTTCCGTCTGTCCCATTAGTCCCATCTGTACCTGAAGTCCCATTAGTACCACTTGAACCATTTGTTCCGTCTGTTCCACTAGTTCCATCTGTTCCGCTTGATCCATTCGTACCATCGGTACCTGAAGTTCCATCAGTTCCGCTACTACCGTCAGTACCATTAGTACCACTTGAACCATCTGTACCGCTAGAACCATCCGTTCCATTTGTACCTGAAGAACCATTTGTACCATCAGTTCCACTTGAGCCGTTAGTACCATTAGTTCCTGAAGTTCCGTCACTTCCGTTAGTTCCGCTAGTACCATCTGTACCATTTGTTCCGCTAGTACCATCTGTTCCATTTGTTCCGCTAGTACCATCTGTTCCGTTAGTTCCATTTGTTCCTGAAGTTCCGTCCGTTCCATTTGTTCCTGAAGACCCACTTGTTCCATCTGTACCACTTGACCCATCCGTTCCTGAAGTTCCATCTGTTCCACTTGTACCGTCCGTACCATTAGTTCCTGAAGTACCATCAGTCCCATTTGTGCCGCTAGTACCATTAGTTCCTGAAGTTCCATCAGTACCGTTTGTACCTGATGTCCCGTTAGTTCCTGATGTACCATTTACACCAGATAAACCACTAGTACCATCTGTTCCTGAAGATCCATCAGTTCCATTAGTACCACTTGTTCCGTCAGTACCATTTGTACCTGAAGATCCATCTGTTCCATTTGTGCCATCAGTACCGTTAGTCCCTGAAGTGCCGTCCGTACCATTTGTTCCGCTAGTTCCGTCCGTACCATTTGTTCCGCTAGTTCCGTCAGTACCATTCGTACCGCTTGTACCATCTGTTCCGCTTGTACCATCCGTTCCATTCGTACCGCTAGTTCCGTCAGTACCTGAAGTTCCATCTGTACCGTTTGTACCTGATGTACCGTCCGTACCATTAGTTCCACTTGTCCCATCTGTTCCGTTTGTACCTGAAGTGCCGTCAGTACCATTAGTTCCGCTTGTCCCATCTGTTCCTGAAGATCCATCAGTACCATCAGTACCACTTGTTCCATCAGTACCATTAGTTCCTGAGGTTCCATCTGTTCCATTAGTACCGTCCGTACCATTAGTTCCACTTGACCCGTCCGTACCATTAGTTCCGCTTGTCCCATCTGTTCCATTCGTACCGCTTGTACCATTTGTTCCTGAAGATCCATCAGTACCATCAGTACCACTTGTACCATCAGTACCATTACTTCCTGAAGTTCCATTCGTTCCTGAAGTTCCGTTAGTACCTGATGTTCCACTAGTCCCATTAGTTCCACTTGACCCATCAGTCCCATTAGTTCCGCTCGAACCGTCTGTACCATTAGTACCTGATGTTCCGTTTACACCCGATAAACCGCTAGTCCCGTCTGTACCGTTAGTCCCGCTAGTCCCATTTGTCCCCGAAGTTCCACCTGTGCCGCTTGTACCGTTTGTTCCACTTGACCCATTAGTACCATTTGTTCCTGAGCTTCCGTTTGTTCCATTTGTTCCTGAAGTTCCGTTTGTTCCTGAACTTCCGTTTGTTCCGTTTGTTCCTGAACTTCCGTTTGTGCCGCTAGTACCATTTGTTCCTGATGTACCATTTGTTCCTGAAGTTCCGTTTGTTCCTGAAGTTCCATCTGTACCATTTGTTCCTGAAGTTCCATCTGTACCATTTGTTCCTGAAGTTCCATTCGTACCGCTTGTACCATCTGTTCCGTTTGTTCCGCTAGTACCATCTGTTCCATTAGTACCTGAAGTTCCATTAGTACCTGAAGTTCCATCAGTACCGTTAGTTCCTGA